CTCGCGACCCTTAGCTTGGAAGGCTAATGCTCTATCAACTGAGCTACTTCCGCAATTTTATTATTTACGATATATCTCATCCTCATGAACTGTAATAGTGACCGTATTATTCTCAGGAGAAGAGAAGATGGTACCAGCATACTTCCCAAGCTCACCACTCTCTTTATCAAAGAAATACATTTCTATCTCAGTTCTACCTTCTACGGTATAAATGATATATGAGTACTCAGGATCTTTGTTTATGAGGTCATTTATCATACCCTCTGCATCTAAGATCCTAAAACAATCCTTATACTCATAGATATATACCATACTTCTTTATAGCCTAGGATCCATCTCCTCACAATGAAGGAGATTGATAACTGTCAGTCCTTTAGGTGACGAGAATAAGTCCCTGATACTACTCTTCTTTCTAATCAGAATAGGACCTGGACCGTCTGTGACCTCTAGGACGTAATCTTTCTTCATAAGTACTTCATCAATCATCATATCTTCATCGCAGATGATTCTGTAGTTATCCTTATATTCTAATATGTATATCATTAGTTAAATAAGTTTCAAAAAATTATTTCAATGAGTACAATCAGGTGGTACCTAACCATATCATCTGGAATGGAATCTGTCAATAAGTAGGCTGGCAATTGACATCCTCTCCACTATCCAACCTCCCATCTTGGCTTGGGAGTCCTCCTGTTTCTGCCACTCTATATCTTCTCTAGTTTCTACTTCTGCCATACAAGTACAGTTCTCGTAGTCTTCGCGATATAGATCCAAGCGCAGCATTATCAGGGTGTGGAAACCAACTTTTAATCAAAGATTTCAGTCAACTCTTCATCGAATCGATTGATCCGATATTGAATGTTACTGATATCTCTTCGGTTGATCTTGTTAATATCTCTCAGTGAATCAATACTTTTCTGAATCGACTCACCATAAGCTTTCAGTACAGTTACTTTAGCATCCAAGGACTGAATATCAAGTTCAATATGCTTCAGTTTGTAGTCTACGTACTCTTTCAGTTCTCCCTTGTTATTTGCACTATATCCGATCGTAATCATCATAGCAATTAATGTCAGGAAGAATGTTACACAAATGATTGCAGTTACTCTTACTACTGTTTTGTTAGTTGTATTTGCTGCCATTTTATTTAGTTTGATTATAATTTTAGTACTCCCAACAGGATTCGAACCTGTGACCCACAGCTTAGAAGGCTGTTGCTCTATCCAACTGAGCTATGGGAGCAATCCTCTTATAATTTAGATACTTTCACGTATTTCATAAAAGTCTCAGTAACCACGTCTATATTCATTTCAATCTGATCCCAGATATCAATCTTCTTATCTATATCTTGATTTGGCCATGATTGAAGAATAATCTCATACTCACACCGTGACCAGAACTGATACTTTCCTTCACTAGTTATGAATTCTTTGAACTCATCAAAAGTAGTGAGGCGTTGTTTCTTTTTCTTAGTCAGTTCTTTATACCTATCTCCAAAATAAGGTAAGACATCATAAGGAATAAACTTCCTCTGATTGACATCATAGAGAATTACATTGTACTGTAATTTCTTCATAACTTCTTTGAGTATTTGTACTCGAATACTACTAATGCTACTAGTAATATAGTAGTTACTACCGCTATTCCTATCATTATTATATCATTCATACATTAATAAGGGGAACGACCGTCCCAGGACCGCGTTTTATTCTTACTGCATTCTGATACAATATACTTCATAAGCCTATCGAGATGTAGTTTACTTATATATTCGAATGATCTCTTATGATCCTCAGTAGGTAGAATTACAGCTGACCTAGTTACTACTTGATAACCTCCTGAAGGATTACTAACAGCTACCATAGTAAAAGTCATCACTGCTGAATACGATTCCTGGGATAAATCCTTATCTAGAATCTCTATTACTGCAGCATCCATTCCTAAGTCATGATCCTCCATAGGGAAAAGTTCTCCCAAATCTATAGTTTGATTCCTAAGATCTTCAGTTATGAATGGATTCGACAGATCAGGATTCAGGAAGATATTCAATGACCTCAAATTGTCAATTGATAGATTCTCAATAGGCAGAACTTTGAGAATTGATACTACATCATCTAATTCATATGGGGATTCGTTCATCATATCAACAACTGATTTTACTAAGTTCTTAGCAAATTTAAGGTCATTTAAATTATACTCAATTAGATCCTCAGTAGTCATACTTTCGATCCTCTATAAGTTTTGAAGTACTCCAGTATGCTCATCTCACTAATAGGGGTTCTATCTACTGACCTACTAGTGGGTGCATAAGTCCCTTCGACTGCATCCACGTACATACTGTAGGTAAACTCATCTCCCATGTAGAACTTATCCCAGTCTGATTGATCTACGAATAATCTTTTAGGATTCAGCTGTTCTATAGATAAGTTATCAAAAGAAATGACAGTATCAGATGAAAGATGTATCAATTTAGAGAGAGATACTTTCCAATCCCTGATATTAGTCTCTATCTCCTGATTATGATTCAATCGATAGTCCATACCTCGTCCGAAAGTCTTGTACCCTAAGAGCAGGAACTTTCTAAATCCCTTCTCATGAAGAGTTATAAGATCCTGTACCTTATTCACTCCTACTATTAAATGCATTACGTAGTCACTCATAAGTTCTGATATATAGTACATCGAATCTGGATCAACCACAGATACTCCTACACCATGATATACTGCAGGACTTATGATAGAAGAAAAGATAAGACTTCCTACTTGAGTCTGATGAATTGTGATATTGGATATGAATCCTCTCTTATAGAATTCATACAATATAGTACTAAGGTATGGATGACTTAGTGGATCTCCTCCACCGATAGCCACCTCCACTCCTCTAGGAAGTCCATCTATTGCAGTGAGGATCTCTTCTACTGAAGCTGCACGTCCTTGAGAATTACTCCGTTCATGACAGTACTTACATCCATTAGTGCAGTAGTTCGTGATCTTGAGATCTATACTCTCAGGAAACTCAGGATAAGGGAGCTCTCCCTGAGGATACTCCCTTATCTTAGTCCCATCTTTCAGTATCGTTACTTGAAGATTTCCGTTCTGATACTTAGTGAGGATATCTTCAGGATTACATGTTATCATTTGAGATAATTAATTCTGAAGTGCTCTTAAATATAAATTCCTTGATGAGGTAGGGATCGTTCAGAATATCAGTGAACTCACCAATACTCTGATGATCGATACACCCATGATCATAACCATACTTATCCTCACTAGTGAGGATCCCTCCTGAGATGATCACCTTATCTACTCCAGTGACTTCTTTGAGGACTGACTTTATAGAGTCGATATGGATAGATCCTCGAGAATCTTCTTCATACAGAGCCTGCATGATCAGGTACTGAGCCTTCGTATAAGGATCAGTATACTCTTCAGGTCCCCATCCGAATTCTCCATCAGGAACTATCACTAGTACTCTATCGTCGATGTGACTAGCCAGATTTCCTACATCGATAATTCCATCAGAATCAATGCTGATAGAGTGCGAACTGCTCGAATTAGTCTCGAATACAGATCTTCTAATTTTGATTAAGTTTGTCATAGATTTAATTATAGTTTATATCATCAGCCAACTGCTTGACCAATTTCTTACTACCTCTTCGCTGAAGTTTGGATACCCATCTCTTGATAGGTTTCCTATAGGAGGACTTTCTCCTCCAAGATACTTTGCTATCTTGTATGGTCATATATAGACCTTTACGTTCTATAATTTTAGCTATTTTAGGATTACTTTTATCCATAATACTAACTTTACTTCAGAATTAAGGTTGGAAAGGGTTTAGTAGGGTGGTAGTATAGTAGAGCTGAGGAAAGAGTAGCTATATTCGTGGTGAATCGAGGTGGGCGTGCGCCACCCATTAGCGTAGCGGCAGCCATTTATGTGTGTAAGGCAGTGTAAGCTGCATGAAGAGATAAAATAGGTGATTTAGTTCAGACATTTCATTGAAAGATTGAGTTTAGTACAGAATAAAATCTGCATGAGATAGGGTAGTATAATCTGAAGTAAAGATAAAATAAAGATCTGGAGTCAGATAGGGTAAAGTAATCATACTTTATCAATCTTATCCAGATCTTTATGGTAGTTAGGTGGTATCTCTCTTCACTTGGTCCCTCGCTTAAAGTTCTTCCTAACGTAAGAACTTGCTTCGCTATCGCTCAGCTCGGTCCTCAAGCTGATTAGAAGTAGAGGTAGAAGTTTATTAATCCTCCTTATTCTAGAGGGTTTATAGACTTTCTTAAGAGACTTAATAAAGTGATTGAATTCTCGCCCCTCTAGAACGTAACACCCTAATCTGCAGCTTATTATAAAATTTTCTAGAGGCTTAAATAATTTATGAAATAAACTAAAGGAAGGGATTAATCCCTTCCTTTATTATCAGATTTAGTAGTAATATCTACGTGAATACTGAATGATTTCAATAGATCTAGTAATTTCTTATATGATCTAACTTTGTATTCAGATCTTTTCACGACTTTATAGATATCTTCCAACTTCACTCTATAGTTCATAGCAGATCCATCTTCTATAGCTCTTATGACTCCTGGTAGAATTTTCTTATCATCCAGTATCATAATCTCAGTTTTGTATGGTTCTCTAATATTCCTGAGAGGACTATCTAAGAGATTAACTTTCTTCTCGTTATTAACGAATAGTGATGAATCACCTGTAGTCAAGTAGGCTCCTAGGAATTTCATTATTTCATCATCCCAATCAGATGAGTAGTAGATATTGATCTTCTCTCCTTGGTGACGTCTAATGCGAGTCCTACATACAGCTTGAACTAGCTGGTACATGAGGTACATCTTTGGAGTGGTCTCACACTTGAATGTATCATTGAACTCCGCTACTGCACTATTGGGAATATGAAATTCACCCAAGAATACTATTGAGTCGAAGTCTATGAATTGATTTGTAGCCTTATCCTTACCAGATTGATAATGTATGATATCATAGTTCACTCCTTTGATAAGTCCTTTACTCCCTAGAAGTGACTCATACATATCAGTAAGTGACTTTGATTCATTTACCTTATTTATAATGATTGGGAGCTCGTCCTCATCATCTGATTGATACTCCTTTAGATTTTTCCAAGTCACTACCAAGGTCTTGTTGTTCGATCTTATTATTCTTTCCAGTTGATCTACATTCTTTTTGATTCCATCTAATACTGTAGAATCGTATGATCCTGCTAGTATCCTCCTCTTAAGTGTAGTATCAAATTTGGTGATCGATATTGGAGAGTTGTACTTTCTTTGACCTTCTGCTAAAGTCCTAATCTCAAATACCTTAGATCCAAAGAATGTTATGTCACCTGTCCCATCGAATAAAAGAACTGATGACTCTTTACCAGGACCTACAGCATTCATAAAACTGACGCTAATTCTCATCTTAGGATCTTTCTCTCCATTCAAATGACGAGTTTCTAGCTCACTCCAGATGCTACTCATCCTATCATAGATAGCACTGAGCTCTAGATCTATTCTTACTTGATCTATGGTTCTATCATCCATCTTGGATACTTCTCCTGGAGATATCTGATACATCTGAGGGAGAGTCTTCCCTGTCAACCTTGATGATTTCTCAACGAATTGACGATAATCATCAACTACTCTGTAGATAGTACCATTGGATACTGTCAACATAGTATTGAGATTCCTCCTTTCAGGTTCAGGTATAAGATTCTCAATTCTTTCACTCATACTATTATTGAGTAGAAGTAGTTGATTTCTGGATACCTCTATCATTCTAGCTCCAGTGGTTGGTAGCTCATCTATAAGGATGAATCTCCTAGGTTTCAGTACTTCCACTTTTGATCCTGGAGATGACGACCTCAGTCTACTTCTCATGGATCTGTCAGTGCAACTTCTCTTAGTTTCCTCGTAGGTTATGACATTGAAATTAGCTGCAGTAAGGATATCTGGATCCTCGTTCATTAACTTATGATGAGTGCAGATCACTATCTTCTTATCGGCTAGCTTCTCTGGGTGATTAGTCCAAAGATTAGTATCAGTACCTTTGGAGGATCTACTGGAGTTCAAATTGATAATATCTGAATCCTTTAGTATACTAGGATCATTGATATCCTTTACTAACTCCATACAGAATTCGTACATCAAGTCACACTCCTCAATAGTGAATGCTGAATATAGGATACCATTATCAAAGTTATCTCTTATAATCTGCTTGATAACTGTAGTTTTACCTGCACCACATCCAGATGCTATCACATATGATCCTGATTTATTAGGGATAGTGACAGTTCCATTTATAAAATGGAATTTCATTCCTAAATCTCCGATTCTTGTGTAATGTATGTTATTCATGAAGACGAATTATTATTTGATCATCGGACTCTTTATTTAATTTCTGGGTCTTTATTATAAGATCTATGCCTAATGACTTTAGAAGTTCTATTAGTGACTTATACCCTCTTATTTTCTTGTCATTCCTGGGAAGTAATTTCTCTAGGTAATCCAGATCTATACCTACTTTGACTCTATCAACGATATTCCCTGTTATGAATTTAGTGGACTGAGTTATCAACTCATTATCCATCGATAGGATCTTTAGTAATTTCTTTATCCTTGCTGGAGTCGTTACAAGTCCTTTCTTTATTAGGAGTCTAATATAATCAGTCACCAGTTCACTAGATAAGTCTAAATTCATGCATAATAATTTAGAATTTACTAAGTAGGATTCATACTCAGTTATTAGATCGGAGTAGTCGATATTAAGTGCCGAGTACTCAGAAGTTTCTATGTAATCCAGTATCTTCTTAAACTTGAGTTTAAATTCTACTAATAGATCTCTTACTCTTAAAACTTGTATTCCCAATGACTTTAGAAACTCATCTCTTTTGTCATCTCTTACTTTATCATGAATCCCTGAATCTAATTCTATACATAATGATTTCTCAGGGATTAGATAATCCAGAAAGTAGTATGATCCTTGGTTATTTAGAATGGGTACTTCTTTGTATATCTTGCATGTAATACCAGATCTCTCTAGTAATCCAGAGTCAATTATAGAATCTAGTACTATTTCTTGAGAGGATCTAGTACTTAAATGGGATTTTCTAGAGTACATAGCTATAGATGAATTTATTAATTTCTCTATATTATAGTACTCACCTTTCTTTGATTTAATAGCTATAGGATAAGTTATAAAATCTATATCTTTTATTTGAAATGAATTTCTCATATTATTTGATATTTGTTATCTTATTCATCCACAATTAAGGCTACTACCCTTGCCCTTCCGCGTTAATTCGGATAAAAAAAAAAGAATGAGGCGTATGCCTCATTCTTTATCGAATGTTCTTCTAAGGTTTCGTTCTCTTATTATCTCAGAGTAGGATTTTAGTTTCTCAGATCTGAGTGAATGACTTATCATCTCATTTATATCTGATCTCCTAGTACAATTTATGATACAGTTGGTCATGATATCCACCATATCCTCTATATCGTAGGATGATACAGATCCTGAGAACTTATAATTCTTCTTAAATAACTGAGTAATCTTTATAGCTTTCTTAGCTATATTGATCCTTTTATAACTTGTTCCTACTTGTACTGCAGTAGCATTGGATTTATCTGAAATTATATCATTTCTTACCTCCCAGATCCATCCTGCTGCATCGGATATATGTTTATCCCGATCTCTATCCTCATCAAATCCGTACTTGATCTTCAGAAGATAGGTTACTATCTGATCAATAATTCCTTCTTTACTTTTAGCTATTGATTGGCTAGTGAAATACTTCTCATTAAATAATCCTTCAGGTTTCATATCAATTCGTTTATATCAGATTATACATATGATAAAGATTGTCCTTTATCACTAATAAGTCTGTAAAGGTCGTATAGGAGTGTTTAATGGATCCTTGTTCTTCGCTAGACTCAATTATACAACTTTCTGATAGAATTATTAATATCCTCTATGCTGATATCTTCAGTCTTGGATACAGTCATAATCATAGTTAGATCATCAATCAAACCTTGTATTTGATTCAATGACATGGTCTCATGATATTCACCTCCATCAGTACTAGCTCGATGCATCTTTATGAGTTTTATTCCTTTGTTCCTTAGATAATTCGATAACTCCATCAGTATAGTCCTAGGAATAGCCCTAATTGCTCTTTCTGAGTACTTGTCTATGATCCTAAAACATCCTTCAAATATCTCCTTACTCTGGAATTGATCCTCAGATTCTAGAATACTGAGTATCTTATACTTGATCTTCTGCAGAGTCACTACAGATTCAAGGATATCATTGGGATTCTTAATTAACCTCTCGAGATTTTTAATTAACCAATTCAGTTCGTTATGCATATTATTGTTATTAATTTCTTTCATCACCCATAAGGGTTTCAAGGTGAGGATGAATAAAAAAAAATAGAGGGCAATGCCCTCTATTCTCCATTCCTAAGACTACTCAGGTCTCAGCCATCCATTACGCATTGCATAATACATAGCATCCTGTAAGTACATCTTAGCTGCTATCTTATCACCTTCAGTTTTGATGAAGGGATCGACAAAACTACATACTGCATTGGGAACTTCCAGATATTCTCCTCTGTTATCCACTCTTAATGATCCCCATACAGTCAGCTCTTGTCCTACTGAAAGTTTTGATGCTATCTTCTTATCAGTGATCCAGCACTTGATTCCGATCATAGAATCTCCTGCCTCGGCACTGAGCACCACAAGATATCCATCAGGACCAAATACATAGTCAATGAGATTGGTAGATCCATTTCCATCGTGGATAGACTCAATCTTTCCAGTGATAGGATGGTATCCAGATCCATACTCTTCTTTGAATCTTATGGGATTCTCGGACCATGTCATCAGATATATCTCAGGATTAGACATCCCTTTTGCCCACTTTTCTACGAGTGGATCTTGCACTCCAGTCGGAGTCAACTTCTGATTTACATAGTCATTAGTATTCAGTTCATCCTCGAATATCGTAATAGTACGATTAGTCAGCATCTCTCCTGTTGATGTATCAAAGGTTACGGATCTTTTTATCGGTCCTACTACATCATAAAGATACCAATCAGAGTTGAATGATACCTCATAGTCATCTCCGTACCCAGCTCCGTACGTTACATTATAGTACTTAGATCCATCAATAGTTACCCTATTAACTACCGTATCTTCTATGATGTTGTACGTAGTGACTAGATAGTCAGGACGACTCTTAGTGCTCTTCTCCTTCATGAAAAACATATATCCTGATCCGTTATTCATCCTCAGAACCTCCTGAACTTCATATCTTTCGTTGGGATTGTATGCAAGTTCAGTATTCCCAGTACTGATATCCGATTTCTTCACTACTGCGTAGTTCTTAGAGTTGTCTTTCTCTACTGAATAGAGAAGACCATCTCCTGCAGCATTCAGGATGGTATAGTTAGTGTTAAGTGAGTTCTTAGTAGTGAACTCATCCACTACTCGATTAATTGAATCGAGTTTCATCTGCTGAATTTCTTCAACTGTCATTTTGTTGGAGTTGTTATTTCCTCCACAAGACGTCATCGTAATTCCTACGATCATCGCCATCAAAATCATTAAATTTTTCATAATTTTAATTCGTTAGTTTATATTAATTTGTTGTTTCTTATTTATTCACTAATAAGGGTTTGAAGGGTGAGTGAATATAGGAGGGAGCCGTTGGCTCCCTCCTATTGAATTCTAGATATCATCTACTACTGCAGCTCCTCCAGCTTTATCATTGACTCTGAATACTATCATGTATCTACTTCCATCCTCTCGAGTACCGATGTATCCATATCCAATTTTATAGCCGTTCTTACTCTTGAATATCACATCGGGAATTTTATTCTCAACTGAAGTATTAACTTCAGTAGCAGGAGTTCTCTCACATGATAGTACTCCGATAAGAATGAGTAGGAGAATAAGTGCTCCAAACGTAATTGTCAGGAACGGTTTAATGAACGTCCTACCGAATTCTTCGTTCTTCTTCTGAATTTCTTCTTTAGTTATCATATTCTTCCAGTTAATTCTTCCCAATTCTTAGCTACAATTCCTCGTTCCATGTAGAATTCTTCTCCATCGCTATAGAACATGAAGAAGTATCCTTTCTTGGTATTCATCATGAGTTGAATATCTCCGTAGTTCATGAGTACGATATTCTCACGCAGGAATTCCTCAGTGAGTTTAGCCTCATCCTCAGAAACTTCAGATTTATCATATCCCCAGATGTCATAGATCCAATCCCAGAGTGCTTGATCATCTTTCATAGCCTTCTCAGGTACTGAGAGATCATAGGAGTCCTCATCTACATTCTCATTATACATCTCATCTATGGATGGGTACTGATCAAAGATGTAGGTTTGCTGACGAACTCCAAAAGGTTCATAAGGATGAGAGTAAATAATCTCATTTATCTCAGTATCTACTTCTTCTCCTGAATGGTTCAGGAGATCCTCCCTCATCTTCTTAGGGAATTCGAATCCGAATTTCTCTTCGATTGATTTAAGCTTCTCTTCAGATGTCATACTTTAGTGATAGTTACATTATTCCACTTTCCAACCTTCATATCAGGATTGATAAGAATATCGATGTATCCCTTGAATCGTTTATTCATGGTGTCAGCTACAACGTACTCACCATCATAGATACCAGTTCCAGATATCATAACTCTATCTCCGTACTCAAAGTACTCTAAGAGATCCCTAGATACTGCTATATACTTATGATCATACGCCTCTTCAGTAGATTTGATCCTACGACCACTTGCGGTTGTAAGGAAATCAGAGTTACACTGTTCCTCAACTGCATGATAAACTGTTGCAGTTACTTTGAATTCAGTAGGTTCACAGGTATTATTCTCTGATAATTTAGTTGGTACCTCCTTCACTAATACCATCTTTTCAGTAGTAGTCTCTTTCCTGGTCAGTACTAAGATAGTACATACTACTACAATTATTGACATTACACATACTGATAAAATCAGTGATTTCAATAATTTGATCACTTTGTACTCGTAATCTCTATAAATGTATTCCATATTGGTTATATTAGTTGATTTATTTATCACCAATAAGGGTATGAAGGGTTAGGATTTAATTGGATAAAAGAATAAGAGGAACCGTACGGTTCCTCTTAAATAAATTTCTTGATTTCATCCTTGAATTCAGTTTCTGGAGTATCTGCGTCCATCACGAGTAGTACGTCCTCCGTATCTACTACGATGACAGGTTTTTTAGTGAGTACTACCACTTTCTTCTTATTAGGAGAAATTGCTAAATCCAGGTTCTCTCCTGCTAGGATCTTATGGACTGTCCTCCATGATCCCAGATCACTCCATCCAAAGTCACAGTTAGCTATAGTCATCACATATGGATTCTTCTCCAGGATTCCATAATCAAATGAAATGGAAGGACATTTCTCGTAAGCAACTCTTCTAGTGTAGATAGTATCCTCCGATAATTCTTCACTAAAGATTCTCCATACTTCAGGAAGATCTCTCGAGAACGCATCATGGAATGCCTCTACAGTTCCCATGAATAGTCCAGAATTCCAGTGAAATTTCTTAGAGTCCAGATATTCCTGAGCAGTTTGATGGTCAGGCTTCTCCTTGAACTTCTCTACTCTAGTTAGTATTGATTCACACTTTAATTCAGATTCCACTTGGATGTATCCATATTCAGTACATGGATATGTGGGTTTAATCCCTATGATATGGATTGAATCCAATTTAGTGGATTTCATGTAGGAGTCTAGTACAGAGTAGAACTTATCCAGATTAGTAATTCTATGGTCAGCAGGAGTGACCATCACTTTCGCTCCTTCTTCGTGAATCCTAGTCACTGCATAAGCTACTGCTGGTGCAGTATTCCTCATAATAGGTTCTCCTAGAATCTGTTTATCATCTAATTCAGGAATCGAATCTCTAACTAGATCAGTGTACTCGATATTTGTGACTACTAAGAAATTCTTTACAGGAATACCATAGTTCTTGAATCTCTCAAATGTATCTCTGATAAGAGTCCTGCCAGTTCCTAGTATATCCAGAAATTGCTTAGGTTTCTCCTTAGTACTTAATGGCCAGAATCTACTTCCTATTCCTCCAGCCATTATAACGCAATATGTATTATTCTTTAGATTCATCTCATGAAAGAAGTTCTAACAAGTCATCATATACTTTATTGTACTTGCTATTATTCTCTACTAACTTGCTGACTGTAGTTTCAGATCCTATAGAATAACCATAAGGTTTTCTATCGAGTCCTGATAAGAAAAGTTCAGCTTGTCTGGTAGTAGAGAATCCTCTAGCTTTCTTTAGGTCTTCGGTCCAACGTTTTCTATCACTTTCAGTCGAAAGGAAGATGAATCTCCGATTGTCTAATGATAACTTGTAGATATAATACATAATTTAAATCTCCGACTTATTAGATATTAGGATCCCTAGTCTATACCCAGGTTTCTTTGATACTGAATAGCGATAGCATTCACCTAGAATCTGTCCGTCTGTCATGCTAAGGACATAATCGCTATCATCAGCTATAATAACTCCAGATAGTGATTCGATCACTCCTAAGAGTTTCCTCATATCTTTAGTCCTTGATTCTATGAATTCCTTCTCAGTAACTAATTTCTCAAGTTCATCCTTACTAGATTTCAGGATAGAATCTAATTGTTCTTGACTAGTGATCAGAATCTCGTTTCTACCTGACTCTACCTCGTAGAGATTCAGATCCTCATAAGAATCATACTTTTCTGTAATTATACAGTAAGGAGCTTTAGTATCAGGCACCTTAGACTCAGCTAAAGTTAGTTTGTAATCTGGTAAGAGTGTCTGAGCCATATCGTAGAAACTCTTGAATTGAGATTTCGATCTCAGGCCCATAGTGTAGATAAATATCTCAGTATCATTAGATCCTGCTACACATTTAATCATAAGTTCAGGGTATGCTGATCTCAGCTCACCTAAAATTCTTATTAATTTCATATTGTTTGATGTATTTAGTTTGTTCATGATTAAGGCCTAGAAGCTAAATTCCCAGTGTTTTCTTGAGTTCGTTGTTGGATACGATCCTTACTTTAGTATCTGAATTTATGACATGTTTCTTCATAAGAAGATTATATGTTGACCTACTTGTGATTATCAAGCAATCTGGAGTAATAAACTCAGAGAACTTTCTGTACTCATAAATATGTCTTATTCCTTCATGGATATATAATACTAGTTCATTAGTAACTAGTAGACTATCTAGTATCTTCATGTACCCGAAATTCTTGTTATAGCTGGATATATACCAATTCAGTATCAGATGAAGTCTATTCACTTTTATTCTGTCAGGACTGAAAGGATTATCATCGTACGTAGTAGCCATTCTATGGCAGTCTATTATCATCAGGCTTATCTCCGAATCCCTCTTTACCACGAAATCTACATGATCTCCTATCACTTTAAGAGTTCCTATCTTAGAATTTATCATAGATAAGGTTGAGTCATCGTTTGATACTGTTAATTTATCAACTCTGCTATGAGTAAATTCTGATATAGTAGGAGATGACATAATGCCTATGATACAATTAGTAATACTGAGGGCACAATTAAATGCCAGTACCTGCAGATTATTTATGACTGAATCTGATATATGATCATCATGGTTGATATCTTCAGTGCGGGTTATAGACACCTCATTAGAAGTTACATGATCTATCTTTGTTGATAAGTTTATAATATTCACTACTGAAGATTCTACATTGCTGAGATAAAGATCTATGAGACTATCTTTGATCCCCGATAGATAAAGACTATCAAATTCAGAGTTCTTTATAAGTATATCATTATTAGTATTATAGTAGTATGACATACTCAACTCTAGTCTAGGATGCACTTCTCCTATTATCTCGTTGATAATATTATGGTCCTTAGAGTTAATTATTTCTAATGACTCACTAGGGAGTCCTAGGACTTCACTGATCCCTACACATATATCGCAATCTCTGATCGACAGATTCTCAGTGGTCATTCGATTTAGCACCTTATTATCTATGATCATAGAATCCAGAGATATATCAGTGCACTCGAATGTAGGCATTCTATCATACATCTCAAAACTACTGAGGACTAAGTGCTTGACTTTCATGCCTTTTACTCCTAGTAGCTCTGATCGTGAATTTAACTCAAGATGGCTTATTTTATTATTATCTCCTAGTAGGAATACTTCGCCATCTGTTACTTCTAATCTTTTTATATCAGTACTGGATACTACTGTTACACAGGAGTGGTCATATATCTCTAGTGAAACGAGAGGTTGGAGCACTCTTAGATTCAGGAAGCTATCTGATCTAACGATGAGAGATTTCACTTCAGGATGATAATAATCCAAGTTTACCTCATCTCCCATACTTACCTTATTGAATACTAGACTCCTAAAGTAGATATCTTGATGAAGATAAATTAAGTCATCATACTCTGATATTATTAACTCACCAATTCTGGAGTACTTTAGGACTTCTCTAGGAGATAAGTTCTTCCCAATAACCTCCAGTACTCCTCGATTGAATCTATAAACCTTTGGATCTGTAACCCCATTGATTATGAAGAGTTCCATAGTAGACATGTAATCTAGTAGATACTTCTCCACTAGCCTACTGATCTTTTCAGGGACTCTCTTTGATGATCCTTTTATCCTCAGATAAAATCTTGATTGATCAGGATAAATCTCTACATCGACCTCATGGGATTCTAGAATCCTAGAGTGTATAATCGATAGATCTTCATCCATGATTACTTTCACTGAGAACTTTACCTCATCAGGTGCCAGTGCCTGCCCATTTCTCAGTGCATTAGCATACTTATTATAATCAGATGATTTTAGAAAGTTTGATCTATAATATAATCTCCCTTCAGGAACTCTCTGATCCATTAAGTTAAGATTGTATACATATACTTCTTCAATTATCATGACAAGAAATTTTTATTATATCATATCTTATCTTCATTCAGGATTAAGGCTTAGAACGGTTAGTTACTTAGGATGAAGTAAAAAAAAAAGATAGAGGCAATTGCCTCTATCTTCCTACTTCAATTCGTTATGAATTTCAGTCACGTCTCCGAATTCCTTGTCGAATTCTACGACCAACTTTTCGAATGTTAATTTCTTGAGTTTAGTCAGAAGTTCGTCTATTTTGTCAGGAGAGTATCCCTTGATGATAGATACCTCTCTTGCTGCATGAAGGAGGAAGTTCTTATTCTCCTCATCCAGATTTACATCCACGATTATAGAGTTAGTCTCTTTATCGACTGTAACTCTACTCACTTTGGAGTTCATCATCTTTCCTCAATTCTTTAAGAAATTCTTCGTCTACAGGATTCAAGCACGTTACTGCACTCATAAAGTCCTCCTTCAGGTACTGGAGTCCATTGAATACAATTACCTCATGCTTTCTTGTCCATACTTTGTTGCATTTTTCGAACCCTTCTTCAGTTATGAATCTGGGATCCGAGACCTCTCTGATCTCTACTACACTGATATAGGAAGATTTCAGAGTGAGATCTAACTTCTTGGTGAGCCTCTCGATATCAAGTACATATCGTTCACCATCACCAGGGTTGCTAGATACACTGATACCTTTCAGAGAATTTCCCACTTTAATCACAAGCAGGATACTCCTGGTATTCAGTTTCAGTAATTGTCCTTCCTTGATAGTAGGGTACTTGTTCCTGTCAAGTTCTACTACCACTTCTTCTGCTGAATCTCGATTCAACGTAGCTCCTACGTGATTCCCCCAGAATTCAGCAGCTTTATGTTCACTGAAATAAACTACTGAGAAGTCATCATAATCCTCCACTTGAGATACAGGGATCACCTTAATGGTGGATCCGATCAACTGGAGTTTATGAGTGACTTGGACCATCTCTCCGTTCTTGTAGATAGTCCTCAGTGCTTGGGATTTCACGAATCCCATATGATCCGGAGTGATATTCTTTGTATCATCCAGGATCTTCATCTCTCCCTCTTTGGATCTTGTTCCATTGAGGAGAGATCTCAGTCTCATGCTTGCATCGTGAGGTGACTTGTATCTTTGACTAGTCACTTTCTGACTTTCAGGGATCATCATGAGCATCTGAGTTTTCGTATCTTCCTCAGACAGTACTTTATTATTGATTGATACTTTTAGGCCAGTGAGTTCTTCCCAGAACTTATCAGCCTCAGTCTGAGTTTTAAATTTGTGAGTAAGAACTTTACCTGCATTTCCTTTGCAGGTTATCTCCCGATCACGAAGACTCAGCACATGAGTCTTCTTTCCATCCTGGAGTCGATCCGCATCACTATAGAATCTGTATGCAGGAAGTTCTTTATAAGTTTGAGGAGCAAAAGTAATAACTGCTCCTTTCATATCCTTTCTTACAGGACTGTTAAGTCTTGCTATCAGATTAAGATCTGATTTTCTCGTAAGTTTCTTTTTTCTGATCGTTTTCTCTTTAGTTTCCATGTTACTTTTAAATTTAAGTTGGTTATTTATATCTCCATTCATAAGGGTTTGAAGGGTCGAATAAAGAAGAACTGAGGAGAATTCTCCTCAGTCCTATCAGTCATTCACCGACGACTCTTAATCTCTTCAGTAATCATGGTGATCTTAGTCCCTATGTATGCATCCCAAGCATCCATGGATCTCTTCCAATCTCTATATACTAATGCTTTCTGAAACTTTATATCGAATCCGAAAGTAGTAGATACAGGTTGAATATATCCTACATAGATTCGATTATCATACAGCATCACCATATTATAAACTGGATCATTTATCTTCTGAAGTAGCATCCCTATCTGTTTCTCATTCGTAGTGTATCTCTGAACAACTGCAAATTGAGTCTCAGGAGAATACCTAGTTAAGAAGTGATCGGTGATGTCATGAAACTTCACTATATTCCCATGTTTCTTATCGGGTTTGGTTATTTCCTTCAGAATCTTACTACAGTCACCTACCATAGTAGTCCTGATGGGACAATAAATTCCATCAGGATCTTCTACTGGTATGAAGGGTCTCCACCTAGTTCTCATTTCTTCTTGATTAACTTGATTACTTCAGGTACTATAATAACCGGACTCGCCAATAGGAACAATACTCCCCAAGTCGTGAGACTCAAAGGTTCAGTTCTAAATGCTTCACCTCCGAATTGAACTATGCATATTGTACAGATCAATATGAGTACTGATATGAATACGAATACCCTATTGGAGAATAATCCATCAAAGATAGATCTTCCTTTTCCTAGCACTCGTGCATTAAAGAGATTCATCCATACCAGGATCATAAAGAACGCAAACAATTCACTGAGATTTAATTCAATCCCAGGAATGAATTTGTACCTCATGTCAAGGATCATCGTTACCATTATAGTAAAGAAGATCCCTCCTACAATGAGGATCGATCGTCCCAACTCCTTAGTGATAATGAATTCCTTGGGATCTCTGGGCTTCTCTTTCATGACTGAATTATCAGCTCCACTAGTAGATAATGCTAACGAGGCTAATGTATCCATTACTAGATTGATGAATAGCAACTGCATAATAGTGAAGGGAATTTCAATCCCTAAGAATGGACCCACTAATGCAGTGAGACAGCATGCTACATTCACTACCAACTGGAAGTACAGGAAGCTCTGGATATTCTTATACAGACTACGACCATACTTCACTCCCTTCACGATCGATGGGAATGAGTCATCCAGGAGTACGATGTCCGAGGCCTCCTTCGCTACAGAAGTTCCTGACCCCATAGCGAGTCCTACGTTAGCATGATTTAATGATGGAGCGTCATTAACTCCGTCACCAGTCATAGCTACGACGTATCCTAGCTCCATAAACTTCTTCTCAATGCGAAGTTTATCCTCAGGTTTACAACGAGCTATAACATTAGGGTACCCACATGTAGGATCTCCCCATGCATACTTGTCGAAGTCCTTAGCTTCAATAGCCCATACCTTTGAGTCCTTAGACTCATCATAGTAATTCTGAATATTAGGATCTACATTTGGGATAGGATTCCTCTTCACTATTCCTTCTCCCTGAAGTCTTCTACTAAATCCTGCCTGACGAGCTATCTCAGTAGCTGTGACTAGATTATCTCCAGTCATCATGACTACATCAATGCCTGCATCATAGCAATCCTTAATAGCCTGAGGAACATCAGAACGAATAGGATCCTCTATGAAGCAGGTACCATTGTAAGAGATAGTCACTTCAGGAGTAGGATCATCTTTCCTTTGGATAGTAGTAATGGATGCAAATGAGATAGCACGACGTCCTTTCTTCTGCTGCTCTTCTACTCCTAGCAATTTAGTAAGTCCACAGAGCTGAGCTATTACTTCAGGAGCTCCTTTATAGTACTTAACTGTCTTATTTCCATTCATCTTCACTTCAGTCATCATGAACTTACTGGTAGAGTTAAATGGAGTCTGACTGATTACTTTAGTACCTTGACGCATGGATTCATAGGAAGTGCCACAGTTCAGTGCATACCTAAGTAGAGCTCCCTCAGTAGGATTTCCTACAGTCTGTCCCTTGTCATCCAGTGATGCAGTACTATTAATGCAGATATTATTCAGAATAGCTGACATATCTGATTTCAGTACTTTCATTCCATTCTTAGGACCTGCAGCATGAACTACTGACATCTTATTCTGAGTGAGGGTGCCTGTCTTATCAGTCATGATAATCTGTACTGCTCCTACTGTCTCACATGCATGCATCTTCTTGACTAAGTTATTATCCTTAATCATCTTTTTCATCGAGTATGCAAGTGAGAGAGTCACTGCCAGCGAAAGACCCTCAGGCACTGCTACGACCACTAGAGAAACAGCTATCATGAGGAACATCAGGCATCTTTGAGTTATCTGCATCCAGTCCATACCTGCATATTCACCTAAGATGAAGAATCTAGCAAATAATGCTACTACTAAGATACCAGCGATCCAGAATGCTACTTTATTAATAAGCTCAGCTAATCCGTTCAGCTGTTTATTCAAAGGAGTTTCTTCTCCTGTGATCTCAGTAGCTGCTCTGGCAGTTTTGCCTATCTCAGTATTATCTCCTACTGAGCATATTTTAGCTATACACGATCCCTCTGAAATGATAGTACCTTTCAGTACTAAATTCTCAGGATAAGTCCCTGTCTTGGAGTTAGAAGTAGACTTCTTAACAGGCACTGATTCTCCAGTCAGGCAGGACTCATTTACTTTTACATCCACTGAATCTAGGATGATAGAGTCAGCAGGAACTTCCTCACCACTCTCCAGGATGATTATGTCACCTACTACTAGATCTTTCTTAGGAACGTACTGAGTTACACCATCTCGGACTACCTTTACTTTAGTATCGTCATCCACTTTATTTAGGATATCGAACTCACTCTGAGCACTCCACTCCTGCCAGAATGCAATTCCAGTAGCAAGGAGTACTGCTATGATAATACCGATAGGCTCGGTGTATTCGTTCTTCACTACACCGATGATAATCGATAGGACAGTAGCTACTAGAAGGATCTTGATGATAGGATCATCAAATTTACTAAGTAGTACTTTCCACCATGGATCACGTTCTGGAGGAGTCAGGATGTTCTGACCATTCTCTAATCGTGATCTTTCGACTTCATATGAAGTCAGTCCTTTAAATTGTTTCATGAGGTTCAGTTTGTTTAATCATACTCGTTATCTATTTCATCATGGAGTTTCCTCCAATCCTCGTCAGTTGACTCCATATCATCGCTGGAATCGCCTACGAGGAATCCCATGAGATTCTCTGGAATCGCTTCCTTAAATCTGAAAGGAAGATCATCATAATCTTCTGCCTCTTCAAGTATTATTTTGAGACACCTCATCGCTGCTAGTTCAGTGAGTGCCCACTCTATACTGCCATTGAATGCAGTACTCATCATTCCTTCGAATACTTCTTTATGTAATTTCATCAGTTTGAGTATTAGATAAAATAGAGGAAGGGTTTAGTATCCTTCCTCTACTAATCGATTTAGATACTTTCAAGTTCATGAGTAAGATTTCCAAAGATAAGTTCTGCTCTATCTCTGGTATAAACTCCTACCACTAAACCATCCTTTGTCACAATGATGTCTCCTTCAGAAAGGAGTACTTCCCTATCCTGATCATCACTATACTCAACATGTACTCTAAAGAGTCCATGATCAACTTGTTCGAATGTATTGATAGATTTCTCAATGAGATTAAGATTATAGGGAGTACCTGTGAACTCTAAGAATCTAAACTTTACTTCCATAATTACATGGGCATAGCCATTTGATGCTGGCCTGCATCAGTCTTTTCTTCAGGATGATCATATACTGCAGCTTCTGTAGTGATTATCATGCCAGCTACAGATACTGCATTCTCGAGAGCTACACGAGCTACCTTCGTAGGATCGATGATACCCTTCTCACGAAGATTCCCATAGGAATCAGTACGAGCGTCATAACCGTAGTTGTGACAACACTCAGTATGAGTATTCATGATCTTATCCACTACGATTTCCTCAGGAACTCCTGCGTTCTTGCAGATTTGACGAAGAGGTGCAGACATAGACTCCTTCAGGATCATCATACCAGTGATCGTATCCTGCTCCATATCCTTAGATACATTCAGAATCTCACTAGCATGGAGATAAGTGACTCCACCTCCAGATACGACTCCTTCCTCGAGAGCTGCACGAGTAGCACAGAGAGCATCATCGATACGATCTTTCTTCTCTGCCATCTCAGTCTCAGATCCTGCACCTACATAGATGACAGCTACACCTCCTGCAAGACGAGCGATACGTTCATGCAGTTTCTCCTGATCATACTTGTTGTCAGTGCTATCATGCTGAGCACGAAGTCCTTCTACATACTCCTTGAGTTCATCAGAATCACCTGCACCTCCAGTGAGAGTAGTATCATCCTTGGTTACAGTGAGTTTCGTACAACTTCCGAGCATGTCAAGAGTAATATCCTCAAGTTTCATACCCTTCTCCTCACTGATGAAGGTGCCTCCAGTTACCTGGGCAATATCCTCCAGCCAATGCTTACGATTATCACCGAATCCAGGAGCCTTTACTGCCACTACAGGGATGTTCCCTCTCATACGATTGACTACCAGAGTAGTCAAAGTATCACCTTCGAAGTCCTCAGCGATAAGGAGAAGAGGCTTACCTGCTTTCAGAGTATTCTCAAGTACATTGATGATACTCTTTGCAGATGAAATCTTCTTATCATAGATAAGAATGGAAGGGTTGTCGTACTCAGCTATCATCTTCTCAGGATTTGTCACGAAGTACGGAGATACATATCCTTTGGGGAACTGAAGTCCATCTACCACACTGATCGAGTCATCAGTTCCTTTAGCTGCCTCTACAGTTACGACTCCTTCTTTTCCTACTTTCTCAATAGCATCAGCTATGAGATTTCCGAGATCAGAATCATTGTTTGCAGAAATAGTAGCTATCTGACGGATCTTAGTCATGTCATCTCCTACCTCCTCAGAGAAGGATTTGATGACATCTACATACGCAGAGCATGCATGATCAAGTCCTTTCTTGATCAACATAGGGTCAGCTCCAGCTACGATATTCTTCATAGCTCTTTTCACGATAGCTTGTGCCAGTACAGTACCAGTAGTAGTACCATCACCTGCATCATCAGCTACCTTCTGAGCTACGGATTTAATCAGCTGAGCTCCCATATCTTCTACGGGATCTACTAATGTAATTTCACGCGCTACAGATACACCATCCTTTGTAATTTTGGGAGGTTGTCCAGGAGTGGACAGTGCTACATTACGACCCTTAGGACCCAATGTAACTTTTACTGCATCTGCGAGTTTGTTAACTCCATTTAGGATGCCTTCTCTGGCATCCATTGAGAATTTAATGTCTTTTGCCATTATATCTTAATAGATTATTTAGTTTGTTCACTTAGCAGTAGACTCCTTTTACATCATCACAGTCTACTACTTTGATATCATACTCAGAAGTGGACTCTATGAGAAGTCCTGAGAATTTGTTAATAATAACCTGAGATCCATTTACTATATTAGGATCCATAGGTTTCTTAGGAGTTCCAGGTCCTGCAGATATTACTGTAGCCTCTTGAACTCCAAGATCCTTCTCAGATTCTTCTGCACTGATTATGAGTCCACTCTCCAGAGTTTCTTCTTTCTTCTTCTGAATCTTCACTATTACTGACGATCCAGTAGCTTTAATCTCCTTCATGAATTAAGTTTAAATAAAAGACAGTGGGAATCCCTGTATAAAGAACTCCCACTGTCAAGGTGATAATTAGTTACTAGAACTGGATGCCGCACTTATCAGCGATCTCCTGCTCCATTTCGTCGATTTCACCATCGGCTCCGGCTTTCTCCTTGAACCATGCGATTTCCTCTTCATCGACTTTCCCATCCTCCATGATGTGGGCTACGATGGCTTCTACGAAGAACTTCTTGAAGTCATCGCAGAGCTCCTCAGCCTTGTCCTTCAGTTCGAAAAGATCGTTGGCCTCGTCACGGTCAATCTTGCCATCCGCCAAGAGTTCAGCTTTGATAGCAGCAGTTTCCTCAGCGTCAATGACGCCATCCTTAAGAATTAATTCTTTGTTCATTTTTACTAAAGTTTTTGTAAGTTTGTCCAACTTTTTAAGGATTGTTGGTATCCTGAACTTCCCATGCATAGATGACACATATCTCGATGCGGTGCTTGCTGGAAGTCCTACCGAAGTTATATACAACGGAGCTTTGGATTTCCCTCTATAAACTTTCTCGCAGTAGTCATCAGATGTGCCGTGAACAGACTTAGCAATCCCTATGATAGGAGTACTGCTATGAATTTCTTGGTACAGATGAGCTCCGAGCCCAGATTTGATAGTGGGAATATGATCCTCATAAAGATAGGCATATCCATCTATCAGTATGAAGTCATAGTTCTTAGGATCCAGTTGAAATTTCTTCAGTAGACTCAGTATGCAGGGGAGTTCACGTTTATAGAATTCTCCAGGAACGTAATCAGACCTTGTATCAAAATAATAATCCACATAGGTCCTATACGGTTCAGAGTCATTCCACGAACTGAACTCTATTCCGACTGTTTTAGCATACGTATCAAAATAATATGTATCTAGTGCTAGGAGTTTCATTCTTCTCCTTTTCTTTCTAATAGTCACTAGTTGCCATATTGAATCTCTTTGAGAATTTACGGAGTATATTCCGATACTTCTCAAAGTTCCTGGGAGTGAAGTTTATCATAACGTAACATCCTTCAGAATGATCTACGATATCTTTGCATCTCAGATCATCTAGCATAGGAGTTATGTCAGATATATCGTCACTATTCACACCTTCAGATAGTAGATACCCTACAAACATGTATAAGTGAGTATCACTCATGAAGATGAATTCGAGTTTGGCTGATGTCCTAGCTGACTCAGGATCTGATAGATTCTCTGCTAAGTCCTTATACGACTCGTACTTAAACTTAAAGTCAGTGAAACATATCATACTCCTTAGAGTATTTGAGGTACATCGTTTCTCGCAATGTCAGCGATAGACTGCGAGTTGCTAGTAAGTCCGACTGCTTTGAATCTCCACTCACCATCTTTCTTGTAGCTGACACCTAAGATGACAGCTTCCTTCCCATTGAACTCAGGACCGTTGGCGATATTATACTTGGCCATGATCTCCTTCACGTCTGTAGGTTTTCCAGAGTCGTTAGTGTAGATTCTAGCACTGGCGAACGGAATGTCATCGAACTTATGATGACGATATGAATTCAGTATAAATACCAAATTCGTCACTTTGGGATTCAGAAGGTTGAACTGAACTTTGATAATCTCATTATCCAGTCCATCATCACCATCTGCATCTCCAGTCAGGTCGTCACCACTATGTCTGATCGCTCCGTCGTTAGATGTCAGATGACCGAAGTACACTTTATCTATGAGATTTTTGTTATCATCATAGATAAGTACTGAAGCATCGAGATCGACAGCTTCTTTCGAAGCTCCCATTCCAAAGATGCCTTTCTTCTCGATCATTCCCCAGTTAATACCGAAGAATACATGATCCACTTTTGAACCATTCTCAGTCTTACTGAGATTGATCCGTCCACCTTTCTCCAGTTTGATCATAATGGTTAGATGTTAGAAGGTCCTGCATCCAGTCCGTACTTCTGAACAAGACTGGATAGAGTAGCTTTGTCGCCTTGTCCGATAGCTTCGAACTTCCACTCTCCATTGTGCTCGTAGATACTGCAGAACTCGATCTGAGTATTCATACTTGCATCCTCTTCGAGATCATAGACAAGTTCGGCTACATCGGAGTCTCCGTAGTAGAGACGTGCCTTTGCATTCCGAACCTGACCGAAGTTCTGACCACGATTGATACCCTCATGGATATTCATCACGATCAGGATCTTCTTGACTCCAGGATTCAGTTTAGTTACATCAACGATGATGGTCTCATCGTCACCATCACCTTCTCCAGTGCGATTGTCACCAGAATGAGTGACTGCTTTCTCAGGATCCTGCAGGTTCCCATAGAATACGAAATGACCTTCATCCAGGCACTTGTGAGGAGGATTCTTTGCATCCAACTCTAGTGCCATGGCATCGAGGTCAAACTCCGTACCAGGGACTTGACTTGCATCCCAAGAAAGGCCGACTCTGAATTTAGTCTGACCTTTGGCGAGATTCACTTTCTCACCTTTGACAAGATTAATTGCCATAATTAGTTTGTGATTTAATTAGTTTATAAAATAGGGATGTAGTTATCATCCAAATAGAGTTTCTTACTTCTCAGTTACAGACTCAAACCATTCACGAGGAATGATTTCTTTCTCGAATTCAGTTAACTCATCATAGCTGCTAATATCAGCTATTGAGTAGTTCAGGTGATCAGCCAGGATATCTAATGTATCAGGACTGATCATAAGTTTTGATTTATCGATTTTCATTGAGTTTGTACTAGAGATTGTCGAATTCACTCTCCAGGTCCTCCGTAGATACTGGAGTTTCATTGTTGATCTCTGCATTCACTTCAGCACGAATTGTCTCCTCATTCATACGAGAAGTAAGTTCGTTCTGAATAGATTTGATCTTATTCAGAGACTCTTGTACTTGAAGCTGAGGAATCGATACTACACATTCCAGATCAGCTTTTACCATCTGGAGTTCAGTACGATCCATATCATACTTAGCTTCAGCTGTATCGAGAGCCACCTCGATCTTAGTAATAGTTCTCTCCACTTGTTTGATTCTTTCAGTGGCAGTCTTCTTCATATCGAGGAATCGAATAGCATTTTCTTTGTACTTTACGATCTCTCCTCCTTCAGAAGATTTAGACTCCTCCCATTTCTTCTTAGCCATACGAGCTTTACCCTCCAGTTTACCTGGATCATCCTTTAGTTTAGGAAGTTGGATCTCCTTTAAGTTCTTGAGAGTCAATTTCAGTTGAAATCTGGATTCCTTGTAAGAACTCTCAAGAGCTCTGAGAGCATCATCTACTTCCTGCATAGCTTCCTCTTTCATGACCTGAGGAGTTCTGGCAGCTCGTGCAGCATCTCTTGCATTCTTTCGGAACATAGTGCCGAAACTACATGCGATTTGTTCCATCGAAGATCTCTGATCCGACGTCTTCGACTTTCCTGTTTTGTACTTGATGAACATGTAAATGATCACCAAAAGTACGACGGTAACAATAAGTGTAATCATAAAATTTAATTATTAAAGTGGTTTAGTTGTATTATTTATGTACTTCTTGTCTATTATATCAAGATTAGTTATATCATTCAGTAACTCACTAAAGTTGTTCGATACACTTATTGGACCATCAAACCCATTGGCTATTGACCAGATTGACGACCTCCCATCCTCATGTGAATCTTTTGGAGTCACAGTCAATAGGACTCCTCCATTCTCTATGCTGCAGATCCTAAAATCATCATAAAGAGATCCTTGGCAGGGACAGTTGTTCTTGAAGAATACATACACAAGATCTGTATTTAAATTCAACTTCTTTACCAATTTCTTTACCTTAGGATACAGACTCTTCGTCTTAGATCTTAGTGATCTATCCTGACAAAACCAGTCATACCATCCAGCATCGATTTGAGTCCTTACATCTGGTGAATCATACTTTCCTGAATCGTAATTATTCAGTTGCTCAGTTAATGTTAATCGGGTTTCTTTCATTATTGAGTTTACTTTACTTCAGAATTAAGGTTTCGAACGGTTCCTGAGAGCTTGAGAAAGAAAGAGTAGAGGAATTTCCTCTACTCTATCAACAATGTAACATAGTCAATCCCTACCACCTTAGCCGAATCTCCAGGGTTATAGGATTTATTAGATACTGATTGGATATCAACTATTACTTCTTCAGCATCTAGTGGATGATGTTTTATGACTCCCACTCCCTTACCAGTATCATCGGTACTGATAATTTTTACTGACTTAACTGATAACATGCTCATACTTCTACGTCTCATATGTCTGAAGAAGTTTCTTTCAAAGAGCCTATGAAGTATGAAGTATACTACCAGTCCTATCCCCAAAGACTCTACAAATCCAAGATTTAGGATGACCAATGGGTTTAAGAATCCTACGAAGAAGAATATCACTTCTTTAGTAGGAACTCTCCTACAAAAGTACTGAACTATGGTATCTAGGTCACTGGATCTCAGGACCTGAGTATTAGTATAATATCTAAATAAGAATAAGAAATCCACTAATACTGTCAGTACTATCAGAATAATGTTGTAAATTTCATTCATTATTCCCTGATAATTTCATCTCCTTAAATTTCTTCAATCTTGATCCATATATTGATGATAGAAAGAAGTCAGATGATCTACCAAGATCATCAGAGTTCCAGTCAGGAGATGTAGTTAAATGAATTAGTCCAAGTTTGCTAGGGACTTTATCGGTGGATCTTTGTTTAAAGTACCCTAGAATTATCCCAGATCGATAAGTATCATAACTGAACTCTGGAATAAACTTCTTAATATTATCACCTGCAGTGGCATAGATAGCTGAATTAGATCCATCAGTATCAGAAATCACTGCAGCTCTTATCACTCCTCCATTCAATTCTTGATATGATACTACTTCCAATTTAGTCGACTTTGGATCTACTCCTGACTTATCGAATAAGTGCCTATAAATCGCTAGCTGAGGACTATCTAATGTCATGAAATTCTTAAAATCATCATGATGAATTATGCTCATCGCAGTTATGAGGTCTTCTGAATCCTCCACTACTTGTAATCGATATCTTGTAGTATTCATGTCAGTTTTCATTCATTAATAAGGTTGGCAAGCTATTACAAACCTCTTTTCAGTGAGAAAGAAATAAAAGAAGGGATTAGTCCCTTCTTTCATATGAGTTATTCAAGTAAGTCCATTGAATCTCGTACCTCACTAGGAAGTTCTCTACTAAAATCGTCTACGATACTTCTTATCGAAGATATGCGGTCCTGTAGATCAGTCATATTACGAATGCCCAAATCCGTAAGCCTCTGACTCCTAGTTACTCTGAGAGCCAGATACATCATCACTTGTCCAGGTACGTCATAGTATCCTTCAGTAAGAGAGTCAGGTATCCTGAGGATCTCAGATAATGTCACTTCCTCTAAGACCTCGAGAGGTCCTCCGTATCCTCCTCTATAGCGATTGCATGATCTGTTATATAGGATCTTGAATAACTTGCACTCGGCGTATTGAGAGTTTGATTCACAAGTTATCTTGGCTAATTCTATAGCTTTATGATCATTTATGTAACTAGAGTTGTAGAAGAATTTAGATGTAATCGCTATATCCCTAGAGAAGTTTCCTATGCAGTTCTCCTCTCCCACTACTGGAGAAGTCCTCGTAAGAATATTGAATGCCTCTTTAGTATTTCTGATAGAGTGGTAATAGTAATCTTCCATTCTTCCACCTAACTTTCCAATCTTCTCAGCGAACTCTTTGAAGTCCTTTGAGTTCAGTAAGTCAAGTTTCAGAGATACTGCCAGCAGGAGTCGATATATCTCTTTATTCCCATGGTCCTCTTTATCAAGTACATAGTCGTACAAGAAGACCTGATCGTAAACTGCTGTGATCTTATCAAATAATGATTCATCGTTGTTCAGCAGATACTCATACGTGAGATTTACGAGTTGATGCTCACCAGTTGTTGTCTCGTTAGGAATTTGAGTTCCTATTATAGTATTAGGTTCCAGTTTGGGATCTCCTGACTTTAGATCCTGTATGAGATCATTAATCTTATCGTTAGGAGTTATCTTATAGATATAGTTTGAGATCATATTCTCGATGACAATGCTACGGTTGAATAATTAGTCCCTCTGAATGTGTTATGCACAAAGATATATGAATTATTAGTAAATGAGTACTTACTCAGGATCATCTCACTTGCTTTGATGATGACCTCTGACATGCCATTTTCTAATCCCATACCTACTCTGATTCCTACAGCTACTTTGTTCAATCCTTCAAGAGCGATCCCTTGGTGCATGTAGTCATACAGAACCTGAGTAGGCTCTCCAGATACTGCCAAGTACTGAGTTTCTCCGTTCGGTAGTTTATTAGGTTTCAGGGTATCGAGAGTCTTATATTCCTCACATACCTCCTGAAAGATCTTCAGGACTTCATTCAGCTCTTGTCTTACTTTTCTGTCGGACAGATCTCCTCCAGTTATTTTATTGAATCCCACTTTATCCAGGATTTCTTTTACTTTATCCATTGATTACTTTGATTTTATTATAAGTTTCATCACTTTTCAATTCCATGAGACATCCTAGATAAGGATAATCGAAGAACTCCTCCTCAGTTTGTCCATTCATATCTTCTTCTCCGTACTGAAATCCCCATTTATCATCGAATACACTGAACATAGTCCTTCTAGCTTCTCCATAGTCTGGTGCTAGAATCCTGACATAGTAATTTCCTAAAGGAATTCCATCTTCAGTGTACTGGCAAGTTAAGAATGTAAAGTAGTAAGTTTTCATACTAATTCAGCTTCTCCAGAGATTTCACCGAGTAATTTCTCAAGAGTGAGATCATCGTCCTCAGTGATCCAATCAGTGATGTAGTAGAGCTTCCTAGATCCAGTAATCAATCCGAATAAGATCGGATCTTTCCTACGACGTTCCTCTTCTTCTGCATTCTTCTTCACTTTATTCCGATCTTCTTTCGATCCTACATAATGAAGAATTACATAGTCGTCGAATGCATATAGTTCCTCAGCTTCTTCGAATTTCTTGGTTACCTCCTCAGGGATAGGTTTGTCATAATCTGATAGGTAGGTAAATGCCAATCCCCTCTTAGAGTTCCTAATGAATTCTACTGCTTGGGATTCAGAGATGTATCTGTACTGATGATTACTCAGCTTGTTCTCCGATATTGAGGAGAGAATTTTAGTGATTGCTCTAGTTATGATACGATCAGATCTCTTCAGTCTCTTCAGATTCTCTACGTACTCCATCAACTCTTTGGTCACGGATTCAGGAGCTTCTAGGATTTCGAATGCATCCTTCACCCTATCAAAGAACTCAAGAGCATCAATTTTCTCATCAGTAGGCTTCATCTTACTGAAGAACGACTTCCATGATTTGTAGAGATAAGCCTTGAGTTTTCCAGTCACTGACTTCTCGAACTCTTTCTCAAGATTCAACTCTATCTCATCCCAATAAGTAGAATAATCGACAGGAATCCAATTTAATTTAGAGTTATCAGATCTGAATCCTACCATATCAGGAGTCCCCATTCCTATCGAGATTCCAAATGAGTCACCTTTTATCCTCTTCAGCCAGGTAGCAAAATCAAATTCGTCCTTAGTTATGGACTTCAATCTTTGAGACTCCTTCTTGGCCTCTTCAGTGAATTCTATTTCAGCATCAGCTGAGTACTCAGCTTCTTCATTAGAGTTCAGGATTCGGTCCTGCATTAATCGACTGACTGAATAATCAGGATTGTAGAATACATCGATTTCTCCTGACTCATCGAATCTGTACAGGATCAAAGGAGTATCCTGAATAGGAAGTCTACCTCCCTTCATTAATTTCAGTTTCTCATACTCATCTGCCGATGTCATCCTAGCTAAATCCGAGACTCTACTCAGGAAGTTTGATTTGTTGTACTGACTCCTAGTCCTAATCTCATTAAGTATACAAAGTTTTCCTCCACTTATCATATACTGTTATTTAAAGTTAATACTTTCATTTCACAATTAAGGCTTAGGAGGGTTAGTGAATGATAAAAAAAAATGATCCTAGGAGACATTTCTCCTAGGATCTGATGATATCAATTTAATCAGTGATATCATCATTAAATCTAATAGTAAAATTTCTTTGGATCTCACCCCAAAGCTTTAGTTATAATCAATATTATAATCAGTAACCTGCCCATTGTAGATCAAATCTCTACCTGGTGAATATTATTGGTTCTATTAAAATTCTCATTTATATAATTGATTCTTATCCGGACTTCTAGATCAATTATATAAATGAGAATTTTATTTATAATTATAAATAATAATCACCTGGAGTTAGTTGAGGCTAACTTAACAGGATTACCCTTTGTTCACAATTAAGGTTTGCACCCTTTCTAAACCGCTAAATTGAAATGAATAACGTGACCAGAGAATCTAATCCTCCAGTCACGTTATATCACCATTTAATACTCTCTAAATAACCTTTCTAGCGTATGGAAAGTAGTGATACTCCATACCACTTCTTTCACATCAGTCTTATCGTGCATACTGAATACAAGATCCTCAAATGATACAGTACTATCTTTGAGAACTTTCTTCAAATCCTCATTTTCTAAGTACTTAGCTCCTGATCCTGGTACTAGCTCAGCTAATGTAATGTGAGCTCTGTACTCAGGGTAATCACTTGTGATCTCATATGACTTCATAAGTCCATCCTGAGATCGATTCAATAGCTTATACAGTTCATTGTTTCTTCTCAGTACTAGGACTAAATAATCATATTCATCAGTATTGAATACTTCAAGATCAAACATGCCATCAACTCTGAACTGATGATCATCCTCAAGAAATTTCATGAAGACCTCATAGTCAGATTTCAGGATGGATTTTAAGTCATCCAGAATAGCATTCTGATCTATGACTCCATCTTTGTCATATACTATAGTTATGTGATGATCCTCAGTCAAGCCAGTCTTAGACCAACTTGGCTTGAGGTCATCACTATTAACTACACCGTCCAAGGCAATAGGAGTATATACTGGTGATGCTAGCATTAAACATCTTGACATACTTCTCTATTTTCTAAATGGTAGTTTGATCCCAGCGTACTTGTACTTCAGACGCTTCATAGCATTCTTCTGTTCAGATCCGCCTAGGTTATATCCAGATTCATCAACTACTCTCAATCCAAGACCTAACAGGTTGTTCAAGAATAATTGACTATCTTCTTTCGAGGAATCTTCCCTCGTTGCTTGAATAAATTCAGTGGCATTACGGGCTAGGAGTCCCATTTATGTTAAAGTAGGATCGCAACTCCTACTTCATCCTTATAAGGATGCTGTACTTCTCAGCACAGATCAGACTATATCTTTATCTCTTACGAGATACTACGCACTTCGAACTCCATTAGCTTGAGTTCTACTCCATTTCTGGATAGTCGTTGAAGGTTTCTGATTAAATCAGACTTCCCTGCTGATTGACTACTTGAGTCGTCCCAGCAATTCACGTAGTTTACATCTACATATCACTATGTAGAGGAGCGTCACTTCACTCAACTCCATTTCTCCGATTTTTTGCGTTCATATTACATATGACTCGTCAGATCATATGCAGGCCTACTTATCGAGACCTGCTGCATCTCACGATGCAGACTAGACTATATCTTTATCTGAATAATCAGATACTGTGCACTTCGAGGATCATTAATGACTTACCCTCTACTTCCTTTCGGAATAGTCGTTGAACTTTACTCACTGATAAGTGAGTCTTAGCTTCTGATTGTCTGTATTTCTACAGAGTTCCCAGAAATTCACACAGTTGCTATCATGCATCACTGCATGATGAGGCGTAGTGCTATGCCACTAGCACTAGTTCACCTTCACGTCTGTACTTTCCTCCCCCTAAAATTGGCTGGCCATACTTATTGTCATTCATATCAGACGTAACTTTGTTAGCTGCCTCTGGGACGTGATAGAGCTTAATGATATAGTTGTATCCATACATTAAAGGTCTATCGATCTTTACGTACTTACCCTTCAGCGACTCCTTATAGGATTCGAACTCCTCTTCAGACATCGCATCCTTCAGGGCATCAAGATCAGCAGCTTCCAGAGCAGGAATTTCCACTTCACTCGATGTAGATACTCCCAGTTCATTCATCCATTTCTGGATAATCTCAGGAGTGTACTTACTAAAGCATCCTACATCAAATGAGAAGAGATTCAAACCTTGTTCCTTGTACTTACGAAGGAATTCAGTGATCCTCATCTTCTGGAATTTCTTGTCATAATATTTATTCAGCAACGGAAGAATTTCATCCTTCCTTCCAGTGTTTATCATCTCTGTGACTATCTCATACAGCCTCACGGCTACGTTCGAAAGTCCAGTTTCCATCACTACTGATGGAATCTTACGACCAATTATGGAGTAAGGATTTAGAATTACTCCACATGGTTCTCCGTTTACTCGTGGCATTTCGTCATCAGGAATAATCCTAGAGATTACTCCCTTTCCCATTTATGTTCTACTTAGCTCGTCAGGCTAAAGTACTGTCGATTTAGACAGCTATGTCTCACGACATAGATCAGACTATATCTTTATCTCTTACGAGATACGATGCACTTCCAACTCCATTATTGACTTGAGTTGTACTCTACTCAGTTCTACTAGTATGATCAGTACCAGCATCTTTTCGATAGTCGTTGAACGTTCTTTATAATCTTTTCAATCTACTTATTGCGATTCTAGTAGATTTCTTAATAATTTCCTAGTATAGCCTAGGATCTCTTTCAATAAGTTTGAATTAAATGCCTCATAACTATTACTTCTAGCTCTTCGATCTACAAATTCTAGTTTTATCAGGTATTCTAACTCAGCCACTTCAGTTATATCTCCTTGATATAATAAGTGTATGCTTTTGTATGGAAGGCTATCATCCCTGATATAATTAGCTCTGGATCTTAGATCCATAGTAGTCACTCCTATCTTTATCTCGTCGAATAAATCAGAAGTATACGCTATGTATAATCTAGCTATAGAATAATTTCTTTTATCTCTAAAATTAGCCAAGAAATTCAATTTTGTAGCTAGAATTGTATTCAATGGATCAGAGAATGGGTGATTCCCTGATTCATACAACTTCTTGCCGTATTCTTTGGCTTTTTCATCGTGGTCCTTAAAATATTTTGATCTGTTCTTTGATAGCATATGACTAGTCCCAGATTCGACTCTATGACGAGTTTCGCATGAGAATGAGCAGTATTTTCTATAACTTCTAGATGGATTTACATTTATCCCTAGGAATTCTAGTGGAGACCTGCATTTAGAATACTCACATAAAGGAGTATAATCAATATCTCCGTATACTACTATATTATAGTACTCCTTCTCAGTAAGGTTATACTCACTCAGTAGATACTCTTTAAATCTGTTATTAGTCACTCTACAATTTCCAGATAATTGATCTAAGTAGAGAGCTCTTCCGAACTTTACTATTTTACCAAATCCGTAAACCTTATAAGTACTTCCATTAGTGATAATCTCAGTTATACTCAAAGAGTTGACGGTTATCTTATCGGATGGTCTTAGATCATATTTTAACTTAAATTTAAGTTTATGTTTACTCATACATCAAATCGCAATTAGATCAGAATTGCAATAAGATAAATTAGAAAAGATTATAAAGCTTCGCTGCTGATTGTCTGTATTACTACAGAGTTTCCAGCAATTCACATCGTTTTACTACGGCTTACAGACGTAGACCGTACCTATTTGTCACTTACCCTTCAACTAGATTCGCTAAATCTAGCCCGATTATCACCCTTCATTTGAGTTATTAATCAGCTATGGATCTCTCCATAGACGAGACTATATCTTGATCTTAGTAAACTAAGATCCTCTGCACTTCGAGCATCAATCGCTTATGCTCTACTTCCTTTCGGAATAGTCGTTGAACTTTATCTGTACTAATACAGATCTTAGCTGCTGATTATCTCCTACCTAAGTAGTTCATTTCCCAGCAATTCACAGAGTTACAATAGTACATCACTGTACTATGAAGCTAACAATATTAACTTATCTCCCACTTTCAACTCATTCATAACGATCAATCGTACTTTTATAACGTACGTCAATCGAAGATCCTTTTTGTCTGTCTCAAAGTCCTGAAGTCTATCTCTTGCGATATAGTCAGGAAACTCTGCCAGTACATCAGAGCGATCATACTTCTCTTCGTAATCCTTCACCAATTCCTCATTATCTTTAGCAAAGATTTGAGTTTTCTCATTATCCCTGCTACTTCTGGGAATCTTAGGATTGTTCTTCTTAATCAGTACATCAGATACTACAGCATTAGTAATGTTATTAGGTACGACAACACTACTATCAATGACGTAAGTATTCAAAGGGTTGCCAGTCTCATCAGTCAGTAGTCCTCCTAGTTTCTCACGAAGAGCCGAGTTAACTTCATTCAATCTACCAGTCTTGACAATCTTGACTAGTATATCTTTTGACTTAACTCTGGTTCCTGGAGTGAGAATCCAGTTAATCTTAGAATTCGCTCGTATATTGACATCAACATCGATGATACTATAGTGAGCCATCTTCCGTGAGTAACTTTCTGATACGACTACTGCATCCTCATTAGTAAGTCCTTTGTAAGCATGGAACAATACTTTCGCATTGATACCAGTTCTTGCAGTATCAGGTTCAATGCCTACTGCAGAAATGATAATATCTCCATTCTTAACTTTATCACCTACCTTCACTTTGACACTACTGAATAATCCTACGTTATTAATCGACTTAATGACTGAATGTTTCTTGAACTTGATAGGATTATCAGATGCGTCATCCTTGATGATAACTTCGTCATCTGTAATATCTATAACTTTACCAGTAGTGCCAGTATAACGTTCGGTCATGACATTCTCTGCCAATTCCTCATTGTTACCTGTATCAACTAATGGTTTGTCAGGATCAACCAACGTAATGGACTGACGAAGCATAGAAGCTCCCATAGATACACGTACTGAGTCAGTATAATTCACAAATGGAATCCTACGTGCAGTACTTGATAATCTATAGTCAGGATGAAGATCTATATAATCAATCTCCTTGATAGGTACCATCATACGTTTCATACGATACTTGACTTCCACCTCTCCGTTGACAGGTTTCAGTTCATTGTTATCGTAATCTACATACTCAGATGCTACTACCTTAGAGTTAAGATAATCTAGATATTCGATCTGAATCTTCTTAAACTTCTTATCATACACATCGAAATTAACTCCCTCATCTGTAATATGAGTTGATACAGTGATTGAGTTCTGGAGATTGGTATTGTTATTGATAGGAGTATCTGCAATATCAATCAGATCAGATAATGTGTTATTGTAAGCTACAAACTCTGAGATCTGGATCTTGGACTTGAATCCATCCAAGTTAATAGGATTGATTCCAGGAGGTATCTGAATTTCTGCACTACCTTTCTTTACAAATCGGTGTGCTAGATTAGTCAGGTAACTCAACTGCAACTTCTTGTACCTAGTAAAGTACGTAGTCATTGCTCGCTTAGTCTTTCTGAAATTCTCCCTATTATTATCCTTCATCATGAAGTCCATCATTAACTGAACTGATGTCCTGATGGACTTATCCACTACATAGTCAAATTTTCTATCATCCTCTACTCCATTACATGCAGACAGTAATTTACTATCTATGTACTCAGGGGCAAAGTCAAGATTTAATTTGATCTGAAGTTTCAAGGATTGTCTCTTGGATAACTTCAGAAGTTTCTTGCCCTCCTCAGTCTTCAAGATATCATCTATCTCGTCGATAGTTATATCCTTCCTCTTGATGACAGATCCTTCTATGAATTGATCCAGATTAGTGATGATGAGAGTCTGAGTATTAGTGATGTACTTTCGATTATAGTCAAAAGTAACAAAAGTCAGATCTCGACCTGCTACAGTTTCAGTTTTAAATCTTACTTCGTTATCCTTCACTAGTACTGAAGTACTGATACGATAGTCTCCATCAACAATGAATGTATTGTTGATCTCCTTAGGGAATCTGGCGTAATCAGTTCTGATCTCTCCGTCATTGTTAAGTTCGTAGTCTACTCTTACATTGAATTCCGATGATAATCCATTCTCTATATAGTAGGTAGCGGTATGAGCTTCATCCTCATCCTCTATATAGTAATTAAGTTTAGTGATCTTAGTGTCAGAACAGTACTGATCCACTCCAGTAAGGAATGAGTCCATTATACGGTTCAGACATTTTGACTTAAAATAGTCATTAAAATTGCTCATGTTATAATAATGCTTTGACGTTTAAGATCTTATACTTAATACCTAAAGCTTCAAAGAACTCAGTGAATTCTTCTTTTAGACCTTCGCATAATTCTTTCGCCTCTACATAGCTACTCATCGGTAGATTTACGCTATCAAGGAATAAAGAGTCATAGGTCAGTATGTAGTTATAGGTATCTGATAGTCTATGCATTACTAAGGAAGAGTTAAATATGACTAGGGAGTTCCCCATACGAGAGTTGATTCTCTCGTACAGGATTCTCCTAGCATTAGCTACCTCTTCCTTCTCATCATTTAGAATGTCGTATGGAACTTCGTACGCCAGTCTAAGTTGATAAAATGTATCTCTGGTATTATCCATAGTAGTTATAATTTTATCAATTAAAAGTTTCCCATCATAGTCGGTACTACCCCTTCAATCGAGGCAGGTTTACTACCCAGTTGATCAGTAGGACCTATTGGTGGGACTGCTACATTCCTATTACTACCTGGAACTGCTCCTTTCGGAATGTTACAAGTTATATTAGGGATCGTTCCTGGAGGAGGATCCCCTATGTAACCTGGACTAATCGGAGGAGTGTTAGGGATACGTGGAGGTACATACGACGGTTGTTGAGGAGAAGGAGGATTTGGGACTACCCTCTGTATGATAGTCCCATCCTTCTTCACTACAATCGTTATCTCCAATGAGTCCGTAAATTCAGGTAGATCAGTTAATTCAAGTTTGATTCCTGCCATACTTTATCTGTAATTTAAATCGTCATCAAGAGTGTTATTCAGTAGCACTCCAAGGATAGTGTTAGTCATAACATCACCCTTGAGTTCTACTTCACCTTTCAGAGCTTTCTTAATCACTTCGCTAGCATACCCGTACGACAATAAGGTATAGAACGATCCTGATTCCTTGACAGATCTACGAACTCCCAGATAATCAGAAGTTCCCTTCTTCATATCAGTATGAGTCAGACCTACGAATAGCATCTCTACTAATTCTTCCCTTACATCTTCAGGATCTACTACTCTCTTGGATGCATACTTTCCTGAAGTTAGTTCATAGAACTGCATCCTGAACATCTGATACATTTCATTTGTATCATTATTCACTTCCCTAGCAATCTTATCCATATTAGCTATACCTGAACAAATCCTCTGATACTTATTGATCATCGTACCTTCAGGATAGTAGTATATAGCATTAGGATTGTAGTCGTACTCCCTAGCTCCAATCTTCACTACTACGGACTCACGAGACTGATCATACTCATAATGAATAACTCCAGAATCGTAAGCATAGCATTCTGACATATAAGGAGTATCCTTCTCATAATACTTTACTCCTTCACCACCTTGAGCTCTCAATAATGCAATAAGAGCATTCAGGCTGTAGATAGGAGATGTAGTATGGTAGGATGTACCGACGACCTCTCCCTTCTGATACGAAGGTTGATCATTCAGTACGAAATTACTAGGTTTCGGATACAGTAGTTCCTTCCTACCTGACTTCAGTTTGATCCAATTTGTATCACTCTCTAAGGTACAATTCTCAGGAGCTCTGAGGTAACCTTGTTGATCAAGGACTCTCTCGTGCCCGCCATGCTTCAAAGATAGTGATCTCTGAGTGATAGCTTGTGTAATACCAGTTGCGAAGGAGATCCCGATAGCCCCACCTGGAGTGAAATCGTTGTATCCAGTACTGATGAGGTCAGGAGTGACGATTCCGTCATTCTTGGATTTAGTAATGATACTACGTACCAGTACCTTATCAGTCTCATCAGGATTCCCTCCAAATCTGGGATAAATCTTGCCATCAGGACTCATTCGACCTTCAGAACGATACCTAGGAATTAGGATTCCTTTGTTCTTATCATCAGATCCAGGTTCCCAGGTAAAGTTATTCATGGTGAATTGGATCTGTCTAGTTAAATCGTGATATTCAGTATGATTCGTCAGATCATACTCTGCATCTCTGCAGCTGCACCTCACAGTGCAGACTAGACTATATCTTATCTAATCTCCTGATTAGATCCAGGCACTTCCAGAGTCATTATTGACTTACTCTGTACTCTACTCAGTTCTACTAGTATGATCAGTACTAGTACCTTTTCGATAGTCGTTGAACTTTCTAAACATTGATTGATAATACAAGTTATGCACATGTATTATTTAATTCTTTCTTTATGAATTCTAGGACTTCTCTCAATTTAATGAACTCGAAGTCCTCAGTACTATGTAATATCTTACTACAGTACTTTAGTTTGATGAGATATTCTAGATTAGAGATTACTTCAGGATTAGATACTACGATCCTATGTATACTCTTATACTTACCTGAAGTTCTGCACTTACTATTATTCATCCTAGATGAGACTGAGTCAGTAGTTATTCCTATTTTTAGGATCTCTGACGAATCAGTATAAGATGCTATATAGAGAGTCGCCTCAGTATGATTATATTTACTGCATCTATCTAGAAATACCGTTCTGAACCTCCTAGCTTCAGGTTCTTCTGAGTGAAGATTACTAGATCCGTTCAGTATCTTTTCCCTATTAGAATCTATCAGATTAGGAGATTGAAATGGATGAGATCCTGATTCAGATTGCTCAAGAGCCTCATGTGATATGCAACAGTACTTAGAGTACCCATCTCTTAATCCATGAAATACAGGAGTTTTAGAGCAGTGCCTATAATTACATCTTTTACTAGTATACGGAGTACCTTCCACTACATAATTATAATACTGTTCTCTAGTTATCCCGTAGGTATCCCTGAAGTAGTCATCGAGACTTCTTTCGAATACTCCCACTCCTGATAATTGATCCACTATCCAATTTTCTATATCTGTCTGGATGAATATTCTTCCGTACCCGATTACTTCATATGAAGTTCCATTCACTAGAACTGTCCTAGTAACCTCTAAACCTTTGGTATTAGATAATTTGGAGATGAAGTCTTTATCCACTAGATAAGATGGACGGCGATACTTGTTACCGCATTGAGTACTACAATACTTCTTATATGGGTGACAAATATTCCCTCTGTTGAATCTTAATTGAGATCCACATTCACATTTAGGGATGAAAGTCTTATCTTCGTTAACTACTAAATTATAGTACTCCTCAGTAGTCAATGAGTACTCACTCATTAGATAATCATCGAATTTCTTCAATGGAATTTTCTCTCCACTCAATTGATCAATGATAACTTCTCTATTATATTTTACTATTGATCCTGGAGAAATTATTACTTTCAAATCTTTCATATGCATAACTTTAGTATGCACATAACTTATAAATAATCAATGTTTAGCTTAGCTGCTGATTATCTTACGAGAAGATTTCCCAGCAATTCACCTGGTTTATAGTGACCTATTAAGGTTAAGCCACTCTTTGGAACGCCTGAGACCTTCAGACTTTGAAGTGAACGGTTCTCAACTGAATGATCTCTGTATGCTTTCTCAGTCATACCGCTATAAAGACTGGAATCATTGATCAAAGGTTTCTCCTTGACTCCAGACATGATGAATGCAGGTGCTACAATATCTACTAGCGAATCAAGTTTGATTCGGTTAGCATACTTTATATCATCCTTCAGTTCATCACTGAACTCAGATTTAATCTCGTCAATGTACTTCTTGTACTTCTCTGTCATCATGAGGACTTTCTGAGGATCACTTAACTTTGGGTCGTTAGCGATCTTCTTAATTTCCTCATAAGTTGCAGTGTTGGTATTAGCATACAATGACTCGAAATCAAACTGAACTACTCCAGCCTTCGAGACTAGTTTCAGACAGTACTTCTGAAGTTCGTTCACTCTTTCTACGAAATCAGGGTACTGCTGTAAGAATACCATCAATCTAGCAGCTGACCCTCCATCAATTCGATCAAGAGGTGCTTTCAGCACTCCCTGAATTGAATCGATGTCAGCCTTTATAATCTGAGATACTCTTAGGCGTCCAAAAGTTGTTACTTTCTTCTTGTACATCAGCTCACCTACTTTGCCAGTAAATAGTATGAGTTGATTGTACTTAATCTTTTTGTTAATCTCTACATCCTTTACTAGATCAGCAAACGATGTATACAAGTTCCTCGGATTCTTCACTTCTGAAGGATCCTCAAAAGTCACGGAGGTGGCCAGTGCTAGGCCATTCAAGAACTCGTGACTAGGCACTATTCGTTTATGTTCAATAGGATTCGTCAAATCCTACCCGCTTAAGTAGCAGCTATACATCTCTGCATAGACCAGACTATATCTTCATCCATAATAAATGGAGTCACATCCTTCGGTTATCGTTATTGACTTATAACCTACTCTACTTTCTTCTGTATTTCTACAGGATTTCGATAGTCGTTGAGAACTTCTACTCGATATCATTAGTTATTAGTGGTCTCTAATAACTTCACTAAATTAAATTCGTCAGAATATATTTCGTACTGGGTAAGGGTTATGTATCTGAATCCATTCTCAGAACAGTACTTTATAGCAGCTTTCCTTTTAGCAACCACCATATCATCATTAAGAAAATGATAAGGTTTCACCTCTATTATTGCAGTTATCCCTGAGGATAGTAAAACTTTAAAGTCAGGATAATATAGTTTTGACCTACCTTTGAAACGATAGGGTATTGATGAAGGTTTATCTATACTGACTACATACTCAGCCACTTCTAGCATCTTCAATAAATCTAATTCCCATGAAGATCTATAGTAGAATCTAGTAGTGGACTTCTTGGGTGAATAATATCCTTTCTTTGAGTTAAATACTCCAGAGTTGATAAAATTCTCTATAAATTCTGGATGATCTATACAATACTGTATCATCCTTCTAGACGATTCCTCCCTAGCTTCAGGATGAGTCTCGAAATATCTAGTAACTGATATTGATAGATTCTTTTTGTGGGATTCAGACTTAGGTTTCTTAGCTGCTCTCAATCTCCCTTCTTCGAATCCTTTTGGGAGTGGGATTCTCTTGTGAGTATCGGACATCTTTCTTCTTACCTTGTCTGGTAACTTCTTCCCAGTTAGAGATTTGGATATCTTCTCTCTAGTTTCTTCAGTAATATCAGAACCTGAGCATGACGGGCTACAGTGAAATTCATATCCTCTTTGTATAGATATAAATTTTAATGAATTAGAGCATCCTTTAGCTGGGCATCTAGGTCTTTGATCAGAGTTAGTTAGTCCGAGTACTAGTATATCATAGTAAATTTGCTTCGTTAAATCAGGATCTAGCTCCTTCAATTTTCTTATAAACTTCCCTTTTACTGATGAATAATACTTATCATCACCTCCTAGTACACTAGGGAGAAGATATCTAGCAGATCCTTGTTTACCTGATGTAATGACTAGTTCACTGATCGTGAATAATCTTAATGTTCCTTTTATAAATTTCTTGTAATCCATAATATCGAGTATTATTCTGCTGATTGTCCCTATGTCGTTTAGTATTACTGATGAGCGACCAACTCATCTAGTCAAACGACCTTAGCAGGAGTTTCCAGCATTTCATGTGATTTTCTTAGTAAGAATTACTTCTTACTGCCAACTAAAGTAATCAATCGGCGTTAGATTCTTATGATATAGGAGTACGTTTCGTGGAGATAATTTCTCGAATACTTCATCTTTTATAGTCTCAGGGACTAGATGAAAGGCCAAATTATCCCCATCGAAGTCTCCACCTAATTGACTACACAGTAGGATCGGTAATCCCATTGTGTAATTAGGAGTAAGCCGAAGCTTGCAGGCTATTAAATTATATTCCTAAATTTTCACATGAGGTCGCAACTCTCATGCAGTTCTCAGGATTCATGTTCCATGAACTTCTGTACTTCTCAGTACAGTTAAGACTATATCATTATCCTTATCCAGGATACTCACCACTTCGGATGTCATAAGCTTACACCCTACTCTACTCAGTTCAGTATCTCTACTGCTTTTCGATAGTCGTTGAACGTTTTTGCAATCATTTAATGATGCTGAGATTCTTTGACTTCTTTACTGTATCATTTACGAATTTGATAACCTCCTTAGAGATCTTCTTATCCATGAATTCAGTATATCTTGAACCATCACTACTCAGCAAAGTGTAGTCCTGAAATTTAACTAGTATATCAAATTCTAGATCAGCCAGATCATTCGTAGGTCCAGATACTACCTCCAGAATCTTCCCTCCCAAATAGGATATCCTACCTTCATAATTCTTTGAGAATCCTACTTTTATTGAAGCAGGGAACTCTAGAATATATAGGTATCCAGACTGGGATTGGAACTTATTATGCAATAATCTTCGATTGGTCAACCTCATTTGATACTCAGATCCGTATCCTCTTGATGATTTATCCAGAGAATTCTTAGATCTAATCTCATTCATACGTAATCTCTTCTGATCAGATGAATTCCACTGACCGATCCTGCTGGTACCTAGGTACCTACCAGATCTATGAAGTTCTTTCATATGAGCTGACCTATCGAATCCAAATAACTTAACTTTTATCATATCAATTCGAAGAATTATCTTACTTAACTCGCTTTCTAGTTCGTTGTATTACTTGATTGCAAACTTCGCTGCTGATTTTCCTATTACTAGGAGGTTCCAGCAATTCAATGAGTTTTAATTGCACAAATATGATACTTAATTACCTGTGTATCAGCTAACTATGCAATGTCGGAGGTCTATTGATGACCACCACTTGTTGTTCTGCATATGTCTTGAAGAGTTTCTGCATCTCAGGATTAAATGCTTCCTCTTTAGTACTAAGGATAGCCTGATCCTCTGAGAAGTTCAGTTCCTCCATCAAATACTTGATGAATCCTGACCTACAGATCTCATATGCTAAGTGTATAGGTATCTCTACCTCGTCAATAGGAAGATCTACTGCTGGCACAATAGGGCATCTTCCTGAATTACTCGTTCTAATCGAGTACAGATCACGTGCTAAGTTCTCCTTGGATGAATTGAGTAGGTCAGTTGCCTGACGTAATCCATTCTCCAACATAGCCCTTAGAAGTGCTGTATACTTCACTTTCTCACCTGGAGTCTTAAACTGAGATAGCACTGTATCATAGTTAAAGGACTTCGCATCCTTATTAGCACTACACATAAATCTCAGGATAATCTGGTACCAAGTAGTCAACTTAGGAATACCCAATTCAGGTTTTCCATTCTTGACTGTATACGAGGGAGGCCTCATGATAGTGGGGAGTACTAGATAAAGTCTATTGATATAGGACTTGTACTCCTTTACATCACCAGGTCTGAACTCCTGAATCAACTTCAGTAGTCCCTCGTAACTGGACTTCTCCATATCGGTGATTATATCAGATACAATCAGTTTCTTCAGTCTGTCATCATACTCAAATTGACATGAGTCGTAGACCTTCTGAGTCAGTTTGTATCTTGATCCAGTTTTATAAAATTCTCCAGTTGAATCCGAGAACTCGAACTCTTTATCTGGGAATATCCTATCAATGAACTCCTGGAAGACATCAAATCTCATAGGATTCAAATAATAGAATGGAAGTTCTATCCTGGCGAACCTTCTCAGTGCTTCTATCCTAGAGTATACGATAGCTTCACATTCAGGACAAGGTTCGTTGGATACAGTTCTCACTTTACCACAGATGCATCGATCCCTATAAGGAGATCCGAATACCTCAACATCATAAACTCCACCTCTTACAGGGATGAATGTCTTGAATTTAAGGTTTGCATCTAGGTGAGTCGTGAGAACGAAATTTTTGGATCCTCTTCTGGTGTAGTCAAGGATATCCTCATCAGTTAATATCTCTAATGATGCCATTTATTGTGATTTTTAGTAATCCTTCAGAATGATCCTACTTAGTATGTCGTTATCCACGTTAGTTTCCTGTGCATATCTGACAAATTCCTCTCTGACATCTCTGATAGCTTCAGTTCTCACTTTATCTTTCAGTCTCTCTGAGATCCCCTCATCCTCACTGACAACTACCTCAATAAGATCACTAGCTTGATCCTGAGTCATGGATCTTGATCCAGAGATGTACTTAGTTCTATATGTTCTATAGATCTCTATATCCTCTGGACTTAATCCTCCTACATCATTGAATTCTGCAGCTCCTCTTATCTCATTTGGTTCTCTATTGAAGAATGAAAGTCCCATATATCTGATCTTTTCAGCCAGCTTATCCCTACCTTTCTTCTCGAACTCCCTAGCTACTTCTTCTACGATTTCATGCTTCTGATCCTGAATCTTCTGAAAAGCTTCTCTCACTTGCTGCTGATAATCGAATGGAAGTACATCGATGTTAGTGATTAGAGGAGTGTAGATCTTACTAGAAAGTAGATAAATGATGAATGCAGGAAGTAGTCTTTGTTTTCTTTTCTTATTGACCGCATTATCCTTAGAATAATCCATGTTACTCAGATAAGATAAGAATCCTCCTACCACTTCATTATACGATTTCATCAACTGCTCATTGAATCCATAAGCTTCCTCTTCACCTTCCAATGCAGCTTCTACATCAGCTCCTTCTAGTAGTCCAGTACTGAAACTATTAGGCATTCGGTTCTTACCTTGCTTGTGGAAGATTTCCAGCATGTAGTTGCTGATAGTCGATCCACTAGTATGAACTGGATTGGCTGAGATAACTACTGACGTCAGAGTTTCTAGATCCTGAGTCTTCATATTGTCATAAAGTCGACTAAGAAGTAGCTCAGTCCTAGTAATTCCTCCAGCTCTCGGCTGATGATCCTCTTCTGATGAATCTCCTTGAGGATCCTCATCAGATATGAACTCATCGAGCTCTGCAGAGTCATCCTGATCTGGATCATCAATCTTGATGACCGGATCATCCATTACTTCATTTTCATCTAAATCAATCATATTCTGATTAAATTATGCATATTTCTACTTAGTTCTAGAGTTCATTACGGAATGATTACAGGATCAGGAGTTAATTCCTTATTAAATCCATCGAACTTCTGACAAAATACAGAAGCCCTTAGTAATGATCCTATTACCTTAGTTCCTGACCTATCTACAGATTTGAATAGTCTACTTGAGTTCTCATTGTAGATTTCTTCCAAATCTGACCTATTGTACATCAGAATAAAGTCGTGAGGAGAATTGAAGATCTTCATCAGATAATTTATCAATCTTCGATTTCCTTTATCATAGAATGCTAAACTATCCAAGAAGTCCCTCATAATTATGATCTTCTTACTCCTGGAGTCCAATAACTCGTCCAAGGATTCAGCGTTGATCTTGTAATCTCCGGATCTCTGTCTTACCTTCATTCCTCTCTTGGGAGAGTATCTAGGGAGTTCTCTGAAACTACATGAATAAGTATCAGGACCGATGTAGACAGAGTTCGATGAGAAGTAGGACTCCTTGTATAATCTTGTCATATCATACAGAACTAGACTCAGATCTGATTCAGTAGATACACTATAGAATCTTACTAGGTGATCTGAGGATGTAGTACTGTACTTATCCATTGTATCACTCCTTATATGATAAACTGATTTATCATAGCTAGCCCTTATGTTATAATTCATAACTACTCCTTGGATTTAAGATCAGAGTAGAACTTATTGCTGAGGTCGGTTAAAATCTTACCTAGCAAGTTCTGGCCCCAGTTAGGAATGTTATTCATCGCATCGTAGGAGTTATAACCAATTCCCCAGATACGATCGTACGGACTAGCTTCTACTAGTTCATACTCATGTAGACTAGCTAGGTATTCAAGTAAATTCTCTGATTGGGAGTACTTGAGATAATTAGCTCTGTACATAATATCGTACTTCACTTCATCCCAGACTTTCTGATCAAAGTCCTTCACTTGTCTACCATACCTCTTACATTCTGATGGATCATCAGTGATCTCTAGAATTTTTGATGCCACTTCCTCATCTTTGAAAGTCATGGCTTTGTCATACATGAACTTCTGCTCACTACAGAAGAACTCATGCCCATCTTCATCTACGATTCTAGTCCTATGGAAATTACTTAGGACTCCTCCGTAGAAGAATTTGTACTTAACGTTAGTTTGATTCATACTTACTACTATTTAGTTTGTTCAGGTTATTCTAATAAAATGAATAAATCCTGAGTAACCAATGGTTAGTCGGTTACTCAGGATTAAGGCTGATCAGGTTCAGGAAACCTCTTTTTATTCTGGATAGCAATGAAGGCTTCTTTTCTTTAGGTAGGATATCATAGATCCTATATACTGCACTTCTCTTCATTACTAGGAAGTTTACTATTCCATCAGGATTCATAGGAAATATCACTACATCCTCAGGTGATACAAAGATCTCTTTTCCATCTAGGAGTTTGTACCTTATACCATCCGAGGATCTAATCTTATCGTATTCTATCCTTACTAGTATATCCTCATCCTCCTTATCTGGAAGGATCTTTACCCAATTGAAGAACCATGAATAGTCATCTGACTCATCAGAGTATGGATCATACATCATGATTCTAGGTGGGTAAGGACTACTATATTCTTTTAGTTTATAAATTTTGCTCATTAGGTAGTAATGTTATGATTCTACCATCTCCTACTTGACATAATACCTGGATTGATGCCATCAACTGCACAAGACACTCTCTGCATATACAAGTCCCAGTACCACTGGACGAATAGGCTAGTGAATGTTCATGCTCAGGGTATCCAGGTTGTGATTCGTAATTATAGAGCTGTAATCCTTGTAGTTCCTTGAAACAGATACAGCAATTATATGTACTCTGGTCATCAACCTTGTAGACTTCTCTTGAGTAGGAGTAGAGAATATGGTTGAAGAATCTGAAGTATTGAGGAGATCTGTATCCAGTTATCAGCAGACTCATCTCATACAGATCAGGAGTAGTCGATCCTTGTAGTCTACCTGAACGAATCCTATAATCTCTTAATCGATCACATAATTCTCTATCTTTCAGATATACTACAGGACCATAGTAAGATCTTAATAGCGACTTGGTAGGTTCGTCTAAGTTTGAAATGTTAATCTCTAGTAATCTTAATTCTTCAGGCAACTCGTTTAATTTAGAAATCAAAGTCTGCATCAAGTTCTGAATTTATAGTTCTTCTTAGATCGTATATAGAGATAGGATCAAATTTCTCAGTAAACTCACTTAATCTTCTAGCGAATATTTGATCATTTGATCCTTTCCATGCTGATCTGTAAATTACTAGTTTATCATCCTCTCTACCATTCGTACAATCCGTTACAATCTTACTAGCCATGTAGATATTACCTGTCTTCAGATGCTTATAGTATCCTCTGACACTAAATTGTACATCCGCAGTCTTCATTCTGATTGACTTTATAAATTAACCAAGTCATCATCTCAATCCATAAGGTCATGAATTCACGTACAGTATTGTTATCAATATCTACTAGCATGAATTTGTCCATGATCACTTCGTAGTACCCTTCTATACAGTATGATACAATCTCCTGATACATATAGTTCAGGACTGATAATCTTGACTCGTTATCTATGCATCTAGCTGTACTAGTCTCACAACTACAGGTTGGATCAAGTCCTTCTTTTAGAAGTTGATCATTTATGTATTTAATGATAGGACATGCATAACCTATCGTTCTATTATCATATCTACCTTGTAAGGATCCAGGTAAAGCCAACAATCTCATCACATTTTTCATGAGAGGTTGATAGGCCATTTTGATCTCTATATTGGTAGGGTCGTTCATGAAGTCACAAATGGTGACTACATTTGAACACTCAGACGAGACGCATCCCATATAAATATTTCTTAAACATTATTGAAATATGATTCCTAAGGAACTTCATCCTATTCTTATTCAGTAAGAATACGAATACAATGAATCCAAATTTAGTATCCCATAAGTACTGATTAGTATAGTCCAGAAAGTCATCATTCTCACTAGCGATCTTCAACTTATCATACCTAGTCACTTTGTTCCAATCTATCAGATCGTACTTCCTAGTAACTAATGCAAGTATAGCTAATTGGTTTGATGATAACTTCAGTCTACTTATCAGATACTCATTGGGATTACTGAGTAGTATACTCAGTGTATCGTAGTAGGTCAGAACTTTATCATGCTCTGCATAATAATCCTCCACCAGTTCAATAGCACTATTATTATTCACTATTATCTGCAGAAGATCTCTTCTAGGACTTTCTAAGTCGATCTTATTGACATACTTAGTAAATCCCAGCAGTGACAATAACGTAGCTGACTCCTTCGTTACATATTCTGAGTACTTATCAAGAGAAATCCCCATGGATTTCTTCAGCTTTAGATCATCGATGAGTGAGGACCAGGTTCTTGTATATCCTTCTGGTACATCTGATTCACTCATCTTTAGAAGTTTAGTCAGTAAGTCAGATATAGTACTGGCTTTTAACGACTTCTTCTTTAGTAGTATAATCTTATCCATTACATGATTTCGTTAAGGACTCCTCTTTGAGTACTAGACAGTCACCGTCCACGTACACATCTGGAATCTCTTTTAATATCACTACGAGCTTTATCTCTCGATTCTCATTCACTAGTGCTTTTACTGCACTAATAGTGAATTCACTGAGACATGCTCTCTTCACTCTTCTCAGTAACATGGTAGGGATTCTACTAAATGTAACTCTACTCCCTATAATTACTGATGCATCTAATTCTAACATATTACCTAGGATTGGCTAGTCTGTCAGCCATTTCATTAAACTTATCCCCTGCATGACCTTTGATCCAAGTAAACTTGGCAGTTATATTATTATCACGCAGTTGTTCCATAATATCATCCTTAATCTTCTGGATGTAAGGTTTGTTGATCCTCCATCTACCATTAAGCCATTCACTGACTCCCTGATAGTCTGCTAGTACCTCAACTGAATTTCCAGATAGAACTGAGTTGAACCTAGCGATTCCAAGTAGGACTGCTAACATCTCCATAGTAGGATTTGATACGTCGTCAGTCCCATACTGTTCTTTAAACTTGAGCCTATCGACTTGCATAGACTCTGTATTAAGTACTATATCAGATTCAACTAGTACAACTCCAATTCCAAGTCTGTTCGATGCTCCAACACCTTTCAAGTGTGATCCATCTGTATATAATTTATAATATCTCATAAATTTTGATTCATTTGATTCACAAGTAAGGCGATCAACCTTTCTTGGACGTGGATTTCTAAAAAGAAAATAGAGGGCTAGCAGCCCTCTATTAAATCCTAATAGAACTCTTCTCCATTAGAATGATCATAACTTAAGAAATATGGGAGTGAAATCCCTGCATTCCTATAGATTAAAGATCTAAGATTTATGAATACTATAGGATCTTCTAGTAACATGTATAACTCGACGATCTGAGATTTCAGATTCGTGGATGAGAATCCGAGTTGATGCTCTAGAGATATAGTAAACAAAGTGAATATTAGATCTACGAGATGAGATCTATCCTTAGGAGGATTAGATATAACTTGTGATATGTTATAAACCTCCTTCAGCAGATTCACGTACTCAAACGGGATTATAATCACCGATCCAGTTAGTAAATTCATAATGTCCAGAGAATTACTATCTGGACTCATCCTTATGATCACATTAGATCCGATCACCTTATACTGCTCCCAGTCGAGTACTTTCTCAAAGATCCTCGATTTACTAGAAGAATTGGACGCTATAGTAGCCAATGACGTAGATAAGGATGAGATGTATAGATCATCATCTTTCATACCTAAACTTTGAATTTCTGATTGTACTTCTCTAATATCATATCCGATACTAAAGAGATTAGATTGCTCCCTGAGTATATCACTGAGTTATCTGTGAACTTCACTCCACTATCATCGCATAAGGACGAGGTAGTGATGTACTCATTGTACTTAGACAAATCATCAGGTGACTTAAATGATATTGATAAGATATCCGAGGGAGCGTTCGTGTACTTATCCCTACCTTTATAGTAGATGACATTGAATACCTCTACATCCAGTACCTGACTGAGGAGATCTTTTAGAACTCTCTCAGCTTTTATCTCAGGAGGTAAATTCTCAAGATTATTCATAGTGTCATAGAGTTTTATAATGTTATAGATATCAGATATCTCTCGTCTATATGATCTAGACAGATTCCATCTTGACTTCATCTTGTAAGGTCCACAGTACCAAACGTGAGCTGCAGTATCTAGATCATATGTAGGATTGTACTTATCCATGATAAGAAAGAACATCTCTTCTGATTTCTTTCTATCAAATCTATCTGAATAAGTGTAGTTTGTTCCTTCAGTGGCATTGATATGTCTTACCATAGACTTCATTATCTGAAGACATCCTGAAGCTCCTGAAGTTTCATTCACTATCGAATCGTTGAATCTCGATTCATGATACATAATAGACATGACTAGTCGTTTCTTTCTTAGAGAGTCCTCTAACTTAGTCATGTAATCCTCGATTGATTCTAATTTATGGAATTCTGTATGTTTTGATTCAGTGAATGACTTTCCATCAACTAGTAGCATAGCCATTAGTGATAGGATAATCATTAATGATTTTCTCATTATATCTCGTTTTAGTTAAACATAAAGTTCTACTATAGGAGATGATAATAATTTTGTAGAATTTATCATTTCAGCTAGTATTGATCGATGACAATGAGTTCGATCCTTACAATAGCATAGTAGAACTGCTCCTTTACTATTGGATTCATCCACTAAGGATTTTATCCTACCAAGGAGTCTTAGTACATCAAGGTTCTTCTGCTCCTCTATGTATCTATCTATGTAACTCTCAAATGGAAGATTATTGTATTTGGAGTCACAGAATAATTCATAACTGGGAGAAAGCTCCTTGAAGTGAATCCTAGTGTTCTCATACTTCTCCACTAAGGGATTCATGAATCTACAAATGAAGACTGGAAGATATCCAGATCTAATATAGCACTCTAAATTAGTCTTAGATATCCTCCCAGTCTTTATATCTAGATCGATCATTACTTCAGAAGATCTTCTTTTATCTTCCCCAAAGTTCTCGATACTACATCGAACATCTTTCTGGACGATTCATCCTGAATGGCAATATCATCCTCTGATAGATCTTTGTAGTATACTTCCTTCTGAGATATCTTAGATAAAATAGTGTCTCGAACTTCTATTATAGTCTGATCCTTTATGACATCACATAGCCTAGGAGTGAATAGAACTGAGAATCCTTCAGGAGTACATCCCTCTTTTATAGCTGACTCCCTGCATTCATCGATCAACTCCATAAGATTACTAGAAGTTCTTGAGAAGTTCGATTCATATAGAGGACCTCTAGTAGCCACCGCTACTAGAGCTTGAATCAACTCATCCTTCTCGGACTTTGACTCTACATAGTCTATAACAAATTCATAGATCGTGATGGGAGTAGCAGCATCCTTCTGTTCAGGTTCCTGAATTTCTCCTACTACTTCCATCGAGTTTACTTCATCATTTCTTAAATCCTTTTTCATACTTGTTAGTTTTATTAAATTTTCTACTCATTTTATCCCACTCTGATGTAAATGGATTATCTTTTTTCTTTTGAGTAGTGAATGTTCTCTGAGATGATTGAGCTGAGATACCAAACTTCTCTTGAGCTTGGACAAATTTAGATGGTAACTGAGATAATCTTTTTATCAGCTGTACGTTGGATGATATCATAGCCACCATAGTAGCTGAATCTAGTGTATATACTAGATCCTCATCCTTCAATAGTTCCTGATAACCATTATCCACTAGATACTCATTGAGTAATACTAGGCACTTGAATAGGTCAGGAGATTTTATAAGTACTGACAGATCTCTGAGGTAAAGATTGTACTCACCTAAATCATTATCTCTAGTTATGTCGATAATCATTGCACTGCCATAACTATTAATCCAGCCACTCCGACTCCTATCCCTATACCTCCTATAGTCCAAGCTAGTCTCTTTTGTCTCAAAGCTTTCTTTTGAGTCTCGGATATCACAAGCAACTGTTCCTTGTAAATTCTTTGATAGTAATCTGCTTGGACTTGATACCTATTTATCATGGTATCCTGCTTGATTATTTGCAGGGAGAATTCTGATAACTTCTTATCCTTTAATTCTAGGATTGAGTTCAGACTCTTAATCTCCATCTTAAATAACTCCCTTTCTACTAGGGACTTATTTATTATTCCCAACTGAGGAATAGTAATTCCTACTAGCGTATCACCTTCTATGATTAATTTCTTAGGATATGGTTCCTGAGAAATTGCATAGAAAGGAACCACTAGTAGGAATAATAAGTTAATTAGGACTTTCATTTGATTCATCCTCGTCGGACTCGTAGTACGGATAAGGATCTAGGTCTTTAGGCACCATGTATTCTGATGACTGGACTACTCCAGTATCGTCAGGCACTAAGAGGATCACCTCATCCTTGTACCCCATGTAATCCTGAGATTCAGGCCAAGGAACCCATCTGTACTCATCACGAGTTTCTGCAGTGGATTCCATACCATTAGCTCTCAGTACCTCCCATGGTATGAACATATAACCTTCATAATCCTTGGGATAGTCAAGACAATCCAATAAGTCGTCATCTGTCACTAGACACATTTCGACTCTTCCGTAATACGTTTCCATTTTAATTTAATTCACTAAGTTTGTTCTTCAAGAACTGTATAGCCTCATCAGCTGGCAGATCTTGCACTCTATTTATTTCTTTATAGTACGAATCCTTTAAGGAATCATACTCTTTGACTCTACTATTTAACATAGAGTCTAGCATCATCACTCTTCCTTCCGAGAGTTTTACCTCATCACGAAGTTTGAGTATATAGGTATTCTGATAGGTTATAGAATCCAGAAGGGATTCTATCCTATCCTCATACTGTAATATCCTTTTGTTACTAACGTAATTGGATATCAAGTAAACTAAAAGTACCACTAGTAGTACTGATAATATTACTAGTGATACTTTCTTAATTAAATCCTGGTTTATTGCCACTTTAGTTATCGTTAATTAGAATTCCTATTTTCAATGAAGCAGTAACCAGTCTTCCGTCAGGGAGAGATATCTCTTTATAAGAGTAATTAGAGAACTTACTCATTACGAACATCTTGACTACTCCGAAATCGTCAGATGATAGTCCGATATAGTTCAGATCCCAGGAGTACTTACCTTGATCAAACTCTCCTAATAATGACGATAATCTAGTTATCCTGATAGAGTAAGATTTACTCATCTCTGGAGACTCTGAATTCATGAGATCCGATTTCAGTTTCTTCATGAACTCCATAGCTTCAGATTCAGTACTCAAAGAGAGTCGATCAGCTAGATCAACTGGATACTGAGATGGATCCTCTGATGATACAAACGATATCTGCTTATCCTTCATCTGATCATAATAAGATACTATCTCTACTACTTTTCCTGAGTATCCTTTAGTAGATAATGACTTTATCAGATGCTCCATAGTACTAAACTTAGTACTATTTCCTAGAGATATAAATACCCCTACTGAATCAGACGAATTCTTAGGATCATATACTACGTAGTATTTCTTCTTAGGTCCGTAGAATTCAGATACTGATTCGTTTAATTCTGATATCTTTACCATCCTCCTCTTCTCCGATTCTCATTACAGTTCTTGACTTTCATGTACTTGAAGTTCTTCTGATCCTGAGGGTATCCATAATTGAATCCATAGATCGTATAACTCTTCATCTTGGACATGGCTATCTCCCAATCACCTAGGCTATCTTCAAAGTCAGATATTACTACTATGATGGTATCATCTGAGAATTTCTCCTTAGCATAGATGAATGACTTAGCCAGACAAGTGCCACCTCCACAGCTGATCTTAGGAGTACTCTTCTTCGTATTGAGATCTTTGTACAACTCACAGAAACTGGTATCCCAAGTCAGAATACTGTACTTAAGATTCGAGTTGATAGTTCTCATCTTCCTCCTGATGGTGTTGATCACTCTATCAACTAGGGAGGTATCCATACTTCCTGATACATCGATGATGAACAAGATCGTAGGATCGAAGTCACTAGTAATCTTCATGGTATAAGATGGAGAGATCACATCAGTGATTATCCTTCTATTATACTTGTACGTAAGATTCCTAGAATAACTTCTTTTGATCACCTTCTTCCTGAAGGATCTAACTACTTCCTCCAGTCCTATGTCGATAGGATCAAGATCCTTTACGAAAGACCTAGTAGAAGTGGATCTCCCAGTTCCTCTTCCAGATCCACCTTTGGAGTACACTTCTCCTACATGGACTTTCTCTCTAGAGTCAGATCCATGATCAGATTTTCTTCCTTTAGTTTCTCCATCAGATCCATCAGAAGTCCCTCCTTCTTCACCTGATATATCAGACACTGCTTTCGAGATATCTTCTGGATCCTCAAGCATATTCTTGAGCTCCTCGTACCTCTTATTGACGTACTCCTGATCATTCAGAAGTTCAGCCTGTTCGTCAGTTATCGATTCAGGAGATTCATCAGATTCAGGTCCATCATTAGATTCGGAGTCAGATCCTTCTTCACCTGAAGATTTACCTTGTCCGTTGTACTTCTCAAAAGATCCTCCACTGCCGCTAGGCGAACCATCAGGATCTGATGGGTCGAATGATCCACCTGAATCACCTGAGGATCCTTGCTGAGATCCTGATGAGTTATCAGACTTATCACCTGATTGAGATCCTCCTTGAGATCCATCAGAACTCTCAGATCCACTAGTTTGTCCTGGTGAATTTGATGGTTGTCCTGACTGACCTCCAGGTTGAGATCCATCAGAGGATTGTTCTTGTCCTCCAGTAGATCCTTGTTGACCTTGTCCTTGTTGATCTCCTGACCCATCCTGAGGATCTCCTGATTGTCCTCCACTGCCGGACTGTGACTGTTGCTGACCTGACGAGGACTGCTGACCCTGTTGACCTTGAGAATTTCCAGATCCCCATCGATCAGTTGAGTCTTTACTATATCCTTGTCCTGATTGCTGACCTTGTTGTCCCTGCTGACCAGATTGGGATTGATTACCTTGTCCTTGTTGAGGATTACCTATACCATACTTCAGTAGCATGATATACTTTACAAACTTATCAAGATTCAGCATGATAAGCTCCAGATAGTCAGGATATGTCAGTTCATTAGGGAATCCCCATCTAGCACTGGGATGACAGAACTTGGTCATGACATCCATACGACTGAGACCTCCGTAAGTTTCAAATACAGATTTCTCAATAATCGCTATATCCTTTCTATCAAGAATCTTAGAGTTTATCTCACAGTCCATAGCAATATTATGGATCATGTGATTGATCATAGGATCGTCCCGAACTTGAATTAATAACTTATCTCCAAAGTCGATACCACAGTTCTTATTAACTAGAGCCACGATATCATCGAATCTATCGTTTATGATTCGTAGGAGAGAGTCAGATAAATACTCAAGTCCGTCCAGATGCCCTAGATAGATATGTCCATACTCATGAACTTCTAACCTATCCTCAGCATCTTTACTATTCAGCTCTGAATAAACTACCTCGTACTTATGTTCACCTTTATAACAGTAGGCTACCTGTCCTTTGGTAGTATCCTTTCCTAACTTGGTCCTGGTGGATACAATTTTTCCACCATAGATCAAGTTCATTGAGTCACGAATATCCTTCATACTCTATTAGTCCTCCAAGAATTTCTCCCTGGACTCAATTCCCTTCACTTCCTGAAGATCTCCCCAGATACGATCAGGATTATTCTTCATAAGATCCTGAATGATCGACTTGATCTTGAAGGTCTGCTTACTGAGAGTAAGATGACACTTCTTCACAGCATCCTTCAGTTTATTCTCGTAAGAATCGGGAGTCTTCTTGATAGGTTCTTCAATAAGACGTAAGATTGCTACGATATTATTGAAGTTGATGATCCTCTGATTGATATTCTCTGGAGTGATAGTGTTAATGTCGTTGGACTTCCTCACTGCTACCAGAAGGAGATTAGTGATACTCTCAATGAGAGAATCCTCCAACTGGTTATTCTTGGACTTGTCAGAGTTCATTGCTCTCATGACATTCTCGAGTTTCACCAGATCATCACTAGTAGGTTCAGCTCCTACCAATTGTCCAGATTCATCTACGTACTTTCCGAGGACCTCCATCAGAGGTTTCTTGAATCGATTGTTATTCGACCTCAGTTTCTTCTCGAAATCAGTTACAGCCTGAGTAACATTCGTCTGGAATCTATCATACAGAGATTTCTTCTGCACTTCATCCCCAGATCCTTTCTTGGCTAGGGACATACCTACTCCTACCAAACCCAAAGTTATGAGTTTGAAGCAGTGAGATCTCATCCCCTCCAATCCATACTGAAGATACATAGAGATACAACACTCCCTATAATAGTTCAGTGATCGATACGATACAAATCCAGGGAGTTCAGAATTCTCTACATCCTGATAGATGTCTTTCAGTTCAGTTACTGAGAGGTCGAGTTCCTTGGTTTTGCTGAGTTGATCAACGAACTCAAAGATACTATTCTCAATGATAGCTTTTATACTCTGAGTCTGACCTTCATCGAGTTGAGCATTCAATCCATCAGGATTAGGTTTACTCAGCTCCTTCAGCTTATCAAACTTGGAATCAGATCCAGGTTGATACTTACTCATGAATGATCTCAAGTCAACTTCACTAGGAGTAATGTTGAAGATGCAGAATCGGTTCATGAGAGGTGGGATCAGGTTAAAGTTGCTCGAAAGATTCGAAGCATAGTTACCTGCAGCTACTACGAGAGTATCATCAGGAAGTTTCTCATCTCCTACTCTTCTCTCAAAGATAAGATGAAGGAGTGCTCCCTGTACATACTCAGAAGCTGTCGTTATCTCGTCAAGGAAAAGAAGAATTTTCTTCCCTTCATTATGATGACGTTTTAACTCTGCAAACCACTTAGGGATAAGTCGAGTTGCAGTATGATCTTCTCGCCCTTCGTTTACGTCATAACCTAGAATTTCTTCAGGTGACGACTGAGACCCTCGAAGTAGGATCATCTGGTAACCCATAATATTGCAGTACCACTCCACTGAAGTGGTCTTGCCAGTTCCTGGGTTACCCATGAATAGAAAGGGCACTTTTGATAAATTGCTCACTTGGAGCGCACGAAAAATTAATGAATTGATGTCTTCTACCATCGTTTAGTTTGTTAAATAATTTGAGTTAATTACTTCTGTGGATTTTCATCCAAGGTTAAGGTTTTCAGGCTTGATCCGAGGTGGAACTTCCGTTCTATCTCCCTCAAATGTCGTTTAGGTATATCATTGAACTTAGTAGTCATATAATTCATGAGTAAGTTATAACATAGTTCATGAGGAGTCACTAGTTCATTCAAGTACTGATACTTTATATCTCCATTAGATACGATTGGTTCATATCTCATCTCAGGATTCCATCCATAAGCTGAGATAGCACCTTTCATATCATAGAACTTATTCCATGCATCATTTAATGGATGGCTCCAGATTCTTAGAAGCTTCACTATCTCATTGACCTGAGAACTCCTGAATCCAGATGGTACGTCTGATGTAGAGTAGATCACCATCCTTGCTCCTGCAGGACGTTTGATCATATACCTAGGATTCACATAGGATTCACTACCTGTCGATATCTTCACTCTGTAGTATATTCCCAAATCGTTATCCATGAATCTAATACTAGATACACACCTACTCAAATCCACCCAAGCTTTTCTAGAACTAAACCTCACTAGAGGTCTATCCCAAATAAACTTATCAATTACAAGATCGTCGTTTTGTCTTATAACCATTATTTTATTCTAATTAGTTTCATTCAGAATTAAGGCTTCAAACGGTTATGGTAATAATCAAAAAAAAGAAAGTAGAAGGAGAACTCTCCTTCTACTTAGTCGTCTCTACTGACGACTTAACTCTTGCTAATTCTGCTGACAACTTCTTGTAGTCATTAGAGAATGACTTCCAAGAGTCACCGAATAACATAATAAGATCTGCCAACTTTAGGAAGAATCTTATGCTGAAGTTTACTTTGCACTTCTCGAATATGTCATAAATTAGCATATCATGAATTTCTTCATTGAATACCTTTAACAATTGTTGTTTAGCATTGGTATTCAATCGCTTATCCTTATTTATAAAGTTTTCTACGATAGACAAGTTCTTGATAAGAATATCTTCTCTAGTAAGAGTGACACTCATCAGATGAACTCTATCCAGAACTGCTTTCATGTGATCTGATAACTCGTTATAATCCTGCCTATCGAAAGACTCGTTAGTGATCATGATGAGAAAACTATCAAACGAGAATGAATCTACTCGTCCTCTGGTACCGTAAGATACCAATCTCGACTTATAATCATTCTTATCCTTAGTGTTATTCAGAGCAGCTTTGAGCAAGTTCAAAGATTCACTATTGTAGAATACGTCACAGTCATCAAGTACTAGAATATTTCTCTTTTCAGTAGTTTCCTTCAGAACTTTGTACAAAGTCACTGGAGAGATCTTACCTGAATAAGTCTCATAACCATAGATCTTACCTGCTTCCTGAAGATCCTCTAACCATCTCATGATGTTATAAGTCTTTCCAGTACCAGGTTGACCATTTACGATTATTCCATTACAGAAACACTCCTTGTAATTCGATGCCGATTTCTTTATGATGTTTTCGAATTCCTCTAACTTGGAATCTATATCAATCAAAGATGATCTTTGAAGATCCGTGAGAAGAGGAAATTCTACTTCAGTTCTACTGAACTTATAAGGATCGTCAGCAGAAAGAAATTCAGTTTTTATCTGAGTCTGATTCGTTTTTGAGGTCAGACTCCCCCTCACTTCCAAGTTTGTCATTGTTTTCAGAATTCTTTAGTTTGTCTAGAATCTGAAAGGCAGTATTGACATCCTTGACTATCTTGAATGCTGTATCAGGAGATAATCCCTCCAGCATTGTTTCTCCATTTAGTACAAAATTCCAGGAGAGATTCGATCCTTTCTTTACTGGGACTAGTATGCAGGAATCTAGAATAGTCACTGCAGCTGATCCTGAGTAGATCTTCTTCCTCTTAGTAAATAAGTTCTTACTCCTCATATGGACTGAGGAAAGACTCTGTTTGCATTTGTACTGATAACCTGATGAATCCACTAACTTATCAAAAAATCTCAGGATAATGAACTTCTCTTCAAAAGTTAAGTTATCCATGAATTTTGTGATGACCTCATAAGCATCTAGTGGAGAGATAGTACTGGAAGTATAATCATACTTATCAAACTTCTTCGTCTCCATAAATTCTTATTAATCAAATAAGTTATAGAATTCACCTCCAGGAATAGTTACAGGTTCATCTCGTACTGAAGAATCCATGAGAAGTTGATTCTGACATTTTTTATCAGATTTAATCTCAATCTTCTTCATATCTTCAGACTTAATTGACTCCTGACTATTCTCAGAGTTCACAGTTGAATTGACTCCTTCATCTTCTATTGGCTGAGGAGTTCCTATGTAAGTGTAGCTACCTGAACGACTTTCATCCTTCACTACCTGAGGTTCAGGTGGAGTTTGATGAATTATCTCTTCAGGTAGTACAACATTACTCTTATTCTTACTACCTTTTGGACGTGCCATAATATTTAAATTTTACTTACTTGAGGAGAAATTCTTCTCATCATACAACCAATAGCCTAAAACGTTATACATAAATGTTAATACTAAATTGTCAGTTTAATATCAAGGTTCTACCTTGCTCCATATTTCTACAGAGATCAGACTATATCATGATCTCATTACTGAGATCCCCACCACTTCCAGAGTCATTATTGACTTACTCTGTACTTCCTTACGGAATAGTCGTTGGACTTTTCTGAGTTTATTCAGACTTAGCTGCTGATTATCTTTTAAGACGTAAAGTCCCAGTCAGATTTTCCAGCAATTCAATGGGATTAGACATGCATCACTGCATGAATGTACTATATTACTAATACTCGGCCATTTCAGGTATGATGACGAAATCTCCTTTATAATATTTATCTACTACGTCAAGTACACTCTTGTAGTACTTCTTAAGAAGAGCGGCTCCTCCTCCTACGAATAGTAGATTATCCATATTGTCAATTACCTTGGAGAAATCTTTCTCAAGGAGTTCAAGTACTCCTTTCAAATATTCTTGTATAAATACGTCAATTTTTCCTCTGTAATCGTAGCTTGCACCTCGATGAACTAAGACTCCTGTTTCCAGAATCTCCTTAGCGTGCTGAAGTGAGATACGAATACCAGTTTCATTTCTAATAGCATCCATCAGATTCAATGCTACCCTAGCTACGCCCTCACCAATGAACCCTTTTATGGTTTGACCTGAAGTCACTCCACCAATGCACTGATAGACGTCGATAGTATTGAATCCAATATCGATACCTAGGAAGTTCTTAACTTTAGTATCATTATACTGAGTCGGATCACCTGGATTACGATTGTAATGATCATAGGCAATCTTCGATCCTACACCCTGAGGTATAAGGACGAAAGCTTCAATAGGCTTCGTCAGCTGAGCTGATACGTAGTTAAGATAATCAGCGGACTTTTCGATCATAGCGACTGAAAGTCCCAGAATAATCCTATCATAATCCACTCCATACTTATTCATGAGGAATGCGAGAATGATAGGAGATGCCTCTTTCAATCCCTCATAAGAGGTGAGATCTAGAAGCTGATCGTTCGGCAGCTTTAATGCTGTATCGAACAAGTAATAAGTTTGACTGTTGAACTCGAACGCATTGGCATCCTTAATGATACTGCTAGTTCCTACCTTCCCTACGGAAGATATGAACTTCTCATACCTACGAACACCCTCTGAGTTCTCGTAACAAACCTTAACGGATCCATAACCAAGATCCACTGCGATCTTCTTCATTAGTAAATCGATTTAGTTTGACTGTTTAATATATCATACTGTTCATGATCTTAATATGAACAGATAAATATCCGCACAATTATTATAAAATTACTTACTTCACTCCAAAGCTACTTCGGATTCATCATTACCGAGTAGCGTATTTTTCACAGATTCATATCCTAATTTCACGGAACTTAATACTGCTAATATACTTACTATAATGCTCACTACTGTTTTTACTGTTTTTATCAGGTCAGTCACTACTGAAACTGCTTTCTCATCTCCTTCCGTAGGAGGAGTCTCTATTCCGAGAGAGTCATACTTAACACTCTCATTACCCGACTCGTCCGTCGATATCAGGAAATTGCATATTGCTTCAGTTACCGTGACTAACGATTTAAAGAAATTTGTTATGTTGTTCATATTGGTACTATTATTATAAAATTGGTTTACTTAATTAAATGAATCTTTTCTATCCTCCAATAGTATAATAATTGTACCGAATATTTATCAGCCTACGTCAGACTGAAAAGCATAACTAATAAACAGTACTAAACTAGTTCTTTCTACTAATTACCAACGATCGTCGTGATCTACATATGGTAATCCTAGATAATCAAAGATTTCAGACTCAGTCCACTCTTCTCCTAGAAGATCTCCGTTCTCAGTCCTAAATCCTGATCCTGTTAATTCCAAATCCATCCTACTAGAGATGGATATAAGTTTTGTCATGAATTCTAGACTGCTAGTATAGAATAATGACTTATAATCAAAGTTATACCCAGCTAGAATTGGCAAGATTCTTAGAGTACTAAGATGACCCACTACTTTCTTGGATAAAATCTCAATGACTGATCTATCAGGTTTCATGGATCCATCCGATGACATATCTGATATACTCAGGTCATAGGGACCGATTTCCTTTAGTCCATTAATAATAGAACTTACAGTACTGCATCGTACTGATCTATCATCATATGCTGGGAGTATAATTAACGGTAGTACTGGTACTCTACCAACACTGTACTTCATAGAGATGTCACCTAATCTATACAGTATGATATCATCAATAGAATCCATAACTTTAGGAAGATCGGTCTTGATCTTCTCTATAAGTCCTTGATCAAGATCACTACGAGTCAGGTAGTCCATCCTTTCCTCAGATGAACTAAAGTGGAGCGCTTTCAATTTATCCACAATTATGATAGCTTCCTTCAGATGCTTACATAACCTCTCCAGTGAACCTATTTCATGATGACATTTTCTGTAAGTGAAATCCCTACAGCTGCAAGTCATTAAATTGAGATCTACTTCATAGTATTTATCTTTCGATCCTTTTATCTCAATAGTTTTCATGACTCCTAGTTTGTTTAATATCAGAAATAAGGCGAAAAAGGGTCAGGAACCCTCTTTTTATCGAGAGCTCCTGACCTAACAAATAAAATATGGTTTAACCGATTTATCACTCCCCTAAAAAGTGACCAATCTTACTACATAGGAATCTTCTGATCCCTAAATTCGAATTTTATCGTCTGTTCTGTATCCCCTACTTTAACTTTCATCGTATTATCATCGAATCCAGTTTTATCTGAGAACCACTTCTTAGACATTATGAGACAGAATTTACTCTGAGCCAGTGCTCTGATCTTGTCCTTGGCGTAGGAATCATAGAGATCATAGAGTTCATTTATCTCATCGTAGGGACTTTTCTCAGAATTGTTAATGAGATTATCAACGTCATTGATAACATCATTCATGTACTCCTGAGATACAGTTAGACTCTTATTCAACTTCACTTTATCTATTACCTCTTCAATTTTTGGTAAAGATGAGAACTTGGAGATCGTGGACTTCAACGTAGGAGCCATGTAGTAATCTCCTGAGTACTCCCTCTCAGATGCAGGAGTGTATCCTCCAGTCTGAGTAATACCCAGAGTCCTCAGGTACTCACTCTCAGGACTATCTACGTAGTTGAATCCAGTACCGAGATAGGCATCAGATTTCTTCAACCATCCCAGGTACTTCTTGTATGCTCTGAACTTCAGAAGGTCAACTTCTAATCCTGCAAGAGTATCCATACGGACTCTCTTGATACGATCACGATTGATGATTGGCATCCTACTGAGATCTACCACTTCCGTAGTCCTCGATTTAGAACTTTCAGCCTCAGAGATAAGTCCTCTCTTAGAGAGTTTCTTACTCATCTCCTCACTAAGATGCATTGGAATCTGATTAATATTCAGAATTCCATCCTTAATGATAGTGAAGTTCCTAAAGATATAGGAATCAATTGAAGTGATGCCATACTCATTCTCAGGAAGTTCCAAAGTCACTGGAATCTTCACCATGAACGATAGGTTAGCTCTATCTTCACTCCATACGAGATTCCTGATAGAAGGACCGAAGTCTGCATCGGGATAGATAACATTGACCTTCTGAGTCTTCTCAACTTCACTGAGGATCTTATCGGCCTTCAGTTTAGTTGATGCATTACTCAGAGCTTCTTTGGTTTCCTCATCCAGTACAATCTTAGCTCTACTTTTGGCTCCAGTTCTCTTATAGGAGAATCTGGGATCACACACTAGAATCTCATTAGTTTCATCCTGAGATAAATCATCCATGAGATCCAGAATACAGTATCCATTAGACTTGGCTTTGTAATTGTAATCTACTCCGTCAGAACATCTCAGGGAAGGATCAAATACTGCATCTAAGATATCAGATTTCAGGGCTTCCAGTCTCTGTTTTCCGAATGCAGCTTCATAGGAATTTATGAATCTGATATCTCCGGAATCCTTCAACAGCTTCTCGAATAAGGTAGTCTGTCCTTTAGAAAGTGCTACCCACATAGCTGCATAAAGTTCAGGAGTTTTCTCTTGACTGATCTGTCCTGCACCGACTCCCTTCATCTTCTGAATATAGAAGAACTTCTTGGTTCCCATAGGAAGATATACTGAAGTCGACCTCTGAGCATCATAGATGTTTACTGACTTCGATTCATCATCGATCTCGATTATAGTCTGAGTATTCATCGTCGACTTGAAGTCACTAATATCCACCTCTACTTTGGGAGTCATGCTATCACTCTTCATAGCTTTCTCGAAAGTAAATTCATAACTCTCAAAGTCCTCAGCATAGATCTTCTGACCTCCTAGGATCTCAGCCATTTGCTGAAGTTTATCAGAATCAGCCCAGTTTCCGTACTCAATAATCGTACATCCTGCTACTCTTCCTGAGAGGTTCTCCACCATCTCTACTACTTCAGTCCAAGGATGGTCATTATTCCCTCCGTCAGACATGAAGATAAAATTGAAGATACTCTTATTCTTCATGAATGCTAGTGACTGAGACGTAGTCACCAACCTAGTTGCCAGTTCTACTGGCTCATAGAAGCTAGTCATCCCCATAGGTCTCAGGAACTTATCAATAGCTTCATTCATCATCTGTAGATCCTTGGCGTTCTTTATGTTTACGAACTCCTTCAGAATACCACACTCCTTAGCTCCGGAGAACCAGATGATGGTAATAGTGTTCCCGTCACCTACTAGATCAGGGAGCTTATTCTTAAGCTGATTCCTGATGAGAGGCAATGTGGAATACATACTTCCACTGACATCGACACAGAAAATGTGATTAACTGAACGCTTAACTTCAACTGTAGAAGTTTTGTCATCAGTCAGTTCAACATTGGCGATAGCTAACGAGCTATCTAAGATTTGCAGTCTCTTCTGATAATTGCAATCCATAATAATTTAGTTTTATTGAGTTATACTCCCGCACTATTACAGGAGCTTTGGTTTAACTACTTACTTCAAAGTTAAGGTTTGTCACCTTCTAGGAGCCTCTTTTTTATAGCTCAAGGATTCTAGCAGTATAAGACGCAATCGATGACTTTCTAGGCGATACAGTCGCTGATGATATAGAATCTATACTCGTAGGAGTAGATCCTCCTATAGACGACTGCCAATTGACGTCATCCGCTGTAATATAGGCATTGAGATCCTTCGTGCCAGTCAATATTTTATAAGAATATATCCCTCTACTATTATCACTTGATCTGCAAGTCCCACTGACAGTGACATCCTCTAGATATTCATATCGTAGGGGAGTACTTCTGAGCCTGATTCGTCCATCACCAGTTATATTGAGATTAATAAAGACCTCAGGGAGTGACTCAGAATTTGTGTTCTGGTTAAAGAATATCCTATTCATATATATATATTACCTTTAGTTGTGATCAGCTTCATTACTGATCACAATTAAGGGGGGGGTCATTAGAAACGCATATTTATGCATAAAAAGACGAATTTAGTCACCCCCCCTCAGTTATGATGGTTGCACTAGAGTAACCAGATTTATAAATTATGAATAAGATTTTCTTTAATCAGAATATGAAGACTGATGTAGTACTTACCGTAGTGAATGGATGGTTAAATCATGTATTCTATGTAGGGTCAGCATTAAATAGGACTATACCTGAGAACTTCATGATGAGTACTACTGTGAGTAATATAGATTTAGGGTATGGGTATCCTGTAGAGTATGACTTGGATGTAAATATTCCCAGTGGAGAACTCGTAAGTAGCATAGCTGTAGGTAAACCTTATGGAGATCTAACTCCAGTAATAAATGAACCTTACGGGTGGGAACCTGAATATGTAAAAATAAGGATTATGGACTACATACCTGAATAAAAGAAAGGAGAAGGCCTAGGCCTTCTCCTTCATTCATCTCTCAACAAACAATCCACATCTACATATTCCATCCTCTCTAAATTCCTTGCACTGACAAATCTCGTCAGGATCTAATGAATCAGGATTATGTATTAAGCAAGGACAGTACGGACGTCCGAACTTCTTTATATTTCTCTTCAATCCTTCAGTTACATACATCTTCACTTCTGGATCATCTGTCATCTTATACTTCTTTGTATCCATTCTAGAAATTAACCTCCACGATTCTATATTCTATATCTTTAGGAAGTATAGATTCAGGTAGGAGTGCCGACTCAATTAGCATGTAGATCGATCTTCCTCCTACTGCATTTAATAGATCCTGAGTGAGATCAAACTCCTTAGTAAATGAGTTCTTAGAGTACTCAGTATAGATATCCATATCGACCTTTACTCTCCTACCAAATCCCTTCAGAATAAAGTTATCTATCTCCCTAAATCGTCCTATCAACTTCTCATACAATCTGCTATCATCATTATCTATAGGAAAGATCTCAGTATAGCTAGTATCAATAGTGAACCTATTGATAGAATCAGTTTGTCTTCTTACCATACTACAAACAAGCGTTTACTAATGGTGTAAATACCTTCTCAATATCCATTTTACTGAATAGTCCTTGGAAGTTACTAGTTATGATCTTACGATCCTTACTCCAAGCAATGGCTGGAATATTGGATTTGAGGTCATAAATATGCAACTGTCCCACCTTACTCAGGAAGAAAATCCTACCTAGTAGGACTCTCTTCTGAGGAGTAGTATAGATGTCAATCCCATAAGTTCTATTATCATAGAAGCTCAAGGTAAGGAAATTATCATGGACATGAAATAGACTCTTCACTGCACTTATCAGGGACTTCAATTTTATAACTTCAGGTAGTCCTGAGTTGGCAAATTCCCCTATATCTCTGAATGGAAGAGCTTGACTATAAAAATAACTTTGATCTAGCTTAGCCATATTATTGTATGTCAATTGATGTAGTTCCAGAACTATCTAAGTTCAGGAGTAATCGTTTGTTATAAAAATTTATATCATCCGAGTGAGTAGAGATCAGAATACAGTGGACATTCATCCTAGATAGAACTTCAGTACAGTAGGAGGTATTCTCAGGATCAAGATGTTTCAGCATCTCGTCCATGACTAATAATCCATTTACTGTAGTAATCTTACTCAAGAAGTTGATATCACATAGAGTCTGCTGACCACTACTTAATGACTGATAGCTCACCCATCGTCCTCTTACGTTGAATTGAACGTCGAGATCAAGGTAGTCCTTATTCCTGAACTTGTAAGGATTTACTACATATCTGAAGTTGTTATCAGAGAACTCCTTAGCAAACTTCTCCATGATCTGCTCATAGATATCTCCAGTAGTGCTAGTGATCTTCATGTACCTCATATAAGAATTCATGAGATCCCTCGCCTTTCTGAGATCTTCTACATGAGACTCCAATTCCAGTTTCTTGGAATTCAATTCATCTTGATCTTTCTTGTACTGGATCCAGAAATTATACTTCTGATTCCAGTAGTTCACCTGATCATTATAATCCTCAGGAAGTGTAGGAACTTCAGGACCTAGAGTACTAAGTAAGGTTGAGTACTGGGACTGAAATTTAGTTAAGTCATCCTGATCTTTCTTTATTGATTCAGAGAAAAATCTTATATTGTTGAGGTCGCTTTGAATCCCTACATTAAGAGTCTTCTCTTTACTTATCTGATCAAGAAGATCCCTCATATCATCAGTAGTTATAGCAGGTAATTCTACTAATCTACTTTCCAGATCAGATTTCTTCTCTACTAACCGATTAACTTCCTCCTGGAGTGAGTTAACTAACGAATTAAGTGAGTCAGATTCGATCTTTGAGTGACAATATGGGCATTCACTGGACTTAGCTAGAGTCAATCTCTGGTATGCGGAGGACCCCTCGGCTATGATTGAAGTTAATTCATTCTGAATCCTAGTTCTCTCATTCATCCTATTGGAATACTCAAAATTCCTCTTAGATAGTGAGTCCAATCTCTGATCAGAGTTGAACTTCTGAACTTTAAGTTCTCCTTCATTCAATCCTGATAACTTCTCTTTATGAGTAGATATGGATTGCTGACAGGATTGTATCATCCCCTCCAATCTAGAGAGTTCTGACTTATTCTGCATATACTTCATATAGTTATCATAAGCCACTTTCAGTGACGATAACTTTGAAGTTATGAAGTTGATATCTTCACTTGGAAGTTCAGATTCACTTGACTCTAATTTCTCAGTCAAGAATTTTATAAGTTCCTCTAATGCCTGATACTTCTGAATCTTCACCTCCACATCAGTACGATGCTGATTATAGAGATTCTTTGCAGTCTCATTATAAGAGTCAATCTTATCTAGTTTGAAGAACTTCGATATGATATGAGATTTCCTATCTGGAGTAAGACTTCCTATGATGGTACTCTGATTAGCATTGAAGAAAAATATGTCCATGTAATCTATAAACGGGAGTTTCAGATGAACATCCTCTTCAAACTGTCTCTTATTATTATAAGATTGAGCTACCCCATCTATAGCCAGTCCCCAATCCTTAGTGCCTCTTTTCAGTGAGAATAATTTCTTCTGATAAAGTAAATCTACCTGAGCAGTACACTCAGATTCATCGAATTTGATGAAATCCTTCATGGATCTGCATTCAGTGAGAGCATAACGAAGTCCTAGCAGTAAGCTTGACTTTCCATTACCATTCTCTCCTAGGATAAGGACTTTATCATTATCATCAAAATCAATCTCAGCCTCAGAGATTGATCTGAAGTTCTTGAGTTTCAACTTTAGGATTCTGAAGTCAAAGTCAACTTCATCGATATCATGAGTTGACGATACCACTTGAGAATGAAGTTCTTGAAGTCCAGCTTTCTCGATAACTCCAGTAATAAGACTATTGATTTCATCCCACTGAGGAATTACAATCTGAGATCTACCATCATCAGTCTTTATGGTGACAGGTTTGTAGATCTTATAGATCCTTCCATCCTCAGTGAATCCTTCTTCAGCTTTTACTCTAGTATACTGAAGTCTGAACAACTCTTCCTCAGGGTCAAGATCGATATGTTCCCAAGTTTTAGTGTCAGTATGAAGTACTACTGCAGTTGACTCTTGTTGGTCAGATACTTTCCCCATTTGAGGGGTACCAATACTAACCAACTTTCCTTTTACTGCTTTTTTGTGAATGTCACCAAAAATTCCCCATCTAAAACGAGTTTCATCTATATCTTGACCTTTGTAGGGACCTCCATCGTAGTTAATAGTAACGTGAGATAGGAAGAAGTCCACTGGAGTCTGAATCCAACTGAGATCAAACTTGGGTTTCCAGTTAGAGAATGCTATAGTGCATCCATTTTCATTCACAATCTTCTCATCTGCATAGAAGAGATTCTTAGGAAGAAGAGCCGTCAGCGTAGTATCTTTTGGGTCCTGAGAACTAGATTTTGAATCAGCATCATGATTCCCCACTATGAGGTAGCCATACTGAAAGTGAGACATTAGTTTATCCAGAAACTCTTTAACAGTATTAATAACATGAGGACGAGCTACACTCTTTTCAAATACGTCTCCTAGAATCGCTATAACTTCACAGTTATGATCCCTACCAGCTTTAATGATCTTATCTGCCAAGAGATAAGCTTGATTCAATCTGGATTCAGGAGTATAGTTATAAAGATTATACGCATGAATATGGATATCAGCTACACATAAGATATTCTTCATATGTACTTAGTTCTGTGAATTAATTCTAGACTGAGGTCATCATGAACTCTGTATATACGACTCTCCACTTCTACTGGAGGATTATAGATAGTAATGCTGAATTCGTGACCTGGAAATTCTCTAACATATCTGGACTTCTCGTACTCAGCAAAGAATTCTTCCTCACTCTTCACTATTATACGATTATCCACTACTTCTTTAAAGTCTATCATAATTCATAGTGATAAAATAAAGCTCACACTCAGTCATACTACCGAATGTGAGCTCTTAGTTAGATACTTGCTATGATTTGATCATAGTTGTCAGCTAGATGCTTCACCGCAGCATACACATGCTTACACATGTGAGATCCTCCTGATGAATTCTTAGTCTTAGCTGTAGGTTCTTGCTGTAGAGCAATACCTAACTCCTGAGAGATCCTACTATTACGGAATAGGTTCTTCCTCTTATTCAACTCCCATGCATACCTAAACTTAAAGTCTGCACAATTGCAGTATACTCTAGCTACATTATCAAAGAATGCTGCTCTATTGAAGTTAGGTTGGATCTCAATAAGGACTCGATAAACTCCTCCACTAGGAGACGACACATTATATGCAAATACAGTGTAGTACATATTTATTGAGGTATTACCTCTCTGGAAGAATTTCTTCACCTTATCCCAGATAGTCTCTTTCCTCACGATGTGATAAACTTTATCTAGGGTAGGGATGAGGTAAGCTGCTCTATCCATTCTGCCTGCATCTATCTGAACTAGGTCATTTAGAGTAAGAGTAGAGAATGTGAGATTTGATAATAACCCTGCCATACTTCACTAGATTATAGATTCTTCATCGCTAGGGACTACTCTATTACTCCTACCATTTCTGGTGATGACCACGTTCCTGATCTTATCAAGAATCCCTATGAATGTAGGAGCTATTTCAGGTGACGATCCGTTCCTGACGTAGCAAGGTTCGTACTCAGTACTAGAGTAGATCTCTCCATTCTTAGCAATGAATTCGGTGACTTCATCAAATGAGAATACATCACCAGATTTAGAATGTATTGTAATCATATTTAACTTCTGTATAATGACGGATCAAGTCTATCTCTAAACTTCATGTAATAACTATCAGAAACTGTCATCCCTGCACTATCTGAGAACATCCTAAACTCCTCTACAGGTGCTAATCCTCCTATCTTATCCAATGTATTCACCATATCTAGCACCTTCTGAAACTTAGGGAACTGAGATATATCGAATGTTGATAATTGAAGATTATACCTCCTAAGATCTTCTACTCCTGAGTAATCTCCTGAGTTCACTATCTGACGAATCACATCATTAGTATCCGATCCCTCCTTCCTAGTCCTCCTCATAGCATTATGAGATGACTCCAGAGAATCATACATGGATTTATAATCATAGAGTGAGATCTTTCCTACTAGATCCTCAGGCATCTTCTGAGATACAGATTCAGCATATGTAAGAATCTTAGGTTCAGCTCCTCTTAAAGGTGCTTTGAAATAATCAACATTCGGAGTTACTAGGTATGACCAATCAGAGTCAGCACTAGTTATAATAGAAGGTTTATCCTGACTATTCAACATATTAGCTAGTACCCATACGATTTGATCTGCTTCGTACCCAGCTTCATATATTGATGGAATCCCATATTTCCAGAGATCTGATTTGATCATGTACTTTGCTTTTCTCTGTACATCATTTCTCAAGACCTCTAGTTCTATCTCCTTCTTCTGTTCATCAGTTAAATCAGGATTATCTAGATCTGCTTCAGTGTAGTATTTCCTATCATCCTTATACTCTCCAGCTAGAACTTGAGATGTATAGTACCCTGATGGTCCGTCCCACATATCCCAACAGATAATAACTTTATCTGCTGTGACTCCATAATCTCTAGCAAACTTATTGATGGATTGTATGAAGGAAGTCAGTACTTTACCTGGAGTGAATATATTATTCTCAGGATCTCTTTTGAAGAATGAGAATGATAGAGAACAGTTTCTTTTTAGTAGCCATGATCCGTCGATGATATTATATCTGTATTTATTTGTGATCATAGCTTAACTATAATAAATAAAGGAGTAGAGGTAATTACCTCTACTCCCAAGTTCTGATCACTCTTAGTGATCAAATGTCTACTGCTTAAAAGGATTAACTGCCGACGGATCAGTAGGGAACGGCATGCTACCACTCTCTACTGGTGCAGCAGCGGGCTGAGCCCATGCAGGTGCTTGAAAACTAGGAGCAGCTGCCTGAGGTTGAGGTGCCTGCTGAGGCTGCTGATACTGAGTCTGTCCAGGTACAGCAAATGGCTGAGCTCCCTGAACAGGAGCTTGATATTGCTGCTGAGGAGCTGCAGTAGGATTAACAGGTACTCCCGAGATGGGGTCGATGTTAGCTGCAGGAGGAGTCTGGAACGGATTAGTGTTCTGACTCTGTACGAACTGCTGATCGGTAGCCATAGTCGTCTGAGGTGCCTGAGGAGGCATCTGCTCAGCCTGCATACGAGCTACCATCGGATCAGCTGACGTAGGAACAGGAGCTCCCTGAACAGCTGCAGTAGCAGTTTGAGTCGTAGCCTGTTGAACTACTCCTACAGGGATGGATGAACTTGCTCCATCATACTTATTAATGAGGTCGATAATCTTGAACTTGAGTTCAGTAAGAACCTCAGGATTATATGCCTTATCCTGATCACCCTGCCAAGTCAAGAACGTACGAACGGGATCCTGGAAGAGCTCCATATCTTCATCCGTAAAATCATACGGTTGAATGGTCTCAATAGGAATATTGGGAGTATGAGTTACTTTCACATCAAATCCCACTCCGTTTACTGCACGATTGATACTAAAGATCAACCATCCAGTACGTCCGTTCTGCTGACGAGTATAAATCTGAGATACGAAGTTTACTCCACCAAACGAAATAGCTTGGTTGTTGATATCGTCGTTAACTGCAGATGCTACACCCTTTGACGTGCAAATGAACAAAGCATTAAAGTTAGACCTCTTCTCTTTATTCTGGACATCATACTGCTTAATACACTTACCCTGAAATAGAGTATAGTTCTTAATGCGAGTAATATCCTTTGCTCCAGGATACGTAGCTAGTTTGTCGTAGAGTCCCCTCAGCTCTGCAAGGAGTCCTCTTTCTGCATCCGTCAATGCAGATACTACACGGCCAGTTTCATCCATGAACATATAAGCCTCGTCAGGAAGAATCTTGTACCAAGTAGTTGCATCAGGTTTCTTAGGATTCTGAAGTTTCACCTCACGAGTATTGAATAAGTATACGTACGGAGAGTACGTAGCAGTGCTCAACATCGGAAGAATCTGGTACTTACCGTAGTTATCTGGGTGAGCCAAATTTACATACTGTAGAGACTTCGAACGATCAAAATCCTTGTTAGTTTTTTGCTTAGCCTGGACTTCCTGAAGACCATTCAGGAAATTGTCCAAATTAAATCCAAATTGCTGTGGCATAATTTGTTTGATTAAGTTTAATTAAAATTGGTTTTTTTTTGTGTACTTTAATGAATCTTTAGTTTTTAATACGATTTACTTCTGATTTGATTGTCTTACTAAAATCTGCTATGATTCTTTTAAGTACGAGTAATATCTCATTGCTTTCTTTTGACTGAGTATATAAAGGAGATTTCTCCACTACAGACTCAAGATCCTGAAGGAATCCACTATGCTCTTTAATGAGAGATTCAAAGTGGAAGTTTCCTAACTTATACTCTTCGTAGATCTTGAATGATGCCTGCATGGTATCAGCCAGTTTGACTATCAGGCCTTCATAAGTACTGATATCTTTACTAGTCTCTATGTCATGGATCAACTCCTCATCATAGACTGATCTCATAAGAGAATCAACAGTATATGCTACTGCTGATCTGATCGACTCATTATGATATTTTATCGAGCGTTGTATATCACCCGCTAGATTTTCATCAAAATCATGAATATAACAACGATATATGAGATCCTTCTTATCTAGTAGATACCCAGTTTCTTCTTTCACAAACTCCCTAATTTTCATACAGATCGCCATCATGTCTATGACGTGATAACCATCCGACTCAGGTTTTATGCAGAAGACTCCTGAATACCTAGTAATATTATTAAGGTTCCTGGATGGATCCTTATACATTACTTTGAAATAGTTTGTCATATTAAAGTTTGTTATTAGAAGAATGGATCAATCAAATGATCAATCCATTCTTTAATTTTATTACATCTAAATTCTTGAAGAGTGTATCATCTATAAAGTCATATCCGATTTGGTATAGTAGATATCCCAACGAAGTCAATGCTCCCTTATGAATACAATCACAATAGAGAGATGGACTTGGATAATAAAGATTCTGCCCATCAAATCTAAACTCGACTTGATCATAGGTATCTTCATTAATGAATCCTACCTCCTCACCTGATAGTTGTATCCTCCTATTTAGTCGTAACTCATAGGATTTGAAAGATACTCCTCGGATACTGAAGTTTACTCTAGTTATAACCTTATTAGACTCCTTGAGTTGTCTTATCCTGTCAGTAGGATAATGTAGATGATTGATAATCACTACTTTCCTATATATGTACGGACAAAGACTCTCATTTGGATTCACTACGATACTACTATCCTTTATAGATTCTGTCATCTCCTCATCCAAGTAAAGAGATTCTACTATAGAATCTAATCCAGAGTATAGTACCATAATTATAACTTCATGATCACTTCATCAGTGAATTTCACCTTATCGAATGACTTTAACTCCTTCAACTTCGAAGATAGGGCTTTCGACCGATCCGAAGCCTCTTTTGTTTTACGGATGTACGATATAGGTTTCTGAAGTATAGACGATACTATCTCAGGATCCAGAGATAACTTCTCAGAGATCTCTTTGTTATCTGCTTTAGGATTCTTGTTGATAATGTAGTCAGCGACCGAAGGGATCGCATCATTGACTTTTATCTCGTACTCTGTGGCTGCGATCTCATCCTTATTCTTCTTGTCGACTAAATTGAGATAATTATTATAACTATAGTCAATCCAATCTCTAAGAGGGATTCTATAAGCATCTGTACCATCTGTTACATTCAGAAGATACACCTTACCACTCTTACATGCTTTTATAGCTTGCTCCTCAATATCATCAATGGAGATAGCTTTGACATTATGGTTCCTGCCTATGAATAGTTTAGGACCATTCTTATCAGTTTCTTCGCGCACGAACAATCTCTCTTGATCCTGTTGAGCATAGAACCATGAAAGGTTGGGAGTGAAAAGTTCAGTATCTCCTTCGATCAACACTCCCTGAGCACCATCCACTGATGTAGCACGAGTTACTTTGTACTTGTAGACTACCTTTCCTTTCCCTGCAGTCCATAATTTATCCAACTCTGATTCTGCATAATCTATATCTAGATTATAGTTGCATTTCAGAAGATTCGGATTATTATTCTTATACGCATCAAACATGGATACTGCGGAGAAACTAGGTACTCTGGTATTTACTCCTAGGCCTAATCCCATCAACGAAAAGACGAGTCCTAAAGGAAGTGGAGTTCCGATAAAAGTTGGTTCAAGATCTCCCATAGGAGACTCCACCATAGGGATCATCTTACTCACCTTATTAAAGATATCCAGATACTTCTGACTAATCTTTGCTTCAGTATATCTAGAAGCTGCAGGAGGAAGTACCATCCCATTAATAAGAGATGCTCCATGATTTCCTTGTCCTTCTAGGATACCAGTTCTCACTAATGCACTGACCACTCCTTCTACGGAAGCTAATCCATGAGGATGAGTCGACGCAATAACATCCGATGCTATCTTGGCAGTCTTTAGGAACTTTGATGCTCCCAATTTCATACAAGAGTGGATAACTCTTCTATATACTGGTTTCAATCCATCTGCCAGATAAGGAAGTTGACGTTGAGTATTAACGTACTGACCAAACTTAAAGTAAGCATCAGATACATAATCTTGAGCTGATATAGTAACATCACTCAATGAAGTCACTGGATCAAGTTTGACGTCAGGATTTATATCTAAATTTTTCTTCTTTACCATATTATTAAAGTTTGTAAGGATTCGTTAATACTCCATGCTTAAGCATGAGATTTTTTCTTTCATTCGTTGATGATAAGATAGCCAACGCTTCTTCATACCCATCAGAAGTAACCTGAATGAGTCTTCTAGTCTTAGGATTAAAGAATGCATCATAGCATTGATCTGGGTTCATTTCACCTACATTATGTTCCAATGAATTCGCTACTTTCATTGCGTTCTCTCATGAACTGCTGAATCTCTCGATCCAGATCAGACTATATCTTCCACTACTTGAGTGGCCTCCCATTTCGACTCGCTTGAGTCTACATGATAGTCGTTGAACGTTCTTATATGTGCAGCACATATAAGCTTCGCTGCTGATTATCTTCATCTTATTAGATGCTGATTTCCCAGCAATTAAAGAGGTTGTAAATACGTATCACTACGTAAGTGGACTAGTATCTAATCCTTTAAATCGTTGAAATGGTTTACTCAGATTCAATCCAGGTATCTTACCTTTCTTGTCAATATCAGATGGATAGAAATACTTTCCATTCTGAAGATAAATTGGTGATTCTGCTACATACAACATCCCCGCATCAATCAGGAACTTCATATGTTTACATATCATTCCTATAAGTAGGGATGCAATAGCACCACCATCGATATCGCTATCAGCTGATATTACGATCTTTCCATATCTAGGATTCGAGATATCGTGATAGATATCCAATCCCAGTCCAATCGCCTGAACGATTGCTTTCATCTCAGCATTATTCAGCATAGCTTCATAATCTAGAGATGTACTGTTGAGAGGTTTGCCCCTGAGCGCCATGATTGCATGAATACGTGAATCCCTACTTTTAAGCATACTGCCCGCAGCACTGCGACCCTCAGTGAGGAACAATTCTGTATCTCCACGTTTTGATTCTGGAGCACTGGCATCTACTACACTCTTCGGTAGTGCACTTCTGGATTTACCTCCACCTTTTGCACTTTTACTGATAAGTTGTTTAACCTTATCAACGGTTGACAACTGAGTTACTGATTCTGCATATGCATTAAGTCGATCAACATGAGTCTGCCATTCTTCAATATTAGACTTCATGATCTTGACCATATCCTTAACTACATCTCCAAAATCAGATGACTTAGCTCCTACTATTGACTTCAACCTCGTCTTAGTCTGGCTATCGAATAATAGCTCCTCTGCCAATACTATCACGAATAATCTCAATCCGTTCAGTACATAGTTATGACTGAGATTAAAGGTCTTCACAAGTGCCTCACGGTAGCAAGCTTCTGCTATCTGAACGTGGTGACCACTAGGAACTACCAATGCATTCACTGATCCAAACGAATCGTGAGTTCCAATATTCTGATCTACCTCAAATGATACGTAGATTCTCACGTTTGGATTCTTATCAGGTTTGGAGGGAACTACAGTTCTCAGGACCTCATACTTATAGGGAGTAAATCTTTCAGGATCTTCCTTTCCATTAACTAGGACTTGTACTTTCCTTTTATTAAATTTCTCCTGAATTAATTGAAAGTACTGAATATTCTTGGAGGGAAGATCGGATTTCACGGACTCAAACAAGGTACTATCAGGTTCAAAGATTACTATAGTACTATATCCTTCAGGAATCTCCTCTTTAAATTTATCTCCATAGAACTTCTTAGCTAACTCCTGAAGTTCTCCTGCTGACTCCTCTACTTTGACTCCCTGATGAAACTCAAGATAGTAGTAGAGGTTCTTCTTACTCCTGGGACCTTTTGACTCCCAAACTTCCTTTACTTTAGGTATGGATTTATCATAGTTATCTTGAGTAATTCTGGACATCACTAGATATCTAGTGCTCAATGCATTACATACGGACGATCCAACACCATTAGTTCCAACTCTATTAGATCCAGTTAATTCGAATTTTGATCCTGCATGAAGGGATCCAGTCGCTAGTTCAGCTTGGGTTATATCAGGTCTATCGTGACTCATAGTGATAGGAAGTCCTCGTCCGTTATCCATCACTAAATGATAACCATTGAAGTTCTGGTGAACGTAGATCTTATCACAAGAAGTCACTGCATAAGATTCATCAAATGCATTATCAATGATCTCTCGGAAAATAACTGAAGGATCCTCTAACCCTCCAATATACATTCCAGGTCGTTTCCTAACGCATTCTGGAAACTCTAGTAGTTTGATCTCAATTTCATTAGTTGTTTCAGTCATAAATAATTATGGTTTTGATTCGAAATAATCATATTTAAAATCCATGTAGTATAGCATTCCAGTAGGTTGACTCATAGAAACTGTAGGTATCAGATCGAGATCAGATCCATTGTCATCTCTCATCTTAAACTTCTCATACTTCGATCTCTCCTCCTCATTATGAAGATAATACCTATACAAGTTCCTAAGGAATTCTGAGGACCTATTGAAGTAGTAGAACTGAAGTCCTAAACTCAGGTGGCTTCTCACTCTTATTGAACTAGGGAATTCATTCTCACCTAGATCCTGAGAAAAACCATTTATAAAGTCATCCAACTTGGATATCAGATAATTTATGATCCCCTGAGTAGCCATGTCTTGGGGAGTATCTTCATACACTTGATAGCTATGGCATCCAGCTATAGATCCACCCATTACTTCCAGTAAAGTGACTTCAGGAGAAATATATATTCCACCATTATTCATCAACCTAGTATGTCCGTGGTATCTACTCAGAATGTCGTTAACTAGATTATAATTGATCCCTGACCTTATTATAATAGAAGGTCCGTAGTAGTCAACTCTAATCCCCAAGCTAGCATCAATCCCTCCTACATAGGAGAAGTCAATGGAAACTGGATTACGACAGATGACCGACTTTATCTTATTGGTTAGGTCCAATTTCAGATCATACTCCTCAGATAAAGATAGTACTGTATCCTTTGGGAATACAGTACTTACTGGGATATCATGTATTATCATATACTCTCCTCATCAGTTTATTTATATTACTCATTAGTACTTCATAGATATCTATATTAGTGGGAGTATCCTCAGGCACATACAGTTGAAATCGTAGAAATCCTGTATGATGTGATCTACTAACCATGAATTCTGCTATTGATCCTATCAAGTTATCACTATACTTGTTGATATCTGTCAATTCAATAAAATATCGGTCTCTAGTAGTTATCTGTATATACCTCCTAGTCAGATGTATATTAGATATCATAGATCCTAACTTACTACCTTTGAGACATTCATTAGTTAATAGAGTCAATCTTATGCATTCTAGCATAGAATACTTATCATCTAGTACTAAATCCCTATGAAAAGAACTAGGATATTCAGTATCCCCACCATTCAATTTTATGAAACTCTTCCCATCGTATATGTACTGACTCCCTGATGAACTCTCACAATAGATACCTCCTATCTCAGGATCAAGTACATCTGATATCTTATGTATAGTTCTAAAGGTGATACTAGTATTCATGGAATGGTCTCAACATATTAACCATCATATTGTACATATACATCTGAGTATGTCTATCTGAATGGTAAACATGGAACTCAGCTACAGAGTCAGTTAGATCCTCGAACAGACGTTTACTAACAGATTTTATGGTCCCTAATGGAACCACTCCTCCAGAATACTCATCGGTACTATGAAGTTCCACTTCCATCCTGTATGGATAGTACCTCATGAATAACCTGGGACTAGAGAATTCTCCAGTTAGTGCATATGCATCTATGCACTCTTCAGTTGAATCTCCAGATTCATTATAAGTTGGTACTGACGATTTAACGTAGGCTACTTTAGTAGCATTAGTTCGATCAGTTAAATTACTTAACGATTCTAAAATTTCCATAGAAATTAGTTTGTTGGATTTACATTACTCACACGTAAGGTCGTTCGGGTAGTATGGCAGCGTTTTTATCGACGAAAGAAAATGAGGCCATATGGCCTCATTTAGTATAATCTTCTCATGACTACAGGAAGATCATTCGAATCATACTGCTTCTTATAGAATAGTACATTATTCCAACTTGGGAATTTAGTTTCTCTAATTGAGTAGTTCCAAACTGAATCCGTCAATCCCTTTAATTCATCTCTAGTTACATGAGATATAGTCTTGAACTTATCAGTCTCATCATAATTCACGACCTTCCACTCAGGTTTCAGATAATCTTCTACTGCCTCCCGTACAGATCGACAATAAAATTTATCATCTAGTATATAACTTTCTATTAGATTCGAATCTAATGAAGGAGTATATATTGATAAGGATGCCTCGATCCATCTAGGAGTGCATTCTACTGACATTATTAACTTATAGAACTTATCTAAATCAGTATCTCTAAGATTCAATGTAAGATTATAGAGATATGAATTGTTCCTTCCAGACATGTAGTTCAGGAATTCAGCGATCTCTGAGGAGGAGTACCCCAGAAGGATACTATTAGGTATATCAGTACACTTATTATCATTACAAAATACTGATGACAATATGGATCTTACCTCCAATTCACTCATAATATCACCCTCCACAATACCATCAATTCTCTATCAGAATTTACTCTTCTCATAATGACATCGTACCCATCTAGCATCTTATATCTCCCTTTGATACGATTCACGAAATCATCGAAACCTCGCTTGTATGTTCCAGAGATCATCCTATTTCTAACACTATTCATGATCTCACTTCCAATAGGAATTAACTTTGTATCTCCATTGCCTAGATCATACTTATCAGACCAGTTCAGAACTTCCCATAGCTCCCTTTCTGTACCATAAGATAAAAATAATCCTAGTAGATCTCCAGCGGATTTATAGTGATAACTAGTCTCCACTGATCTTGCTCCATCTCTCAGAATCAACTGTAAATCGCTATATAGACTATCTTCGATTAATTTTATAGGGATACAATCCAGCTCAGACTTCTCATAATGATATCTTATGACTAGATTTGATCTCTCATCCCATCTATCCTCGAAATGAAGTGATAAAAATACGGGAGAAGGAATCAGATCAGCATCATACCAGATTGAAAAGATATACGGTTCAAATCTATTCACGAGTTCTCTAAAGATAGGTCTTGGTAAGTAGTCGAGGGATAATCCAGGGAGAACTGTTAGTGAGTCTGACCTCATGTCATTCTCGAGTTCTCTTATAGTATTATCTTTATCATTGAATACCAACTTTAGCATACTACCAATTGAATATCGTTGAGTCATAGGGCATTGACATCTTATCCCTAATGAAGTATACATCATGAAATTCATCATCCTTCAGTAGGTCGTAGAAAGTGACTCCTAAAGGAATTTTATCATCCATAAGAGTCATCTCCTCGTCAGAAAACTCTCTTGATCTCATCACTCTTACAGGAAGACTCATTGAGGTGAGGTCTAGTACATCGACAAGTGATCTAGTCACATACCCATGACTAATATTTAATTTAAAATCCAGTGATACTGGATCATGATAACCTAATCGATAAAAATCTAATAACTGAGTAATGCTCAGTTTAATAAATCCATTGGATAGTAAGTGAGTAGATAAGTCACTATCTACAGGACGTGAGTAAATTCCTGCTACTATAGTGGGAGTACTAAATCCTTTCTCATCATAATAATTATTCAGTCTCATTGATACTCTCAGGAATAATACTCTATCCATCAAATCTGGGTCGTAGTATACCATCAATACAGGTGACTTATCAGATGCAAATGATATTACATTATAAGAGTAATGATTCTTCGTAATATAGGACTCCGCTACCTTAATAGTACAGGCATTCTTCATTACTTGATTTGTTGTATAATAAATTAATGGCCCTACCATCTGTGCATCAGTACTACATCCATTAATACTCCTCTATATTTATCCAGATCGTCACTAGAGACAGCATACTGATTCCAGCAATTAGGGAATTCATTGATATCATAATCATTTATCCCTGCACAATTCCAGTAAGCATCACGTTTTAGTGTAAGATATAAATTAAGATTTACTTGTCTTAATACTTTGCAGTTTGGGTACTCATGTGGAGATATATAGGACTCTAACTCTCTCAGTACTGAACCAATGAATCCAGTGGGAGTCTTATCATCAGGATCTAATAGCTTTACTACTTCATCAGAAAGGTCCTGAGAATAAAGTCCTACCCTTACTGGATCAAACCATCCAGATCTTGATGATACTAACAACAAAGTATAATAAGGATCTGGAAGATCATAATCACGAAAGTAAAGTTCTACTGGAACCTCAATAGGATCATGAATCCTATACCAATTCCGATAACATTGTAATAAATTTGGATAAAGATTTTCGGATAATTCTAGTGAGGAATCAATAACTTTATAGAGTTTACTAGGATCCCTTTTTATGCGTCTTGTATATAATAACGTTATATCTTGGTATAAATTACTCATTCAGGATTAAGGTTCTGAAGGTTTCTCTGACTATTAATTCGACACTTAATAAAAGGATTGAGTTTAAGTAGGAGTAAAGTTGGAGGATTAGGTAGTAGAATTATTTGAATGAATACTGATAAATCTGCATGACTTTAGGAGGGAAGCGAGGGATACGTAGTATCGTCAGGAGTCCTATGGACTCCTGAACCGAGCGACGACGTTATTAAGTCGAGCTGAAGAGATAAAGAGAAGATCTGCATAGAGTAGAATTCTAGTGCAGTACTAGTTCTTTATCTATGCAGATCTTAGTAGAGTGATCCTCATACAGTCGAACTTTCCTTCAGGTCAAGTTCTCCTTTCTTCGGATATCTTTCGTTCTCAAATTCTACTACTCTCGTCGGCTTGTCTTGCCTCCTCGGTAGAATTTGTTCACTCCAATTCCTATAGGTGTCTAAATTCTTTCCTAAAGAAAATAATAAGTGTCGCGTACAGCTCCCCCCTAGGAGTTAACTCACTGAATGACAGTCCGTTAGTAATTGTGATTTAGAGGGGTATGAGGATAAAATAATAAGGAGGTGATAATCACCTCCTTATCTTTTCCTATTTGATTCTGTAGTTATTTCAATATTAACTCTCAAGGTTCTCAATCTATCCAGTAATGCCGAGTATGATCTCACTTTATACTCTCCTCTAGGTACAGAATTATATAGATCCTCTAATTTTACCCTATAGTTCATGGGAGATCCTTCGTTAATAGATCTTACCACTCCAGGTAGTACTCCATCCTCATCCAGTTTATAGATTTCTGACTTGTAAGGTTCCTGGACTTTCCCAATGACTCCTTCATCAAGAGTTCTTACAGGAACTTTTCTGGGTTCTGGACTAGACTCCAATGTTAAGTAGGTCACCAGAGCTTCCATGACTCTTGGATTCCAGTCATTACTATAATAAATATTTATGGGGAGACCTTTATGCTGTCTGATCCTAATTCTACTAACAGTTTGAACTAACTGATACATTAGATAAGATCCTGGATTAGTTTTGCACTTGAAAATTTCATTAAAATCATTTACTACACTATTAGGAACGTGGAATTCACCTAAGAATACAATCGAATCATATTCTACGAATTCATTGGTAGCTTTATCTTTCCCTGACTGGTAGTGAATAATATCATAGTGTACTCCCTTTATAAATCCTCTTGACCCCAGTATTGAATCATAGTATCTAGTCAGAGACTTCCTCTCGTTAGTTTTGGATATTAAGAATTCAGATTCATCAGAGTACTCACTATCACTCTTCAAATTTTTCCAAGTTACTATAAGAGTCTTTTGGTTCTCTTTAAGAATTTTCTCTAGCTGATTTACATTAAATTCCAATTCATTAATTAATGATCCCTCAGCTTTGTTCACTGCTCTTTGTCTTCTTTTTAGATGAGTCTCGAATTCAGTGAGAGTTACTGGAGAATTATATTTCCTAGTTCCTTCAGGAAGAGTTCTAATCTCGAATAGTTCAGAGTCCTTGAATGTAAGGTCACCAGTTCCATCGAATAGAAGAAGCTGACAGTCTATACTATTTTCTTTGGATAATGAGTTGAGGAATCCTATTCCCACCTTTCTGGACGGATTAGAATTCTCTCTATCCCTATCCTCATTGCTTTTACTTAGATACTCAGTCTGTAGTTCTGACCATAGGTTCTGAAATCTATCATAGATAGATCCCATTTCATTATCTAACCTAACTTGCTCAAGTGTCCTAGTGTCAGTAATATTCTCTTTTGAACTGAACATCTTAGGCAGTTCTTTATTATTAGCTGCAGTATAAGTTCCTACGAATTGACGGTATGAATTTGGGACTCGATACGAAGTTTCCAATGATGTAGTCATGAGTGTAGGTAAACTCATCCTGATATTCTCAGGAAGATAGCTTTCTATACTAGGGTCGTTCCTAAGAGCGTATGATAAAAGATCATTCCTAGTGACTTCTATCAGTCTAGCTCCTGTGGTAGGAAGCTCGTCGATTATTATGAATCTTCTTGGCTTCTCAAGAGTAACTTTGATCCCTTCTTCTTTTATCTTATCCCTCATAGCTCTCATATAATTACTCTTATTCAAGCTATCATAGGTTATAGAGTTGAATGATGCACTAGTTAAGAGATCTGGATCTTCATTCATTAATTTATAATGAGTACAAATTAGAATCTTTTTATCAGCTAGTGCTTCAGGATTGTTCCTCCAGAGATTGTTGTCAGTTCCTTCAGATCTATAGTCAGAATGCAGTACTATTATATCATCTAACTTTAGTATGTCAGGATCGTTGAATTCATCAACTAACCCTTTGCAGTGTTGATACATATCGTTGCATTCCTCAATTGTTGCAGCTGAGTAAAGTATCCCAGTACTAAAGTTCTCTCTAATAATTTGTCTAATGGCAGTAGTTTTTCCACTACCACATCCAGGTGCTACTACATAGGCTCCTGGCTTATTAGGTATGGTAATTGAGCCATTCAAGAATTGTAACTTCATTCCTAAATCACCAATCCTTGTGTAGTATATATTAGTCATATTATGGTGTTTATTAAATTTCTCACATTACTAAGGGCCTCCACCTCCTACAACCCTCTTTTAGTAAATAAAATAAAGAGGAGGCGTACGCCTCCTCTCTTCTACTTTTTACTATTCTGATAATCATCCATTATCTTAATCAAATTACTATTTATCATCCTATTCATCACTACCCTAGATAACTCTGGGATGACATCAAGAACCTTTTGACTAATACTGGACATAAGAGTTATATTATACTCTATCTTTCTAATACTGAACTCAGGTTCATCATGGACCATCACTGCACTTAGATGACCCTCTCCTATATGTAGTAGATTTATAACTCCAGTATAAACATCGTCATCCTTGTAGATTATCAGACAGTCCATTGGTATTAAGGTCCTGGGATCTATCCCTTTATACTCGTAGGGTGGCAACTTCACTGCCCTAGTTTCTCGGATATTAACTTTGTAAGGGAACATGGATTTATTCTCCTCATATAACTTTAGAGTTCTATCTCTATTCGCTATAGTATTGAATATTAAATCCTCTTCAGTTATGATCTCCATGAGGATAATCTGCTAACCTGGATCTTATTATCTACTAACTCCTCCCTTAGGTATTCCATAAGATCCTCATAGATCCCCAATCCCCTCAGATCATTCTCTGACATATTAGATTCCAGGGATATATCGTAAGTAACCAATCCTCCAGATGCAAATTTAGTCACCTCTTTCACCTGTTTAATGGGATCTACCTGAATTCTCCATGAATTCTCCTCCTCAGTCACATACTGACTAATCCCTAATAAATCAGCTAGTTCTTTACTGGGTCTTTCTTCTACCTTGACAATAGTATCCTTAGGATCCCCTGAGCATATAATCTCCAGTCTCTTAGGGATCAAATCATAGTCCTGATAATATATCAGAACTGGATTTGGACAAAACTTAGGATTTAGACTAAAGTATATGTACTCAGCACTCCCTTTTCCTGCTACCGTAGTTAGGTGCAACCTTTCTGAGAAAGATACCTTCCCCTTATTGCTTAATTTATATAATTTAGACTGGGTAGTGGAGTTCCAACTCCTCTTTACTATGAAGTTCTTGTCAAATACACTCATTTAGTGGTATCCAGATAATTTAGAAATATCATCAATGCCTTATTGATATTGTCATCTTCAAGATCCTTCATACTGAACGTAATGGATCGATGGCCTGTAGAGGACTTCTCAGCAAACGACCAAGTCATTGAATGACTACCGTCTTTCACTTTCTTCACTGAGAAACCTAGTCGATTCTCAATGAAATTCTGGATCTCTTGAAAGTTGGGAGCAAATGTGACATCTCGATACCCTGGACAGAATGCAGGATTATGCACAGTTCTATAGAGACTATCTTCACTGTAATACTCCAGTGATTCAATACGATACCTATTATGGTAGGGTACGTAGAAATCTCCGTACATAGGACCATTTAGTCCCAGTTTCTCTAATTCCTTCGCTACCTCATAGGAAGCTCTGTAGTCACTAGTTATCATCTTTAGTCAGAATTTTAATAGCCATTTCTGCATCCTCATCAGTCAATCCAGTTCTATAGTCAGTGAGTACTAGATGTTCTTTCTGTTCTCTTAGGAATTGATCGATATCATCCAGGATACAATAATTGAATCTCAATCCCTTATGCTCATAAGTAGATTCTAGATAATATTTTACCTCGTACCCTCTTCTCTGATTATGCATCATGAGCTTCAGGTTATCCTCTAACTTGCTGAATGAACTGCAGTAAGGACTCATTATCCCTACTTCATAAAATATGTTCTTCAGTCCTGAGGTATTCCTCCAGTCACTAGAAATGCATAAGTCAGTAACTTTGGCTTCCCTCAGGATTTTATTCAACCTCTCTACCATAATAGGATCAAATTCGCTGAGAGGATAAGGTCTATCACTAGTACGTCCGAACTTATTCAGCACTCCATCTATATCGAGGAATAAGATTTTGTTCATAAGTACAGATCCTCCGATAATAAGGGTTTGTGAACTAGTATTAAGTGCGATTCTTTCTCATAGTTCTCGTTATCAGTGCTCACTGACCTCTCGTTTATAAACACATTTCTGTATCCATTTCCTAAAGAGTAGAACTCCATGAGATCATCCACCTCTTCACTGGATTTATTAGTAATATCGATAAGGGCAGTCAATCCAGATATTGAAGTATACCTACCATTACCGCCAGTTTCGTTATCAGGATTCTCCATAATACAGTATCCTGACCAGGATCTTACGTACTTGAGTAGTTCAGATCTTAGGATATTCTTGAGTTCTTCGTCCTCAGGATCCACTTCATATATCCTATATATAAGATTCCCGCATACTACTACGTACCCACCTTCCAATTCTCCTGGAGTGAATTTAAATCTGATAGGGAATCTCATAGGAGGGTACTTCATATCTTCGTCCTGATATACTAACTCCTGAGTGGTCTGAACTCTACCAGCACCTAGGAATTCAGAGTTAGTCTTAGATGATGGATAATTCTTATACTCATAACAACCTTCTTCATCAATTTTAATTAGAGAAATCTCTTCTTCTATGATAGGAGTCCTATTCTCCTCACTTCTTATATCAGTTTTCTTTACATCAATACGTATCATAATTTCATTTGATTTGCCATATACTCCAAGTACTTCACTATATCTACTTCAGTGACTCGTGCTGATTGAGAAGCTAGGTAGTATACTCCAATCCCTAACTTCTTATCCTTTGGAGTTCCTAAATGACTCATTTTGAAGTTCTTCAGTACCCAGAAGTCATTACTGGATAACTCTTTAGCTCTGAGTTCTTTGGGAATTGAGATCCCTACTGAGTTCAATTGAGAGTCAGTGAACAATCTCCATACATAGTCTGCAGATTTCTTAGCTTGATTCTTAGTTATCAATCCATCTGAGAATTTTATCCATTGGTAGCAGCATTTACTCCTATCAATCAGGCAGTAGTTCTCCAATGCTTCTAAGAATTCCTCCTCTAGGATTACTATGGATTCTAGGTCGTCATCTTTCACCCAGAACTTTCTATCTGACTTATATACTTCAATAGTCTCCAGATCCTCACTAATATCAGGATCCAAGAATTCTACTTTATAGGTTCCTAGTTGAAATACTGGATCTACTATATGGCTCAGATTAACTACATCAGTATAGTAACTAGTATCTTTAATCTTATGATCCAGATTCTCTATTTTCTTTATCTCCATAACGCATCCATATAAGTTGTACTCATAAGTAGCATCCTAACTGAGATCACTCCATGAAGTTCTTCTACTCTTTCAGCAGCTGGTAAAAATTTCAATTCTCCTTCCTCAGTAAAATGAATGAGATATTTATTCTTAACCCAACAATCTTCCATGAAGGTGGGATCTTTATCCCTAGGAAAGTTACTCACTATTCTGATTACTTCATCTCTGTCAGGCATCCCCAGTATATAATCATTCAATCCTAATGCTTGGTTGTAGGTGAACTTATCCAGATCACCTAGCGACCTTCTCCTAGGGAATAAATTGAGTGATAGGCACCTACTAGTCTTCTCGTCTTTGCACTGTATACTATACTCAGGAGATATGTATTTGTCGACTTCCAATAGTACCTCATCTAGGATACTACCCCATCCTTTAATCTCATCAGGAAGTTGCAGCACTTGAATGTATTCACCTCTATGGAATATCTCCACGGGGAATGGATACTTATCCAGTAGATCCTCATCATATAGAAGGATCTTTAGTACTGACCCTTTAGGCACATAGTTCAGGATATTAGAATGTCTAGATTTGTCCAGATCTATAATATTCTGAGATGTACGAGGGTAATTCATCTCGATTCTAACTATATCATCGTTCTTATGAATTAATTCTTTATAAGCTAATACTTCTACCCTCATGTTATCATTGATTCTTTCATTCAGAATTAAGGGCTAGGAGCGTTTATGAAAGTTGGAATAAATTAAGGAGTGAACGATGTTCACTCCTTCTCTTTCTTACTGCAGAACTATGAATTTATCGACTCCAGGGATTAGTGCCAGTGAAGATCCACAGTCCCATGATACATGAATTTGTCCTATACCATCCTCAAATTCAATAGTACCTTCATCACCAGACTTTAACTTTGAGTACGGATCATCCATAGAAATCAATCTGACTCTCTTACCTTTCAGTTTATAATCCATAGGATCTACTCACTAATGATCGATAACTGTCCACAAGCTGCTCCATTCTCGATCTCTGACTTAGTAGCAATAGCTACAGCGTAGTCATAGCCCATTTCTTCTAGTTGATCTTTAATCTTCTTCATTCTAGTAAAGATTTATTAATTTATACTAAATTTACACCTTGGATAATTCCATCTCCAAGATGATTCTTCTCTGAGATATTGTTAGGATTAATAGGAGATAACTTCACAAAGAAGTGGTCCTTATCAAAGTATTTCTTCAACTTCTCGGCATCAAAATCATCCTCATTTACTAAGGTAAGATTTATCGTAGTCTTAAGATTACTTTCAGTTCTTATAGATCCTAACTCCTCAAGACTCATTTTCTTTGGATAAGGTATGAGCCAGTTACGATGAACCTCGTCAAAACTATGAAGACTTATCTGGAGAGTTACATTCCCTTTAACAAATGAGAAATCACTGTCTTTGATTCCGATAGTAGATACATAGTGGTGAGTATTAGGGTACTTTTCAGTAATCCTAGATATTGCATCCTTAACTGCATCAATATTCAAGAATGGTTCTCCCATCCTAGTATAATTGATCTTGAACTCCTTAGAATCCAGTGGATTGAATCCAGCTTTCTGAATAGCGAATTCAACTTGATCTACAATCTCGTCTGCAGTCAGATTCCTGTACTTCTTCATATTGCCAGTAGCACAGAACTTACATCTAACTGGACATCCACTCATAGTAGATACACCTATCATCCAACGTTCTGCTCTGCTCCCTAGATCATTATTATCTAAGAAGTTCTGCTTGCGTCCGATAGCATCCTTTGTATAATAAGGAAGAAATGTATCAGTAGTCTCTATCAATAGCCCATCATTAAGAGCTAGACAATATACTACTCCGTTCTTAAAAGTCTTGAATCTTTTGACTTCCATAATTCTACTCTTTAGTATAAGGTCTGTATTTTAATTTACATACCAGGACATTGGGATAAGACTCAGGATCCTCCTCGACTATATGATTCCAATCCTTATACGAATCTGTAGTTGCCACGAAATCATAAGCTTTGGCTAAATCCTTTAATCCATCATCTTGGATGCAGTGAGAAATACATAGTCCTATCATCTTAGCTCCATATCTTCTGAGTACGTTTATTAATGCCAAGAATGTTCCTCCTCTATCAGAAAGATCGTCAACTACTAGAAGATTCTTTCCTTCTACGTTAGAATTGTCGGCGTTTCCGCATAATTCTACTGATTGGATTCTACCAGTTCTAGGATCGCGATTCTTTCTACAATAGAGAATCCTATAACTATGATATCTCACATCATCCTTCATACGATCCCTAGCTCCTTCATCAGGGGCAACGAGATGCGTAGTTTCTGGATTAATCTCATAATCAGTCCCTAATGAGTGGTCCTTTAGTTCAAAGAATAGATCAGGATAACTGCCAGTTTCCTCGTTAGGAATATAAGAGATCGGACTTACCACTGACCCATCACTCCCACTACACAAGTTAAATACTGCACTATAGTTATGAGGTTCATATACATTTACGTATTCTGCACCTAAGGATCTAATATCGTTAATCACGATATCCAATGTACAAGGACGGTTCCAATTAAACTTTCTATCAGTTCTAGCTGCCATCAAGTACATAATATCTATATTCTTGATCCTGGCATGCATATCTTTCAGAACCGAACTCACCATTCGAAGCATGAATAACTCCTCAGCATTTCGGATCCTACAGATAATTCTGACTGGCCATTTCAGATTGATTTCCCCAAGTTCAATGTCAGTTTGTCCATCAGGGTAGTGACTAATTTTATAGTCTACTGTACCTCTTGACTTTTTGATTAGGTTGATGATGTTCTCCTGCATAACTTATTCCTTAGTATAAAGTGCTTCCAAGTAGGTTATACTCGGATAAATTTCTCTGCTTATCTGAACTATAGTCCCTTTAGTATCATTGAGATACCCTACGATCTGATGAGTGAAATCACTCATGTATCGTTTCAGGTCATTATATTCCCTAGAGTTTTCAGGATATGTCCCTATAGTTATTCCATGAAGATCTTCGAATTCACTATCGTTAGTCCATAATCCAACATGAGGAACTCCCTCAATATCCTGAGACTTTAGTATTACATAATAATTAGCTCTCATACTTACTCCTCCACATCACAGATCATAGTCCAATCGCAATAGGGAACTCCTGTCATATCAAGGTGATCGTTCTCGAAATCATGACATTCATCCTCCCTCCAATGATAATGAGCATAGTCCACCTCATCAATGCAATAAGCTGGAGCATAAACTCCTCTCTTATGTGCAGACATAAGATGTTTCTTCTTGATCACTTTATCTACTTTCTCATCTCCAGATGACCCTTTAAGGATATAGTCATCCAACTGACGGTAAGTAAATCCCATCTTATCTTCGTCACTCAGTCCACATAATCCATCAGAAGGAGTTTTGTGCACTAAATGATGAGGCAGTCCAAGTTCGTCACCCAGATTCAGAACTTCATGCATAGTCAATCCTGCAATAGGATTGATATCTGCTGCCATATCTCCCCACTTAGTGCAGTAGCCTACGTACCTCTCCGAACGGTTCCCAGTCCCTGCTACTCGATACCCTACACTTTGTGCAATTGTGTATAAAGTGGTCATACGGAGTCGAGGTGCTATATTGATAGCTGCCTCCTTGGTGATACCATATTCTAATGCCTTATTAGTCCTAGCACAGTATCCTCCATCATCACCTGGGTACAGTACCTCGGGAGTAGATTCGATCTGTTTGAAGATAGCATCATAGGACTCTCGAATATTAACTACCTGGTAGTCAATTCCTAGTACTTCGCATACTTCATAAGAGTCAGAGATGTCCTTTTGCTCTCCATTTGGCATAAGAATCCCTAGGACTTTATCCTTTCCAATAGCTTCACATAAGAGAGCTGCGACTACTGAGGAATCTTTCCCTCCGGATATACCTAATACATACCCTTTAGCATTAGTCAGTTCAGTATAATCCCTAATCCATTTAATTAGTTTGTCTTTCATCCTTTTATAGTTTTATTGTCCAGAAATTCGTAAGTTCCGTTAGTCTTGTATAACATGACCTTGGAGTCCTTATCACCACTCTTTGTTTGAGTGAGGATGACTATATTATCTCCCATTGCTACTATTCCTAGATTTTTGTAATCTTTTCTATGGAAGACTTCCTGCACCATTAATCCTCGTACTTCGATACAGTCATCCTTCGAGACTATCAGAATTGAATCACTTGCCATTGAGTGAGTTCTCTAGAGATTCGATTTCAGATCTGATTTTCTGTCCTTCCTTCACTCTTGATGATTTCCATCCATGAATGGATCCTAAAGAAGTGAGTTCATCCAACTCTTCTCCTAGAAGTGTAATATACTCCTTCTGTTTCTTTTCTAACTTCAGAAGAAGTCCATACTTCTCGAAAACTCTATACTCATCATTATTCTCAACAGTTTCTCCTACTGAACTCCAGAATTCATTTATCAGGATAACTTCATCCTTTAGGATATCAGGAGTAGTACCGAAGTCATCGAGTTTCCAATCAGGAATCGCTCCAACTGGAGTTAGAGGTTTAAATATTTGGGCAGCTCCATTGTAGTAGAAGTCCTGATGACTTCCATCTTTGCACTCTACTACAATCATAGTAGCTCTGGATTCATTATGGATCTCTACTACTTTGAAATCTCCTTCATAGTCAGGTGGAAATACACTAGTCCTCAATCGATAGATACCTCCCTCCTTAAAGTCAGGGTGAGTAAAGTGATCATTTCCAAATCCTCCTCCGTAAAGAGTCATATCCTCCTTACTTAAGTTTGCTAAGTTTATCGCATTCATAGTTTGTAAAGTTTGACATTCATATCTTCCAATACTTCTTCGATCATAGTCCTGATGATATTCCAATTCCCTCCACCTCTATCACATCCGATATTGTAAGGGAAGGCTATAGTATTTACCTCTTTACTCTTCATGAAGAATTTTATCTGAGTTAAAGAGGAGTAGAATGCTTCATAATCAGTATAACGACCTTCTAAGTTCTTAGTTTTCACAGGAGGATACATATCACTCATAAGGTACTGTCGATCTCTATGGAGTTCATCCTTAAAATCAGGAATGAAGAATCCTCTATAGAAATACTGACTGAACATATTAGCTATATACCCATTTCCGTCATCGCGAGGGAGTATAGATACTGATCCCATCAACCATGGATCACATTTCACTCCGTTATATCTTCCTATGCATTGATTATGATAAATTTTATAAACTTCAGGAAACTTCTCTTTCACTATCTTAGCCACACCAGATCCCATAGTTCCAGTGCAGTTAACTTGATGAGCTATTACTTTGCAGTCTGTAGTGAATAAATCACCTTTAATTATCTCTATCATTCTCTCTTATGATTATGCAGGACTTCATACTGACTAGGATCATAGACTTAGCGAGGATTTTACTCGTATCCAAGTCCATGCTACTCTTATTTACTATTGCTATAAGATTTACTTCTTTATCATGAATTAGTCTGTAGTCACTCCTACTATATGTTCCCAATAATTCTCCGATCTCTAGAGTTCTCACTTCATAACGATCATCATAGATGATAATCTTTATCATGCATCTAATCTTAGTAACGACTTAAAGCTAGACGACTCTAAGAGTTCCTTCATACTAGAGAATACTGGAATCTTATACTTAGTGCACACTACTTGAAGATTCCCTCTTCTATAGAATTCATCCTCACAGTATAGTATAACCTTACCAGTGGTAGCATAAAGTCCTAGCTCCAATAATGATATAGGACTTCTGCTAGTACCTAAGAGACACATCAGTATAATATCACAATTATCCAGGTTAGTGAGTTCCCAGTTCACTTGCTGATAGAAATAAGGATCTTCAAATTTCTGCTCAGCTTTAGGATCGAAGTCATCCCTACGAGGATTGAATACATAGTACTTATCAGGATCTTTACCTAATCTCTTCACAACCTGTTTCTGCCAATCCTCTGATTGACCCATGTCAATAGTTCCTGCTAAGAAAATTTTAGTAGCTGACGAGTCAGTACAATTTGGCCACTCAGGAGCTTTGAATTCTTTTAGTATCATATCATCCCTAAATTAGTCATTGATAGAATATCGATACCAAGGATATTCTTTATATTAGAAACATCCTTTCTTACTGAATCCTCTAGGCTATCCTTCAGTATAGTCATCAAATTAGATTCAGATAGGAGATCGTGATCTATACGTATGATAGCTGATGATTCTCCTCTTATCTCAAATTGACTAGGATCAACATGAGATGCCCTATATACGAATCTACAAAATAATACTGTTTTACTCATATACATTTAAGTTTAATTTCATTCACAATTAAGGCTTGAAACGGTTAGGTTCAGTGTGAATAAAAAAAACTAGGAGCCAAAGCTCCTAGAATTCAGAGATCTAGTTTCGAATTAATATACTGATCATAGAGTCCAGTGACATTAGTCACGAATTCTTTGAATGTCTCCAGTATGAATTGGAAATCATCCTCATCTATTTCTTTGAACGCCACCAGATCAGAGATCTGACAATTCTCACTTCCATCTCCTGTATAAATAGCTGTACCATTGAAGTTCTTGCATAAAACTTCTACTAGATCAGTACAAAGATTCATTGATCTGAACATCTTCCCAATGCTAGAGTTCTTAGGGCATAATCTATGAGCCCAAACTCTTACTGCTTTATAACTACTCATTTATAAAAGTTCAATAAGTTTCATTATCCCTGAGGATATTGCAAATAGTATTGAGATCCCTAGATAGAAGATTCCGTTGACTCTTAAACCCTTTATTTCATCTCCGAATAAGTTTTTCATCAAGTAATAAAGAGTCCAGAACATAGATGAAATCCATAGGAATATTCCTGCAGCTCTTATCAGTACTAAGGAATCTTTCAAGAAACTCAGATCCATTCTTACCTAGAATTTCCCATGATACAGGATCTCACGAATCTCCGTGAGATTCCAGGTAGTGATCATCTTTCCGTTCTCGAATACTACTCGATACATATTCTCGTTAGAGGGAAGATTCTTGAACTCCTCAAGAGTGAGTCCATCCCTCACGAGATGATACCTATGAGTATCCTGATCATAACCTACCTGGCAGCATCCTCTGAGAGATTTCTTGAACTTTCCAGTGTCTGTCTTAGGATCTTTGAAGATCATGATCGGGGTACCCTCCTCAGTCTCTGCATATGTAGCTTTGATAGCTGCATTGTACGAGTCACGAGTGAATGGGAGAAGCTGTCCTTCCTCAGTCTCCAGACAGTGGAAACTGAATGATCCTGCTCCGAGTGCTACATTACATGCAGCAAATCCTTTTATCTCCAGGACTTTGTAGATGTACTCAGCACGAGTTACTGTGATCGAGTCACCATAGATCATACCGATGTGAGGATCCAGAACCATGTAACCTTTCGAGTTGATAGATCCTCCAAAGAGGTCCCAGAGGAGTTCTACTGTACCTCTTACTTCCTCATCAGAGATCTCATCCCCTACTACGTAGGAATCGGTATTATCACTATATTTGATGCGGTGATAAACTCCTTTCACTCGTATGACACAATCATCCTCAGTATCAATGATAATCTCAGGATTTAGGTCGACTATTAGGTTGCTAGTGGAGGTACTCAGATACTTGTTAGCTTCTTCCTCAGATTCGTAATCAGTGGTATCTATAGGTAGATACCCTGCTATGATCTTTACAGGATCTCCTGAGTCACCACGAATCAGAAGTTTTGCAGGACTTCCATCCAACTTCTTTCGATTCATGATTAGATTCTTCACATTGGGAAGAATATTCTTCACGAGATTCCAGTAATCGTAGCTATCGCTCACCATTGTGAAGTTATCATGAGGATAAACTTCAGTCAGGAGTCGACGAATCAGAGTTTCCTCGTCACCATCGATAGCGAATGAACTACACATTACTGAATGTTCAGTCGAAGGAGATCCTTTGCCGTCAGAAAGCTTGGCTCCATAGTACTCTTGCATAAAGGGAACTCCTGCTGCAGTAGCATTTGCTTTGAACGATAGGAGCCATGCTGCACCTGATCGTACTCCACACTCAGGTCCAGATGCACCTCGGAATTGGAATTCTGACATGGCCATATTTCGAGGGATCGAATCCTCACATGTAAGATCATAGTACTTATCTACAATCCTACGGTACCAGTGACCAACAGTTGCATCGAGATTCATCTTCCAGATATAGCTGGAGATGAGGCTCTCAATGAACTCTCCGATCCAAGGAAATCTGGGATCAGTGGTCTCCATCATTATGATGGGAGTCTTGATATCACAAATTCCTCCCTCGGGGACTGTATAGATTCTAAGAGGAAGATGACCCAGTGAATGAAGATCCTTCAGTTTCTCTACGAAGTCATCATTCGGAGCAAAAGTTTTCTTGTAGTACTCCTTGAGTGACTCATCGAGGACTTTCCAGTCCAACTTGAAGAAATTCTCATCCCAGAATTCAGTCAAGAATTCTTTGCAGAATGACTGAACTCCAAAGTTAACTACGTAGTTCTTATCACTGGGCATCCTACTACCTCGAATAGCATAGTAAGATACTAGTTTCTTTATCTTCGGATCATACATCCGAGGATGACCGTGTTTGTAGTAGTCACTCAGTTGGATCGCTAGTACGTTTTTCATGATTATTAGTTTGATTCATTAAGTTCAACATATCTGATTCCGATGAAATCATAAATTTCAGGAGAACGGGTTTCTCCAGATAATCTATAGTGGGAGTAGGTTGCCCAGTTGAGTAGAAGTACATAGAATACTTCACCAGAAGTTCATTTGACCTCTCTACTAAGTCTGATTTCTCCTTATAAAAGGATCTTAGATCCTTCAAGGATTTCACTAGACTATAGTAGGATTCCTTTAGTCTCATCCTGATAGCTATTGCATGACCCATCATACCTCCGCTCAGTAACGACATCAATAAGGATGGAGTCCCACCCTTTGTGAATGACATGATCCAACTCACTATAAGGAAGATAGCAGCCAGAGCTATCATTATGTTATTCTGCTTGAGATCGTAATCCTGATTCTGAGCTGATTTATTCAGAAAGTACGATTTCATCAGGAGTTCTCTGTACTCATTCAAAGTGGATCGTTGCGACATATCCATCTCGATACCATTTAATCCATCATTATCTAGTAAGAACCTCGTAAATCCTTCCTGGATAATTACGAAGTCCATACATTTGATGAACTCCACTGATTTAGTTAAGTATACCATCAGTCTATGATATTTATGCCTAATCCCTCCATGATCTTCAGTGCCATCTCATGGAGGTTGTTATCATAAGATGCACATGCAGTTTTATGGATATAGATCTCAGCTTGTGGATATCTAGTTTGCAGAATGATCGCATTGCTAATCACGCAGATATTCGTAGCCACTCCACATATGTGGATCTCATCAGGAGTATACATCTTATCCCCTATGTTAGCATCGTTGATCATTTCTCCATACTTCTTCCAGTAAGGATCATCCTCACTACCTTCTTCATCACCTAAACGGTTCGCTAGGATGAAAGCATCGTCCAAGTCTCTGGAGAATTTCTCTTCTTCATCAGTATCTCCAGTCAGGTCTAGCGATCCAAATCCGGATTTCTCTACGAGAGATACGGACTCGTTATCTTTGTGATTGTCGTACCAAAGTCCTACTTTCCCATAGAGTTTCTCCCCATCAGTGTCCATGAGACAGTGAGGGACGGGAAGATGTTTTCCTTCACGTGTACTCATGTACGAGCACTCTGCATGAGAATCCTGAGTGAATGCTACTCTTTTGGCATATCCAGTAGGACTGAACTCCGTAAGAAGTTTCATGATAGGATTCTCAATCCTTTTGGCTGATTCTGATCCCAATACTCCAGATACAAAATCGTTCTGGTAGTCAATTACTACCAGCAATTTCTTTACTTCTGCGTTTTCCATAATAAAGTTTATTTATATTGTTAAAGGTAATGTTCGACATAGTACTCGATAACCTTAGATCCCTGCATACTCTTCATCACCCAGTCAGTTCCATACGCTGACTTGGATACTCTGTAGCCGAATTTAGATTTATCCTCATCAGATAATCTCATAAAAATCCTTTTCTCGAATTCCACTGAGTTTCCAGAACTCATCATAGCTTTTGATTTCTTCACTCTAGCAAATACTGCTATGAAGGAATCCTTGGCACTACGTTTTAGTTCCACCCAGAAGATTTCGATAGCTTTCTCACTGCAGTAAACTTTTCCTGATATTCTCTTGCTGAAGTATTGGGTATCAATATCAGTTCTTGTAGAGGAGAATGACGCATTGTTAGTATGAATCTCAGTCACTCCAGTTACATATCTGATCCTAGGAGGTCTAGTCTCTTCTGACCAGTTCATGAGAGCTGATTTGCCTTCTCTAACTAAACTGGACTTTGATACCTTTATTCCTGCTTTAGTGTATGCAGTATAGTAATCCTCAGAACCTGAATAGCCAGGATTTAAAACCCACTCAGGGAGCTCAGGTAAGGATGCAGATACTACTTTATAAGTCTTGCCCTCAAGTACTAGCTCCTTAATAGTAGGGGTAGCTTTCTTTCCTGACTCATCAACAAAGAATTTACTAGATTCCTTCAGTCTCTTCAACTGTTTCTCTAAATTCTTAGGAGAGTCAGTGATGAATCCTTCGTCAATATCCATCCAATACTGAATATCAGATGCTAGATCGCTTTTTCTAGATCCAGGAGTATAAGATTTGGTCACCCAATACTCGTTATCAGTAGAATGGTATTCAGCTACGTACCCTGACCCTACTATGTAGAATTCACTTATAGATCCTGGGACTGACCCATTTGATCTCCAAGTAATGAATTCCTCCTTAGTAAATCCTAGTGGAATTACTTTGTTACTAAGGATCTCCTCGTTGAATTCTACTCCATTAGATTTGATCCCTTTTATTAATTGTGCATTAGTTAAGTTTATGCTAAATATAGTCAAAATTAATACTAAAATTTTACTTTTCATATTTCTCTTCAGTTTATTCTCATAAAGACCATAATCTTTAGTATGGTTTCGATTCATGAAAAGTATTACTAGTAGGAGGTGGGATAACTAATTACCCCCCCCTACTAGGAACTTCTTACTATCGATAATTGATACAGATCATTGGAGGTCTTACTGTATTCATAATGGAGATACTATCTCCATCAAGATCGTCCATCAGATCATTCAGTAGCTCATTCTTCTCCACTTCATAGGGATTATAATCATCCAAATTCAATGAGAACTTACATTCAGTGAATGACCTAAAACTTTGGTCGTCCATATAGTCTAGGAGCCACATGTTCCCATCATACAAGATAGGAAGTATGTCCAATTGAGGTATTCCAAACATTTCAAAATTTAACCTGCACTCTAGGAATTCTGATAATGAGAATACCTTCACTTTATCAAGAGGATTCCTCTTAACAGTGACTCCTTCTTTAAATCTGTGAATAGATCCTAATGATTTATTCACTGCATTCATGATGTCATCTTTTACATACATAAGAAGCCTCCTTTCTTACGAATGACATCAATCACGATAACGATTGATTGGAAATAACTTAATTCCATAATATTTAATTTATTATGCATATAATAAAGGTTATTATATCTCCAGAATTAAGGCTTTCGACCGTTATTCCTTGGTTAGTTTGATCTCTTCAGCATGATCCGTAATCATGGATAGGAACCGATCTCTGTAATCGATCCCTATTTCGATCTCTATTTCTCCTGATGAATCCCTTCAGAATCTGAAGTCTCAGGAGTAGTGAATTTCTCAAGTAGTGAAGTCCACCATCTAGGAGCATTAGAAGTTTTCTCCTTGGGAGTCTCTAATGATATCTCTACCACTTGACCATTCAGGTAAGCATCTCTGAATATCTTGACTGAGTAGCCTAGTTCAGTCAATCGCACCTTTATAAGGTTGCTTAATCTGGATCCTTCTATACCATCGACTGGTACCAGAAGTTCTGTATGCCTCATAGAGCCATAGATCTTGTAATTCTCACTGAGATTCTTAATGAGTTTATCACAGTAGGATTCTATGACTCTTTTAACTCGTTCAGTATTATCCGTAGTGGACAATAATTCTTCTTTAGTTATTAGTTGTGCCATAATATTATTCTTTATTTACTTTATCATGAGGGATTAGAGTCATTGATACGACTTCGTCCTTCATCAATTTACATACATCGTAGCACTCCTGAAGACTCCTGAAAGAGCTGATCCTTGGTTTAATCCAATAGTTAGGATCATCCTCTCTTATAATTTCTGCTTTATCCCCATCTTATGAATCTACTGGAGTTCAGTTCGTCCACTTCTTGGTATAGTAGTGAGTGCTCCCATCACCTGGAACTCTAGTCTCATACAAAGGAGATTTCAGTTCGTGTATGATAAATTCATCACCACTTTCAGTTACTACTTTATATGACCTTCTGATATTATCCATATAATGAAATAAAGAGTGGTAAGATTTCTCCTACCACTCTATCTTCGTAATTAACGGCTCTTCAGGTACTCGATGAATTCTGCGCGATTCCCTCTCATACCACGCAGACGCTCAGTTGTGGCATCTGCTACACCAGTTTTCTTCACTTGGAGAGTGATATAAGCTGTGTACTTACCAGTTTTGCTATTCCTGGTAACCTTATCTACTAAAGTCTCCACTCCTTCCAGAGTCTCATCGACAATAGTCGTGTATTCCATCTCGGATACACCCGATAAATCATCAGACCGATCTTCTCCCTCATTCTGGGTAGTGGTCTGATTCTGATAGAGGCTCACTCCACCTTTCACTGCTGCTTTGATCTTAGCAGCAAGTTCACCTCTACAGATACTCGTAGCTACAGTTCTTGCCTGATTGTAGTCAGGACTCGTGTACTGTGCACTGTAACGGAAGTACTCCTTTGTATCAGGGTACTTGTTTGGATCATTAGGTACAGTGACCTCGATCTCTTCTCCGTAATCTTTCTTCATGGCCTTTTTCGTAGAGCCACACGACACCATTATGACTGCTATAGTCATAATCAGCATAAAGTTGATAAATTGTTTCATGTTTTTATTTGTTAAAATCCTTTATTAATTTAACGTGTCCTCCTGTGTAACTAGAATAAATTCTAGTATCATTCACAGCTTTGGATACAGCTTCTTCCTCATCGTAGGCCAGAACACTGACCTCTATTGTAGGATGCTGAACAAATCCTGCAGCGTCGACTGTAATAGTCAACGGTACTTTATAAAGATTTGGTTTCATTTCTAAAGTTCTAATAAAAGATGGGTACTTAAGAATTTCTTCATTCTCAAGTACCCATCTCGGTCTGTTTAACTAAATCTTGAAGTCTTAAGGTTCAATCCAGGTTAGTACATTAGGATTGATTTGTATCCATGAGACTTGAATAGGATCATGATATCTACCAGATCCTCAAGGCGAAGTCTACCGAGTTGTATCTTCATAGCAACGATTTCGTGCTTAGAATTATTCGATTGACCATATGCCAGATCTGCGAACGACTTGTAAGTTCCTTTGTCGATCACAATATGTTTGTTGGTATTGAGTGAGGCTTTTACACCATCTCTCTTTACACCTCCTTTTATATACTCGGAGTAGAAGATAGATTCTACCTCATCCTCAATTACCGAGTTGTCCTCCACAATGTGGAACAGAATATTAGCTCTGTACCTTCCATCAAAGTGGATTTCGAGATACTTGGATTCAGGTTTTGACTGACCATCGAAACGATCAAAATCGACTCCTTCTTCCAGAACTGATTCGAACTCTCGTTCGATCAGTGCAGTTAGTTCATATCCGACCTGGTAGGTATCACGTTGATACTTCTCCAAATCGTAGCTCTGATAAATCTCTCCAGGATTCCTGGTTATCAGAACTGAGCTTTCAGGACGATCGTCAGTCTCAGGTTTCAGTTCCACCTTCAGACGTTCTCTCGTCTCATCCTTTTTCTTTTGTTCTTCTTGACGTTCAGGAGATTTCTTTACAGTTCTCCAGATTACAACGCCAGTTATAGCTGCGATAATTCCTGCAGCCATGAGTTTCATTGTCTTTGATTCCATACCCAGTCGAAGTTACTTTCATTGATCCTGGATAGGTTACTTTTTGTCCTTTCCTACGTTCTTGTAGTCGGACAGATTTTCACCGAATGTGAAAATTCCAATGACAACTGATGCTACTGCACCAATCATGCCAAAGATTGCTTTGATTTTTGCGTTTTCCATTTGTTTGTTAAATTAAGTTATTAATAAATATCCCTCTGCATTTACATACTACGGACTTGGGACCGTCATTGGTTGCATTAATATTTATTATGAAGTAGGGGAGGGTAGAATTTCTCCTGACCCCCCCTAGACTTCAGGTAGGTCGAACTACTTGACTTCGTTCACGTCACCTACGGGTTTCTGCTTCAGAATGGGCTTCTGAGCCTGATTGTTGTTCCAGGTCTTGCCCTGATTCTGATTCTTCTTGTTGAAGGTAGGCTTCTGCGACTTGGCGTAGGCCATACCTCCGATGAATCCGATTGCCAGAAGCAACACAGGCTTTGCGTACTTCCAGTAATTCACTTTCTTTTCAGGAGCATTGTTCTCCTGATTCTCCTGCTGAATTTCAGCAGCGTTAGTTTGTTCTTTCATTTTCTTTGATTGTTAATTGGTTTTATTTCTTCGTAAGTTTCAGCAGTCCAGTTATGATCATTCCGATCGCTGATACAATACTGATTGCTCCTTCGAGCAGGTCTTTGCTATTTCTAGCACACTGTTGGGTACGACGGAGTCTTGAATCCGTATACCTTTCGTTGTTCCTACGAACAGATTCCTCTAATCTTGGGAATCTTGGATTGTTGTCTCTTCCATTCATGGCCACTACTTTTTATGATAATGGCTACTCTTGGATTCTCTAATATCGAGCATAAATCCTGCTCCGATATTCACTAGTGCAGCTAGCACTGCCAGTACTGCACTATACTTTATGACTTTTGACGAGGTGGTCATAATCACCTCCCATGAGTCCAACTTCCTTGAAGTTCTCGTCATACTCTGTTTGTTTGCGTTTTCCATTTGTTCAATAATGTTGATTTATATAAAGATATTATTTCAACTGAATCTCTTCAGGCGATCTCTCGCGATATAATTATTCATCATATTTCGTTCAGTTTAATTATTAAATTAATTTTACCTTCCAATTCGTATTATTCCATTAGTTCATTAAAATAAACCTAGGATCTCAACTCGAGAGTTATATTGTTATAACTGGCAAGTCTAAACACTTATGAATCTCTTTCATCGAGATCCTAGGCTCTAGAAACTAATGGAAAACGCGGTTTGGAATTCTATATATCATCCACCATGTTTATCCACTATATCTTCATAAACATACGCGTACAGCCTAAGGATCTTTTTATAGTCGCTGTACCGACTTTCATTGATTAGTTCTTCATGATAATTCATCATAGCTTGTGTCTAATGATTTGTTATTCATAATATCAATTCTGAGTAAGTTACTAATTTACTCAAAGTTAAGGGTTTCAACGGGTTGTTGAAATACAATCTCTTCAGATGTTTATACATTACTCAGTGAGATGGACTCACCGAGTTTCGATTGTTAATCTACTATTTCTCATGAGGACTTTGAACCTCCAATGGTTAGTTTACAAATAGGCGTTTAATATGACTTAAACGCCTTAAAGGTGAATGGACTAATAATCCATTCTCCTGAGGACTTCGATTTGAAGCTCCTCCCTAGTAGGAGAATTCTCTCTTCTCCTACGAATTAGTCTTACTAACGTTATAAACGGTAGTAGACTGATAACTTTACAAATTATGGTAATCATAAGTTGGTAGTTTATGATTAATTATCAAGTTTGACCAGTCTGATTAACTGGTTACTAGTCGTCACGATGTGATATCGCTATTGACTCTATCCATCACCTTGTTCGTGCAGGGTGATGGAGTTTTTTTTTATTCTGAGTTTCGTCCTACATTGGACTCTTCAGCTATGGATTCACCATAGGACTCTTTTACAGATTCAATAGTGAGACTCTGTAATAAGTCTAGATCACAGACTCACATTCATCTTTCATAGGAGTTCAGATAAGATTATTATCTCATCTTCCTACTGATGAAACTTCACGTGACCCTACGACCTAAGCGAAGTAAGTAAGTAATTCCTCAAATATATCGTTAAGTTTATTTGACCTCAGGACCACTGAGGTCCTGAACGCACTGGGCTTAACATCTGTTTATACTCGCCCAGTCGAGTTTCATCTGTGGAAACATACATCCGCAGATTCAATTCTGAATTTAGAGCTATCTTCATCCCAGATAGCCAATTCCCACCCTTCTTTTAAAAGGTACAGTAATCCATATTTCTCAGGATTACTTCTGACAAGTTCTTTGCACTTATCCAACGACTTATTATAGTCGACAGTTTTCAGTGTAGATAATTCTACTACACCAAACTTTTGGTCGGTCATCCAATGATCACCTAATAATATTACCTTCATAGGCAGTTGTTTTATAGTTGTTTACAATTTTAACTTCCATCACTATTCTTCCTAAGGACTTTGGACCTTCATATGGTTAGTTTAAAGTTGGGCAGGTTTATCCTCTCTGCCCAAGAGATTCTTGACTACTCGTTCCTCTTCTTGGAGTTACGGGTTAGGTACTTGTAAATAAGGTATCCAAATGCTACAGTCACTGCTGACTTGCAAATGATACTACAGCACTCCATATTGGAGCACGATTTTACAATACTCCGTACAGTTTCCTGATCGGGTACGAAAGTCTTCTCGGTTGTTGTTTCTGCCATACCTATAGATATTTAGTAGGTACGACTTCTACTTCTTCTGGGAATTCTTCACCTTCTTGTAGATGAGAGCTCCGACGGTTGCAGCTACTGCTGCACTTGCGGCTACGATGGTAGCCACTTTCGCATTCTTGTTCATTTTCTAATTTGTTTAAGTTTGTTAATACATTTAGTTACTTTTGACTCAGGGAAGGTCAGGATTACTCCTGAGCCTTCTCTTCCTCTTTCTTCTCTCCCTTCTTGGGAGCGGGCTTCTCGACAACTTCTTCGGGATTCTCACCCTGAGCTTCAGCGAGAAGCTGAGCGATCTTGCGTTTACGGTAGGTCACGATACCTACGACGACTGCTGCGATAGCAGTAACACCTGCTGCAACGTATGCAGCGATCTTCTGATTCTTGTTCATTTTGTTTAAAGTTTTGATGTTATTAAATGTGTTAATTTCCTTGATTTGGTTTTACTTCATCCCTTCGGACTCAGCATGACCCAATGCCTTGTTAACGGCCTTCTTTACACGGTACATGGCCGTGCAATAGCCAGCTACGAAGCCAGCTGTTACCATCCCTACGAGGATGGTGATTTCTTTTGCTTTGTTTTCCATTTGTTTGTTAAATTAAGTTATTAATAAATATCCCTCAAATTTCTTCCTCTGGACTTGGGACCAGTATATAGTATTTTAATATTTAGAATAAAATAAGGTAGCCAGATCAATGCAGGTCTCGAATCGACGAAATATCGTCGCAATTGTCTGCATTAATTCTAGCTACCATTGAGGTTCTCTTCACTTATACGATCTTATCGATCAAGTGTTATTATGATATTACGCTTAGTTATTCTATTATAAAGTGAGGAAGAAAAATACACAGTCTGATTCTGCGCAAAGTAAAGGTGCGTACCTTCTTCACTCACTTATTCACAGTTAAGGGTTTCAAGGGGTCTGATAACCTCGGTGAATCCCAACCTTGTATTGATGATAAGAGTATAGTATACTCCTCATCTACTGAATTCTTTATTAACGATTTAGTAGGATTCCTGAATAGACTCATTTGATAGTCGTCCATACTGACATCTCGTTCATTCGACTCTAGCATTAAGAGTCTCAATGAATGAATTATGAATAGGATTTGCATGAATGAATCCTCTTCATACCGATTGTATGCACATGAGAACACTCTATACTTCACCTCAGTCCATAACTTTGATCCAGTATTATCTACTGAATTCAGTAAGATCCTGGATGGAGCTATCAGGGACTCAATCGTTAACTTCATTAAGGGAGTGCTAGGAACTTTCACTAGTGAGATAAACTTATGATCTCTCACACTTTCTAAAGTCTCCAACATCTTATCCTCAATAAATTTTACTTCAGCATCATACAGTTTAAAGTAGTCCTTGTCTACGTACTTAGATACTTCTGACCACTTGTGATTAAAATATTTCTTTACTATAGATACTTTCATTCGTTAATAAGGTTCTCAAGGGTCATTGAATCCATAGGATAAAAAAAAAAGACGAGCTGAAAGGCTGATTCACATCAGTCTCTCAACTCGTTCTGGAAATCCAGATTTCTTCAACATAGGATAGTTTCGATGTCCACTTCTAGCTACCCACACATAAGGTTCTAGCGGGTTTTCTAGACGGTACTTAGATCATAGGATGGAAGAGTCAAATCCATCCAGTAGTAGGATGATGGAATGAAATCTCCGATCTTACTCCTAGAGAATGAACTCAAGTAGTAAGTCTTCATGAGATCCAGAGCTGGTCCATATATCCATTCGTCAAATGATTTTATGAACGAACTAGAGATCACTAGATAAGAATCAGTACTAGTGTAAGTACAGAATGACCCTTTCAGTCTATGATCCTCTAGGAAGTAGAACTTCTTCTTATAGGATTCACTTATGAAATTGAAGTCAAATCTTTTATATGAGAAAAGATCAGTATATACTGGATCCCGTAACTTAGGACTCTCTGGATATAATACTGAGTAGTTTACTGCGTGATCCAACCATGATTCTACTGATTCAGGTGATTCATACCCGTTGAATACTAGGTATTTCTCATAAACTACTGCTTGTACATTGATATCTCTTATCAAGTTTAGTATAGCGGACACCTCGTCGGCTGAACCTGAGGAATATCCTGAGATTGGTAGTAGTAGAGAATACTTCAAAGGATCAATCCCACTTCCACTTGATATATAAACGTAGATATCCAGATACTTACTAAGAGTGAGTATCGACTTATCCACTTCTCTATTCGAATCTCTTATGTAGAATAGAGCTGATAATCTCTTTGATGGATTCTTTATTAGTTTCATAGTTTGTAATGATTTGATAGAGTACTGGATGGATTCTACCTCCATCCAGTATCTTTCTAGTTTATCAACCGCATTTACTATGACCGCATCCTGGACATACTAAGCATCCTTCCTGGAATACTAATCTTGATCCGCATTCAGGACAAGTACTCTTTGACTTTGCTCCATTCTTTACGAATTTCTTCAGAGCTCTCATAACTCCAGCTTTCCAAGTATTAATAGTCTCTTTATCCATACTGAGAGGCTCAAGAGCATCAAGAATATTCTCAATAGGAACATCGTTCCTGAGGAATCCAGAAATCAAACGAGCATAGTTCCAGTACTCTTTACGGAACATATGAGATATCCCTCCTATGGTATTAGTATATCCATACTTATCGGTATAGGTAAAGTCATACCTCTTCTTTTCTTTCTGTACCACCTTAATGATCTTGCCAGTTTTTACTGATTTGGGGAGAACCTGCTCTTCTTTATCCTCCATACCAGTAAAGATTTCATAAGGACGACCATTCAGTATCCCTACATAGGCTATCCATAATTCATCCCCATTCCTAAATCTAACTACTTCAGCTTCAAGGACTTCAGGACGTTCAGTAATATTCTTGAATTCATCAACAGTTGACTTTTCTGAAGACTTAGCAGGGACAGTTAGAACTCCGTCTCTGCAGGTATCTCTATAAATAGTACTACCTTTGCATCCTGATCTATAGGACTCAATATATACCTTATTCACTTGCTCCTCAGTAGCATCTTTAGGCATATTGACAGTACATGATATTGAATTATCAATCCAATTCTGCATACGTCCCTGCATCTGAGCTTTCTTTACTGGATTGATAAAGTGAGCTGTAGCATTGTGATAGGGAGATTCTGAGATGAGTTTATCAAGGTCATCAGAGTTCATAGATTCCAGGATAGACTTGGCATCCATAAACTCTATATTCTCACGAGTAGCATACCATTGGATGAATGGATAGTGAAGAACATTATACCTCACGAACCCAATCCCTTCGTCATCGAATTCGGTGGGAGTTTCATCTGCATTCGTCTTTCTCTTACGTGAGTAATAAATAGCAAATACAGGCTCAATACCGGAGGATACCTGAGACTCAAGACTCACTGATCCAGTAGGAGCTGCAGTTAAACATGCGATATTCCTACGTCCAGTAGTCTTCCACTTCTCGATATAAGAGTTATAGACATCTTCTCCGAAATGACTCTTAATGCCGTCAAAGATATTCAGGATAAACGGATTAGTACTCTCTTTCTCGTAGTTAAAGATGGGGAATGATCCTCGTTCTACTGCTAGATCCATAGACTCCATATAAGCTACACATGACATAAAAGATTGTAGTCTCTCGATCATATCAGTGGCTTCATCAGTTCCATAGGTAATTCCCATAGCAGCTAGACAGTCTCCGATTCCTACAGGACCAAGACCCAGTCTTCGTCCCATTTCACCTTTCTTGTAGATCCTTTCCCAGAGTTCCTTCTCAACTCTCTTCACTACCTCCTCCTCAGGGTCGGAATTGACCTTATCAATAATCCCTTGGACTTTTTCGAGTTCAATATCAACGATGTCATCCAGCATCCTAGTAGCTAGACGTACATATTTTTCAAATTTCTCATAATTGAATTTAGCCTCAGGAGTAAATGGATTCTCCACAAAACTAAACCAATTTACTGCTAACAGACGACAGCTATCTGCATCACAGAGAGGAATTTCACCCTATTATGTTAATCTTTAAGTTACCTTAAAGTTCGGACTATACCATTATCCAATAACTTGGATACTCCTTGGTAGTCTCTACGACCTCGCCATTACGCTTGTGTCTCGGGATTGTCCTAGTAAATAGGAGTTTCCCCGATATTCGGAGTTTTACATTAGATATTACTATCTAGCGCTGCAGTGAAATTTTACAGGGGTTTGTTGATATTGGAGCGAATCCTTCATCGTAGTATGATGCGACTGAGCTCCATTCCAGGATTCGATCCCAGAATAAAACACCAGGCTCAGCCGATGCCCAAGCATTGTGCACTAACTTAGCCCAAAATTTCTTAGGATTAATGAGTTTATAGCATGATCCTGGAGCTAATCCTTGATAGATCTTATCAAGTTCTACATTCTCAGGGAGTGCTGTAGGTACAATTTCTGATCTTTCTCTAGTAAGAGGGAAGTACTGAATATAAATAGGATCCTTTTCATCTGATGCTACCATATCCATGAACTCCTTATCGAACTTGATAGAGATATTAGCTCCAGTGACTTTACCTGCACTCATCTTCGCATCCATGAAATCACCTGATTCAGGATGTCTAATAGAGATGGCCTGCATCATGGCTCCACGTCTGCCCTGTTGAGCCACTTCCTTAGTTGTATTGGAGAATCTTTCCATGAAAGGAACTACTCCAGTTGATGTCATTGCAGAATTATGCACCAATAATCCTGCAGGACGGATATCGTCAAGTGTAAGTCCAACACCTCCTCGCCTCTTCATCAACTGAATAGCTTCCTCATCTATTTTCATGATTCCACCGTACGAGTCAGTTCCTTTCTTATTCCCGATGACAAAACAGTTCGAAATAGATACAGCTCTCATATTATCTCCTATGCCAGCCATAGGGGATCCTCCTGGAATGATATACTTAAAGTTCTTTATGGACTCAAAGTACTCGGACTCCAATTTAGGATTTGGATACTTTCGATCGATTCTAGCAAATTCTCGTGCTATTCGATCGTGCATCTCATCAGGATGATGCTCTAGAAGATTTTCATTCAGATCCTTCAGTGCGTACTTTTTTAAGAAGACATCTGAGGCTAGTTTATCACCTCTGAAGTAGTCAATAACTTCTTGAGATGGTTCGTAATTATTACTCTTCATTATTTATGATAACATTTATGATAGTCTAATAATTTCTTAGTATCTTCGGTGAGGGTTCCAGTCCCCTTCATATAATAATCGAGTGCAGTAATTGATTCGTACTTGAGACGATCCACTACTGTATGATCATTCAGATCAAAATTCTCCTCGATCCACTTGATCCAATGAATCTTATCATTATAGAGATCCATGAAATTCTGACCTCTAGTCAAAGATCCTGAATGCTCCATATGATAAATGTAAGTGGACTTCGGATACTTCATTACTCTTGAGTTCGTCTTAGTCCAGACATTCATCGTAAATGGGATATCCTCGAACTTCCTACCAGTAGTGTCAAATCTTATATTATTTTCACGAAGAAATCCTACCCTATAAATAGTACTGGTAACGAAGTAAGGAGTTTCACATACGAAAATGTCATTCAGATAATCCTTTTCAGCAGTCCTCAATGTAATCGCTGATGAATAGGTATCGAGATCTTGATTGCTATAGTAATGACTTTGAAGATTAGCTCTCATCACCTCCTCATACATTTCAATAAGATTATCTCCGATCACCTCATCATCTGAATCCAGGAAGTAGATGTAGTCAGACTCAGTATCTTCAATAGCTTTATTCCTGACTCCACCTAACTTCAGGTTCTCCTCACAGATAAAGATCTTATGACGTTTACTAGAGATCAGATATCCCAATTTAGGATCTGTTTCTGCTAGATTTAGGACTTCTCCTATGTAGTCTGTGTTATCACTTTTGTCATCATAAACCAATACCTGGAAATTCGGATGATCTCCAGGTATTGATCTCAGACAACGTAAAATTTGATCGATCGGAGTATTGTGAATAGGTACTACGATCGATAAGTTTTGATTTGTCATAATCTAAGTTTGTATAAAGTTTGTTTATTCTTTTACATTACCATCCTTGTCGACTATATATCCATCATTATTCACTCTAATGAATAGGAATATGACCCACATGAATGGCCATCTTGTATAGATGTAATCTGGATGGACACTTGAGTACCTAGCTTCTTTCTCCATAGGAATATCCTTATAGGCTTTATCATATGGAGGTAGTAGGACTTGCAGGAACCATGAGATTCCGTACTGAACCAGGTACGAGAATATTATACCACACATCCACCACCAGCTACATACTCCGGTAGCAGCTAGGATAGTGATAAGTGCAGCATATAATACCATCATATCCAATTCCTGCTTAAGATGAGTCCACTCATGCATCATAGTTTTATGATTCTTCACGAGTCTCTCATACTTGTCCTTGGCTACCCATATGCATTGAAAGAAACTAGCACATAAGAATCCACTCATGACTACACCAAATTTGACTACTCTGTTCCACATAGTAAATTATATTAAACGTTGTAGTCTGTGGACTAGTTTAGTCCAAGTAAGTCAATCCGAGACTTTCTATGAAACTTCTAGCACTCTTTATCACCCAAGTATCTCCTACTGCTATATCAGGATTATACTTAAGAGTGAAGTCTACGTACTCCTTTTGCTTCTCCAGGTAGGTATCTACATCAGGATATATAGCTTTCCTATGTTTGCTATCAGGTCCATTTAGAACTTTGTTCTCGATATGTTTCTTATCCTCCATTACTAGGAGAATCTTTACAATATCATCACATTTAGTCCTTTTCTTGATTATCTCAGATTCTAGCTCTACCATTTCTTTAATCTTCATGTTGTCATAAGATTCAAGTCCTGGTATCTGTCTATTAGGGACACAGAAGATATGATCAGTAACTCCTCGTTCTATAACCACATTCCCTCCTCCTCTTCGACTACAATCTGGTAGGAACCCAGGGAGGTCAAGAGTCATAAGTCTGAATATAGCTAGATGAGCATCATTTGGACGACTATTCCATCCAAAATATATCTCGTCCATATCATAAAATCGTTTAGTGGCTGACCATACTTTAAAATTGTCCTTGTAAGTTGATTTCAGTAGCTGGCCTTTTCCTGAACCAGACATACCAAATAGTATAGTTGTCATCCTAAATAATTCTCCTCAGAAGTAGAATTTAAGGAAGGGACAAGAATCACTTCTAACCCTTCCTCTGTGTTTTAATCTTATTTGTCAAAGAAAACTCAATTCTTACAATGCATCTCGTAGAATACTCCCAAATGAGGTCTTGCATCCTCAAGAGCATCCTCACTCCACCCAAAGTGGTGAGCACCTAGGAGTCCTCTACAATCAAGATCAGGTTTCTTCCAGGACTTATTCCAGGAGTACCCTTGGAAGAGTCTAGGATTGATCATATCATAGTACTGCTGAGGCATGTCACGATAAAGTGCATAACCCCATACTTGCCAATGATCGAAGTTCTCATCGATGACATCATCCTTATGATCCATAGCCCATTTTACTAGACCATCATAAAGGTACTTTGCCATACGAGATTCCTTCTGATCCACCATGATCCAGTTGCACGCAAAGATCCGACCTTTGTTGAACTCTCCTGAAGTATATCCATATCCAAACACCTGAGAATCCTGATAACAACTCACTAGATACTTAATTGCATCTACAGTAAACAGCTCAAGATCAGTATCGATATAGATTCCTCCATTCTTGTAGAGATAATCATACCTCACTAGGTCAGCAATCAATTGGAATTTATACTTCTTAGGGAGATTCCCTAGTACACTAGTATCTACGATCTCCTGAAGTTCAGGAGTGATATCCACCCATTCATACTCAAGTTCAGGATCAATGGTCACATCTCTGGACTTATTGTACTCATCTACCTTGACTCGTACGTCATCACAGTACTCCTTTACTAGCATTGCTTTAGGATTATCCACTTCTGAGAAATAATCGTAAAGGTTAACTGAGAATAGTTTGATTTTATCCATAATCACTAAGTTTAGAATTTCTTCAGAATTAAGGCTGATGGGCTGATAGAACGGTGTTTTTATCTAGTATTTAAGTATGTACTTATAGGTCCTATCCTTATCAGGTGATACTGTTCCATAAGTGACTACTACCTTACTCATGAATGGAACAGGAATCACCATCCAATTAGGAGCTCCAACAGCTAGTGTAGATCCCGAGGAGAAATTTATAATGCAAACTCCTGGGTATGTTTGCCCTTCCACTGCAGTGCCTTCAAGACTTAAAGATATAGTAAGATCTGACTTGACTTCGGATAATGTATTAGCTGTCACTCTATTGGACATTAGAGCTAATGTTATAGATAGCTCCTCCAGATCCAATGCTAATTGATTCTGATTAAAGAAAATTTTATTCATAATTATACTATATTACTGAATTAGTAGTGTACTAATTCACTTATGAGGGGGGGGGTCTTATAAACGGTGAAATTATGAATAAAAAAAAGAAGAGAAGCAAGTGCTTCTCTTTCTGGTATGTCACCATAGATCTACTATGAAATCTCTGACTTTATTGTAGGTCCTCTTTACCCATGATACTGACTTCTCACCAAAATCTTTGGAGATCTCCACGAATTTGGACCCTTCAGATTTTAGCTCATTCGTCAGTGAATCTATCTTATCATAAATCTCAGTAGACTTATCTAATGATGATCTGTAGGACATTGATATAGAATCCAATCTCCTGCAGTGATCATTATATAATTCAGTTTTCGATTCCTCAGATAAGTCAGATGATAAAAGTTCCTTCTCAAATCTCTTTGATTCCTTGGATAGATCCTTTTGCAGTTTCTTCTCTAGGAATTCTTTAGTGATCTCTTTCTTATCACTAGATCCAAATACTATTTTATTACATCCTTTTACTAATACTATTAATAGTGCCAGTATTAATGCGTACTTCAATATAATCCGTATCATGATAAAATAATTAATGGAAAGTAAGTAATGAGGAATCCCATAAACTTAACTCTCCTGAATTGTTACTTTATTCTGAAGTTCAGATTTGAATCTTCTTACAGATTCCTTCTGAGACTTGTGAATCTCCTCAGAGTATATGGACTGAAACCTCAGTTCCAAATCCATGATCTCTTTGAGATGAGGAATTTGTTCTACAATCATGTTAGCCCAGAGATGCTGAAGATAGTCATCCTCCACAAGGTAGAGTTGCAGACTACCTCCTTGTGATAACTTGAAGATCATCTTCTTTGATCTCGTATACTGGACCTTATTAATCATCCGATCTCCTATGAGAGTCATCGGACTGATAGACCGAATTGCCTCAGTTACGAGGGACTTCGGAGTAGTCAATGACTTATCCACAGGATCGAACTTCGCTTTTACTTCATATATTACTTTATTCTTGGTAGGATCGTCAACTAAGTTAACAGTGACCTTATCCTCACCAAAATAACTCTTCAAACCAGTTATGATTCCAGTTCTGATATCGTTGCATTTTGCTACGACTAAATTTTCTTGCATAGTTTTATATAGTTTCTTTATTTACTCACCCATAAGGGTTTCAAGGGTGAGTGAATTATAAGATAAAAAAAGAAGAACTAGTGACCGTTCTCTATAATTTGGTCACTAGTTCATGCGGATTGCTCAAATCCTAAATTCTATCAACAGCATATTAAACTAAAATAATCAATATAATAAGGTATTAAGAAAAACCGTATCATATGATAAACAGATACAGTACCCAAAATAAGATTATTTCGCATCACTGGGATAACGATCAACTCAATGTCACGGGAGCTGTCTTTCGACGTTTGCTACGTACTCCAGGGCTGTTTCCAGTACCGTAACTGAGATTTCCGTTGATAGATCCTTCATTTCAATTCTTACATACAAATTTCTTATGAAGTTTAAGTTGGTTCATAAGTTGATTAGGTTATTCAACATTAAGGTTTAGAAGGGAATTTGAGAGAAAGAAGGGGTGAGGCAATTGCCTCACCCCATGCAGTTACATAACTCTGAAAAGATCATCCTTAGTCGGATTCAGTTCAGATTCTAAAGTCCTAAAGAACTCAACCAGTGTACCACCTAACTCCTCATCGGATTGAGGTGGTAAAAGGTACACTTGGTACTTCCTTAAACTTTCTATAGAGTTATCTACTGCCAATTTCATAAAAATTAAATTCTTGTCAGGTTCAAAATTATTCTTTATGATATAATCCTGAGCAAGTTCACATGCTTTGGTGAGATAAACAGGTTCCTCACCGATTGTAATAAGTTTCATAGTTTTTATAATTTAGTATTGTTAGTTTATTTAGTTTCGTCATTTCTGTGACTCTTCAGTGAAGTCTTATAACTTCAGACTAAGAGCAGTTTCTACTCTTGCTCAGGAGTTCGATGAATTAAGAGATGATAACATCACCTGGAGAAAGATGCAGTTTCTTGTAGATTTCATCCACGAGTTCTTGTCCTCTTGGATCAGTATCTAGGATCCTGAATATTGTCATACAGTTCCTAGGATACGATCCTGAAGATACGACTGCTATAAATTCTCCTTCGTGAGTTCTCTTGTGCTCATCGAAAAGTTCAGTTGCTTTCTCTCCATCAATTTGAAAGAAAGTTTTCTCTATTCTCATAGTTTTAGTTTGTTAAAGTTTTGTATCTTTGATTTCTTTATCTTTGGAGAAGTGATATAGTACCACCGCTACTCCAATCCATCCTGAGATGATTATTACATGTCTCAGTATGATTCCGAAAATTCCGAAGAGGTTTTCTACCTCGTCGTAAATGTTGAGTTCTGTCATGAAGTCAATTGCAAATACTGTAATCCATATGAACATCATGATAATGAAAAATCGTTTCATAATTTTATTTGTTTAGTTTATATTTTGTTTCGTATTAAGTACTCTTCAGTGAGATTCAATAATCTCATACAAAATAAAAGGATCCAGAATCAGTACGTAATTGTTAATCACGTGCCAATTCTGGATCACTAACTCTTAAAAGTCACCTAGGTATGCCTAACCACTCAGCCATACTAGTAAGACTCGAACTTACCTATTACCTAGGTGACTATCTCCTTCATTTCATTCACAATTAAGGTTTTCGAGGGTTTTCAGGACCTCACCTAAATTGAGTAAAATGGGAAGATCCGTAGTCAGTATGCGTTTATTCACACATGCCAACTACGGACACAAACCCAAAATTTTGAATTAGTATCGAAAGGTTAGTAGCTCCTTTCAATTCATTATTAAGGGTTTCGAGGGTTCAATTAATCCTTGGATTCTAACTTCTGAAGAAGTTCCTTCATTGATCTCTTATCTGAATAGTCCTCGACATTTATAAACGAGAACCAGATATCCCTCATCTCTTTCCTGAGATCATCAGTAAGACTGACTTTTTCTTTACTGATGTCATAGGCAAATGATGAGATCCCTTTCTCACTAGTATACCTGGGAGTCTTAGTCATAAGGACTTTGAGGATATGTCTAACAAGATTATCAGACATCCCAAAGAACTCGGTGGAGATCAATTTCTTATAGATAATAGAATCGATACTATTATCCTTCTTCAGATAGAGTCGTACTGTATGTGGATAAATTCTCTCATCCCCTTTGTAGTACTCTATAGAGTCCAAGAACTTCTGATGACTCTTAAAATCTTCGAAAGTCATAGAATCTAAGTACTCTGAGAATCTCTTCTCTAACTCCTCTATAATATTAATTCCATAGATATCCTCTATGATTTTACCTGGAGGATTGAATTTCCCTTCTACAAGACCTCTGAATAAGTGTCCTGCGAAAGCTCCCACTACTCCTTTAGGATTCCAAGGAGCAACTCGATCTCCCATAGTCCCTCTATTCTTCCACTCTTTTAGGAAGTCCTCCCAGAACCTATCCTTTATCAGTTTGATGGTAGATCGATTAACGATAAAGTTATCGTCCAGATTCTTCTTTAAGAAGTGAATCCTATACATAGATCTATTATAATTATAGAGTCCCCAGTTCACTTTTGATAAGGATTTGGATACTAAAGAGGGATAATCATAATCCTGATCCTCAATAAATCTCTCGCACTCTATCATAGGAGTGAGTGAAGAGTTAAAACTGAGGCTATAATGATCCTGAATCAGATATTCCATCAGGATTTCTCCTACTGACATTCCCCTCAGATCATCTAGCTCCTCTTCAGTTTTATTAGTAATATCTAGGTAAACGTGGACTTTCTTATACTCATCAGTATAGGAATCCTTATATCCTACCTCAATCTTGCATGAGTACATAGGTCCGAGGTATAGTTTCCTAGCTGTCTTCGTACTATATACTACTCCGATTTTTCTTTTGGTAGTCTTAGAGGTCTCTATGTACTGGACTTTCTTCTCATAATTTCCAGAGTATTCTTTGTACTCTTTCATCCATGGTCCCACTATGTAAGTGAGATTCCCTCCTTTGCAGAAAGAGAACTCCCCACTTATCCTTCCTTTCTCTATCTTGGATTGAGCTATCACTGAGAATAGGTTCTGAGTGGAAATGCCCGATTCAAACGTTCCTACATCTTTATGGTAGAATTCTACCATGCAGAATGACAGTTTACCTCCTTGACTAGAGTAGTCAGGGAAGCTTTCTGTAGTTATTCTAGCAGTAAATCCGGAGTTATCCACTTCGAACTCCCTGTAACCTTTACCTGCCCATTTCCTAGCACTTTCTAAGGAAGTCTTACTTTCTTTATCTACTACATATACTGAATTATACTTATTCAGTACTAGTATCACTTTAGGAATTAATACTGCATCCATAGGATTAGTCTATTAATGATCGTTTGAATTCTACGAAGTTTAAGCACTCTTTTACTCCACACTCATTGCCGCACTTATTCCTATGAGTGCAATGAGTCCTAGCAAAGTTCGAGAATGCAGAGATCGCTTTTGAATAGTCCACTGAATCAGGAGTTCTGGATTTCTTTCCTCCCAAGTATCCAGGCACTAATGAGCATGGATTAGTATTCACTTCACTTCCGAAGTCATCCTCAGTCATGTACTCATAGACTGGATGTACTTCGTAACTGACTACTTCTGATAATCTCAGTACCCTTCCACAACATCCAGATACTACGTTCAAGGTTTCGTGATAGGAGTTGATATTTCTCAGTACCACTTCGTCAAATGAAGTTTCCTTACCACAGTATGGGCATTTAGGCTTACTCATTATTCTTCCTCCAGTAGATCATCAATAGCAAATATCACTTTCTTGGTAGCTTCTATCATAGAGTCATCAGAGGTAGTCCTAAAGACATCTTCAGTGATCCCTATCTTCTCAGTGAACTCATCCATCTCTTTCTTGTAGACGTCTTTCATTTTACTGGCAGTAGATATCTTAGTACTGTAGAAGACATTGGCTAACCTATCACATGCTTTCACAAAAGGCGCGTAGGGAGTAGCTCTTAGTTCTTCATAGAACTTATCATTTGCACGTTCCTTCCTATTTTTACCTTTCTCGTTAGTGCAGGCATATACAATATCTGCTACGAATTTGAACTCGTCACTGAGGAGTCCTAGTACATCGTTGTAGGTCAGTCTAGCATCCTCAATAGAATCGTGGAGATAAGCTGCCATGACAAGTCCTGCCTTGACATCATCAGTGAGGTCATCAGGCATAAACTTTATCACGAACTTAGCTACCAGATTCAGATGAAATGAATAAGGCAGGTAGTTATCATACTTCTGATTAACTACCTCATCATGAAGTTTACATGCATACTCCTTTACTTTCTTCAGGAATTCCACTCTCAACTTGAGTTCTAGTGTCTTATAAAGATCCTCCTCCATAATTCTTTAAGTTTATAAAATTAAGAATCTCTTTCATCTCTTGTACTAAGAGAGATTGCTAGTAATCCAATCAACGGCCATCCAGATTCAGCAGCTAAGCAACCTACGGCTACTGCTGCACTTATAGAGATGGCCATGATAACATTATAATTCTTCATCATTTGGTGCGTAATTACAGAGTTTATTAAATTGATGCTCAGTATAAGCGACCACTTCGGGAGTAAATTTGGAATTAATATACTTCACGAACGACTTTGCATTATACTCCTTACTATTGGCTCTTACAATCCAGTTCTCAAAAGCTGAGTTTACAAAGTTTCCTATACAGTGGATGATCGAGAATTTGATCTTATTCCTCTTATAGTTAAACTCAATATCAAATTTCATCCATCTAGGATTCCCTTTATCGTCGTACTCTATCATAATGTATAATTATAAGTCTCTAAGTAAGTATTCATATACGTGAGGATTGGTAGTGACGTCTTGATCCTCGTTTGAATAGATTTTTATGACCACTTCACGAGGATTTTTCGAGGATAACCTGCACTCTAGACAGTACTCATACTCAGGAGTAATGACTCCTATGAATTTTAGATCTGTTCCCCAGAAGTCCAAGTGAGTTAGATCCTTAGGGATTCTGACTGATCCTAAGTAACGATTATACTCCATAGCCACTGCAGTCCCAGAATATACTGTAGGAGGGATTATCTCAATATCTCCATTCAGATATTTATCTAACTCCTTAGGTCCATTATGATAGAATGTATCAAACGATTCCATATCATACTGAACTTCAATAGGAGATTCAGTAAGATCACTATCATAAAGGATTAGAATTGAGTCCAGTACTAGATTTGCTGCATTAGCTCTAGAAGCTGCAGATAGTATGCAGATAGTGGACTCAGTTATCTTATTTAATTTTGATTTGTCTAAATCTTTTGGTTTTCTTAATGATATGTATAGTTCAGTCATATCATAACTAAGGGCTAGAAGGGTCGACTAAGTAGGATAAAGGAGTGACCGTACGGTCACTCCTTTATTAATTTATAGTCTCAAGATCAGCATTAAAGTTAGGATAAACATCAGATTTGAGATTTATTCTAGTCCTGCCATCCTCATCTACTAATACGTCAGGTGTATCTTTGTAGCAAGTAGTACACATGACTGCTTTCCCTAGACTAAATCCATAAGTCATAATACTGAAAGCTTGCCAAGGTTGCCACTTTACGAATTCTTTATCACCATCGAATTTATCCTCAGGGATCTCATCAACTAGAGACTCAAGATACGTAAGTGGATCAACTCTTTCATCCTCAGGAGCGTTAGATAATTCGTCCATCTCTAGAAGATCAAATATCCTTACGCATTTCTTTATGTATGATCTATAGTCACGATTCTCCTTGAATCCGATACGGATCGTTATTTCACCCAATGACTTAAAGAATGCTACTTTCTTCATTCTGAGGAGTTCGTCATCTTTTGTGGACTTGAGATAATCAGTGATTAAATCCTCACAGATCTCGTTATCCCATTTTATAATTTTACTCATAATTCATTCAGGATTAGATAGTTACTATTAAACCTAATTCATAATTAAGGGTGAAGGAGTTCTAGATAGGTGAAATTATTATTTAGGAATAAAAATGAGTACAGGAGGATTCTCCTGTACTCAATCATAGTTACATTGATAGACCAAGTTTTTCTATCAATTCATATGGAACATTCTTGAACTTGATATTTACATCAGTCTTATTATTGTCATACATCATACAACAACCATAATCTGATTTCATGAATCTGGTGATGGGGTCAGGTTCCCAAATTGGTTCAAGTTCAGATCTGGATCTACTCAGATCATACTTGATACCAGATTCATCAAGTTTATCAAGAATATTACATATTGCAATACCAGTACCACTCAATTTTATCTCCTCAAATGAAATATTTTCGAGGAGGGCCACATCATGATAATTCGTCTATTGTGTTCAATAGAATTCGTTAAACTCTATCAGTTCTCTGATGAACTTCTACTCCTCACGAAGTAGTACGGACTATATCTTCATCCATTAGGATGTCCTGCACTTCCACTAGACTTCTAGTGTACTCCATCTCTGGATAGTCTCTGAACTTTACTCAAATTTAATTCGAGTCTTAGCTGCTGATCGACTTCTTACGAAGTTATCCCAGCAATTCACAGGATTGTAACTACGCATTCCTACGTAGCAGGGCTACTAGTTAACCCAAGAATGTATCAAATTTATATGGCGTTTTACAATATTCATACAAGTAATCCTTGAAGTTCTTATTGTAAAATTGGTTGATTATTGGTAGGTACTCAGTTTTGAAATTCATTGTACTAGAATCATGTACAACTATAAGAGGTTGGACTACAAGTCCATTTTGCCTAGCTACTCTATGACAATTATAGAACATTCATGTTCAAGTGAGTTCGTCGTACTCACTCCGGAATTCTCCAGCTACACATTTCTGTATAGATCAGACTATATCATCATCTCTTTAGGTAGAGATGCCAAGCGCTTCCAGTACCATTATTGACTTGTACTGTACTCCATTTCTGGATAGTCGTTGAAGTTCAGAATCTAATTAATTCAGGTTATTTTTATTCAATTTCTTCTGTTCTAAGGTCTTCCTATAGGTATCTAGTCTGGACTTCTGATGTCCTCGTACCCATCCTTGAGATTCATACTCTTCGAATTGTTCAGGATACAAGAATTTAGTATGTCCATCCTTACTATAAGGTTTTCGACCTACTGTGCCTACAGTAGAGTAGTGGAGTCCTTTTCTGTACCCTTTGGATAGGTATTCAGACAATTCAGATTCCCTTACTCTTATGGTTTCTGAACCATTGGTTATACAGATTAATCCTTTAGAAGTAGATCCAATCGACCACTCTGATTTATCCATAAGATCAAACTCTTCTTTAGACACAAATTTAGTGACTTCTCCATTAGTCACTCCTATGTAACCTTTTGGTATTGTGGGTTTCTCATTGTAATGAGACCCATACACTCCTTTTCCATCAGGAGTCATATTATATCCATTACTATATGAATCGAATAATTCTATGTACTCCTTCTCCTTCCCATCCAACTCATCGAATGATCCAGTCAGTTCTATTATGAATTCGAAATCCTCTGGACCAAATTCTAGGATGGCTCTATGAATAGTTCTGTATTTCTTCTCATTATGCTTAATAATGGGAGTTACATATCCATAATGTTTATAGAGTCGTTTCCACAGATTCCTAGTCACTCCTATATAATTCTTGTCATTACTTTTCTGATGTATCCTATATAGGACAGCATCAGTTATAGATTTTATAGAGTTTATTAAGGAATCATTGTAATTTATAAGATCATTAAATTCAAATTTAATCTTACTTTCCATAAAATTAGTATTATGGAATTAACTAGATTCTAAACCTGCTGATTGTCCTTCTTACTGAATAGTAAGTTAGGAGTTTCCAGCAATTCACTTGGTTATAATATTGTATCACTACAATATCAGGCTTACTATAAACCAGCTGCTAGGTAACAAGCACTACAACCTTGTATTGAAAGATTTCATGTTGTTCATATGAGTTCGTTACTCTCATACCTGTATTACTACAGCTCATACTTTCGTATGAGATCGGACTATATCATGATCCTTGCTAGGATCCTATGCACTTCGATCGGACTTCCGACCTACTTCCATTACGGAATAGTCTCTGAACCTTCTCAGTATTACTGAGCTTGGATGCTGATTAACGTATAAGGTTACCCCCCCCTACTTAGTCTTCCAGCAGTTCACATAGTTTTCTATGGACCTCACGATCCATAGGCGCTATCTTATCTAACGCCATGACGCATAACACGTCCTTTTGCTTGTTTTTCACCTCTTAAGTACCCTTCCCAATCCGGACTTATAAGATCATCACCTAAGAAAGTATTGATTCTTCCATCGTGACTGAGAGGATAATTAGATTGTTTATCAATGAATTTCTTTACTACATTGAACTCCGAGAATAGGAGTTCTGTCAAGTGTTGCGCTTCTTCTATGGATAGTCCTGTATTATTTGCCAGAGTTTGGTCCGACATGAGATACATTTTCCCCAAAAGTATCGACTTAAAACGTGTACGCCAAAGACGCTTATAACCAGGGTCATCCCACTGGCCATTGGGAAAAGCCGTACGCGCAACATATAAATAAGGATCTTGTCCTGTCAAGAATTTCTCACATAACTTCGGATCCTTACTGAAAAAAGCTAGCGATCTTACTTCAGCTGCACTACATTTATGTTAAAAGAAGGTCGTCAGCCTTCTCCTAATCCTATTACGGATTACTCATACTCTTCGTATGAGATCGGACTATATCTTCACCTATCTCACGGTAGGGATCAGTACTTCGAATGCCATTTATGATCATATGATCACTTGACTTGCATCCTACTCCATTTCTGGATAGTCTCTGAACCTTTGTTTACTTATTATCATCTAGTTTCGATACTCCGTCGATAACTGAACTGACTACAGTAGCTACTCCAGTTATCGCAGTACCGACTATTATCATTATCTGGATGAATCTCTTTATATCCATATCCGATCATATTAAGTTAAACACTCGGCTGCTGATCACCCGTCATTACTGACTAGGGCTTCCCAGCAATTCTCTGATTTTTACATACACTTCACAGTGTAAGGACACTAAATTTATGGTCCATGTCAAAATAGGACATCAAGTAACCTTTAGGAGAGGTTACTATGCGCTTTATATCGCTCTTGCTATAAATTGTATGAAAAGGCCCGCTCCCTTAACATTCACGTTTACTCACCAAATAAACGCGGTTCTCAAGGCTATATTTATGCCTATGAACTCCTCATACTCTCGTATGAGAATAGACTATATCTTCATCCACTATTAAGTGGAGTCCCGCACTTCCAACTCCAGTAGTTTGAGTTGTACGCCATATGGCTAGTCGTTGAACTTTATCTGTACCAGTACAGATCTTAGCTGCTGATTATCTCTGGATAACTCCAGTCATTTCCCAGCAGTTCACGGGATTTGCTTCAGATGATTACTCATCTGTGAGACATTAAAAATATCTTTTGCTGACCTTTTGGTTGATCTCATACCTTGGAAACATCTTCACTACATCACATCTTGCATCATTCTCGTCGATAATATCTGGAACCAATGCAGGTGTGTCATGACATTTCCTATCAAAGTTCTTGAAGAGTCCCATCACATATGTTGTAAACATCTTCCTGTAACGCTTATATAAGTGCTGCAGCACTCCGAACTTTGCCAGAAAATCAAACTGATCAGTAAAGTCAGCTTCCGAATACGGAGCTCCATAAGACTTTACTTTCTCAGGATCTTTCGTGTAATATTTCCAGAAGTCATTAATCTTCAGGAATCCATCCAATCCGTTCATAAGATATGTCATCCTATCATCTAATGGATTCCCTACCAGTTCTAGTAACGTATCAATTACTTCCTTTGGTTGATCCTTAATATTGTCCATGAAATCCTTGAAGTCTTCAGATGGTGTCTTACTAAATTTCCCATCATAGATCTTTCTATGGATATTCAGAGTCGATAAGAATGCCAAAGGATATTTGTACTTCTCTGTCAAGAAATTGTAGATCTTAGGATACTCGACAGAACTAGAACAGTTGTAATAATTATTATTTAAGTACTCATGAAACTCTTCTATGGAGTAGATCTTTCCATTAAAGTTAAATGAATACGGGATATGCTGAATATCTGTCATCTGGTTTGACCAGATATCTAAGAATCCTTCATACCCAGTCTTGAAGTAATAGTAGCTTACCAAATCCTCATACTTGGATGACGAGTACTCAGCTTTAATTTGAGCTTCATCCATAACTCCAAATCCAAAGATCGGTACTAACCTAGCTATTACTTTCTCGAAAGGTTTCTTCTTCCTCTTTATCGATTCATCCACCTTAGTGACTCCAGCTTCAGATAATCCTGCACTTATAGCTTCATACAGTTCCATACCATACGTTGCTACAATCTGATTATCATCCATACCAGTCGGAGAATCTGGATCTAAGTTGTTAAGGATGATATGTCTAGCTACACTCTTCAAATCACCTTTGAAGATTTCATTTCTCTTCAAGAGCAACTTTACTGAATCAGGTAGCTGATCCTCCATTTCATCCAGATCGATAGAATCCTTATAGTGATCTATCTTCAACTTACTTAATACCGTAGCTGAATATATCATACCATATGCCATCATCCGATGACATTCAGTATAGTACTTCGTACGATACCCTTCATCCTTATACATACCTCCTGAATGAAGTCTGGCACCTAGTCTAGCATTATCCATGTAGACTCCCTTGCAGACTTCTGAGTACTTTGCTTTCAGATACTCATTAATCATCAAGGTATAGAATGCATCAAGATTACAATAATACCCTAGGATATCTCCAGGGATGTTTCTATACGAATTACCCCAATGCTCTGTAATAAGTCTCTTAAACTCATCTACATATCCAGGATACCTCTTGGAAATATCCTTGAATTGAGATGACTCAGTAAAATTGTGGATCGTAATATCCTGATCCTTATACATCTCACCGAGAATGTCATTCAAATAATCAAAATCTTGATCCCAAACTCGTATACCTAAAATTCTCTGTGCAGTCCACTTCAATGAGTACTTCTTGTAATGATACCCTTGAATAACATTATACACAGATGCGTCATTGATCTCAATATCCTTCCCGAATACTCTGAACGTAACCATCTGCTCGAACTGCATATTGTACGCCCAGAGATTCTTCTGTTTCATCTCAAGAAGATCACCAAATTCTTTCTGGAACTGAATCCACTCTTCTGGAGTTGAGTTCTTCTCGATCTGTTCAAAATCAAAGAAACATCCATGTTGAGGTGTACAGATAGAACACCCAGTTATGACGAAATTAGGATTTGTTGGAAAACCTGATGTTTCATAATCAAAACCTAAATCTCCGTCATAATTCTCAAAATACCTCAAGAATGGTACTGCATGCTGATAACTTCTAGCTACCACTCCTGAGTACTTAAATTCTATCTTCCTAGTAAAGTCACTCGATAGAAAATAAGATAAGTCTGATCTGGTAGGAGGACTTTTATAGGCTACTTTCACATAGGACCCATTAGCTAATCCCAATCGAGGGATCTGAGCCACATCATACGCGTTCTCGCCTCGAACTCCCATATGGTTGAACTCCTTAAAGTAGTCATAGGCATCCTTGCCTATCAGATAGATACCATCGCCGTCGGATACAGTTACCCTGTTCCTGTCGGCCTCATCAGTTAGAGAACTCAGTGGTACTATATCACTGAATCCTAATCCGTAGAATTGAAAGACTTGGAATGTCTTGTCATCTACTAGTGCAATCCTCTTGCCCATTTAAGATTTAATTTTGTGAATTCCATGATGTGTCTGATAACATCTTTCATGAAATTCGGTTAAACATTTATTTACTTACTTCAGAATTAAGGCCTACAACGTTCTAGAAGGCCTTATTGGTAAAGTAAATCCTCCAGTCAAACATGAACTTAATCATATCAACTGGAGGATTTATTACTAATCACGTATACGATCTAACTTTATTAACCTGGATCTTCCTGACTTTACTATCTCTCCGTCAGCAAACGACTTATAGTTATCTCCTATGTCCACAATTCCTAGTTTATCATAGTAGGTAACCATCAATGACGGATAGAGTATGACCTTTGCCTCGGAATTATCATCCTTCACATATTTACAGTTTGAATCTCCTACTCCAGTGAGTATGAGTAGAGTGACTCCTTCTTCCTCACACTCTAATAAAAGCTTCTGAAATTTCTTCTTACTGACTCTCGACTTGAAGGTTAGTTTATCCCAGAAACTCACTAGACTCATGAGTTTCACAATCTTGTAAGGACCATGACCCTTCAGCATTGGTCCTGATGGATTATCCTTCTCAGAGAATCTAACAATAATCGGATGCTTAAGTTTGTAAGTCATTTGAGTCAATCATTAGAATTGTTATACGATAATTCTTCTATGTACTCAGCTAACTCGTTAGGCTGATAGACATCTTCGATAACTATGACATTATCTGAATTCATGCTATGAAGAAAGTCTGCACATGCTTTGATCGAATCCAGCATCTTCTCGTCGAAGTCGTTGGGCACTATATAGAGAATGACAGTACGAACTACAGAAGACTCATCATTAGTACGAACCATCCATGCATCATTCAGTGCTTCACATAGAGAGTAAGGACCTGATTGATCCTTGGTGATGACATAGAGATGAATGTCACATTCATGATTCTTCTGACGCTCCTCTTCTGCAATACAATCTTCAGTCCATTCATCCACGACTGGATTGAAGTAGTCAACTCTCGCATCTTCTAGATACGGAATTAGATCATCCCTCCAAGTAGATCCATTACATGTTCCTCCTAAGAATACTTTACTCATAATTTTATGTATTAAGTTTATAGAACTTTTCTATTTACATACTCACTGAAATCAGTAGGAATAGGCTCATAATCTGGATCTGATAGAAGAGGACTAGATATGATCATATCTGCAGTAGTCCTATTCGTAGCGAATGGAATATTGTACAGAGATGCCAACCTAGTGAGAGCTGAGATATCAGTTTGATGACCTTGGGTGATAAGATTATCACAAAAGAAGATCAGTACATCTATCTTTCCTTCTGCTATCATCCCTCCTAAAAGTTGATCTCCTCCTAATGGTCCACTCTTCACCCTAGTGACTTTGAGAGGAACTTCTGACTTGAGGACTTTATCATTCAACAATAATCCCTCACCCAACTTCTCGACCAAAGTTCCAGTAGTTCCTGTAGCTATCAGATCATGATCTGATAGAGCCTTTGAGTTAAATGCTACCCATTCTAGCAGTTCCTTCTTCCTGGCATCGTGAGATACCAATGCTATGTTTAGTTTTGATTTCATAAGTTTGTCAGTTTACTTAAACATAAAATCGTGAGTACTTTCTGATAATCTAATCATTATATACTCATTCTTGGCCTCAGGAAGGAAGGATTTATAAGCATGAAGTTCCACTATTCTGGAGTCATTCAATCCTAGATGTCTGAAGAAAGCATCTTGACATGCCTTCATGCAATTATCGAGATCGCGTCTTCCAAATGATTGCTTCATTACGAACTGAACTGTCAAATTGAAGTACTTAGTCTCCCATACCCATGGAGAGTCCTTCTTGAAATCAATGGTTAATAGCTCCTCCTCGATCCTCTGGCAGTATGCTACTACCTCAGGATTCTTGAAGATCATCGGGTAAGCAGATTTCTTTCCTCCTTTAGTTTTGTATGCAATCTTAGCCGAGTAAAGATTGTTAGTCGAATGTATGTAGTCGGTATCAAGTATAAGAAGGATCTCCTTTTTATCGAGATCCGACTTATACTCCTTAAGTTTAATATCCATAATTTCTAGTCTAATTCTATTGTTTCATAGATGATACTTGGACTTGTCTCTCCATAGCATCGATATCTCCATCCAGATAATTCCTCTTCATAGGAAGATTCTTTATCTCAGAGTAAAGTAATGAACTGATCAGTCGGAATCGTCCATTTGATAGGCGAATATAGTGCGACTTGTCACCTACCTCGCCACGACGATTCTTTGCTATCTTCATTACTCCAATATGATTAGGAGTGTTAGGACATCGTCCTGCTGTATAAATCATATCTACTATTTGTTGCTTGCGGGATGATTCTGAGATTGCCTCCATAGGGATTTCTTCGTTTCCCCAAGAATAAATCTTAGGCTGAGCAGCAACTAGTACCAATTTACCTTTCTGAGAGAACTCAGTCAGCTTGTCGTACAGTAATCCTCCCTCTGTGTATATAGAATTCTGACCATTAGTCAGAAAATTCATTATCTTCAACAAGATTCGTTAAGTCTTGTCAGTTCTCTGATGAACTTCTACGAGTCACCTCGCAGTTGAGACTATATCTTCACTCGAAATTAATCGAGGCTTCCCATTTCCAGATCACTTGATCTGTACTCCATTTCTGGATAGTCGTTGATCCTTATTCACTGATAGGTGAATCTTGGATGCTGATTGTCTTACCTTATGATAAGAGTTCCCAGCAGTTAAGGAAGTTTTAAGACACCAATTATGTCTAGTGTCATAGTCTATAGCAATGACATCATAGTCATTTAATCTAGACCTCATATATTCTATATACTGATCAGCAGTTACTGAAGCAGATGGAACACAAGTCAAGGATAATTTATCTCCGATAGCCTTCTTTAAATTTGCTAAATGAACATTAATATTCATAGCAACTTGATCGAATGGAAGACCTGAGTAGATAGCTGCCATACGAAGAACGAAATCAGACTCCTTCATATCTCCAAGAGCTATATGATGAACTCTGGCTCCTTGTAGACAGAAACCGAGCTCCTCATTCATGAGGAATAATGTCTTTCCACAGTTGTGACTTACGAATCCAGAATTTTCATCGAATTTTACTGTATAGTTACTATAAAAATCGACATTATATATATCATATGCTGGCTCAGGAGATGAAGTGGACTCTACTCTTATCCCTGTAATAGTATGATTATTGTAGGATAGACATAATTCATACAGTTCATGAAGTCTATCTCCAAAATATCGTTCTACTGATCTTCTACTCGGAGTTCTAGGACCTATTGAGTAAGATCCATCAGGATTCACTCTATCCTTATCCCAGTTCTCCAATAGTTGCTCAGTAGTAGAGTACCCTTTCGATTCAATCAGGTATTTACCATACTTTAAGGAAGACATTATCCTCTGACGTGTTCCGTTGAATTCATCATCTTTGGAATTCCTGATAGAAGCTATCTTTTTACCTGCAGAGCTAGTGACAGATCTCATAAATTCTCTATACTCAGGGAGTTTCCAATTCTTGTGATTTCTACTAGAAGTCACTTCTGAAGTAAATCTAGTCGAAACTCCTTTCTCCAAGAATTTTTCTAATCTCTCAGGTTTTATCATAGCGATATGACCATGATATGCTAGATGACGATAAGGATCCATTACTTTGATAGACTCCACTCTATTATCAGTTCGATTGAACTTTCCGTTCACTTGAGAGTCGTGATGAGATACATACCTCCTATCAGATGGGTACTTCTCAGGATTCTTCTTTCTTATATATTCTCCAGTTAGTCTATGAGAGTAGAATCTCCTAAACTTATTAGAAGAATACACTGATGTATAGTATCCAGTACTTTCTTGAGTCTCACCGCACTCTAAATTAACAAAGTTCATAGGCATCAAGGAATCTCCTACTGATAACTCAGAAGCTTTCTTGTAGGATCCATCTATCATCATGAACCTATGGTCATCAGTGACATAGAAGTCCTTGTTATCAATGGATACTACATACCATTCAGTAACATACTTAGTTATTATACACTTCTCTGCTACTGATACTTTAGGATCAACACCATCATTTGAATAAACAGTCAGGTTCCTACTATCAGATTCATAGAGATCCTTAAGAGTTCTAGATGAACCATCAGCAAGAAATATCTCAGTATCACCTCTCATACATCCTGGAGGCATACAAATCATGGCAATCTGCCCTGTCTTCCACTTACATAATGGTTTGTATGACTGATTTATAAGGTCAGACGTACTAGCCCACCCTCCAGTTAATTGTGCATCTTCTGGACTAATCTGAATATCGTTGAAACTACATGTACTCAGTACATTCGAATAGTCTGCATGATAATCAGATGCCTTCAAGAAATTCACGAATCCTTGAGGATCATTTTTGAATCTAGAATTAGCTTGACTAATTATGGATTGATAACAAATCGACCTTAGATAATTTCTAACTGGATCAATCTGTTTCTGGTCGTAACATTTATATTTTATAATTTCTTCAAGTATATCTTTCGCCTCAGAGTCTGTCTTCTTCTCTGTAGATAAGATCGACTTAAATACTGGCTCGTCTATAGCTTCGAAATCATACTTCCTAATAGCATCGATCAATGCTCTTATGAGAGTATTATCCATAGTACTAGGATCAGTCATGTAGTACCTTTCAACAAGATCTATGTTACTCTTGGCCTCATTGAATAGGTACTGATTGAATAATCCATAAACGAGACTTAATTTTGTGATGTTATATGAATTTAATGACATGGATCCTCCTCACTTTGAATATTGGTACGAAAACTATCTTCATGAATATCTACCTCCTTGAGATTACTATACTTATAATACTCAGAGATCATCTTAATCCGTTCTCTCATATGTTTAGTATAGACAGGAATTACTCGATAAGGATCAGGCCAGAGATTTATGATGTTTACTACTTTTCCACGAGCTACACGACCTATGGACTGCAAAACTATACCTGCAATACGGCCTTGTAATAGTAATATATTATTAAGGTCAGGGAAGTCTAATGCACGATACCCTGCAGAAGTTGAAGGAATTACATCGACTTCTCCTGCTCTAATAAGATCACACGCTCCTGTGAGATCTACCATACTCTGGTTGCCTTCTCTATCATAGTAAGTATAACCTGCACCACTCACTAGAAGGATTCGGAATACTCCTTTCCAGTAGTTATCTATCCAATTATTTATAACAACTGCTAGATTATTCACTGGAATGAATAACTTAGGATACCTCAGTATAAGCTCATTCATCAACCAGCAGGTATCTGGATGAGTCCACATCTTGTTCATGATATTAGCATAAACATTAGTATCCTCACCAAAATCCTCCTCAGTAAACTCAAGATTCTTAAAACATCCAGTCTTTAGTTTTATCATATTAATATCTAGATGGATAGGAACTCTATAAATAAGAGATTGTCCAAAATAATCCACGAGTTTCTTGTTCTTCTTGATCACATCAGAAATTCCACTAGCGAATGAGATCATCTCTGCATTACTCTTATCAGCAGTTCCAGAGAATCCGTACTTAACCTCTGCATTTCTGCACATATCTAATACTTTGCATCCTCCTGGACTCATGACATACTCGACCTCATCAGCTAATATCCAGTCCACTCTATCCAACTCCTCCTGAGTTTTCTTTAATAGATCTGGATCTTTATATTTCTTTGCTCCAGATACTCCTCCAGTATTAATGATATTCAATCTACCGTCAGCACTAGGAACCTCAATATTGAATACTGACCTAACTCGTTTCTTTAATTCATCTACTGCCTTAGAGTTCGGAGCTAAGAGTAAGACATTCTTCTGAAGATCCTTGTAGGCATAGTCTACTAGAGTAGCTATTACTTGACTTTTCCCATACCCAGTATAACATTGGTAGATACCATATTTATACTTCAATACGTGAAGAAGGTCATCATTCTGATAATCCCTCAATCCTGGAAACTTGATAGTTCTATATCCATTGGAATACATGGATTTCAGAAGTTTATCCGCATCCTCAGGACCTAACTGATTCCTAAAGGTCTGATAGATAAGCATCCCCCATCCAGGTTTGAAGTAATAATGGGGATGCCTTGATTTCTTGCCTTCATAGACTTTCTTAGCAACCTTTGTATACCTCCATCCTTTATTTTTGCCCCAAGATTGATACACTCCCTGTTCCTCTTGATACTCGAACTTGGACATTTCGAGTCTATCATCACAGTACAATTTTATCCATTCATTGTCCATGGATTCAATACGCAGTATCATACCTTCCACAATAAATTTAAGTTGTTCTTAATCTTGTACTTAAGGTGTTCCTCAGGATCAGTTCCATCACTAGGGATGATTCCTACGGGAATATGATTCAGTACTGATGAAATCTTCTTTGCCACTTTTGCAGATAACTTAGTCTCATCCAAGAATACTAATATGTCACTAGGATTAAATGATCTGAGGATCTCTATCTGATAATCTGTAATCGATGAGCCCAGAATCCCCATAGGAGTTCTATCTGGAAACATAATAAGATCAGCTATAACATCGAATACACCTTCGCTAATTATGAACTTCTTATTATCTCCATGTTCTATAAGATAAGGGAATTTCTTATCAATAGGAGGATTGAAGTAAGGGAATCCAATATTCCGTCCATTTATATATCTAACTTGATAATAAATGAGTTCTCCATGAAAGAAAAATGGAATGACTATGTTATGATTATGATACTTAAAGTGAAGTGCTTTCGACAATTCACCTAAGTACTTATGTCTCTTATTGACGAGGTAGTCATAACCCTGCTCGTCAAAGTCATCAAATTCATTCCTATATAGATCAAGATTCCATATAGGATGATTCAATTTTACTAAATCGAATTTCTCTTGACGATCCTCACTAGGACCATGTACATCAAAAGTCAGTTCGTTGGAAATATGTACGAAAGACCTAGAACATCTCTTGCAATGTCCTACAGTGATCTCTCCATTTATATAGAGCTTTTCCTTGTGATAGTTAAGCTCCTGAACACATAATGGGCATTCGATATGGTACTCTCCACTTGTACCTAGGTGAGGGTGCAAGTCCGATACTGATTCTACTTCATAGTAGTTCAGTAACAACTTTCTTAAGTCAGTGAGTACGATCTCTTCCCCATTTTTCTTCGTCCATATCTTGTATTCCATAAAATGGGAAATAAAAAGTGGAGTACTATAAGATAAACTCTCTAGCACTCCACCTAATGATTTAATTACTACTTCTTGTTCTTCCTAGAACGTCTCGGTTCAGTTTCATCAGATATCTCCTCAGAAGCTATCATTTCTTCCTCAGGTTCCTGAACTACAGGGGTAGTATCTTTAGCTACTACTTCTGATACTGGAGTTGGATCTGAGCTAATAGGAGGCACTACTACAGTAGGCTCCTCAATAGCAGCCTCAGGAGCAACTTCTACTTCCTTAACTTCTACTTTAACATTAGCATCCTTCTCAGGGATACCTTTGTCAAATCTTTTCAGAGCCTCCTCTACACTATTCACTACATATCCAGGAACTGCACTAACACTCGAACATAGATCATACTCAGATCTACCATCGACTATCAGTACAAGATCATTCTTGGAGAATGTAGTCACTAGAAGATTCAGAAATCTAGTGGAAGGCATGAAACTGATACTAACTTCCTCAGGTCCCACCAGCAATCTAGCTCCACTATCGAGTGGCAGATTCAATGGGAACTTTCTTGGATTATAAATTCTCATATTCTATATTATTTAATATCCTTTGCGTAATTGATATTGTCATCTGTCCAGACGTTCTTCGAAAGATTCTTGTAGAAATTCGTAACATCCCTATCAAGATTTCGATTGTTAGTCTTGACATGACCCAGGCTAGCTCCGATCATCATCGTATTACTCTTAGTTTCATTCAGAGAATACGTGATAAATGGAATACTCATAGCATAGGCTGCTCCAGCTACCATAGCATTGAACGGATCCTCATTACTATTATCCATACGGATCGCCAGACAGTTCACTTCATCGAACTTCTGATCGACGACTCGAACTGACTTATCGACAATGGCTACTCGATCAGCATTCACCCAATCCTTGGATGCCTGCTTATCGAGAAATTCCATCAATTTCTCAATGGCATCGTTCATCTTCTCATCCGTCTTATGAAGAATCATCTGACGACGAAGGATATTGTAGTTGAGAGATCTAGGATTACCAGGAGCATAGTTATGTGAGATATAGTACCCCACTTCAAACATAGTACCTAGATCATATCCAGGAACATACACTACTATATTCTTACCATCGATGCCTGCAGTGGTATCGAGATAGAGAATCTGAGTTAATACCCTTTTGAAACTGGATACGTCATAAGACTTCTTAATCTCAGGGAAGTTTACTTCATAGTGACCTGGCATAAATACCGAATCACCACAAGTCATAACAGGCTCACATTCATCAACGTGATCCGAATTAACCATTGTAGTCTCCTTGATACGCTGCTTGAACTCATCAAAAAAGTTCTTGCATTCAGGATCCCAGAAAGGACCTGCACAGTACCAAGTACGACCACAAGTGGATTGATTGCTGTTACACATAATTCTAAGTTTATTAGTTTGTAATTATTTGTTACTTAACGATATAAATGAGGATTACTTACTATCCTCACTTATGAATTTCCTAAATGGAACTTCAGGATTAAGGTGTGGAAGCTTCTAGAAAGGCTTATTTATTACCTAGAACGAGCTTTCTTTCACCCTCTTGCAGTTTATTTAACAGATCTAAATAACTCTGTTTTATTGATTTCATAGCTGAATTAGAGTATACTAAGAACTCGGCATCATTTATGAACTTCTTACTCCCTATTATGAACTCAGGAAATGTGAGTTTAGTATTACCCTTCACCATTTCAGAATATAGTCCATAGATATTCTGACAGATAGAATTTTCTCTAGTGAACTGGACTAAATCAGCATCTCTAATGATAGCCTGCATATATTTCAAAGGAGTGTCCAACTTATTCAGTACAATCACATAAGGGTACTGAGTAGCACGGATAATCCATTTGACATCGTCAGTCATCCATCTTTTAGGTGCATAATCGATAGCGATCCTCACATTATCCTTATCATCCATAAGACCACCTGAATGATTAAAATCATGGAATAGAGCTGCAGTCAGGAGATCCCTGACATTCGTATGATTTAATATCACTGGAGGTTCATGCATTCCACATAATACATAATCACACTGCCTGAAATTCATAGACTCTGTGGCTAATTCATGACAAGTCTGAACTACACAGAACGAGTGATACATATTATGATAAGGGAGATTATTAGATTCATTATAATGCATAAAATAATGGAGCTGATCGAGAAGATCATAATCCTCCATTATCTTATACACTTCTCCATAGACATTATCAGATAATCTCATCCTGCAACAATTTAATAATGATATTCACTCCCAAGGATTTAGTACTGAGATCGATGCTTGATCCTTTAGGGTTATAAAGTAGCTGGTGATTCATGGAGACTACTTTACTTCCTGGAATTCCGACCATAGTGGGAGTAGCTATATAGATAAACTCATCCTCCATAGAAGTCCTAGTTCTAAATCCAGGATTCATCACCGAGATGCTGAACTTATTCCCTAAGTCTATACTTATTACATCTGATCCATACTCTTCTGCACTGAATGTATAGTCAGTACTCAAACTAGTAATAGGTTTTGCTAGGATCGTATGTAACTCCCTAGCAGGTCTTCTATCATAGTCATAGAGTCGATAGGTGGTATCACTCTGGTATGATACCTCCAATACGTCACACTTAGGACCTAACGCATGGACAGTCCCAGGAGCTATATAGAAATATGATCCAGGAGTAACTGACTTCTTATTCAGAACTCTCATATCTCCTTCATTCAGTTTCTGGAGTCTCTCCTTGTAAGTGAGAGGTTCAGCCAACTTACTCCATCCTAGATATAAGTAAGAATCTGATGAGCAGTCCAGAATATACCACATCTCAGGTTTATCCTTGTCATGAACTTGGATCGACAAGGATTCACTGGATACAATTCGTTTGATCATAGGAAACCTAGTACTACCTTTTATAGTATATAGGTCTATCCCTTGATTATTAGTTATACCTTGTAATTTAGTAGAAGGATCAAGGAGTGACAAAAGCCACTCCTCGTATCCCCATACTTTATCCAATTTTATCTTCTGAGATACACATGGATAAGTTATAGTTTGCAACATGTTATTTATTTTTTTTACTTAATAGAATCTACCAGCAGCATCAATGATAATCTTTCATTTCTCTTTTTTATTCATTTATTCATATCCACTACTAGATCATGATACAAGTTGCCAATCTTATTCTTATCCGTTTCTAGTTTCCTCTTGGCTAACTCTAAACTAGCTGAAGGAAGAGGACATGGGTCATTAGAATTCTCTAATCCAGAATTTCTAAACTTGATGTCTTCCATAAATTTACATTCACACACTCGTCCATCTGACCCAAACTTACATGGGAGCATCGCTCGGAATTGATCAGGAGTCATATCATCCGGGATAAAGTTATTCAAGAAGTAACTCCAGGAGCAAGGTCCATCGCCTGAACTCATAGCAAATGCACATAACCTATTGGTAATAGTACTCTTAACTCGATCTTTATGAGCAGAGTAAGTTACATTCAGAATAGTATCTCCTTTAAATACCTTATGCTTAAACTCCTCAGAATCCTCATGTACTAGTTCATTATAGAACCCGGAACATACAGTAGCTCCTTGACGCAGGAATTGAGAATACATAATCAATCCCATCTTACTATTGATAGTGTAGAATCCAGAATTTAATACCGATCCTTCCTTCCAATCGGATTGATCATTGAAGTAGATACTAACATATGAATCAACATAAAGTTTCAGGTCACTCTCAGCCAGTCCTGCATTCTTCATCATAGGAACAATGTAAGGTTCGTAGAAGAAAGGCATCCTCAACTTCACCATACTAGCCAGATTAATAAGCATCTTCTTATTTATACTAATCCAATATACTGAAGATACCGAATAAGGCATCTTAACGCGAGCATCATCTGTCTTTTCATACTTTCTCAGATACTCCATGTATTCAGAGAATTGATCCTCCCATTCCTTGATACCTTTATACTCAGAACTAATCGGGAAGGATTCTTCTTCCTTTCTGAGGTCTAGATCAAGAGTTGAAACTCTGAATCGTTCAGAACGTGCCCATTGAGCTAATGTGTTAATATTATAAAGAAGATCTCTAAATAATGCCGACCCTGTAATTTCGAATACATACTGATCGAAGTTGGCATACTGGAGATTCATTCTGGTTATCTTTGACCTATAAGAATGATACTCCTCAAGATCGTTCCCCACATAGAATTTATTGAACCCATCCATGGATGGACATACTTTAGTTCCATCCTGAAGTTCAAATAGTATTCGATATGGAGGAAACATATTATTGTTAGCCTCATCATAATCCTCAGTATCATAATAAGATAAGAGGATGTCTTTGATGAGATCACCTTGCATAGTCTTAATGACGTGAGCACGACTTTTTAACCATACATAGTAACCAAGATCAGATGCTTCAGTCCCATCTATCAACTCCACTTTCGGATCAATGTACTTTCTCATAAGTTTGTAGTTTGTTGTATGTTATTTAATTCACTGATATCTCCAGTTCCCGTATCTAATATGAATACTTTTCTGCAGTCTAAACAATTCATATAATTTCCTAGAATAGGATCATTTCTCAATTGAGTATGTCCAAAAATTTGGACTGTACCATCTTCTAGATAATCTAAATCCAATCCTTCTCTGACATCTCTCCAAATAGGACTGCTAAATAAATTCCATCCTCCTCTGTAGGGACCTATCACTCTGAAAGTAGTAGGACTAACCTTATGAAGGTGATTCAATTTACATGACCAGTTATCGCCTGAGATATGATCCAGATATGTGGACCTAAATCCATCTCCTACTCCAGCATGAGTAAATAGATACTTATCATACTGGAATGCCATCTGAAATTTATCAGAATTTTCTATGAATAGGTCTCTGTACCTATGATCATACCTACTCCAGTTCACTCCGTAGAGATACTGAAAGTCATGATTCCCTATCAGTAGGATGACCTTATCTGATGACTCCTTGAACTTTAGGATGCCCTCAAAATTCTCTACAACCTGTCTAGGTGAGATGCCTTCATGACTGTATGGATCAGTATAATCTCCTAGGAATACTATGTATTCAAATTCATCTTTTCTGGGGATTACATCCTCCCAGAAGATCCTTCCATGGATGTCAGGTATAACAGCTGTCTTATTCGATTGATTCATGTCTCATGAATTCTCTGTGATTCACCTCTATAAAGTTTATCACTACTGAACATTTCTCTCCATTTACGACTCTGACCTTTGATAACTTGAATTCAGATGTCATAAGAGCTACTGATAACATATATAACTTCTTAGTGTCATAAGCATTATCATATAACTCTACATATTGGATATCTCCCTTCACATAGAACTTCACGTGAGTAGACAACGATCCACGATAGAGATCCCAGATTTTAGAGATCAGAAGGTACCTATAATATACCTGATAATCCGTAAGGAATTCATACTCAGGGTAGTAATAGGATCCTTCTACTCCTCCTATGAACTTGAAGAATTCATCATTATTAGGTTCAAAGTAATCTGACCTAAAATCATCTACTAGGATAACTCGACCTCTTCCATACTTAAATACAATTGAGTCCATAGAGGACTTAGTGTATACTGGAATTAGAAGATTCGGTAGTAATGAATTCCCTACTGGCAGTTCTTTTGTCTGATTGAACTCAGATGACTTAAGAACCATAGCCATATAGCTACCAGGAAGATCGTACTTGTCAGGGATAATAGCTTTATCATGAACTTTTCTAGTAGATTTCATCTTAGAGATCATCTCACTGGGGATAATGACCTCGTTAAGGATATTCATCATCCTAGTGGTCTCTGAGAAACTAGTCTTTATAGTATTTAGCATCCTATAGATTCTACTAGACTCATCAGATCTGATGATCACGATATCTGCATCTTGACAAGCAAATGCTAGACAGAAGTCTAGGGAGTACTTGCTAATCATGGATCTGGCATGATACTTCCCTCCTAATATAGCATAAGATATGATCTTAATCCCTTTGTTATGACAGAACTCTATGAGATCTTTATCATAATACTTGGGATTAATTTCCATCTCATTATACTCAGGATAATGACCCAGGAGATTGTTGTACTCTTCGAGTTGAGACACATTAAAATTACTAACTCCAGTATGCTTAAATCTCTTATCAGACTCTAGCATCTTAGCCAGATCAGACCAATCTGATCTGGCATTATGGATGAGCATAATTTCTATCTCCTCCACTCCCATTTGAGTCATATGGTTGCTAACCATAAACTCATACTGATCCGTCATTTGAGGAGGGATCTTGGAGATCACTTTAGGTTGACCCTCACCTCCTACATGCTTATTCAGTACATAGTCGTTGGCATAACAGATAGAGGTATCTACATAATCCACTCCGGATTTAAATTGGTCCTCAATAGACTTAAGATCAGCCAGATGAAGTTCATAAGTCCCTAAAGCTACTCCAGTACACCTGTAATTCACTTTATTCCCATTGATAAAATAGGAATCTAAGCATTTCTTTATATCATCCATATCAGAGTTTGTATTTAAAAAATTGTAATGAATATTTCATTAGTGGATGGTTTATGAGATCTTGGATTATAATACCATTTGACATATACCTTAGGACCATTATCATCACATCTATATACCTCCTGATCACCAAATACCTCAGTCAGGTCGAATAAACATGGTCTGATAGAATTGAACAAGAGTTTCATATAGTATAATAACTTCTCCATGATAATTCTATCAGACCTGAATGATTGTTTCATTCTCTCTTTATCCTGAATTGAAGAGAAGGTACCGCATACTTTATAGTACTGAGGATACCTGTACAACTTCAGATACCTAGAGTTCCTATGATCTATTATGTAAGGCAGTTCATTCTTACCTAATCGATCATAAGGAACTCGGGCTTCAGGAAATTTAAATTTAATATTATCTTTTGTAAATTCAGTTATAAGCTCACCAGGAGCAATAACTTTATTTAATAATTCATCCATACCATCACTTACTTTGTTCAGAAGTAAGGCTTAACGGCTGATTAAAAGGTGATTTTAGCCATTCATCCACTAGAATTCTAGTATTCATATTCTTAACTGTGATTAATTCACTAGAATAATCACCCGACTTATAAGAATTATATGCATAGATATTCATCGGGTGAGTAGATCCATAAGAATCTGCACAGGATTCAATGGCTACTTTAGGAAGTGAGAGAACATTGAAATTCTTTTTAGTTCTAGAGTTGAGGTGATAAGAAAACTTCCTAGAAGTACTATGAGGAGATATGTTAATAGTCCTCTTATAATTTAGTCCAGGATCACCTATTAGTATGTAGTTATATAGTAGGTGGACTGGAGTATTAGTCACTAAATCTCTGACTACGGACCTTTGACTATTGGCCATCATGATACTCGTTAGAACTGAGTCATCATACTCCAATAGAGTCTCCAGATCTCCATCATAAGTATACTCGAATCCAGGTATCCTATGAAGAGTCAATCCTACAGTCTCTACCTTCCCATTAGATTTAGTCTTCTTGTAGGTTTTAAGAGTTCTGGGACTTATCAGCATAGGGATATAATCATAACTAACATCAGGATCCATGATCTGTAAAAGGTACATATCCTCAATATGAAATATACCTTGGAATATACTATAGTGAGCCTTATGACTGAAGTGATAGACCTCATCCCCTAAACCAGGGTCCGGTATCCTATCTTTAAATAATTCGAAAGAACTAAGTTTATAGCTTATTGCAGACATATTCTAGGGGATAATAACTTTCTAATAGCCCACTTAGGATGATAATATTTTATAAGTCTATCATCATAAATGAACCTCAATGTATTACTAAATGATCTCAACAAGAACATATCAGTGAACCGTACTCTTGATATATCAATCCCATTTAGTATTGAGATAACCCAAGGGTAGTTCGTACTCATATCGAAGTGCCTTCTATCTTCAGTCACCAACGCTGAATCTATCTCATCAAATTCGCATTCTACAAAAGAGAAATCGAGGTTATTAAATTTCACCTGAAACTTTTCTAGATCTATACTATGAATAGAGGATCTACTATTACGAGATACGAATGCTAGCTTATCATAGTCACTCAGAATTTCTAGAAGTTCTCCCATTACAGTAGTAAAGAATTCCTCAGGACTATTATTCAGTAAATCCATTAGAACTGCTAATAGTCTCGCTCCATCATCAGTCACTGAAACTGTCAATTTAGTATCTCCTGACTTCTCTTTTATTATTGATAAGAGATAGGAGATATTATTAAATTCATCAGGAAGGTCAGGATCAATAGGGAGTTTAAATGATATATTATATCCATCAAATTCCCTAGGAGTAAATTCCAATAAACTCCGAATATACTGAATTACTAGGAATTCTGATAATCCTGCTGAATAAAATAAACAATGAACGTACTTAGCTGCTTCATCATCGTCTATATACTTAAATCTTAATAATTCTTTATTCTCCATTCAGAATTAAGGCTTAGGAGGGCGAATTACAGTAAAGTGATAGAGACATTGCTACTTGTAGGAGAAAGTACTAAATCAGGAAGAGTCCACCCCAACAATAGTACAGGATTGCTAGAAGCTTCATCATAATTGAATCTATTCAGAAAGAATACTCTATCATATACTATCGAGGATGATCTCACTAGAGCTATAAGAGTCAACTTAAGGAATCTCATAAGATGCTTATTACTAAATATGAACATCTTTACATAGGATAATTCATAATCAGATAATTCAGTGGCCATAACCTGAACTCCATCCTTCTCCAATCTGAAGATACTATAGATACCAGTCACGAACTCGTATAATTTCAATACTCCGACTTGATTCACTCTCAACTTCTTTACCTGAGAAGTCCCTGATAAATTCATCACGTCATAGGACTTGTAGTGAGATAGATTAGACTGGTCTACTTCAGGAAGATAAAGTCTAAATTGAGACTTACCTGTCGTGAACTCATAGTGCCTACCTTCGATCAGAGCTAACTCTGACTTCTGTATATTAAATCTGGATTCAGTTATCAGGATAGATGATCTATTTGAGGGAGATAGAACTTTGGGAGAACCTTCTTCGAATGATAGATCAAATAAGTTCAGCTTATCTATCTTCTTCTGTATAAAAGTCTTTATAAATGGATCTACTTTATTCTTGAGATCGAAGTCAATAATCCAATCCCTATATTGATCATTGAGGATCCACAGTCTACCAAAATGAGAGTTAGTCAGGTATTCAAACCACTCATTGATAGATATTATGACTTCTGATCTTCTGGATTGAGCATCAGAGCATTTAGAACATAAATGGACTAAATTAGAGCTCCAAGGAGTCATCTTTACTAGTGGAGATCCGCAGTTAGTACAATAAGATATATCTGATACTTTCGAATACTCATAGTACCTATAGTAATCCAACTGATGATCTATTATCATATGACTCTCTATCTCAGACTTGGATCCTATACTGAATTTCTTATTGCATAACTTACAGGAAACTTTAGTTGCATCGTTCATTACAAGTGCAGTTTAGAATTAATATTATTCAAAAGTAAGGCCAAGAACTGGAGTTAAAGGTGAATTTATAAAAGGTAGCCCTTAGTCCCATGAGATAAAAAAAATAAAGAAGCCATTAGGCTTCTATACTTAATCCTGAAGATGGAGGATCTGCAGCTGATCTTATGAATTGTTCAGCGTAGTCCTCATCTATGTCATTTGTGCGACTCCAGAATAAATCGGACTCTATGACAAGTCGATCCTCTATAGAGATATTTGGTACTACCCTACGAGTATGATCTGGATCTGGAAAGTAATCGTTTAGAAGTTCTAGGAACATCTCAAAGTACTGAGTTATATTCCCTCCATGGATTAAGTTATCTACTCCTCCTTTAAATATCAGTCCTAGGGATACTACATGATTATTATATCCATGTGATTGATCGTGGAGTGTCACATAGTACCTACTCATATATGAATCCTCATCCCTTACTGTAGCCACTATCGGATATAGATCTTTAATCTCTTTAAGTGGTCCTGAGATATAAAGATTATAATAGAGTTTATGGAGGATAGTATCTGAGGGTAGTGTAAACATAAGAAGATCATCTATGATCGTCATCGATGCAACCACCGATAGAAGCCTAGATACGCCTATTATCTCCATAATTTATACTCACGATATCTAGATAATAATTCATAGTATCAATAATCAGTCAATTTATTGGCCTCCTACCGTTATATGGACGGGATAAATTCATTAAAATTAGCCGTTACGAGGGACCGTTCGTCCTTTATCCTTCTTAGATTCATAATCCTTACAAGACTCTGGAGTACTCCTATGATCACAGAAACTACATGGATGCAATTTATTCTCACACCAGAATTCGTTAAAGCGTCCTACTTCATTTACTACACAGTACTTACAAATCTGTTTCATTCGCAATTATTTGATTTGCATAATCCCAGATAAGTTTCTTAACCTTATCTGAATAATTACTTATCCTGGGCACTTGAAGTAAGTACCTACTCTCGGAGGAGTTCTTTAACGAATCCCACCGCTCTTGACTACTTACAGAATTCCACCATTTATTAGGGAGATATTTCGGATTCCGTTTGTAGGTAAGATTATCCCAGGCATAATCAAGTCTTGCTGGAAATTGAGAGTACTTAATAAAGTCAGTATCAATTATTCTTATAGATGCACTCCCATGGTAATCCTTGGTCCTCACATCTAGTAAATGGGTGGGTATAGAATACCTGCACAATAGATCAATTATCATCTCAGAGAATAACTGAGAATCTCCTCCCACTTTATCCAGAGAATAATCTAATAGCCACATGGATATTAGGACTGATCCAGGAGAACGCACTGAAGAACCTACTGATACTAGTACCTCGTAGATACTATTAGCAGAGTCAGCATCATATATAGTGAGTAGATATTTACTCCCAGGTATCTGAGATGATACTAGCTCTAGTCCCAGCTCCACTGGCACTGATATCCATGTATCCTTTATTATGTTAGTAGCTCCAGGAGGAGTGACATCACTACTAGAATTGGAGTATCTAATACAACCCAGAATACATAAGGACTCTGAATTCAGAAATTTTATTCTGTTAGTTATCATTCTCTATGAATTTATATCCCATTGTCCATGAGTATCATATTAGCTCTATCCCAAATCAACTCCTGCAACTCACGAGCTATGCTATTAGTTATCCCCATTACTTGCAACAAGAATCTCGTATGGGATCTCTCGAATCCTGCTGCCGTAACTGAAAGTCTGCCTTCTAACGAATTCCACCATTTATACCCAAGTCTAGTATCACCGTAGTACTGAATTCTCTTCCAGATACAGTCCTTACTCATCATAACATAATGAGCTAAATAAAAGTCCAACAATAGTATCCTGATTGTAACGAGTCTGGGGATGCCACTTGAAGTAGAGATCTCTAGGATGGTAGTATGATCACAATAATCAGATATTAATTTTATCACTGAATCAATGAATAAGTCAGCGTTGCCTACTATTGATTCGGGAGCAACTTTAGGCTTATTCACTAACTCGACTGATACTCTCACTAATCCACTGGCTAGAATGATAGGATCCTCATTGAAAGTTACTTTTAGAGGATAGACGTCGCTTATGGAGTCAGGATCATTCACGACTACTATATACTCTCCTTTATTTAGGTAGAGATCAGATAGGTCATTAATAGAAACCTCTTTAGTTGCGACTTTAGTGAGTTCTACTACTTTAAGTGGGGAATCAATACTTCTACTGCAACTTAGTACACATGGAGTACCTCTATCCAGAACCTTGATTTTAGAAGTCACTATACTCATATAAAGTTTTATTCAGTAGATCTAGTAGCATATGACTATAAGTGACTGGAGCTCCTCCATGAATTAGGACTTCATCCTGACTTGAATCTATGAAGAAACTGCACTCCATACCATCTATAGGGACTGGCATGAATCTGACGACTACTCTATATTCAGATAATGACGAATCAGGATCATAGATATAGATCAAGTATAATACTGGCTTGACATCCTCAGGATTTAAATGGTATCTTACCAGTTTATGGATCATAGGATAACCACGATTATCATGTACAGTAACTACCAGTAACTTAAGATTCAACTCCTCAATAATGTCTAATTCATTTAGTTTCTTAAGTGATATTATACTCAAATTCATTCTTATTTAGAATTTGTAAATTACTCATTCAGAATTAAGGTTCTGGAGGTGATTTAAATCACTAAGGGCTAGCATAAACTGAGCAGAGAGAGAGAGTATGTGCGGAGTACTAGGTACTGACATCATCGGGAGGGATATTATCGATAGATAATTGGGATGGAGGAGATGAGTGCAGGGATTATGGTTTGACACTTCATTGGAAGAATTCTAATAGAAGTAGAATTTGCATGAAGGAGTACTATGATAGAATTGGAGTAGTATGATATCCTCAATTTATAAAGAATTATAATATAGTACTTAGCTCTAGGAGGGAAGCGAGTATGTTGTACGTCAGTACAACTATAAATCCTTACGACGGTAGGAGGAAGGATTTAGACTACGAGCGACGACTAGATTGAGCTAACTGCAGATATGAGGTAGTAGATAAGGAGTATCGAGGGTGGGGAAATGAACGCTAGTTCATTGGGAAGGATCGAGTGCTGATAGAAATAGATGAAATAAAAGATAGAGTCCAGTTGTTAGCTGAACTCTATCTGAGTGATCTCAATCTGGTCGATAGCTCCATACTCGCTATCTCCCTTCTTTCGATACCTTGCGTTCCAAAATCTACTACTCTCGTCGGAACTTGTTTTGTTCCTCCTCGGTAGATTTTGTCTCTACTTTTATTAATATTATTTATAGAGGCTCTTAATTTCAATTTCCTTAGAAAAAAGGTAATGTCGAAATTAATTCGCCTCTATAACCTTAATAGGCTGGTACACAGCGTTTAATGGTAATTCACTTATAGGTTTAAATTTTTGATGATTTATTCCTTGAATTAGTCGTTATATCGAGCATTATTCCCAATGAATTCAAGTATCTTACCAGAGGAGCGTAGGCTATAACTTTGTAATTTGATCTCTCTACTACTTTGCTAATATCCTCCAGAGATACTTTGTATTTCATAGGAGTCCCTGAACTTAATGCATTCCCCAACCCAGGTAGTATATTTGACTCCACTAACTTCTTTACGTCATCTTTAAATCTAGGTTTTATATACTTCAGATCAGGATCGAATACTTGGAGTAGCTTATTATCCGACGACTCTTCTGTATTCATATTAGTTATATTGGGATATTTTCCAGTAAAATATAATACTAGATTCTCCATTAACTTATCATCCCAATCATCTGAATAATAGATATTTATTGGATATCCTTTATGTAAACGGATCCTAGTTCTACTGACAGCTTGAGCTAGTTGGTAAAGTGAGTAGAACTCAGGGGTAGTCTCGCATCCAAAAGTAACATTGAATTCAGATATTACAGTTTCAGGTACATGGAATTCTCCTAGAAATACTATGGAATCACTTTCCATGAATTTGTTAGTAGCTTTATCCAATCCTGATTGATAATGAATTATATCATAGTCTCTTCCTTCGATAAACCCTTTCCCTCCTAATAGAGATGATAACAATTTTGTGAAATTCTTAGATTCGTTTATCTTAGAATCCACTAGATCATTAGTAGATTCATCGGAATTTCTTAAGTTTTTCCAAGTGACTACTAGAGTTCTTGTATTTAATTCTATTATCTTGGATAGAGTATCTACAGCATCCTCTAAATTTGAATCAAGATGTTTTATCCTAGATGAAGATTGATTTCTCTTCAGAGAGAACGAGAACTTCTTTAAAGTTATAGGGGAGTTATACTTTACTGTATTAGTAGATAGTATGGTGAATAACTTAGATCCATAAAAAGTTAGATCTCCAGTGCCATCGAATAGAAGTACAGTATTCAGCATTCTTTTGTTTACTATATTTAAGAAGTTAGGAGATACTACGATCTTCTCAGCTCCTCTACTAAACTCGCTCCAGATAGGTCTATACTTCTTCCAGATAGTCCCCATTACCAGTCCTTCTCTTATCTCTCCTAATTTGGTGGAGTGATCGAACTTTCCTAGGAAGGATGGGTCAGTGACTTTCTCAGCATCATACAATCCTTTGAATGATTTGAATGACTCAGGTTTTATAAATACTGTATTTCCTACTCTAGTCAATTCGTTAGTCCTCATGGACCCTATTTTATCCTTAGGTATTAAATCCATGACCTCCTCAGTCATCCTAGATGATAATCTCATGAAATCTCCTTTAGTCACTACTATCTGATTCATAGATCCAGTAGAAGGGAGTTCGTCAATGAGAATGTATCTTCTAGGGAGCGGCTCAGTGGATTTGTAAGTTACTGATCTAGTATAGATATCAAAATCCTCTTCAGGTGGATTAAATGATGTCTTCACTAGAAGAGATGGATCCTCACTCATTAACTTATAATGAGTGCATATAATGACTTTCTTATTCAGTAGATCCTCAGGATTATTCCTCCATAAATTATTATCGACTCCTTCTGATTTGTAATCCGAATGAAGTACAATTATATCAGATAGATGGAGTGCGGATGGGTCATCCTCATCAGTCAGAGATTTACAATATTGATACATCTCATTGCACTCTTCTATGGTAGAAGCTGAGTAAAGTATACCAACACTATAGTTCTCCTTAATAATTTGTTTTATAGCCGTAGTCTTTCCTGACCCACATCCGGAGGCTACTACGTAAGCTCCATATTCATCAGGGACTGTTATGGTCCCATTTAAGAATTGAAGATTCATTCCGAGATCTCCAACTCTAGTATAGTAGATATTATTCATATCCTTTATGTTGTTTTGTCGTTATTACTAAATTAATATTAAACTCCTTAAGTAAATGCCTTACCAAGAATTTGTAGCAATCTAGTTTTACTTCGTACCTAGTAATTCCTATATCTATAAGATCACGAATAGGTACTACTACATCGATTATCTTCTTATCAGATTTTTTCTTAGTAAAGTACTCCAGAATTTCAGGAAATGCATACGCTAGAATCTCTACATCCTGCCTACAACTCTTAGCTACCCTACTGAAATCAGGAGTGGGTAGCTCTACTACATCATTCTCCTCAGCATACATTAAGTTTGCTATGTTATTCATAGTATCATTAATACCTTTAGTGCATGATTTTAAGTAGGACATAGTTCTATCGAACTTATTCAGTTTCATAACCTCGAATCCATACTCAGTTAGAATAGCTCTGTCGTTAGGATTGTGATTGATCTCATGAAGTATACACAGAGACTTCTCCTTGATGAAGTAGTCCACTAGTATATAATCCTTTCCCTCAGTATAAGGAGTCATTATCGGAACTTGCCTAGCTCCAAATGAAATAACTCTCAGATCGTTCAGTAGATTTATGTAATCGATATCTTTCTGTTGTGATCTGAGAGTTCGTTCTTTTCTTATTAGGTTTTCGAAGTTTATTATTCTCCCTGCGACTTTTGAATTTATGAATCGTGGGTACTCTATTCCTTCGATAGTGAATATTTTATCCATAATGTTATATAGTTCATTCACTTTTGAGGGTACCCAGGTTCCCTAGCCCTCTTTTATTCAGGGGTTGATTAGGCTGAATAACGGAGATTATAAGGCAAGTTCGAAGAAACGTAATCCCCTGATATTCAGCTCTTAACGTTATTTGCCCTAAATTCTGACCTTGTTTCGACCTAACTTCCCTCCTAAACCGTCCTAGGAGCGGGTTACCTTTAGTTAATAATAATTATGATCCCCTTACTTGTGAAGGGATTGAGGAGAGATATCGACCTATCCCATTAACTTGAACTTTCCAACATGAGTGAGATTTTAACTACCACGAATCCGTTCAATTCAGCAGAGATCAAACGGACTATTCTGGAGAAGGAGGGACTTGTGGATAACAAACCTCCTCAAGTATTAGTAGAGGATGCTACGATAGACGAGGATTTCGACAATGAACCTGGGACTATCATAAATCCTCAGACTGCAGCTAGTATTGTATCAAATTCCTATAGATCTATCTCCAAGGATGCTCAGGTAATTATACATGATGCAACCTCAATAACTACTAGAGATAAGATCGAGAAGTCAAAGGAAGTCAGTGCTGCACTGAATCGAGTCTTTACTGAATATAATAGTAAGTATGGACTCAGCCTTAAATTCGACTTCACATCACTGAGTCAGTCGCTACTCTATATCACTGACAAGAAAAACTTTCGTACTCTTGAGCTATTTGTCAGTGAGACTTTTGGTAGGTTCAGAGCACTGATCATGGTGAAAGTCCTGCAGTCGATTGCTATACTGGCAGATGATATCCTCGATCCAAAGAGGTTACTTTCTAACGAGGTAGAGTATACTGACAAGTTCTTGGTAGTCGAGAAATTACTGACCTATGTAGACATGATCGAGAAATTATATGCTCAGGTCAAGATTGTAGGTGCAGATACAGAGTTAGCTAAACTGAAGGATGAAACTGAGGGAGTATCAGAAGCAGGGATGTCTAATGAGGAAATGAAACGATTCCTAGATCTAGTACTAGCTCAGAATGATATAAAGACTGTAGAGTCTGAGAATAAAGATTAAAGTCATGTCAGAGTTAATTGAAAAATTGATGACTGAATCGGTGGATCCGATTTATGTCGATAGGGATGAAGATTATAATCCCATGAGAGATAATGAGAAATGATACTATAGTAGAGTTCCGTCTGGATAAAATACAGATAAAATTGTAGCGCATCAAGAAATTTGATCCTCACAGCTTTATCAATCCATATAAATCCAAAGGCGTTTTCTTCCATTTGTTCTGAGTTTAGGTTAGTTTATTCGAGGATCTAGATTGGAACTCTACTTCTTATAATCGATGTAGAAGAGCTTCCCACGAGCAATAATTTGCTAAAAGTCCCGTACGCATGGTACGTCAAAATGTGAGGAGATTTTCTAAGTTTGGTACTCAATAGGAGACATTTGTTTTGCAGGGGGATGCCTCTTCTCATCGATTACTATTATAGCAATCTAAACTTAGAGTGTATATGAGGCCATTATTAGACTATGTTATAGGATTCTTAAATGGAGAATCCAAGGAGAATTTTCTGGAAGTTCTGAAAGTCTATTGTAAAAGAGGTGACAGATCAGGAGTAATTAGACTACTCGTCATGATAGCAGGGAAGGATCCTCGCAGTAAACTCTCTCCAGGTCAATGCCCTTGGGAGGGTATAGATGATTGTATGTACTACCTTCTGGCTCAGTTAGTAATAAATAAAGAGTGCTCTTTATCAGAGGCACTGATTTTGTCGGAATTCGTAAATAAGAAAGGACGAGTATACAGTGAGATGCCAGAAGATCTCAGAAGATTCTGGAGGAGTAACATGGGATCATGCAGTATACTATCTTTGGACTGTCTGGTATTTACAGAATTTTTAGAAGCATACAGAAATGACTACATATATAATAAAGAGATTTGCGAAGATAGAGTCAGAAGGTCAAGAGAAAGAAGGGAAGCAGAGAAGAAAGACTTCATCTAAGAAATCAGCAGTTATGAATCTAGTAGGAGGTGGAGCACTGATCGGTACTTCTCTAGGATCAGTAAAAGCATTGAATAAGTTTGTTAAGGATCCATCCTTCGAGAAAGAAGGTGAAGATGCCCATAATACTAGATCAGAGCTGTTTAACAAAGTCAAGGATGTAGCTAACTCCAAGGGAGTGGTGGTGAGTCAGAATAGTCCTCGATCGAGAGTGAAGGGATCTCATTATATGAATGACGATCTAGTCAAGAAATCCTATAAGAGTACTGTAAAGTATCAAAGAGATTCTGATCCTGATAAGTATAAGGATAAATCAGATGATGAAGTCGTCAGGTCTCTAGTGGAGGAGGGTGGACCTAAATTAGCTGATGCCTATAAGAATGGCAAAGGTAAGATAGGACTAAATCCTGAGGATATTGGCCATCCCTCTGCTATCTCTCATGAATTAGGTCACGCTATTGATCAAACTGAAGGAGGAGTCGGATCCAAGGTCAGAAATTCAATGACTTCAATAGGAGGATACTCTTCACCTACATCTGCAGTTACTGGACTTCTATCTGGAATTAATTCTGAGAGATTGGCTAGGAAAGGTAAGAAGGAAGGACTGATCTCCAAGCATTCTTCATGGGCAGTTCCAGTACTAATGAATACTCCCACTCTTATTAATGAAGCTGTAGCTAGCAGGAAAGGTTATAAAGTCCTAAAGGATGCAGGAGCCACCAAAGATCAACTGAAGAATGCTAGAAATACTATGATTGGTGCTTATGGATCATACGCATCTAAGACTATAGGTGATGTAGGAGTTGGTCTGGTCAGTAGAGGGCTAGGGAAACTTACTGAGAAAGCCTACTATAAGCTGAAAGATAGAAGGAAGTCAAAGAAAGGTGACGACTCCACTGAGTAGGGACTATACCTTTATTAATATATTATAATAAGTAATTATAATAATTACTAGATATCAAAGTATATGAAGTACACAAAGATAAGTAAACCTAGGGGGGGGTTACTATTTTAGTCGATAATTCCGAGTATAAGAGATCAGGAACTCTGATTATATCAGGGAGTCCACTTAAGCAGAATCAACGGCTCCCAGTGACCTCATCGGATGAGTTTCTGATTACTCAGTTCTCGTATGATGATCTAGTGCCTAGCTCTTTCAGTAGTGCACTAAGAGTGGGATTTCAAGGATCAGAGGAAGGATCTCAGTCAGATATCTTGAATAATCTGAATCTTAGTAAAGCAGGAGTGAATGACTGGCAGAAAGTTCAGTTTGGTCCTTATAAAATTCCACAAGCAGTGATTCTGAAGACATTGCCTAGCTTTAACTTCTCATCTTCTCTTAATATTACTAATGGATTAGGGACTACGCTGACTGGATTTCAATGCGTAGTTCATCTTAATCTCTCTAATTATTACGGAGGAGTGAATCTTGCAAGTGGGTATTCTAGATCATCCTCACTGGCTAATGGAGCCAATACTGGAAATGTATCTGGATCAGTAGTCACTATTGATGATTTCGAGTATCAGTCAGAGGGAGATTTAGATAATGCTATCAGTTTTGATGTTGAGTTATTAGGCACCTTCCCATCAGGTACTATTGGAAAATTATCGTCAGGTAATTACAGTTATGCTGGATCAGTGAATTCGACTTTTACTGCAGGAGATTTCATGGAGGGATCTACTAGTTCTATAACTGGATCTATCTATCCAGAGGAATCAAACTTAGTACTTAGTAGCTCTGGATCAAATAATATACTAGTCACCCTGAATATTTATCTCTATAAATAATATAATCACTATTATGGCATCAGTTTTTAAATTTCGGAGAAAACTTTACTCCATGAATACTTTCAAAATGAAACTCAGTGACCTGGCGCTAGAGTTTGGAGTTCAATTTCCAGAGGATTTCAAGACTCTTGCCAGACTTGAGAACTCTCTAGATACTGATCTTCACTACTGGGCAGTTAGTACTCCAGGTATCTATATGACTGCTCCCACGATCATGATCTATAATGAGCTTCAGGGTCATAAAAAGATCCTTCCTATTCTAGTTGATAACTCTGGTAGTGTAATACTACATTGGAATCTGAAAGATGGAACTTATAGCTATAATGGGACTATACTTAAAGGTGACATGCCTTTAGTGAATGTACTTCTTAATCAACTGGATAAATCGATGGGAAGTGCTATGAAGACTGCGGATGATCCTGAGGTTGATGGAGGTGCAGTTGAAGTTCTGAAGCAGGATCTAACTAATTATCAAATGTATAGGGATCTATTAGTCCAAGCATTTGGACTGCAGGTTCCTCAACAATAATATAAATGAATCTTCTATGCCTCTCACCCTAGACGATTGAAGCACAACTCAGGAGATGATAAGTCCGCCAAGAAGTCTAGTTCAAGGTAAGATTGTCAGTTATTATACGGGAGTACTACTGTATAATAATGTCGTGGACAATCAGGACATACGGATTGTTAGCTCAGTGGCAGAGCTAGGGACTGTTAATCCTTCGGTCGGTGGTTCGATCCCATCACAATCCGCTATTTATTAACTTAATACGATAACATTATGGCTTTCATTCATAATACTGAACGCAGGGGGGGGTCATTATTCTAGTAAAGAATCCTAATAAAGTCACCAATGCTAATCTCATCCTATCATCTGCAGTAGTACTCGAGCCTATTAGTAACATAGATCCAGTACTACCAGGTACTACTATTATTAAGCTTCCTACAGAACAATTAGAGGTAATAAGTGTTGGGAGCTCCACTCTTGAATTAAGCTTAACGGTAATCGCTACTGGAGAAGGATATGACTATATTCCATCTACCTACATAGATCTTAATTTCCAGACTGACGATAATAGTTATGGTAGTGAGTACAATTATGTATACGGAGAGTGTGAGTGGGGAGTGAATACGAATTGGAGGTCATTTGAATTTATAATAAATTAATCAAACAGTTATGGAGGTAGGATCATAACCTGAGAGTTTGTGAGTTCGAATTCTACCTGGCCATCAATCCCTAAATTTTATTAGTATGCAATTCATTGAAAGAGATATTACTTATAGGGGGGGGGTTACAATTTATAGTGACTCCGGGATCCCTTAGTAGTACGAGGACATCATTAAGCCTAGCTATGTCAGTAGTGAATTCTTCAGGAAGTAATTACTATATCACTCCTCAAGAGACTCCTCTAGCACCATTGAATAAATCAATAAGGGATTTGACAGTATTTATTAAGTATACTGAGGGAGATATAACAGCTTTATTGAATAATTTTCATACTGTTATTACGAATCACTCCATGATTCTTAGTAGTGAGAGTGCCTTCATACTACTTACTACCAGTTCTACTAGAACTTTAGATGCAGGAGCTTATTATCTTTATTCTAATCCAATTGTGGATAATCCAGTCACTAGCATTAAAGTGAATCATATTGTATCTTATTCACATAGTTCTACATCAGGATTCTCAGATATTAGTCTTAAAGATCCGTTAACATTAGTGACTTCCAGAGGATCGAATGGAAAATTTGTTTAATATTATTACATTATGGCAATTACATCAACTGTCAGTAACCAGATAGGGGGGGGTTACTGATAATCTTAAATGATCTATTCTACCTCCAAGGCAGTACAGTTGAGGTTTATTATCAATATGGATTAAGTACAAGAACTCTCATCAAATCCATTGAATGCCCTAGTGGTACTCAGCAGGTGATAATAAAATTACCTCTATTAGATCTAAATTCCTCATATGGTGAATCCGGGAGTATAGTTGTAAATATAAAGAATCCTGATTATGGAACTATTACTCCTGATCAGGGTAATAGTATGTCCTATGACTATTCTGATTACATGCAAAGAACTACATGGAGATCATTTAAATTCGATAACTATTGATTATCAATAATAGTCTGCCACCTTAGCTCAGTTGATAGAGCAATAGCTTTGTAATCTATTGGTCGCAGGTTTGAGTCCTGCAGGTGGCTCTTTATATAGTGCGTTAGTTCAGTTGGTTAGAATGCATCCCTGTCACGGATGAGGTCATGGATTCGAGCTCCATACGCACTGCAGTAGCTAAGAATAACTAAATCTATACTTTATGAAGAAGTTATTTAGTATATTCGAGTTCTCAGCATTCGTGATCATAATTCTTGCGATATCTTCATGCTCAGTCATGAATACTAGATTTATGATTACTGTATGCTCTGAAGATGATACACCTCCTTTGTCAGAAACCTACGAAGTAAATATCAAGCATCATGAGGATTACGGATTGATACTGACAATAACTGACGAAGGAGTAAGACTACATTGCAATAATTTAATAAGTAGGTAATATAGAAGTTAACTTTCATACGTGAGTTAGAGTCTCAGATTCTGATAGACTTCAAAGTTGAGTAACTTCACAATAATAAAATAAGAAACCCATGGCTGTTAAATTTACTGAATACACTTTAGGGGGGGGGTTAGTCATAAAAGTAGATAGAGCCCAAAGTCTCCAGTTATTTTCATATTATGATCTCGACTCAGAGATCTACTATGCAGGAGAGATCTTTAGTAATGCTCCTAGTACAGGATTAGTAAGATTCTCATGGCAAGATATAAAGGATATCATGGCAGGTCATAGCTCCCAAGGATTTCCATTTATTTATCTTATGGATATGGATCTAATGACTGAGTATGGTTATAATTTACCAGATGCAGGAAGTTTAGGTCAACCTGGTGATGCATCTATGTACTTTGAATCATGGGAAGCTGATGGAATAGCACTGAAGAGCTTTCTTCAACTTAGTACGGATAATTATCCTTATTATGTTGATCCAATTGTAGCAGATTTCTCTAAGCTGTGGGTGAGTTATATCCCAGTCTAATGAAATAAATCGCATCCTTAGTTTAATGGTTAGAATGTTGGTCTCCAAAACCAGAGATCTAGGTTCGACTCCTGGAGGATGTGCAATTAAATAATTTAATAAATAAGATTATGCCTGTACAAGTATTAGATTATAATCAGGGGGGGGGTATACTCCTGACTAGATTAGATAGAAACTTCTCAGTATTCCTAGGAGTGTCTGATCATGAGAATGTATTCCCTCTTACAATCACTAAATTCTTAATTTCTCATGTTCCTACTGGATCATACTCTGTTGTCAGGATTCCATGGAATGACATAAGAACTTATGGACCGTACTTGAGCATTCATTTACTGGACTCAGAGAAAATAGAAGCTGGTGGTTTGGCTCCTACTGAATTAGAGGATCTTATGTTCGGACTTCCAGAGGACTTCGATCAATGGTATAAAGGAGAAGGTGTGATGGGAGGGTACTCTTTTGGTATAGTGGGATTATTCTCAGGAGGATGGGATGGAGATGGTGGGAATCCATTCTCAGAATGGGGAGGTCAATATATAAAAAGTCCACTTATTCTGAATAGTGATTGGGTAAGTTTTGGATTCGCACAATGATATACTAAACTTCAACGGTGATGTAGGGAAGTGGCTATAACCCAGGATCCTGCTAAGATCCCGTACGTCTATAAAGCGTACCGCTAGTTCGAATCTAGCCGTCACCGCTATCATTCTAACTGAAAATATTATGGCATCAATCACTGAATATAGTAGCTCACTCACTAGGGGGGGTTATAATAATTCTGGAAAACCCAGAATCCACTACCAAGTACGCAGAGTATTATACTGATGATTCACGAGAGGATGAAGTCAATGTTAAGGCAGAAGTTCCTCCCATGACTACCAGAATTATTAGAATAAGTGATCTTGTAGGGTCAGATACGATAAGGATAGGATGTTTCTCAGATCCAGGATATTCTGATATAATACCAGTAGGGGATGATGGAAATGAGGCTTACTTGATGTATTCCTCCTATGATCGTGATTTATTTGAACCATATAATGTCAAGTATAAGTGGTTATCTATTAAGGTAGTACTAGTAGATAGAAGTTAACTAGATACAATAAGATAGTGAATTAGCTCAGTTGGTTAGAGCATCTCTCTGATAAGGAGAAGGTCCAAGGTTCAAGTCCTTGATTCACTACTAAACAACTAATAAAATTTATGATATGATTCTCTTTTATCAGTTAACTGATAGGGGGGGGTCATCAGTACCCTCCTTCTACTCTTCCCACTAGGTAGTGGAGAAAGGAGGAATGGGTATGAATAAGATTTTCTTTAGTCAGAATAAGTTATTAGGATCGATAGATCCTGGCTTTGACTTCAGTAAAGTACGTGTATACTCAGATTTCGGAGATAATGTTAACGGAATCGATGGGAATGAACTAGATACTGGTAATATTGATTTATGTTATATAACACTATACTTCAATCCTAACTTGACCACTACCAGCTTTTATGATTATCTTCATATACCATTCTATTATATAGATATTGATAACTCCTCAAATAAAGGGGTATCAGAACTAGTATCTAGTAGAATTCATCTAGGAGGAGGGTCATTGTATGATGCTAGAGTGAACTTCACTAATACAGGTGTATCACTCACTACAGGGTACTATGAATGCTATTTTGGATTTAGATTCGTAGAATTAGGGTGGGGAGGTAATCCATACCTAAGAAATACGGATCACGAAGTTGCAGTGGAGAAGGATGGGAATGATGAGTATACAGTAAATTTCAATCTAAGAGTAGACTAAACTTTAAATTTATGGAAGATCTTCTCAGAAGTAAACTTGAAGGAGTTCCAAATGAGAAGATCCTCCAAGTCACTGCAAAGCTATTAGGGTATAAACGAATGCCTGCAGATATTAGGACATTCGTGACTGACCCTTATTATCTAGGATTGAAAATAGGAGTTAAAGGAGGGTTATTTACTAGATGGATGGAGATCCTAGAGGATGTATTTCCCACTCCGATTCATACTAGGTATCCATATCTAGTATTCTCAGGTGCGATTGGTATCGGAAAGTCATTTGTTAGTCTGATCATTGCTAAGTATATGTTACACAGACTAGATTGCCTAGATGATATGTATGCATCATTAGGGATTGCAAAGAATAAGGAGGTTTATTTTGATTTCGTACATACTAATACTACGAATGCATACAATACCTTCATATATCCTATGAGACCTGAGAACCAGACCTCACCTTATTTTAATAATCTATACTCTAATCACCCCATCAAATGGATAATTGATGGTGAACAGTCGAATAATACTATAGGTAAGGATGTTATCTTCTATTGTTTCTCTGAGGCTAACTTTGCCAAGAATAAAGAGAAGATGAGGCTCAAGATCAATGATGGATTTACTCGTCTTAAGTCACGTTTTGCATCGGTACTTCCATATTGGGGAGTGATTATCATAGATACATCAGCTAGGGATGACTCATCTTTAGCTGATGACTTTATACAGAATAACTACTTGGGATCTCAAGTTAAAGTAGTGAGAGATTCTCAGTGGGAGTTCAAGAAATGCATACCTGGATTGTACTTCAATCATGGGTCATTCTGGGTTTATGCAGGAGATGCCATTAATACTCCATTTATCATTACAGATAAGGAGAAACAGATCACTGATAGAATGGATCCAGATAGAGTCATCGAAGTGCCTAATGAATTGAAATCAGATTTTCAAACTGATATTACGAAGGCATTACAGGACTTAGCTGGTATCTCCACTAGATCCACGAATAAGTATCTTGAGGATCCTACTAATTTTATGAAGTGCATTAAATTTCCTTCATTAAATAAGGATGTTATTCAGGTAGAGTTTAATGATATTGGAGATAAAATTCTGAATCATCTTCAGGATGCTATCTTTAGAATTCCTAGAGATAGAACTATATTTATTCATCTTGACCTAGGGATTACTAGTGACTATACTGGTATGGCAGTTGGGTACTTTGATCGTTGGGTTGAGTATGATGGAAAAGAAGTGAAGCAACCTGTATTCACTATACCAGTTGCAGTTGCTATCTCCAGGTATAAAGGACAACAAACCTCAATTCTTCATATCTATAATTTTATTATGGACTTGAGGAAGATGGGTTATCAGATAGGTTATGTAACATTCGATACCTATCAGTCAAGACAATTGGAGCAGGATTTGGAACGTGAGAATATTCCAGTTAAGTTTCAGTCAGTCGATAAAACAGATACAGCTCATAACTACTTCAAGAATATGGTATCTCGACTTCTAGTAGAGCTTCCTGAGAATCAAAGGATGATCAATGAGTTTCTGGAATTAGAGAGAAGTGGTCATAAGTACGACCACCCCAAAGTCAGTATGTATGGAGGTCCAGGTCACAAGGATATCTCGGACGCTGTAGTTGGAGTAGTTCATAGTATCTATACTAACTTGGAAGAAGCTGTATTGGGATCATCAAAATACATGCTAGAGAAGCAATCTAAGGCATTAGATCTAGTATCATCTACATCTAATGATAAGAATGCAGCGTTCCAGAATATGCTAGAGCATATGTTCTAATAAGATAAATGATATAATAAACTCAGATAATAGTATGGCAGAAGAGAATAGGGAGAGGAGTCCGCTCTCTAAGTTATTTGCTGCTTCCATGGGGGGATTCGGTCGAGCTCAGTTAAGAACTAATATTATGACTGGATCTAGATACAACATGATAGGTGGCAATACGATCTTCGAGGATGATGAAGGTAATAGGAATAGTCCATCAGTAGGGAATGCTCTTACTAATAGACTCTTATCTACCTACTACTCTAAGATGAAGGAGATTAGATCTTATGAGCTGAACGAACTCTCAGAAACTATAATTTCTGTGATACGAGATTATATGATCAACTTCATGAACAAATCAGGAGATCTGATTACTATTAAAGATGATAGTACTAGATCCAAGAAGATAAATGATGTATTGATCAATGATCTAAATCTTCAGGAGTTTATTCGTTCTCATCTTAATGATGTAATTTTCTATGGAGCATATCATTCTATGCTCAGTTCTGAGAGAGATGAAACTGGTCACAGGAGATTCTCACTCACAGATATGTATGATCCTTTAGAGGTGGTTACTAAGTTCACTGAGAATGAAGATCCATCCTATATAGTAAAAGGATCAAACCAGATAGTATATGAGGTTCCATATACTCAATTAATAAAGATAGGAGATAATAATCTGAGACTAATAGACGACCTATCAGATGAGAGACCTGACGGTAAGAAGAATTTACCTGAACCTCCATCCAAATCTCAGAAGTGCAATAGGGATCATATCATTTCAGAAGTTTCATATGCAGCTTCTAAACCTATGTACTACACTATCACTCATAAGGTGAAAGAGTACCTATTGAAAGATACCATTATCTCACTGTTATCAATAAAGGATCTTATTCAGCCGATCCTTATGATGATACATGTTGATAAAGGCACTCCTATCGAGACAGCTAATGAACTCAGTAAGAGAGCTGAGAATCTTATTAATAAGTACACTGATCTATCTCAGATATTATCAGCTCAGTTCTCTATCACTGACCTTATTGAGTCACTACTGAATAATATTAGAGTGCTGCCTGACTATTCAGACAGCCTGACTAATATGAATACTGTAGATATCAGTAAAGTCACTAACAAGATTCAGGAGATCCGTATGGAACTCGATAATGTTCGTGAAACTGTACTGAATGCTATGGGTATTCCTCTTGACTTGTTCTCAGGCAGGGTTACTAAATGGGAGGCATTGAAGACATCAGAAAGATTGAACTCTAAGATAAACTCTTATGTCATGATGATTAAGAAGAGTGTCTCAGAGGTAGCTAGAGTAATCTATCGCAATCTTTATGACGAGGATCTTGATGTGAAAGATATAGAAGTCCATATGTTTACTAGGACTACTGTAGAGTACAACAATATGTTGAACAATGCAGAGTCTATATCTAATGTATTCCAGCAGTTAAATATCATAGTTGATATAGCTATGAGGACTGCTGAGACTGCAGGTGAGATGTTTGATAAGACAAAGTACTTTGAGTATGTATCATCAATGCTTCGAAATGTTGATCCTAATATCAGTGAGTTTATTACTGATGAGAGACTTGAGTCATTCTCAAGAAATCAGGAGGAGAAACAGAAGTTGACTGATGTAGCTCAAGTGACAGTATTGAAGCAACAAGCAGGATTAGGTCCTGATGATGAGTTACCTTTAGATTAATAGTAGAACTTAATAAACCTGATCGGCTGGTGGAGGGATAGAGGATAGTAATCGTGAGCCTCGTTGTTTCAAGTTTAGTTTTACTAAAAGAAAGGAGGTGTGAGGTCTCACGATGGGACTTTTCACCGATTTGGGACTAAATAATATAGTTGGATATATAGCATCCTTCGTCCGTAGGGCGTCACTATATGTTCAAGTGATTTACTGACTGGGACTAGAGTTAATCTAGTTTCAGTTGGTAAGTCATGATTTGATAATAATAGAATACTAAATATGCGTGTATTAGTAAAATTGTTCAATTGTGATCAGACGGCTACGGACGGGTCGAGGATTCCTAGATCTGTAGTAGAAGCTTATCTCAATTCTCCTAAATATAAGGAGTCTATTGAGAAGGGGATGGTCAATGGAGGGCTTACTCACGAAAATAGAGTGCTTCCTGAGGATTCAGGACTCAAAGGAGTAGTGGGCCGTGATGACAATATGTTACGTTGCAATAACATTACTCATGTAGTAGAGAGTATTTACCTCGACGGAGATGATGTTATGGCAGTGGCTAGGATCCTGGATGAGTCCAGCATGGATGCAGAATCGGCTGAGAAAATTAAGAAACTGAAAGGTCTTATCAGTAATGGAGTATTTCTCCCTATCTCAGCTGTTATATCAGCATACTGGAGTGCTAATGAAGTAGCAGAGGAACTCGTCGCTATTAAAGGTTTTGACGCAACCATGAATCCTTCATTCGCCTCAGCTTCTATCCTGAAAGTTATAGAAGCCTAGGAAGGAACTTGTTATTCTGTGGACAAGTTATCTGGATTTTAGGTAAGTGCTAGAGAAGTAGCTAGCTTTAGCACTTACCATCTTATAAAATTCAGATAGAAGTCCCAGAGTACTATATAGTAATGAATCCAGAGAGTTACAAAGAAATGAACACAGAAGTTAATAATTATGACAATCAAGAGTTAAATAGGAATCTACCAGTACTGTACACAATCCCTAAATGGCAGTTGATAATTTATTATCATAGTAATAAGATAAGGTACTTCATACCTCCGTCAGGGAAGTGGGCAAATAAAGCCACTTTGACTCCTTTGTTATCTGAGGTAGGATTGACTAAACAAGAGTACTATGATCGATGGGTAATGAATATTACAGTACCTTCAGAAAGGCCTAAGTGTATAAATCCCGACTGTGGGAAAGAAGCTATGTTTCTGAATATGGCTGACGGATACAGTACCATATGTTCGGATAATTTCTTGAAGATCAGTAGTAGATGCTACGGATATCAGGATAGTCTTCATCAGAATTCTCCAGAGGTAGCAGAGAAGAAGAGAGTTGCTCTAGCTATTACTAATGATAAACCTGAAGTTCGTGCTAGAAGATCAGAGTCGGCTAAGGCTTGCAGTACTGAAGAGAAATGCAAGAAACTATCTGAATCACTAAGGGTAGCTCATTCTAGACCTGAGACTAAAGCCAAGGTAAAAGCCTATCATAACGATCCTCTGGTGAAACTGAAGAAATCTTATGTCCAGAAAGAAGCTCAGAATAGGCCAGAGGTAAAAGAGAAACGAAGGAAATCTGCTAAGATTGCTCAGAATAGACCTGAAACTAAACTGCTTAGAAGGAGGAAACTGGAGGAAGCTCACGCTGATCCTAATAAGTTTGTCAGATTTAAGGAGAATGGAAGAAGGACACCATATGGGATTAAATCGAATAAAGTATCTAAATTTACTGGAGAAATCATAAGATTTGATTCTACTTATGAGGAGAGATTCTATGATTACTGTAGTGATGACTCATCAATAATCAAATTCGATAGATCAAACTATAGGATAAGGTACTACGTTGACTCTTACATAGAAGAAGAGGATATTGTTGAAGGGTTCCATACCTATCATCCCGACTTCTCTCTAGTACGAGATAATGGGATAGAGGAATTGGTAGAAATAAAGCCAGAATTTAAGATGAACTATAAGTCCACGATTCTGAAACGAGAGGCTGCTATAGAGTACTGCAAGGAGAATCATATTGTATACTATACAATTACCCAGAAATTCTTGGATAGTCATAACGAAGAAGACATATATTATCACGTACGTGAGGATGACTGGATTTAGTCCAGAAAAGTTCCTCGTTAAATAAATACATATGGAAACTAATAACCAACCAGTAGAGAAGAAGTTTTCTAAGGTAGGAGGTAAACTTTGTACTCTGAAGACTAAGATCTTTTCTAGTGATAGTCAGTTCAAATCTCTCCCTGAGGAAGAAATTCCTCAAGTAAAAGAGTATAGTACTGGAGAGACTAAGGTATTCTCAGAAGCAGAGGATGCTCCTAAGGAGAAGACTTATTCAGTGACTACTATTAGGGAGAGACTCAGGTATGCTAAGTACTCTATGAGAATGAGATTTCGTAGACTTCTCATAGATTATAAGAAGTTCTATGAAATGCAAGGACCTCGTCTTGATGATGAAGATTTCAGAATTCTGAGGGGATTGTTCGTATCAGATATTATGAATATCATGAATTCGATTACACCTGAGGTGCTAAGGGGGAAGCAAATAAATACTTTGCTTGGCCTATCTGCATTTGGCAAAGAACTCAGAGTTGCTGGATCTGCACTTCAACTTCCTTATAGATTAGCAATGAAAGAGGAGGAGCGCATAGGCGCACCGTCAAAGAAACGTTATCAAGATATCCAAAAGGCTTATAACGAATTTGTCAAAGCTCTTCTCAACTACGTCTTTAAAGGTAGAGAGAATCCCGTAGGCCTAACTGAAGCTATGGGCACTGCTCAGGCTACTGAGAATCAGATGGATTAATTCCAATTAAAATAAAATAACAACTAAATTATGGCAGGAAGAAGAAAACTATTTTCTGAGACTGCTACTAAAACTCGTCGTAAGCTATTCTCATCCGAGGGTCTATTCCCATCATCGATCGATGAGTCACTGAAGGATCAGATTCAGGATCAGTATGGTGATAAGGTTCTAGTATGCATGGACTGCAGAACTACTTATAGGACTCCAGGTGGTGGTGATGTAGATGCTACTAACTACCTATGTCCTAGATGTGGTGGTAAGAGATTTGAGGTTCTTGAGAATCTTGATACTCCTTATTACGAGGATGCTGCAGTTGAGCAAGTAGCTAAATCCGAGGAGAAGGACCCTAATGGACTTATCTCATCCGATCTCGATAGGGTATTTAGTAATACTCGTCGTAAGTTATTCTCCGATGATCCAGTAAAGACAGTAGAGAAAGCTGATCAGGAGTACCTATACTTCTGTAGGGATTGCAAAACAGCTATTAAGTCGGATTCATCGACTCCGGAAGCAGTGATCTGTCCATCGTGTGGTGGTAATAGGATTGATGTATTCCAGAATGGAGATAATCCTATCAACGGATCTGTAATGGATCCTGCAGCTGATCCCACTGAGGATGGGTGCTGTGGTCAGGAAGTCGAGAACTGTGAAGCTTGCGAGACTGAGTTTGAGCAGGATAGAGACTATAAAATTATAGAAGATCTGGTAAATACTTTCAGAGGCAAGAATGTATCGCAATTTGATCTTGAGAACTATGTCTATGAGAAGTACGGCATCGAAGGTTATGATATTGATGACCTAGTAGAGGCAGGGTATATCGAAGAAATAGATGTAGATCCGGAGAATCCTGAATCCGATATGGATAAGATTCTAAAGTTCAAAGATACTGCGTCCTTACAGAATAAGATCTTCTCAGCAGTCAAGATCTCCCTTACAAAGGAGTTTGACTTAGATCCGGTTATGGATCACGAATCTGTTATTGAAACCCTTGGTGAGAGACTCCCTGAGGATGGAGTGAATATTCTAAAAGATATTCAGATTCATGCCAGACCTAGAGTCGTGAATTTCAGTGAGGATTATTTAGTAGATTCAGGTATATCGAATGATATTAAGACTGAATACGGTGGACAAGTCATGGGACTGAAAGAGTTCCTTAAGATCCTTGAGACTGACTATCCGGATGCTCCAGACAATATCATAGATTTATTGTCGTCTGACAATGTCATTAGACTTTCAGGTGGACAAGTTGAAATTAGTAAGTAAATCATAAAGAACTAGACAAACGTATTATGAGCGTAACAAGATTTATGTCTCGATTGTTTAGTGCTACCGAGCAGAAGGACGAGGAGTTAACTGCTCAGGTTGCTGAAGATATCGAGGCAGCTAAGGAAGCTGGTTCAGTAGAAGATGATGAGATGTCATACGAGCATATCGGTGATGGTCATGTACTCGCTACTGACAAAGAGACGGGTGAGGTTACTCACATTCTCCCTAATGTAGTAGATCATGAATTATACGATCTCGAGGATGTCACTGACGATGTCGAGAGATTCCTACATCCTGAGATCGTCTCAACAGAGGGTCAGGGTGATGTAGTTGCTATTGCTCCCGAAAATCCAGCTGAGAACACTGAGAAGTATCTATATCCCGTAGTGGGTGATACAGTACAGTATCAGCAGGATCTATGTCCTAAGACCGAACCTGGTCAGTGCGACGATCCTGAGTGTCCTTGCAATGAGATGGAGGAAGAGAAGCAATTCTCAGTTAGTTCAGATAATTCGATCGTTCTCAAGACCTTCTCAGATCAGGAGAGCATTGAGGAAGCTGCTGAAGAGACTATCCGCAGTGAGCAGACAGTTGAAAGTGGTGATCTCAGGTTCCAGAAACTATCTGATAGTGAGGTACTGGTCACGGACAAGAGTACTGGTGATAAAGCCAAGGTAGCTCTGGACGGTCCTGAACTTGAAGTGACTGAACTTGATGAGAAGAATTTCAGAAGTTATTCAGAAACTATTAATAAAATGAAACTAAGAAAAGTAAGAAAGACATACAGTGAGGATGAGATTCAGTTCCTTTATGTCGTAGGTATTGACCCTACGAATCAGGTTCTAGTAAACGTCCCAGTTAATTCAGAAGCTGCAGCTCAGGAAATGGCTGCTGAGCTTGCTGAGAAAGGTGTATCAATGATTAATATCTTCGTATGTCCTGACGAAGCTCGTGATTATGCATGGCAGTTGCTGAATGCAGAAGGAGTAGAGAGTGAGGAGAAGGTAGAAGCTGAGGAGAAGACCTATAGTGACAAGGGCGTTGAGATCTTCTGTAATCGTTTCTATACTGATCGTACTCGTTTCATGAATCGTCTCTTCTCGGAGGTAGAGGCTGACGTTGATGCTACTCAGAATCTTCTTGAGGCATCTGCTGAGGATGGTGTTCAGGTAGAGACTGATAGTGAGGTTATCACTCCAGTTGCTGATGAGGTACTCGTAGTAGAGGATAAGGAGACTGGTGAGTTTACGAAGGTAGAGCTAGTTGATGATCAGATCGAGACTGAGATGATCTCGGAGGATGAGGCTAAGGAGCTTATGAAGGATGTAGAAGTAGCTGAGGAGGACCCTGCTGAGAAGCAGTTCTCGGAGAGAGGTTGGGCTAAGGTTACGAAGAAGTTCTCGGATGAGGATGAACCCGTAGCTGAACCTGCACCTGCTGAGGAAGTTCCTGCAGTTGCTGAAGAGGCTCCTATGGAGGCTCCTGCTGAGGAAGCTGTAGCTGAGGAGGAAGAGAAGCCTAGTCTTGAGAAGATCGAGGATAAGGCTCAGGATGCTATCGAGGCTATTCAGGAGACTGCTGATGCAGCTGTTGAGGCTATCGAGGATGCAAAGATCGCTCCTGTAGAGGATGTAGCTGAGGATGAAATCAAGGAGGCTTCGTACTCGGATAAGGTATTCTCAGAGATCGTAAACGAGGGTGCTAATACTCTCATCAACTGGTAGTACCAGTACCAAAGATAATAAATTATATTAATATACAATTAATAAGTTATATGGCTAATTTGCTTAATGAGCCGAGGATGTTCTCGGACTCTCTTACTAACGCTAAGATTTCGGACAAGCTGTTCGCTAGCTCAGTATCGAAAGAAGATGCTCGCATCCGTCAGAACGAGTATCAGAAGATTTTCTCGCGTTACAATGAAATGAAGAAAGAGTATCAGAAGTTGTTCTCTGGTTATGCAGAGACTCCTCTTCTGTCGACTCAGTATTTCAACGCTACGGTCGCTGCATATGTAAGTTCGTTTGCAGGTTTCATGTCGATCGAGCGTGATATGGATCAGCCCAATGGTCTGTTCTACTGGATGGACGTACTCGGAGTATCGGATGGTCGTGAGGTTATGCCTAACATCGGTGCTGATAACTTCACTGATATCTCGGTTATGGGTCGTCTGAGTGGTGAGCCCGCAGTTGCTGGTGGTAGTGCTGCTCAGTCGTTCATGATCGGTAAGAAGATCATGCCAGGTTCGCTGAAGGTACGCATTATCCGTCAGGATGGTAGCGAGAACGTTCTTATCGATAACGGTAAGGGTATGCTGATCGCTGAGGCTGGTGTACTGAAGGCTATGGCTGCAGGTAAGGCTAACATCAACTACATGTCAGGTAACGTAGAGTTCGAGTGTGGTTTCGATCTCTATGCTGGTCAGGATAAGATCGTTTATCTCTGTGCTGAGGATAGTGTAGGTGAGCCTTCGCTCCAGGAAGCTAATCCTGCTTACACAGGTCCTGCATACAACAAGAATCGTTTCGTAGCTAAGCTCCGTCAGATCCCTATGGGTACGGTACCCGACATGCTGACTGCTGAGTACAACATCTCAGCTCTTGCAGCTATGAAGAAGGCTACGAATACGGATATCGCATCGTTCATGTTCTCGAAGCTGCGTGACCTGTACTCGAAGCTGATCAACTTCCGTCTCGTTAAGACTCTGGAGGCTGGTTACACTGGTACGACTACTGTAGTTGACCTGACCAAGAATGGTTTCCATGACTATCGTTCGAATCTGGACCTGTTTGCTGCCAACATGATCAATGTTGAGTCGCAGCTGGCAGCTAAGGCTGTTAAGGGTGTTACGACTACTGCTTATGTAGTAGGTGTAAGTGCCGCTAACATGTTCCAGAAGTGCGCTACGATTGGTAAGTTCGAAAGAAATGAGAAGACTTCGTACATCACTGACTTGCTGGGTTGGTATGATGGTGTACCCGTACTCCGTTCGAACGACCTGCCCACTGACATGGGTTATGCTATCCATAAGACCGCTGATGGTCAGCTTTAACATAAAAGAGCCATTATCGAGTGATCGATAAAAGAAAATTCCGTGAATTGCTGGAAACTCTGTAGTAATACAGACAATCAGCAGCCAAGCTACTCATAAGAGTAGAAGGTTCAACGACTATCCCAATGGGAGTAAGAATCAAGTGATTCTGAAGTGCGGAACTCCATCATAAGATGGATGAAGATATAGTCTGATCTGCATCGTGAGATGTAGCTGTAGGATTTTGTTAGTATCCTACGGTACTAGAGTAACGACCTAGTACGAACATGAATGGCACCATTAGCACGTGGTATTTATCTGCCACTTACTGACACTCCTGCAATAGGAAATTATAATAATGTCACTCAATTAGCTCAGGGTTAGCCTGTTACGGCTTCAGCTCAGCTATGAAGTAATTCATAGTTAAAGAAACTCTCTTAATTGCTGGAAACTCTCGTTAGGTTATCAGTACTACTAAATGTAGTTATGATCTGATAAATAGAGACAATCAGCAGCCAAGCTACTCATAAGAGTAGAAGGTTCAACGACTAGTTCTATAGAGAACGTAGGGTCCAAGTGGATTCGAAATAGAGAGCATCCTAATAACTTTAGGATGAAGATATAGTCTAGACTGCACCGAGAGGTGTAGGATTCAGGTAGTTCCTCATTACTTGAATCGATGAGAGTAACGAACTCATTCAATACGATCGATTTACTATCAAGAGGGCACTAGAGTCATCGCTCCGGAACTGTCACAAGCATTCCGAGTGATCTCGACTGGTATCTAGTAAATAGTATACCTTTAAGACTAAAGATCAGTCATCGTAAGATGAAATAGATATTTAGCAAGAAAGGTAGAGCTTTAATAAACTGTAATAGTATATTATTCTCTACCTTTCTCTTTTACTATAGGAACTTTGATCGGTTCCTATAGTCCTAAAGTCATAATTTGCTGTATTATGATTGTTGGCTGGATAAACTAAGGAGGAGTCATGACCTCCTTAGCTTCCAGTTTTATAATATCAGCAAATTAATGACATTAATAATCAACAAATTATACAGCAATTATGAAGAAGTTAACTGAAGAGGAGCTTAGATTAGTGGAAGCTTTCGACAGAGGATTAGAGATGAGATCCAACGAATTGAAGAAATTTAACGACTTAGTGAAGGTAGGATTGAAGTTCAATTTTAATGGAGACTTAATGAACTTAAGAGAATTTAAGAGATCACTCAATTCACTAGGTATTGATAAGGAGATTTATTACAGAAGAATCGTGGGACTATCTGAACCTCCTAAATGCTGTTGTCCTGACTGTGATAATGATGCAGACTTCTGTGATGTTACCAGAGGATATCATATAGTCTGTCATGGTCATAGAGATCTATATAGGAAGAATCATAGATTGACTACTCCATATAGGGATAAACAGAAGAGTACTCAACTTAAGAGGTACAAGGATCCTGAAGCTCGACTGATAACCTCAGAAGCAATGAAGAAGTCGAATGCTGAGCATCCTGAGTATGTAAAGAAGAGGAATGAGTCATTGAAGAAGACCTGCAATACTCCTGAAGGTAGGATGCAGTTATCAAAGAATTCTAGATCAGGTTGGCAAAATGCAGATGAGGAGAAGATCTGGAGGATGACTATGGGAGGTAAACGAGGCAAGAAGTCCAAGTTATTCTCCAAGTATGAGAATTGTATAATTCACTTTGACTCTGAGTGGGAGAATAAATTCTTTGTTAAGTCATGCGATGATAGAAATAATTCATTCATAAAGAGAAAGACAGGCATTAAGATAGAGTATTATCTTCCTCATGAAGAAGACTTATTATCTCAAGGAGTGGAAGTGGTGCCCAGAGTCTATAATCCAGATTTCCTTATAACTAGATCCAATGGAGAGATATGGTTAGTAGAGATAAAGCCTGAAGAATATATGGATGATGAAATCGTTCAAGCCAAAATCAAATACGCCATTCCCTACTGCAACTCTCATGGGTATCGTTATGTGATCTTCAACGACGACCTGTCCACTCCTCACTTCTATAACTAGCTAGTATTTCTCCCATCCCATAACTTATAACTCATAGACTAAAATGAAATACCGAATCAAATCCCTCTCCAGTGAAGAAGGGAAAGAAATAATCCGTAAGTACTACCCGATCGCTGAAGGTACACTGAATAAGGACTTCCCTATCCCTCTCAATGTTATCTCTAACCAGATGGGAATAAATCTATGCAGCGTAGAAGGGATGGAGGAAGTGAAAAGAAAGGATGGTCAATTAATATCCGTAAGAGTTGACTTTAATCCAGTTAAGAAGGAAGACTAAGGATGAATGAGAGTCTCCTGAGAATGCTATCACGATTAACTGAAATAACAATGAAATATAAAGTTAAACGATTTAGTTTCGTATCGGACTCTAGGGATGCAGAGAAGTTAGTGCCAGGATCAAAAGAACTATATGATAAAGTAATAGATCATGCCAGAAAATCTCTAGGACTAAAGGTACAGGTAGGAAGACGAAGAACTAACTACAAGACTGACGAGGAGCGCAAAAAAGATACTGATAGAGTGAAGTCGAAATTTGAGTATGGTCCTAGTAAGAGATTGGGGTTATCCAGAACTCTTAATATAAAGGAGAATTTCGATAAATTAAAGAAGGACAATGGAGCTCCATCTGATACTAGTAAGTCAGAAGTTTTATCCAGCGTAGTAGATAGGTATCCCAAGAAACTTCTTCAGTCCCTTAAAACTCCTTCAGGAAGAGTCACTGTTAACTCTAATTCAGTAGGAGCTCCATCAGTACCTGCTCATGAAGTAGGTCACTATCTGAGTCATCTGAAACATCCTAAATTGAACGAGTTCAAAGACGTACTCAAGACTTCCACTCCAACTAATCCAATAGGGAAGGTGGCCAATAAAATAGGAAGATATATAACTACAGTAGCTACTGAAGCAGATGCTAGTAGAAGAGGGTACAAACTTCTGAAGAGTTTAGGAGCCAATAAGGATCAATTAAGGTCAGCAGGTAAAACTATGATCGGAGGACTGCTAGGATATCTAAAAGGAAAAGGGATCTGATTACTCAGTAAATTTGAATAACTAAAACTAAATACAGCATGATCCCGACTAATAAATCTAGGGGGGGTCAGTCATAATTCTGACTACCTCTCATAATATCGATAGGAAGGAGGTTTCATATGAGTAAGATCTTCTTTAGTCAGGATAAAGCTATTAGTGCCCAATTTTATCTTACTATAATTACGGGATATAGAAAACATGAGTAAGTATATAATAAAGAGATTCAGTGATTCTGAATCTAATGATAAGAGACTAGAACGTGAGAAGTCCAAATTAGCTAAACTAGAGGATCGTCAGAAGTCTGGAAAGACGAAGTTAGTGAAATCTAGTATCAAAAGATCGGTCGCTGGTGCAGCACTTGGAGGACTCTTTGGACATTTGAGAGGTGTAGGTAAGTCAGAAATTGACTTCCAATCCAGACAGAAGGACGTACTGGATAAAGTAAGTAGGATGTCTCCTGAGGATCAAGCTAAGTTAGCTAATACCGATCCAATGACTTTAAGAGCTGGATTCAGGAAACTTCACGAACCTACTGCCAAGAAGATCATACGAAATGAGACTATCAAAGGTGCAGCTAAGGCTGCAGCTATAAATGCAGGAGTGACTGCAGCAGTGGGCGGATATAAACTCTATAGGAATAAGAAAGCTATAGAAGCTCAGAAGAAGAAAGTCAAGGAGTTAGAAGATAAGAAAGACTCCAAATAAATACTAGGATCATGAAAGTCAAAGGAATAAAATCCAAACTCTACTCGTCATTTGAGAACAAAGTCATATCTCTTGACTCCAACTTAGAGAAGAAATTTTACTCCTGGGCTATCAAGAATCAATTTGTAGTGAGTCTCCGTAGGAATACATCTATAAAGATTCCTTATACTTACGAAGGAATCTCTCATAACTATGTACCAGACTGGATAATAGTATTCTCTAATCGTTCAGTAGCACTAGTAGAAATAAAACCTAAAGTACTCCTGAGTGATCCTATAGTAGTAGCTAAAAGAGATGCGGCTATTGAGTACTGCAGATTAAGAAAGATGCAGTACTATATGGTGACTGAGGATTTTAATAACCCAATAATATATAGATAACTATATGATCATCAGTAGGATCAATGAGCTATTAGCTCAGATGAAATCCAGAAGTACTTCTAGTAGCTCCTCTAGTACTACAGAATCACTTCTAGATATGATAAGGAATTTCAAGGAGACTCATCAGCAGAGTCTAGTATCTGACGATATCAGGTCTAGGTCGGTTTCTACTATATCTCCCTTAAGTTCTATAATGGAGAATCTCAAAACTTTAGTAGAAAGTACTAAGAAGTGATTACTTCAATATAGTTCCAGTACGATCATCATGGATCTACCTTTCGATAGGATACTGGAACCTAAGTTAATAATCATTTAATACTTTATTAGCCATGAATAATCTGACGTTTCTCTATCAACTGATAGGGGGGGGTCATTACTTGAGTTAAAGTACTCCCTTATGAATGAAAGGAGGCTCTATGAATAGAGTTTTCTTTTCTCAGAATAAGTACATAAAACCAGTCATAAAGTTCGAATCAGATATCAGAGTAACTAGTAATACAGCGGATCCTCTCATTGTATCACCCAGTAATGCTCTATTCGTGACTAGGTTAACTTTTCAGGAGAAATCTCCAACTGCGGACACTACTTATGTCAACTTCTCCTTTCCTATAATTAATTCATCTATCAGAGGATCTTCAGTCCCTCTATGTATCTACTCTGATGAAGTAGATAAGGATGATACGTATGACAATTATCATTACTATAGTATCAGATTATCATGGCAAGGAATGAAGTACTACTCCAGTTCAGCAGGTGATGACTGGGGATACTCTGATAATAGATTATACGTAAGTATAACAGGATCTAGCAACTCTATCAGTGATACTATCTACATGAATACAGCTATAGGATTAAGTCCCAGCATGGGAGACTCAGATGAGGGTTACTCCAATATGTATTATGAGGATATTAGAAAGGTTAAGGTCAATGGGACTTTAATAGTTTATAAATCAAAGTGATGGATGGCTCTTATACTGACCAGTCCATTATAAGTGTGATTAATATATATATATGAAGTACAAGGTAAAGAGATTCGGTACAGCAGGTAAAGTACTGGGGAGTGCTAGTGCGATAGTAGGTGGACTCAAAGGTGCCAAATGGGGTTCCATAGCTGGAGCTGGATTAGGATTAGGTAAGGAATTACTAAAAGAAAATCCCGAAGGAGAGACTACCAAACAGAAAGTGAAGAGAGTTCTAAAAGGAACTGCAAAGACAGGTCTCAAAGGAGCTGCAATAGGAGGTGGTACTGGAGCATTGATAGGTGGATCTGCGGGCGTTGCGGTAGGTAATCGTATAGATAGAGCCGCTAGTAGTCCCAGTTGGAGTGGAGGTGCTACTCCTAGGACTAAAATTTAACTCACTAAACTCCAGTACGTCCTAGAGACTACCGTTTGATCGGATACTGGAGTCAAATATCTAACCAATAAATTACTACCTATGGATAATAGAGTGGATACTATGATAGAGAGTGAGGATCAATTATCTGCTCTATCGCCATCTCAGAAAGAAGAACTGATACGTATTTATATGGAGTACAAGGTCTACTATGATTATTGTACCTACACTCCAAATAATACATATCTAGCTGATCCTGAATTACCATCTTATCATGTGGATGAATTCCTTAGGATGCTGAATCAATCATTGGAACTCCCTAAGGATATTCCTCTTACGATCAGATTTAGATCTATCGTATCTGATGGATTCGTAATTCCTAGGATTGACTATAAGAGAACTGAATTAGATGGAGCTCAGTTTAGGAAAACCAATCGTTAACTAGGACAATTATGTCGAGATTTAAATTCAGAAGGATCAAGAAAACTAAGGTTGGTCCTAATACGAGAACTACTGAGGAGTCCAAGTTAGTAAAAGGGATTATATCAGGAGTTAATAAAGGAGTGAAAGATGGAATGCTATATGAAACTTCCATCGCTAGAGTAGAAGGCTCCGATAGTATAGAGAAAGATATGTTGAGGGGAGCAGGGTACGGTGCAGTAGCAGGAGTATCCAAGGGAGTCCTCGATAGTATCAAGAATAAAGGTGAAGAACCTGCCACTGAGGAGAAGAAGTTCAGTAAGATTAAGGATCTTCTAGGTAAAGCTGACAAGGGAGTTCAGGACTACGTAGGACTGGCTGATAAACCTAATACGTACAAGGCTATAAGGAATAGTATTGGTGCAGTAGGAGGTGCTGCTGCAGTTGTAGGAGGAATCAGCAAGCTCATCGACAAAGGTATAGAGATCAAGAGACGTAAGGAGATCGCTAAGAATGTTGAAGAGAGTAATCATAAGGAGGACTCACCTAAGAGAAAGAAAGTAGTCAAGAAACATTAGTTGATAACTATGGGAGCTGTACAGAATGAATTCATATACTATGGCATAAAAGTATCAACTGATAAGTCCTACTACAAGTTCGTAGAAGGATCGAAAGTGTCAGTGAAGGAAAGTGAGAAGTGTGATAATATCTGCATCACTTATCCAGCAGGAATGACCTCATGCAAGTTAGCTCCTATGATAGGATTCACTCCATTCGATGATATGGTAGTCCCTCCGACTCCTCCGAATGGGTATGTAAAGTATCATCCAGTTACAGTATCATTTAATGGACTGAAATTCAGAAAACTGACTGTAGGATCTCATGTAGTCAGGATCGTTCTCACTGATGATAATGATACTAGGGTAGTCCAGAATTACTACGGTACTACTATAGTATATAATATAAAGGATCTAGGAGATCCTAAGATGAAGGAGTACTTGTTCAGTAATCTCAGGTATCTAAAGTTATTAGATAAATCCAGAGTATGCTGGAAGGATTATGATATATGTGATTTCCCTAAAGTAATAGTAGATAAGAAGAATCTGGAGTTGACTTCAGACAATCATCACGTCTATAAACTCAGGAATATTCATGATGTCTATCTCATAAAGGCTATCGATTATGAGCATAAGTTCTTGGATCTCTTATCCAAGAAGTTGTCTGATTTCGGAGTAGAACTTATGAGGATAAATAGAGAGAAGACTGCTACTATTACCTCCTATGTGGATTATGCTATCAATCAGACTCCAGTAAAGTACATTCACCCTAGAGCCAGAGCATATCAAGGAGATATTATGTGTCATACTCTAGTGATAGATTACATGCTGCATACTCCAGATATGATATTGTATTTTGATTTCAAGAATCGATACAATAATGTGGACTTCTTGACTAACTTCACTGAATTTAAAGTGAAGGATTCAAAAGGTCAGGATTGGACTGCAGCAGTTAAGTGGGGACCTATTACTGAGGACTTCAATCATAGGTATAATCAAGATAGCAATGCTAACTTTGCTAATGAATGCAGTTTCAGATCAGAATTGTACTTCTATGAAGTGTATGATACTGAATATTATATAATCAGAGAGATACAACAAGAGTTGGGAGTTTTACCTCCTGAAGGTGAAGGGATGGAAGTTGAGGTATCTTTATACTAGCTATTATGATAAGATTTAGACCGAAGAATCAGGAGGAAATCAATCTTGTAGATGAAGCAATGGATTACCTCAAATCTAACAAACTTCAGTACAAAGTGATAAAATCCTCTGATAGAGATAAGGTAGCAGGACTCAATACCAAACAGATGGTATTGACCTCTATCAAAGAGACTACACAGGGATCCTTTCAGATCACACTGATGGACAAGAATAGTGTAATCAATGGAAAAGTATATCCATATACGGAGAAACTCCTAGGGAATATACTTGGACTGAGAGTAATTAAAAGTGATGAATCTACTAGTACCATTACTGCAGAGAGTGACTACAAAGGCAAGTTACTTGACGTCGTGGATATTTTAGCTAGGAGATATCAGGTATCAATAATAAAGTAATATGATAAAATTTAGAGAAAAACTGTACTCGGAATACGATGCGATGAGGTCTCTCTATAATACTCTGAACTCCAGGAACGCTAAGTTCGATGTCATAAGTGAGTCAGCACTTCCTGCAGTTATGAGAGGGAATAATGTAGTCATAGAGAAATTCATGATCTCTACTAACCTCTTTGGTAGGGATAAGTATCGCACCTATATTAAGTTAGGATCGAGATTGAAACTTCCTACCAGTATTAGATTCCCTAAGTACTACGAGAATAAGAGAATAGGAGGTCTAGGACTGAGTGTACTCTATGGTGGAGGATCAGGGAATAGTAAGAAGAAAGGTTCGGGAGGATCTGATAATAAAGATCAGCAGAATCAACAAAATCAGCAGGGAGCCAGTGTAGGACTAGAGATCACCAACGGACGGTCTGTCGCTGAATCCTTGAAGTATGATAAGTCCTCTGGCACTCTAATACTGGAGTCAAATAGTATCGATGATGCAGTGAATGCATTAAATATTCTTCCATTTGGAATATCATATAAGGTATTCCTATTACAATAATTTAGTTATGAGATTGAAAAGGAAGTTATATGGAATTAAAGTAGGCTCCCTTTCTACTCGTGGTGCAGAATCTCTAGGATTCGATACTGATAGGAAGTATGATACTGACATGGATAATCTAAGTCGTAGGTCATCACTTCAGTCAGAGAACTCTCGACCCCAGCTCAGAGATGAGATGAAGAAAATGGAGGGAGAGATGAAGGATCTAGAGATGCAGAAAACTTATAGTAGTATGTCAACTTTTAGATTTAGGAGAAAGCTATATTCAGTTAATAACGACGTAGCAGGAATCGGACAAGCTACCAGTGGACTAGCTAATGCAGCATCAAATATAGTAGGAACTGCAGGAAATGTAGCTAACCAGACTATAAAAACTGGAGTCGATGTAGCTAAAACTGCTACAAGTACAGCTCTAGAAGCTGGAGGTAGCATAGCCAAGACTGTAGGAGGAGTCGCTGGAGGTGCAGCAGGTGGTACTGCTGGAGCTCTTGGTGGAGCTGCTACTGGTGCTGCACTAGGATCCGTAGTTCCAGTGGTAGGAACTGCTATTGGTGCATTGGCTGGAGGACTGATGGGAGCTAAAGCTGGAGGTAGCCTAGGATCGAAGATCGGAGCTACTCCTGGAGCAGCACTTCAGAAGGCAGGTGAGAACTTAGCAAATTAATGATACCATGGCAACATATAGATTTAAGAGAAAATTGTATGCAGTACCTTTAGTAGCTGCAGCAGCTAGAAGTCTTATGGGAGGTGCAGCTAAGGTCATGACCAAACCAGTGATGGCTAAAGTCGGTAAAGAGATAGCCACTAACGTAGCAGTAGATAAAGGTACTAAGATTCTAACTGGTGGCGGATCAGAAGAGAAATCCTCTATATTTGATGTATAATCTATGGCAACTTATAAATTCAAAAGGAAACTATACGCAGGAGTTGCTAGTGGATTAAAAGGGGTAGCAGGAGTAGCAAAGAAAGCTCTCAGAGATGCTGGAGCTGTAGTGGGTAAGCAAGCTAATAAGACATCGGTGGGTAGATTCTTATGGGATAATAAAGGTGCCATAGGAACTACTGCAGCGATGGGAACTCTTACTACAGGTATCGGCTATGGAATTAATAAAGGGTTTAATAGCAGGATCAAGAAGGATAACAAAGCATTAATGGATGAGTACAAGAAGGATCTTGACTCATACGAGGAGAGAGTTAAACAAGTTGCTTCATCTACTGAACCTAAACCAAAGACTTATAGTATAGGTCGTATAGCTAGCACTATACTCGATAGTAGAAAGAAAGGGATAACTGGATTAGGTAGAGTTGCCAAAGAGACCTTCATAAATCAGACTAATAAGATGAAATCCTATGGTGGAGTTATGAAGTCAGTAGGAGAATTCTCTAGGAAGAATCCTAAGTTAGCTCTAGGGACTCTAACCGTAGCTGCAGGAACTGGTCTTAGACAAGTAGGAAAGACTGCAGGAAAAGCTACATCAAAAGCATTACAAGCAGTAGATAAATCTGCATTTAAACAGGAGGAATTAGTTAATCCTTATGTAAACCTCCCAGAAGAGTTGGATAAAATTAATAAGAAATATAATGTATAGTATGATCAGGTTTAAGATGTTCTCGAAGGATCGTTTTGAAGGTAAGAGCGATGAAGAGATTCTAGATATGAAGAAAGAGGAGAAGATCAATCCTAGAAAACGAGTGATCAAGTCAGGTACAGCTGCAGGTGCTGCAATCGGTGCAGGTTATGGTCTGAAGAAAGCTCTTGATGATCCAAAGACATCAGAAAGAGGTCTTGTAGGTAACCTAGGTAAAGCAGCTAGGGAAGTAGTATGGCAGGGTGCAAAAGGTGCAGTCGTAGGTAATGTAGCAGGTCGTCTGGCTAATGTAGCTACTGGTACTGCATCGAAGAAGACTGCTAAGGCTGTTCATCGTTTGGAGAAGGATGATAAGGAACTTCGTTACTCGGATGCTTCAGAAGAGAAGAAGGAGCCCAAGAAGGAAGGTCTTCTGAAGAGAGTGGCTAAGTCACCTTTAGCTAGGACTGCAGCTGCTGCCGCTGCTGGTGCTGCAGCTGGTGGTTTACTAGCTGATACTAAGGAGAACAGGTCTAAGGATATCGCTGCATTCAATAAGAAGCATGACGGCATGAATATGGATGATCTCCAGAAGAGGAATGAGCATGCAGGTAAGGTTATGGGTGGTGCTAGATTCAAGAAAGGCGCTGCAGTGGGTGGTATCCTAGCAGGTGCTGGAGCATATGCATATCAGGCTCATAAGAAGAATCAGGGTGTAGCTGAAAGGAATAAAGAACTGATCGAGGCTAAGAAACAAGCTCGTCGTCGTGAATGGGATAAAGAATAGCTGATATGATTAAGTTTAGAGAAGTAAGGTACTCTCTACTACCCGACCTACTAAAGTCAGCTGCAGTGGGATCTACTGCAGGTGCATTGACAGGTGGGATATCAGCTAACGTATCAAATACTCTAGGAAAGACTAAGAATCTTAACGTTCAGGATAAGAAGGATTTATCTTTTAACTGGAAGCTGAAAGGTTCAGTGATCGGTGCAGGATTAGCCATGGCTTATACTCTATTAGAGAAGCTGACTAATTCATCGACTGGTAGAATCCTCCTAGATAAGAAGGTACGAAATTCCAATTACAATATCAATATGATTTCTAAAGTCCTGAAGATGAAAGGATTTACTCCTGACAAGGACTTTACCACGAATCCTAAGATAGCAGATAGACTGAAGACTAAAGTATGTATAGTACTTAGATCTGATTCTGATCTTCTTAGCATAATCATTTCATCTGTAGGTGATGACATGACTAAGAAAGCTATGGATGAAATTGTAAGAGGAATCCCTGATAAGTACAAGAGTACTGTAGATAGAACTGAGAAAGGTCAGACTATAAGTTTGACTGCTATGTCGTCTAACGGAGGAGATATCTCCTACGTAGCTAATGTCATGTCTCAGTTCATGAATCGAAGAATACCAGTTTATTTAGTGGAAGTAAATTCTTAAGGTATTATGGCTAAGTATAGAGTCAAGAGATTCAGTGAGAAATCTAATGATGAGAAGAAACCTAAGAAGACCTTGGTAGGATCTGGTATAAGAGCTATAGGGACTGGAGTAAAGAAAGCTGGTAAGGTAGCAGGTAAGACGATTGAACTCCCACTGAAAGCTGCAGGGTACGGACTCAAGAAAGGAGCTCGTGAGGTATATGCAGGTACTGGAGTTAAACCTATGGCCAAGGCTATAAAGTACACTGGCGAGGGATTGAAAGGGACTGGAAAGCTTCTGGATAATGCAGTTGAAGGGACTACAGGGATTCTAGGGGATAAAGTTGACTCTGTAGGTGATTACACTGACAAATTAGCTACTGATCCTAAGAAGACTCTTAAAGATACTGGAGAATACATCATAAAGAATCCCGACAAAGCTTTAGTAGGAGCAGCTGGAACTGCATTAATGCTGAGTACTCCTATAGCAGCTACAGCATTTGCAGCTGGAGCTCCTGCTCTAGGTGCAGTTGCTATGACTCCAGGTCTTACTGAAGCTGGAGTACTACTCCCTAAAGGTTATGAAAAACTGAGGGATAAGGTATCTCAGAAATTCAGTAAGAAGAAAGTCAATAGAAAGTCGAATAAAGATAAGAATAAATAATATAATATAATGGCAAATTGGAAAGAGACTAAAGAACCGTATGTACAGGTTAACGAGTCTATAAAGAAAGTTTCCTATCCTGCTGCCGTTGGTGGTGACCTAATTATTGGAGGAGCTATAGTAGCTGATGCTGGTGATACTGAACCTATTCTGATCACAGATAGAAGCGAGATCCTTTCTAATTTCACGACTGATGGTAAACTAACATCAAAGAGTCACATCTCTCTGAAGAATGCATATAGACTGGCTGGATCGAATCAGCTCCTTCTATGTCGTGCATGCAGTATGGGAGATAGTAAGTTCGTTCAGGATATCAATAGCCCTAATATGGAGGGAGTGGTAGCTAAGACTCCTAACCATATCCTAATGAAGGATGGGATGGGTCTTGAGAAACTAAGTAGTCCTATTACAATTAGGTATTCTCTAACTGGACCTGAGAAGGAGTCATTCTTCGCTATTACCAACATGAGAGCTGTACTGAATGAGGAAGGAAAGGTGACATCATACGTGATGAGAAAAGTTCCTCAGTTCGGAGTGGATGTACTCTCAGTGGGTACTATTGGTAATAGCAATGATTACTCGGTGACAGTGAATTCTTTGGAGGCTCTCGTAAATTACCTAGATGAGACTCCTTATTTCAAGGTTACTGATATAAAGGAGACTACTACTGAGAAGACAGTACCTGAGATTACTGCTCCTGATGATCCTGAGAATGAGACTGATAAAACTGCGTTCGCTAATTACTACTATGATGTCTACGGAGTTCAATCCTACTCAGTCGATGGATTTATGTACCCAGATGATGAAAATACGAAGGTACTGAGCAATCCTGTAGGACTGGATATCCAAGGAGTCAAGGAGATTAAATCTGAGGATAGAGTAGAATCATACCTTCAGAATAACTATTCGACTGCAGGTAAGTTGGACGTATCCATTACTCCAGGATTCACTGTAGTTGATGGAGAGAACCACTTCTACTATACCATCGTCATCACAAATGCAACTGAGGATGGAGGTGAATACTTAGTAGCTGATGATCCTCGCACTGGTGATGGTGAGATCTCATTGGACGACTTCAATGAACTGAATGGAGGAGTAACCATTGTAGCTGACAGTCTTGACGAGATATTCAAAGTAAGTACCTATGATATCAATGAGGCTAATAGTGATGGACTCTTCGATGAGAAGATGAGGTCGTATAAGTTAGCTATCACAGATGAGGAACTCCTGAAGGTTGGTGAAGCAGATTTGAACAAAGCTCTGGATAAGATCGTCGACGATGAAAGGTACATAGTAGAAGGTCTTTGTGATTTTGGTATTACCAATAGTGATGAGGTCATCGGTACTAATGGATACCAGAGTACTATGGCATCTAGGACTGCTCTCATAGAAGATGAGCCTCTGAACTCTAATTACTTCTACGTTCCTAGTGGTACGAAGTCGACTAACTATCTAGTTATTGCTAACAATGCATCACTGATCCCTGCTAGCCACAACGTTATGTATCTAGCTCCTTGGGATAAGGATAGTGGCACTCTAGGATTTGAGTTTGATGCATCTCCGTCAGTTCTGTACTGGGAGGGTGTCGCTCGTAATAAGGGAGTGAATAATGAGTTCGCTGCTATGTTCGGTCAGACGAATGGTATCGTATCTCCAGTTAAGCTGGCTAAGAAGTTCGGTAAGAAAGAACGTCAGATGCTACTAGCCAAGAGAGTGAATACTATCTTTGAGGATGTAGCTCAAGGTGCAACTTACATCAATGATGACGTTGTATCATATAAGACTGATGATATCCTGAATTCTGAGAATAACGTACGTCTTAAGATCCGTATCAATAAGTCTATTCCTCAACTCCTATCGAAGTTTAAGGGTGAACCTTCGAACTATCGTACTTGGAAGGAGGCTAGAGAAGCTGTTGAGTACTGGTTCAAGAGTACAGTCATGACTTGGAACTATACTATCTCTGAGTACAAGGTAGTATGTGACAGTACCAATAATACTGCAGAGACGATTCGTCAGCATAAGTTGGTGATGAGAGTCATGGTTAGATACGAGAGATCCACTAAGTACATCATTGTCTACAGTGATGCTTATGATCTTGGTATCGAGTTCGAGTAATTCACTAATAAATAGAGTCTACTAGTATCTGAAATATGGTACTAGTAGACTTATTAATAAATATTGAGATTATGTCACGTTACCGAATCAAAAGATTCGCTGCATTGACATTCACTAATCCCAGAACTCTTCAAACTGTAGCTCAGGAGTCTGCTAATACGATGAAGAATCTTCAAGCAAAATTGAAGAATGCATTCCAAGGCTTAGCTAATGACACTAAAATACTAGGGAAGATTCGAGCAGCCAAACCTGCTCCAAGAGTCAATCCTGTGAGTCAATCAATTCATGCTAAAGCCCCAGTACAAGTTCCTAAACTAAAGTCAGTAGGTCTAAAGGCTGGTGGTACATCTATTTCTGTAACTACTACTAACAAATAATATTATGGCCAGATATAAGCTTAGGAGGAAATCGTACTCTGAGGATCAGGATTCTACTCAGGTAGCCAATGAGAAACTTCAGAAGAGGAATGATAAGTTGAAGAAAACTGCACTTAAGACTGGAGCTCTAGCAGCTACGGTAGGGGCAGGAGTTCTTGGATATAAAACTGCTGACGGATCTAAAGGAGGGATTAAAGCTGTCAATAAGGCAGTGGATTCTGCCAGAACTAGAGTCAGAAATAATCCCAACTACATAAATAATCAGAATATTGTCAATCTCCATGCACAAGGTGATACTAAGTTCACTAAGGAGGATGCAGTTGATGCTATCAAGAGGAATGATAATATCCTGAATAGGATGACTACCAGTGCTGCTAATAAAGCAGCTAGTAACTATCGCCAGAATAGAGCATTAGCAGCGGCAGGTATAACAGCTGCAGCTTTAGGTGGAGCTTATGTTACCAAGAAGATCCTCGACTCCAGAAGAGAGAAGAGGAGACTGGAGCAGTCAGAGAGGTCAGTTGATCTAAAAGATTAGTTTATGATTAAGTTCAGAAGATTCAGTTCTACTGAGTCCAAAGTAATAAAAGTAGAGTGCAGGGACGTAGAAGATAACTTAAAGAATCTTCTGGAGTACCTGAAACAAATAGGCAATGGAGGTCATTCATTCGAGATCGTAGTAGATCCAGATAGTAAGGACTATAGGAAGAAGTTCTTCTGGGATGGTGATGGATCCGATCGTATCTTTGATATCTCAGTTGAGAAGGACTCCGAGTTCAGTGATTCTAATCCTCCAGAGGACTCTCAAGCCAGGATTAAATGGGCGAAGGAGAATGGAGTGATCTACAAAGGCAAAGATGGATGGCATATTATATCTCTTAGGACGGGCAAAGACTGGAATGCCAAGTATGATACTAAGGAGAAAGCTGAAGCTGGTCTGAGAGCATATCAAGCTAATAAAGGGTAGTTAGTATGACAGATGATCAGTACAAATCTTTAGGATTCAAATGTGACTCAGAAGGAGCTTACGTATTTGAATTTGGATGTGATAGGATAACTCTGAAAGAGTCAGATAGTAAGTATACTCTGATATGTACTAGATCAGATAAATCCAAGATAGGAGAACTATCATTTCAGAAATCAAAGTCATCCTATTTAGTCATGTCCTCTATGATAAGAGATGCTATCATTAAGATTATACTACCTAATAAGAAGAAATTGATATGACTACATATAAAATCAAGAGATTTGCATCACTAGCGTCTCACGTTAAGAATGCAGCTGCAGGAGGAGCTATCATAGGTGGTACTCTAGGTACGATCAGTGGAGGTCCATTAGGGACTTTAGCTGGAGGTGCAGTTGGAGGATTGACTGGAGCTACCGCAGGAATCGGGACCAAGTTAGGTGAAATGGGTCGTAATGGACTCAGGAAACTCAGAGGCAAGAGAAGAGTAGCTGAACAGGATTATATTGATGACATGGATAATTCTGATTATGAGAAAGACTAAGTATATAATAAAGAGATTCTCCACTAATCCAGTGTCATCTCAAGCTGCTGATAGGTATCTCAATATGATGCATCGTAAAGGTGGATTAAAAGGAGGTACTATCGGAGGACTGTTAGGTGGATCGATAGCTGGAGGTGCTATTGCTAGTGCAGGTGGAGATCCTGGATCCGTAGCAGGAGGTGCAGCATTTGGTGCAATACCTACTTCAGGAATTGGGAAAGCTATAGGTAAAGGTATAGCAGATATGAAAGCTAGAAGTACTATAGCTAAGCATGGAGTTAAGTCACTGATCGGAGTACTAGGAAAGAAGAAATAATTATGGAGAAAGTTTATCTACATACTCTTAGGGATAAGATATTCAAACGAATAGCTATGATCCCTATAGATGGTCTTCAGGAAATCCTAGCATTGAATGAGAATTTCTCAGGGGATCAGATCGTCTATGAATTATTTTATGAGGCACTAAGAACCTTTGAGAACTATCATCCTCTATTTCTAGAGATGAATATCTACTACAGTAACGAAAGTAGTAAGAGACCTGGATACTGTGAGTTGCAGGATAACTTTGATCTATATATACGAGGGATGATATCTGAGGATCAGATAACTCTAATCCCTAATAGTATACAAGGAATAAGATTACCTGGATCTTATGTATCTCCAGGGAACTACTTTAGAGTCACTGACTATAGTAGACCGTACTTACAGAGTGCGTGGACTAGTGACGGATGGTATATAGTAAGAGGAATATGTAATAGACCTATAGTTGAAGCATATACTCTCGACTATAAGTTCCAACCTCCTGCAGCTATTTACTATATGTCATTAGATGGTGCAATGGGGAAAGCACTAATTGATCAATGTACTATCAATATTCTAGAGTATATAAGGAACTTGAAGATGAACTTCATGTTACCGAACTTTCCTATTGATATATTCAGTGCAGCTGATATAGCTTACAACTCATTGAAGACTGAGTTGGACCAGTACTACTATCAGTCTCTAAGTAGAGGAGAGTTACTAATATAAGATTATAAGTGTTATGACTAAATATAGAGTTAAAAGATTTAGTGGCATTGGTTCAGCTTTATCGAGTGTAGCTAGTTCAGTAGCTAAGAACTCCACTCTCAAGAATGCTGCTATTGGTGCGGCAGTGGGAGGAATCGGATCTAAGCTGGCTGGAGGAAGTTTCAAGAAGGGTGCAGCTATCGGAGCAGGAGTCGGAGCTGCAGGATCGATTGCAGCTAAGAAACTAGGTGGAGGATCCTCATCTACTCCTAATGTATCCCTGCCAGAAACTCCTCAGGCCTCATCAGCTCCTCAACTCCCTGTAGCTACAGCTGGTAAAAGTCCTCTGAATATTAAAGCTGAGGATGTTGACTACGAAGAAGTGAAGTAATATGATCAGGTTTAGGAGATTTTCTCAGAAAGAGTACTCTTCATTTGATTATTATACATTTGATCACAACTTGAATCGACTAGCAGATAAGTTGGATCGTGCTAGGATCGATAGTTATGGAGTACTAAGAAGAATCCCTACTGACTACATATCCATATCATATAGTCCATATAGAATGAGAATCAGTATTCCTAGTAGTATGTCAGAGTATGAGTCGACTGTCATTCAGGACTTATACGGAACTACCTTAGGAGTTAAGATGGACGTCAGCTATGACTATGGATTCACTAGAATTACAGTGAACAATAGGATGAGTGATCAGGATATAGTAAAATTCATGAGAGCTCTTACTAGAGATATCGAGTATGTAATTTTAGTGCCAGGTTCATCATCATAATATTATTTGACTATGTCATCAGAAGATTTTGTTTCTAAGTACCTAGACATAACTAATAGGTTGTACTCGATAGGTATGAAGCAGATAAAGTTAACTAAGAAACTCTTAGGGACTAACTTTATCGTAGAGAGGCCTAAAGAGTCCTCGAAGTACAAGCAAGTATTCGGTGGAGCTTATTCATCTGATGATACTCTAGAACTAGACTATGATAAGTTCGAAGTTCGATTGGTAGTCAATATGAATGAGATGAAAGAAGTCTGGGCTAGGAATAGGGATAGTATAGAAGTATATAACGATATCGATGAGTTAGAGTATGGAGATGAACTTCAATATACTAGAGATGGCAGGACTTACAGGTTTAAGGTGACTAATAAGTTGGCATTCTCAGAAGTAGCTGAAGCTCTATTTGTATATACTCTGACTAGCATCATAGAAACTAAAGAAGAGTAGTATGGCTAAGAAATTCATGGCAGGATTACCTGAGGATGAGAATAAAGATAAGAAATTTTCTTCAGCCCCATCCACTAATCGCTCAGGACTCTCTATATTAGAGAAGTACCTGAAGAAGTTAGTAGGAATTCCTGTAGATACGAATGAGGCACAGCATTCTCAGGACTCACCTACTACATCTTCATTGGAGAAATTACCAGAAGGATCTACTACGAATAAGAAGTTAGCTACTCCTACTCGTAGTAGAGTGCCTGATGGATCAGTTGGAGATTTATCCTCCTCAAAGGTAACTGAACTCCCATCAAATAGATCAAAGACTACTGAGATCTCATCTGATACGAGAGTGAAGGTTCCTGATGGATCAGTCGGAGGAGTTTCCACTGAGTCTCATAAGATACCAGAAGGATCAGTAGGAAATCTATCTGAGTCCTTTGTTACTGTGCCAGACGGGAGTACATCGTCCCCTAATACTGACATTAAGATAGCAGTTCCTGACGGTTCAGTAGGTGATATTAATGATAATACACCTAATATACCTGATGGATCGGTAGGTAATGTGACTACTAATACTAAAGTAATCGTACCCGAAGGCTCCCTCGGTTCTACTCCCACTGAAAGGAAGGTAGTAGTCCCTGAAGGAGAGGTAGGAGGGATCTCAGATACTCAGGTGAAGGTTCCAGAAGGTTCTGTAGGGAATGTATCCTCTACTGAGGTTCCTATTCCTGAGAATGACAATTATCATGAGATACCAGATCCTATAACTGTATCGGTACCTGACGGAACTGTAGGTGAAGTCAGCAGTACTACAGTTATTGTACCTGAAGGTTCAGTTGGAGGAGTCTCTGATGACTATATCAATGTCCCCGATGGATCTGTAGGAGGTATTACTGAGAAAACTGTATCAGTCCCTGATGGGTCAGTAGGATCGGTATCCGAGGACTTCATAAGAGTTCCAGAAGGATCTGTAGGGGATGTCACTACCGATGTTATCATAGAACGTCCTGGAGATCTTAAGGGAGAAGGTGATGTAGTAGATGACAGGTCAGAGACTGGAGTTCTATCTGAGTACCAGGTACCTATATTAGATAAGTATCTGAAGCCTAGGTATGTAGTCCCTGAAGGATCTACGAATCCTCCCACGACTGGAAAGATAGAGAGTACTCCTGATGATCCTAGAGATTATAGAACTATAGGTATCACTGACAATAAGGTAGTAGAACTGCCATCAGATACGGGAAATACATCCATAACTGAAGGGAAAATAGTAGAACTTCCTGATAATGACCTACAAGATTTAAGTGGGGATTATAAAAGTAATACTAAACTCCCTGATGGATCAGTCGGAGGTGTAACTACTGAGAAGTTGGATAAACTTCCTTATGATAGTGTTACTAAAGTATCTGCATCTAATTCCAAGTTAGGATTACCTGAGAATTATCAGGGTACTGTAGAAGAGTTTGATGATGGGAGTACGACTAGTGCTACTAAATGGATAGCAGGAGTAAAAGTCACTTCCAGACCAGCCTCAGCTAATACATCTAGTGATAGGATCTGGGATAAGTATGAAGATGCTAATGCTGCAGCCAAGACTGCTCAGAGTATAAACTCCATCACTGATAGAATTACTGGATTTGCATCCAAGTATGAAACTCTGATGGGGAAGTATGCATCACTAGGTCAGTTCGGTGAGAAAGCAGCTAGTTATGTATCAGCTATCTTTGGATCTAGTGCATTTACTCCAGATACAATGGTACCTAAGCATCAAGTTCAGAACTTAGGTGCACTATCTTTAGTTAGATGGACTACTCAAGGAACTATCAACTCAGCTATGGGTGCTACTAAACAAGCACTCCTAGATGAACTGATAGAAACTGCATCAAGAGCTCAGAATAGACTCCTTTATGGTGAGAAACAGAGTCCTAGACTTCCTAGTGGGTACAATACTCCAAACAGAGGTGATGATTTTAATCTTCAGACTTTAATAACTGGAGATGATAGTACCACTAATAGTCAAGGGTATCAGATATTCACTCAGAAAGTGGCATTGACTGATGATAAGACTACGTTAGGGAATGCCATTCTGGAGAAGATTGGACTAGATGCACTTACATCTGATGATAAATCGAAAGATAGGACTGTAGTATATCCAGTCAAGTACATACAGAATAATGCTATGTACACAACTCTTAAGGAGTTATGTAATAGCACTGGAGAGAACATAAAAACTCTTGACGGATTAAAAGAAATCCTACTGAAGTCTGATCTTACTACGTCTAAGAAAGTCACCGACCTAAAGATGTCTCTCGACTCAAATCATGTATGGGAGATAATATTGGAACCGTACGTAGGGACTGACAATGGAGGAACTACATTCCTACCTGATTTTTCTGAAATTGAGTACAGGAATCAGGTGCAGTTCGGATCACTAGAGAGAACTAGAACTGAAGCTCCTATAACCAGTTATGGAAAGTGGCTACCAATAAATAGCTTTGAACTTCAGTATCGTAGATCAAATCAGAAAGGGTTAGCTCTATTTGATGGAGATATCTACTTTCCCACTAGCATGGAGTTTACGAATGAGCTCCGTCTCACTTTTGTAGATGATCAGTACAAATCCTTCAGATGGTACTTCAATCGTTGTGCAGAGGCCGCAGTTTATAAAGTGATCAAAGTTGCCAGATCAGATAAAATCGATACTAATAAAATTCAGGAGGAGATAAACGCTGAATTTGGTGATTCTAGTCCTGTACTGAAGGATAACTCTGTATACACTACAATTATAGATAAGACTAGGTACGAAACTGCTATGTACAAGAATATCACCTTTAAGTGCACAATCTATGTCATGAAAGGTGATTATGCTACAGTTGAGAAGTTCATTCTCCTCCTAGTAATGAGAGATCATCAGATAGAGTATTCAGGTGATAGTGATGCCAACGGTAATGAGTTATCAGTAAACTTCACTATCGTAGGAGAGCTATTTGATGAGAGTGGATATGATTATGATAGGAAGGAGTATGAGTACAGATCATCTGATATCCCCGACTTTAGATCTGGATATAGTGGAACTTTCAAAGAAAGTGATGAGGAGTACACTAAGATGAAGAATACCTTCGCATCACTTCTGAAAGAAGATGATAGTGATAAGAGGAAGGAGATAATTGATAAGTTCAATAGTGACTCTGATCATACTAAAGACCTAGAACTTTACTATAAGTACCAAAGTCAGTACTCTGCTATGGCTGATTACGAAGTAATCATAGATAAGAATGGGAAGTATAAGTTGATAGACAAACAAACTGCATCTGGAGGACCTGCTGAGAAAACTCCAGATACCACCGAGTCAGAAACTAAAGATTAATCCCTGGAACTATGCCAAGAACTACATTAGGAAGAGTAACAACTAATTACAGTACTAGGGATGATACTTTTATATTATCTGCTATCTTACCAACTTCATGCAGTTATGAGTACCCAGTACTGATTAGAAATAAAAAAGAGCTCGACTCCTACATGGGAGATAACTTTCCATACAGGAGTTATTACATATACCTACTAAACAACAATATAACATTATTCTTCTATAGACCCATCTCTAATGATATACCTAATGATGAGTACGGAGTACCTCTTATAGAGGAATCTACATCATGGAACAATAGAGATACTGTAAGAATCTGGAATAAGAACTATATGTGGGAGAAGAATGAGGATTCGGATACTGTTGTAAGATTCTCGAACGATCATTGTCATCCCTCATATAGAAAGACCCATTCAGATAAGACTATACCTTCAGGAGGAGTTGATCCATCTAATCCAGATTATGATAAGTATCCTTATACCTATGAGTCATTAGGAGGTGGGATAGCCAATATAGATAGTGATTTATTTGATACTGATAAACAGTCGTTAGCATTTGTACTAGATTTCAGTAAAGTTACCTTCGATGATTTCTTTCCTGAAGAAGGATCTGAGAACTACAGGTACATTATCATGTCGAATGGTAGGTACAATAGGCAGTTCTGGTTCAATTCAGGAACTTCTCACACTCCTCCTATAGGAACTGATGTAGTCACTACTAGAGCTATAGAGATACCTATACAGAAGAGTGCATCTGCTGAGGAGGATCTTCAACGCAGGAAGGGCTGTATAGAAGAGATTATGAGGATCATCTCTGCTGATTTTAGTTTAGGATTGAATCCTGGATTAGGGTACAAAGTGATACCGATGGGAAATGATGTCTATAAGATCTACTCCACTGATAGTCCTGAGGATAATCTAGGATTCTTTAATCTTCCTAATCTGAAGTTCTATGAGGATTTCAGATTATCAAATGACCTCATATCTGCAGGAACTGAGAAAGTGAAGCAGATAGAATTCTACTCCAGGACTACAGGTAAAGCTAGTCAAGATATTACTGTTACGATCTCTAGAATGTCTTATGATGATAAGTACATAATAGAGGTGAAGAGGTACGACTATCAGGAGTATTTTGAAGTCAAACTCGATGAAACTCCTGATATGTATGGCAACGTCATACCTATAGCTGATACTATAAATAGACAGTCCAAACTCATAACCTGTAAGTACTTTGGAACTCAGATACAACAGTTGGATTATAATAATGATCCGATGCTCGATGACCAAGGCAAACCTATTATGATAACTCCTCCACTACCTGAAGGAACTTATTCATTAAGAGGTGCAGTTGAGGAGTCTTATGGAGTCGAGAACTTCAGGAGGTCACTGGAGTTAATGAAAGATACTACAGTTCTTGAGGATTTCTTCTTAGTGGATAATCTTCTTAGATGGAGATCGGATGAGAATCCTATAGCTTCTAAGGATGATATAAAGTATATCTATGACTACACTTATGAGAAGAATTGTCAAGGATTAATATCTACTAGAACCTTCTTGAATAATCTCGATGAGCATGATAAGAAGACTTTTCATGAGTTTGAGAATGCTTATTTTGATAAGGAGGGAGGTATGTACTCCAACAGACTCGTGTATTTCTATGGAGATCTGTTTATAGACTTTGTTCCAGTTCCTCAATATTACGTATTCCTCAAAGGAATCCTGACTGATAAGTACTCAGTTGATGAAACTGACGTTATTCAGTTGGTGGATACTAGTGATGAATTCTTAAAGTTACTCGACGAATACTCAGTGAATTATCTGAGTTACAATAATATGGAGTACTACTATAATAAGTTGGATGGAAAGTTAAGTGTATCTACTATACTTATGAGGTACTGTGTATCTAGAGTATCTAGGACATTCATCAATAGGAAATGGAAACTTCTGGGAGTTAGGACTTCAGAGAGAGAACAGAATTTATCAGACATAATATCATATCTAAAGTCGAGCATATCTCTGATATCTAGTATTACTGTCGATTCCAAAGAGACTCAGAATCACAATCTGACTCTTAGAATAAGTATGATAGTAAGAGGATTGGTTCAGAATAACATATCGCTAGACATAACGTTAAATTATAATAGTTAAACAATGGCACAAATAAATGATCTTAGTAATATCATCGCTGGTGCTCAGTACATGAAGAAGCTGAACTACTTTGATATTCGAGAGTCCAATAAAGAATTCCTCAGAGGTGATCTTTGGGAGTTCAGATTTACGACTCCTCCTACTGCCGTGTACTATCCTGGAAATGATATCATCCAGACTCGACTTACTCAAGTTAACCCTGGTATCGATTATTCATCGAATGGTATAGAGAAGCAGTTGAGGAATAACTTCATGATCTATCAGCAGACCAGTCAGATTACTTATGGTACCTTATCACTCACTTTCGTAGATAGGGAGGATCAGGCTATCAAGTACTTCATCGACGACTGGAGGAATAAGATTGCTGAGAGAGATTCGAAGTACTCGTTGAGAAAAGAGGATCTAGTTGCAGAATGTGAGATGCTGATTCTGAACTCAAGCAGAATTCCAGTAGGAACTCTCAAGTTCTACAACTGCCAGATCATGGAGGGTACATTCGATGAGAATGGTAACCCTGACGATACGTCGGATCGTGCAGATATCACGATGTCGATGAAATTTGAGCACTACGAGAGAATCTTTGATAATCTATAGTACTCATCTTATAGTTCTAGTGACTTTGATCGGTCACTAGAGCACTAAATGATCATTCATCAATGATCGAAACTTAGATTTATATAAACTTTATTTCATAGTACTATGAATATATTATCTAGTCAACTTCCGTCTGAGGGATTCGGCTACCCATTTGCAGCTATTAACATCAAGCCTATGACATTTCTTGATGTAGTAGAGTACCTAGAGTCAGTCCCTAAGGATCCTCTATCCAAGTATCTCTATGATATCAATTGGCTAGTAGCTGATGATCCTAATATAAAGAAGTGCTACATCATGGACATAGACTACCTAAGGTTCATGAAGAAGCTGACTACAGTATCCCCCGATTTATCGATGGAAATAACTGTGACCTGCCCTGATTGTGGCAAGACTCTGAAGAAGAAACTCAGAATCGTGGATATAATGTTCAAGACTGCTGATCCGATCGTTATGAATGGAGCAGTTGTCAAGTTGAATGGTAGAACTTATAGCGTTACTCCTCCTACAGTAGAGGAATTCCATAAGGTATTTCAGAAGTACCTAAAGTTCAGAAAAGTTAGTAATCTAGATCTTATTAAACTGATAGCACTCATCGATGACTTCTATGATAGACCAAATGAAGTCGAGGATGCAGTATTATCAGCTACTCATGATGACATAACCGCATTACTAGCGTTAAAGGACCTCTACTTCAATCGAGTAGAGCCAGTCAAGATGTACTGTGATATATGTAATAATGGACTTAAAAAGGAAGAAAGGAGGGAATTGACGGTAAGTATAGATGAGCTTATCGTCGACTTCTTTCGAGAAATCACAATCAATAACCAACTTGATGAAGATAAAATTCAATTTAAACAAGTACTGCAAGCTAGATAACATAGAGAATTATTCTATGGATACTATCAGAACTATGCAGGAAGTTTATGAAGAATATCTTAAGGATACTGATGGAGTCGATATAGACTTCCCAGGATTTACCTTCAATAAATCCAAAGATTCAGTGTCTAAGAAGTCAGGTGAGGTTTATAAGAAGAATTCAGAATAACGATATAATGTATGGCTTCAAATAAGAATACAGGTCAAGAATTTGCTGATTTACAAAGTAAAGCTCAGCAAGTATTGAGTAATAGATCGAATGAGCTTGAGAATCAGATGATTGTTCATAAGGAGAGTCAGGATGATGCTGTAGACTTACAAGGAGCATTACAAATGACAGTTGATCCTAACTCAGGACAAGCTGTCCCTACTTCAGGTCCTCAAGTAGTGCCTGCATCACAAGCAGGTCTTCGTCCTGAAACTCAAGCTATACTCTCTAGGTATGGAGTGAATGCATCAGTTAGTGAGAGGAGTTCTAGGTCTAGTAGTAACAATACTACCAAGAACTCCACTACTAATACTAGCACTCAATCAACTGGAGGGACTAAAGTCACTAATACCACTACGGTAAATAACGTGACTAACAATAATACTACGACTACTACTAATGTCAAGTCCGAGGCTCAACCTCAGAAAGTCGTAGTACAATCAGCAGCCCCTACTGCTGTAAGAGCCAACTCTCAAGAAGTAGCAGCCAAGCAGCAAGTATTCCTAAATAACTTCTTTAGAAAGAAGTCTACTGCTGATGCTCAGAGGGATAGGGAATATAGGAAGAAAGATAGAGAACTAAAGAGGGAGCAGAACTCCTTGTTCGATAAGTTAAAAGACTTTACCTCTAGGACTATTAATTCACTTGATCCAAATAACAACAGTACTCAGAAAGGTACCATGAACTTCTTCAAGTGGATTATAGGATCATACCTAGTGGGGAAGTATCTACATCCTACTCTTAGAGCATTGGATAGTGTAGTGACCTACTTTACTGGAGCTAAAGGATCAGATGGAAAGAGAGCAGGGATCAAAGAGTCAAAGTTCGTACAAGATTTAACAGGGATAAAAGATGGACTCGTAGAATCATTCAATAATATAAAGAATGAATTCATGGAGTCTAGGAAAGCTGCTTTTGATGCACTAGGTCCCATGCCTGACTTCAGTGGATGGAGTCCCATTGATAGCATGAAAGGAATCATGGAGTGGCTAGCCAAGGCTCTAGTAGCTGGGTTAGGAGGATCTAGTGCTCTTGCCAAGTTAGGAGAATTCTCATCAAAATCAACTGAGAAGAAAGTATCAGAGTCCACTCCTCATCTATCTAATGCAAAAGGTGATTACAATAAATGGTTAGCATCCAAATCCCTGAATGAATCTGAGAAAGTAGAGTCAGTACTAACAGGATCAGATGGAGTAACTAGAAAAATAACCGCAGGGTTCACTGAGGATGGATCAGAATCAGTAGATACAGAAGGAAAAGTAAAGGATCTGATCACTTATACCAAAGTAGCCAATCTTAGGTACAACAATGGTGACTTAGGTGCAGCTACCGTATCTGCAAAGAAAGTTCAGGAGGAGAATAAGGATAAGTTCATAACTGTCAATGCAGATTACCTGAGGAACATGGGTATCGATCCTCAGAAACTAGTGGATGATAAGCTAGCCTATTACGGGATAAAAGGACTGAAGGACTTAGAAGCTAAACTGAAGGAGCTGGAGGATAAGAAGAGATCCACTCCAGGTAGGAATAGGCAGTTGGACATAGAAATTGAGTCTTTGAAGTCTAGGATAAAGAACGTTCGTGATTCTCTACTCCTGATCCCTGATGCTATAGGAAAGATACTAGCCTCAGGTGATAAGTATTTAGTCGATGGCAGAAAAGAAGCTTCATTCAGTAGAGAAGGAGAAACTGATATGGATCTCCTTCAGAAGGTGATGAACAATTCTCCAGTTGATTATAATGGAGGTAGGATAACCAATGATGTCAAGAGCTCAAACGTTGACTTCTACAAGTCCATTAAGTCCTCATCAGGATACATAGATGCAGATAATAGGTACCAGATCGAGAAAGCCAAAAGAGCTGAGGAGAGAGGTGGAGGATTCTTCAAACCATTTGGAGATGCATTCAGTAGGACTAGACCTGTTCAGATAGTATCTAGCATGTATCACTCAGCTAAGGATGCCTTAGAGAAGGTGAATATCAAGGAGAATGCTAAGAAGATTACTGACGCTCTCATGGGTAGATTGGGATTCACTAAAGAACAAGCCTCAGGAGCTGCTGGAGTACTTATGGCAGAGTCAGGATTGAACCCAGCTGCAGAGAATAAAGAGGAGAAGAAGTCAGGACGTTTAGGACCTACTGGTCACGGACAGGGTATAGCTCAATGGTCTCTTAGTAGGAATCAGGACTTCTATGACTGGTACGAGAAGAAGTATGGAAAAGGTACTGGAAAGTATCCATCACAGGCTAGTCTTGATGATCAGATAGAGTTTATGATCCATGAAATGATGGGACGTCCAGCATTCATGGAAGCCATGAGGAATGCTCAGGATCCAGCACAAGCTGCTGACGTCATGCTAAGAGGATTTGAGAATGGAGGTAAAGATGCGTTGGCCACTCCTCGTCAGTTAGATAGCTACTCCAAAGTGGGATCAGGTAACTACGATCATCTTATAACTACCAGAGCATCTTATGCTCATGGGATACATGATGCTCTATTTGGTAAGGAGACTCCAGTCGAGACTAAAGCTGAAGGAGGAGAAGTCACTCAAGATACTTCTGGATCCCCTGGGATTCCATTTAGTTCAGTTTCAGCCAATGATGTATCGTACTCAAGTGAATCTGAGTTCAGTACCCCTAAAATAACTACTCCTACAGTTACTAGTGTATCTCCTAGTGAGGTTGCTAAGAACTTCAAACCTATGGTCAAGTCAGATGTAGATAGTAGTAAGGTGGACCTAGACACTCTTACTGAAATTAAAGGACTCAGAAAAGATCTCAGAACTGTAGGTGCAGCCATCGTCCAAGCATCCTCAAGTCCTATCATACTTAATCAAGGAGGAACTACAGTTAATAATAACATTACTCCTTCATCCGGAGTAGATAAATCTAATATTCTATAATACTATGGGATTTTACTATGACGATCAGATGAAGAATCCCGATATAACTGTTAGGTTATATACTTGGGATGATTCTATAGGAGATTATAATGAAACTAAGAAGGGATTGGTAGCCACTGCGATAATGTCTGATGACTTCAATGTATCTATCCATAATGCATGGGGAGATAATGATGGAGGAGATTTCATAGAGAATGGATTCAATAGCCTCAGAAGATTAGGTCCTATCGTAGGTGACATAGCTAAGAATCTTAGTCCTCTATCAAACTCAGAAGAAACCTATGACGCTGATTTATTTAATTGGATATCAAAAGGAGCTAAAGCAGTATCAGATGTCGTAGGAAGTGATAAGACTCAGAGTTACTTTAATAAGAATCTGATATCTCAGACTTCGAGATTCTGTTACTATGGAGGGACTTCAGTATCTCTAGGAGGGAACTTGATGATGAGGTATACTATCTTTTATGATCCAGTTACCAATACATCTGTTAATGAGAAGATCGCTGAATTATTTAAGTATAGTGTAGGACGAGTAGAGAATGCTACTGAAATCTCAAAAATAGTAGACAGCCTAGGATTAGAGAATACTACTATTCAGAATGCAGCTAAGATTGGTGAGAGTTATTACAAGTGGCAGAATCCTCCCAATGGATTCACTGCTGCATTGAAGAATATCGATAATCGTCTGAAAGGAACTTTTAAGTTATGGTTTGGAGAAATGTACTATATTGATAACTTAGTCATTGAAGATATGAATATAGTCATGTCTAAACTGAAAGTTAAGAGAACTAATACTCCTGGCAGCACTGATGCATCAGGAAGAGGGACTGAATCGACTCCACTATATGCTGACGTTTCTATATCACTGAGACCTGCAGGTATGATACTTGATAGTACTCTGACTAGATACATAAATGCTAGAACTGGTACTAATAATGCAGGCACTAACAAGTAGGTCGTATGTTTATAAAACAGAAAGTCATAACCTCATCGACTAACTTGATGAGTTATTATATAGAAGGAAGAGATACCTATAATTCTAAGCTACTGAGGGAGTTAACTAATCCTAAGTATAATAGAATGAGGTATGTGATCGATACATTCGAGTATCGACCTGACCTGATAGCACAAGAAGTCTACGGTAGCACTGACTTTCAAGGACTTCTTATGTTTCAATGCAAATTAAAGATTGAAGATTATGTTAAAGGTAAGATTTTGTATCTAATACCTGGAACTTTACTTTCATCAATAATAGACAACTTATAGTATGATTGATATAGTATCTGGACTGTTGAAGTTAGATGCCAGTCCGTTTTTGAAATCGGGATACTTATTTAAAAGATTAAGTATGCAGGAGGAGCTTGGCAACTCGATAGCCTCTGGTACTATCTCATTCACTACTCCTGGATTGGAAGGATCCATGGATATAATAACCACTACTCAAACTGTCACTATAAAACTGGAACAGACTGATGGAATTCAGTATGAAATTCTCGGTTTTATAGTTGACAGACGAGTAGTTGAGAATGAGGTAGAATTTGAATTCTTATCTACGACTAAGAACTTCATTGTCGAAAATAGATGGTTAACTTATAACAGTCTTTTCGATGCGCTTGACACCGCCTACCCCAACAAGAAGATATTTGAAGTTGATTCAGATATCAATAGCGACATACCAGTTAAACAACTAGGTGAGACTGACTTCAGTTTATGTAAGAGGTTGGCTCAATGTTATCGGTACGATGCAGTCTATGCATTCGGACTGGAAGGACTGCTGATAAAAGATACTAGGACTACCAAAGAGGAGTTGGTAGAAGTGCCTGAGAGATTGATATATCAGAACTCTAAGGCAGTGATGACTCAGGATTTGGATATGTCCTACAGGAAGTTCATGGACTTTGAACCTGAAGAGAGTACTCATAGTGACTCTTACTTTCAAGCTTATCAGTACAATGACCTGTACAACATAGTCCATAGTGACTCCAGTATGCTACTGAGGAATTACTATCATAACTCGAAGTACAGAACTAGTATGTATGGTACAGCTAAATTTAGGTACCTACGTGAGCTACCTCAGTATAAACTAGGAGATGTAGTCCTATACTATGATCATAGAAAATTTCCGTTCAGTAGATTCATAGCTAGAAAGATGGTGACTGAGATTGAATATCAGAAAGTCACTGTAGATGTTGAACTTAGTGGATTAGATAATTATGAATAATACACAATTCTACCTGGGAGAGATAATTGACGTACTCAGGAATGATGATGGAAAGAATTATTCCTACTCCATTAAATTCACAGTGAGAGGATTCATTGATGAGGCACTAGCGTATCCGTTCAGAGATACGTCAGATGAACCTGTGATAGGAGAGAAAGTCCTAGTATATAATCTTGACTCCATATTTGGATCGGCCTACCTATATGCTAAACTAAAGGAGGATGAATTCATCGGCATAAGGAGTAATGGCAAAATGATCTCAGTGACTGATGAGTCTATAGATATCTTTTGTCATACAGGTAGAGATGGTCAGGATGGAGATCACATCGTGGGACTTCATCTGAATGATGATGGTACAATGACTCTCAATAACAATAAATCCTACATAGATATAAATGAGGATGGATTAGTACTGAGAACTGAAGGATCGGATCAGGAGATCATAGTGGACTCCAGCAGCAATATCAGTATTACTACTAAAGGTAATATTGATATAAAGTCAGAGGGCAATATAACTATCGACTCGGAAGGTACTACTACGATCAAGTCAGAGAATATAGTAGTATCTCCAGGATCGACCCTCACTGCATCAGGGAATCCTACAGTAACTCCTACTGGAACTGGACCATTCTGCGCTATAAAGGTATGTCCCTACTCAGGGATGCCTCATGTAGGGAATATAATTAAATTCTAGAGTTATGCCAGCTATTTCTATAAAGAATACTAGTGAATTTAATACTACTAGAGTAACATTAGACTCGGAAGTAGGGTCAACTACTACAGTTACTCTCACTCTAGAAGTCGAAGTTCCTGCAGGGCAGTACAAAATAAAGTTTACTGAGTGTGAGGTATTCACTAAATTCACTAGTACTGATAAAGTAACTGCATCGATAGATGGCAGTAAAATAGTGGATAAAGAGGTAGGCCCTGGAGAAACTAAATCATTCACTGCCACTATAACATTTACTACTCAGATAGAGAATGCTAGTACTAGCGAAATGTCTACCTTCAATAAGTATATATCTTTTAATACATTATACGATATATACTACATAGGAGTAGAACCTCCCGAGGTAGATAGTCAGAATCTAGTAATCCCATCCAGCGAAACTTTTGAGTTCACTCAGAAACCTGCTATGGCTGAAATTCCTGATCCTGAGGATCCCTACGCAGGGATGACTCCTGAGGAGAAGGAGAAAGCTATCGAGGATGATACTAGTGAGGAACAGAGGAAGAAGAATAAGCAGGAGTTGATGGAGAAAGCTAAGTCTCAAGCTGGAGCACTCCTCATGGGAATTCTTACTCCACTGATAGAACCTATGGTGTCTCAGATAGTAGGAGCCTCAGGTATAGCTAAACAGATAGTATCTCAAATACAGAAGATGAGAGCTAAGAGAGAGGCCAACCTGAAGAACTTTGAGTCAGTTCAGAAGATACTCAGTAGACTGACTGGACTCCCTGAGGATAAGATAGAGATGCCTAAAGTGACTACTGATCCTGATGAGTCAACTATAGTATCCACAGTATCAGAAGGAAAAGCTGCACCTACGATAAAGTATTCAGTAAGTAAGGATGATCCAATTAATGAATCTAGTGATTACACTGGATTACTGGAGTCAGGGAAGTTGTATGATATCAAAACCAAGTATATCGATCTTCAAATAAAGAAAGAGACTTGGGAGAAATATCTAAAGGATCTAGAGACTTCAGAGAATCCTAGTGCATTAGTAGCTCCTGATAAGTTTACTATGGTGAATAAGAACTCCATGGATAAAGCTAAATCTGATCTTACTACCAACTTATCCAGAGTCATTTCTATAGACTACAGATTTGTATCATTAGATAAGATAAAGGGGCTCTATGATCTGATATCTCTTACTATACCCAGCAACCCTGTACAAGGATCCGCTCAGAATATAGCAATAGGAGATGAAGAGGATAGGATAACTGAGATCATAGAGAATGCTAAGTACGGATTAGAAGAGGATGAGGATGAGAATTCTGCTGAAGAGAAGATTACTAAGAAAGTAGTAGAGGAGGCTATGAACTCTGATGTGGGTATGAAAGTCCAGAAAGGATGCATAGATATTAGCGATAATGCTCAGGCATTAATTACTACATCCCCTCTTCAGCTTCAGCATGGAGTTATGTCAGCAGTGGAACCTATGGCTGCAGTCGTAGTCACTCCTATGGGTCCAGGTGCTGTAGCTAGTAATGCTCTGCAAGTTCTAGGATCGGCTCAGGATTTAAAGGTATCAATTGAGAGTGCTAAGGCCCCACTAAATAATATCTACACCACTGCAGCTGAGATAGGACTCCCTGCAGATGTGGTCAGCTCCATGGAACCAGTCAAGCAGATTCTAGATAGTATAACGTTACCTGTATAATAATACTATGAGATATTTATTATCAACTGGAGAGTCAACTACTGATAGAAGTCGGTACATATCAGACCTTTTCAGATTACATATGGAAGTATATCCTAGGGAGATCCCAGGATTACCTGACCTAGGATTCGACTTTCTTCTGACTGATGTTACTAAAGATCGAGTCCTGGATGAAATTAAATCAAGAGTGGCTAATTTAGTATCTAAATTTCAGCAGAAGTTTACTGACATAAAGATGACAGTTGATAGTATAACATTAGTATCAGAGTCAAAAGCTAGGATTGTAGTCACTATAAATAACTATAGCGAAGAGTATGAAGTCGATACAAGAATATATTGATAAGTACAAAGGTATTGCCAATGACCTACAACTCACTGGAGATTCAGTAGACCTTCTAGTTCAGCTATTGGCTCATGCTACTTACATAAATGAAGTAGAAAACATAAACTATGCAAATGAATCGAGTTTAGAGCGAGCAACTCTCCCTAATTCAAAGATTCAGCATTGTATGGATATCATGTACTCTGTATTCAGAGGATCATGTCCAAGAGTAAAGTTGAGATTTAGACCTACTAAGTATATTTCATTGGAAAAGTACCAGAGAGTCTACTCATCGAATAACTTTAGTCTGTACTACTTTGGTGCACCGAAGATCATAAGACCAATTACTACTGTATCGGTAGAAGGGGAGAATTATGAGGAGATTACCTGTATAATGGCATCTAATCTCATCACTGATACTCAGACCTTCAATGAATACAATAAGTACTACATAGATCTTATGTACTCCAATCTCAGTAGTGACTGCATGGTACTAGTGAATGATGAGGAGATGCCAGTATATAGAAGATTTACTGATCATATAAAGTATGGAGGATTATTTGATCTTACCATCACTGATTATGGTATGAGAATATATGCTCCTGACATCTTCAGAGGTACGAGTGAACTGGCAGCTTATGAGAATGGAGCTGAACTTCCTCCTGCATCTACTACTATAACTACTAAAGTATTCGAGTACTGTAGTCTATCTGATTTCAACGAGACTGAGAAGTCCAGGATCTCCATACCGGGATTCACGTTCCCTCCCAAGTCCCAGATATTATCGACTGAGGATTATCCAGGTATAACTTTCATACCTGAAGTGGAGAGAGGATCGATTGATTCAATCCACTACCTAGCGCAAAGAGAAAGATTCGCTAATAGTATTATCAGGAGTAATTCTGATGTAGGATACTTATTAGAGGAATCTTATCCTGAGATAGTCAAGGAGGGAGGTACAGTGTATAAGTTTTTCAAGTTGAATCAATGTGATCCAGAGAAGACTGCGCTTCAGTTATACATCTACTATATACCCAAAGTTCAAGGGACTATCCTAACTCAATCCCAACAAGAAGAGTTTGAGAAGAATAGAGCTTCCTACTATGTCACTGAGGATGTTAATATAGTTCCAGGGATTAGGAGGAATATTGTAGTAGAGATGGGATTGGAGCTGTATAAGAACGAGAGCATAGATGATGAAGTGAATGAAATCCTGAGTAAGTACGAGAATCAATTCGGAATCAATCTTCTGGAGTGCTCTCAGGAAATAATGTCGGCTATTAGTAAGATATCCAATGTTAGGTCATTCATAGTGGAGAAGACTGAGTCAGGTAGTTATCAACCCATGTTCGGTATTGCAGTACTTGAGGATACAGGTGAAACTAGAGCTTATGATCCTAATACTGATATAAATATGGGACCTGATGACGAGAATTCACCTTCAACTCCTGTATACTATAGCATGTCATTCACCATCGATTCAAAGGTATTCATAAAGACACCAAGTAGCAATGGAGTTGCATATTCCTAGCCATCTTACTAATCTGGAGGTAGTAAGACAATTAAAGGAGTTGCTACAGGAGTACAACCTCCAGAATAATGATTCGTACTTGTCCAGTAGCATGGATGGTTACTTGGATAGTCAAGTATATGATTATGTAAGAAAATTCATAGAGAGAACAGCTGTTGGTAATATATCAGATGAAGCTACTATCTCTTATCTAGTGAACTTATTCTATGATGCTAAAGGGACCTATAAGATTTTCTATCTTATGGAGAAGCATCTAGGAATGAAGTTCAAAGTGAACCAAATTGGTGAAACTCTATACCCTAAGTACACTATTGATGAGCTAGTAGTGGAGTTTCAGGAGGCATCAGGTATTGCGTTGAATGAGTACCTGAAGATGCTTAAGAATTTTCTATACGCATTACTATACTTCTACGATCTGAGTATCACTATAGATTTATTCAATTTGTACATAGTCAACCAATTGAAGAGTAGATCAAAGTTGGATCTGATGAAGTACAAGGAGTTTATCTTTAATTATAACGATTAACTAAATGAGATACAAGGTATTAGGCGATGTCTCCAGAGTGAGATCGGTAGTATTCTATGCTAGTAAAACGTATTTCAATAATCTTCCTGACTTCTCAAGTAAGACATTACCTGAGAAACAAGAGATCTATCAGAAGCCTATACGAAGAAGCACTGGATTATACTCAAGTCAGAGTGATCTTGAGTCATTCTTGGAGTACAATTTTGACTACAAAGCCAACAAGGGTATCCTTCAGGAATTCAACTTATTCAATATCCTGAATGATTATACCATTGATCTCCTCACTGATAAAGAGAACATTAGTAATCTTGAGGCATTGTCTAGTATCAATAAGATGTTTGTTATGCAGTTAGCAGGAGAGAAGAAATCTCCATTGGAGTACTTTATCCTGCTAACTCTAACTAAAACATCTGAGCTTCTTCTGGATATGGAGGAGAACATACGAAGAGTAGAGTTCTTCTCAGAAGTCTTGGAGGATGATTATTATGCTGAATTAAAAGAGTACGTAGGAGATGAAGGTCAAAAAGTACCTGAGTTCTACGTAGATTTTGGACCCGAAGTTATATATAGGGATCCTACCCAGGATAACTATGGAACTCAGTTCTACTTCCCTGAGGAGGTCCCTGATGTAAAAGAGTTACCTTCCGAGTGGACAGATTCTCAGCTAAAGGATTATATGGTAGAATTAGATGAGCTCCTGAATAGGAAACTTCTAATAGGTACCATAACTTCAGATGATGACATATCCACTATAAATTTAAGTCTATCAGTTCATGGGATAACTGCAGATCCTCATAGAAATCAGAAGGATTATGTAGCTCAGAATATCTATGTAAAATCTGATAAGCCGTTAGAACAATTAGAAAGAAATAAGTACCTAGTAGATCAGAGGTCTCTGACCTACTTGGCTACTGAAGAAATAGATCCATCCAAGTTAGTCATCTATAATGACAAGGTGGATCGGATAAATGAAGGGATGGAGTACGTAGGTGGTACTACGGAGAAGCTCCCAGTATATAAGAAGTTCTTAGTGTATAATTATGGTGATAAAGTAGTATACAATGGACTACCTTATCAATCAGTCATAGATGGAAATATTGGACAAATTCCTAGTATATCTCCATTCTGGGACTTCCTAGGAACTGATGTTGATCCCTCAATTGTAACGAAGGATTACTACTTCATAACCTCCCAGTGCAATAATCTGAGATACGGGTACCTAGATCCTCTAGGAGTTATAAAGGTACCTATAACTGAATCTCATGCTACTGTCACTACGATAAAGATAGTCCCCTACTCTAATTATAGAATAGAGGATGTAATAGTGAATGGGAAGTCAGTGGGGATAACTAATGAAGTGACTTTATCCCAGATCACTAGTGATCAGAGTGTCTATGTAGAGTTTGTATCTAAGGAGATATTTATCACGATAGGAGCTGATCCTGAAGGGTCAGCAGATTTCAGTGGTAGCCCTGCAGGTCAGTATCAGTATGGTGATAAGCTCACTATTACTGCTACTCCGAAACCTGGATATGAGTTTATATCATGGATAGATTCACGGACTAATAGGACTCTAGGGACTAATCCTACATTGAGTATGACTGCTACCACCACTATGGATATAGTAGCTAGATTGAAGATTAAGGTTCTTGATGTGAGGTTTGTAGTAGAAGGAGAAGAAGAAGGTAAGGTAGTAGGTATAAATAATGGATCAGTAATGAGAGTTAATTATGGATCCACAATTACCATCAACTGTGAACCTAAGAGTGGGTATGATGTATTCAGGATCTCTGTAGATGATGAGTACAAGAGTCATGCCAGAACGTATACTACTGACCCTATTACTGAGAACTGTGTCATCAAAATTGAGTTCAGGAGACCATGTCATTGGACTACGATTCTAGGTAAGGACTACAATTGGGTCACTGTTGGTGACTATGATTGGATCACGATGAACCTACTAGATGAATCCTCAGGAACTGCAGGATCATCTGATGATTATGGGACTTACTTTAGTCAATCTCAGATAGCTTCACTGAAGTCAAAGTTATCATCAAGTAATAATGATGGATTCGTGATACCCACAACTACTGAGTGGAGTAATCTACTCAATACAGTAAGAACTGACAGTAGTTTCACTAAGGATTCATCACTGAGATCATCCAGACAAGATTCTATTTCATGGAAGACTGCAGGGGATGATAACTTCTTGATAGATATACTACCATCTGGATCTATTGATTCAGGAACTCCTACTGGAGTGGGTACTAAAGCTCTATTAGTAGGATTAGATGGATCTCAAGTGAAGTCTTACGGATTCACTGAGGACTCTGATGATGTAATTATAGAGTCAGTACTATCGACTAGATCACTTCCCATTAGGCTATGCAGACCTACATCGACCGAAGTGATCCTAGGAGCTACTTATAAAGTAGTGGAGATAAATGGTAAGTTATGGATGAACGAGAATCTTAGATACAAGACTTCAGAAATTGGTGTTTATCCCCAGGATAAGGAATCAATCGGAGAAGTCTACTATGGAATCCCTGACATAACTTCTATAAATTCTTTATTAGAGGGAACTGGATGGAGAGTATCCACAGATGATGATTGGTTAGACATCTCACAGAACTATCTAGGTAATCCTGCCAATATGCAAGGTAAGAGATTGAAGAACTACAACTCTATGACCGCTAACTACGATTGGGAAGGGTATGAAACTAATAGTCCTGAACGTTCATTCTTGACGACTAAACCTACATCAAGACTAACATATAGTTCAATCTTTAACTACTGGGAGTACTACAACTTAGGATTAGCATTCTACTGCTGGTCACCTGAGGAGGACGTTCCAGGTAGATATAGATTCGTGAACAAGAGATCAGGGATCCTAGAAAGACCTGAGTACTTCGGACAAGATACAACAAAAATGTCTATAAGATTAGTAAAAGATTTATAATATGATCATAAATGGCAAAGTAATCAATGGTATATATAAGCACACTTTAGGTGCTACGTATACTCAAAACGATTTAGTCCTAAAGGGAACTACGCTTTATATAGCACTGACTGAAGTTCCAGGTAGCATTGATCCATCAGATAGGATAGCCAGTAAAGGTTACTACAATGTCTACTTGGGAGATCAGATGTCTAGCCTAGACGATCTAGTTAATGATGAAACTTATCTGACTGATCTAGTAGATAGTGTATTCGAAGATCTCATGTCAGGATCATTACCTGACGAGACTAAATCGATGCTGACTAAAGAAGTCGTATCAGCTATAATTCATGAATTCATTAATAGGAATTCATTCTCAGGAAGCTATGTATCAAAAGATACCCTGATAGCTACATTGAGTCACTACCTGACTGGAGTATCTCTGAAAGGGACTCTGCAGGTATTGAGTGATCATGACTCATCGATCGCCAATAGTGACTACACAGGCAGCAATCAAAAGGTAGTAGCATCTACTGCTGATGAGATAATAGTCGATAAATTCATAAACAATGCTGTGTATGCAGTTGATAGGGAGTTACCAGGACTTCCTATCAACGTGTACTCAGTAGTATATCCTAGTACTGATGATCCTAGTATCCAAGCTCCTGATTACCTATTACTCAGACAGTACACTTATAATCAGGAACTAAATGGGACTGATACTACAGTCAGAGTACAAGAACTGATTGATCATACTCAATCAATGCTATGGTATCGTTACATAAAGTTAGGAATCATGGACAATCCTAGTGATTGGAAACCCATAACTATGAACGATACTCATGTAGCACAAAGGATAATTAATCTCGCTAATGAGTACAAGAATCGTATCGTAGCTCTGTATGATGTAGCCAATCAACTGAGGAGTAATTTCAGATATCATAAGGTGAAACTTGATGAAGGTGCAACTTCCTATAATGCTATGAATTATTCTAAATATAGGATCACACTAGAGATAAGCAAGTCATCCGATATCTCAGGATTCAGTGAGATAAGCAATGCTACGATAGATCTCAGTTCTAGTATAACCAAGTATAAGTCAGGCAGTACTTACATAGGAGTAGCTCCAGATAGTAATGGATTTAAGGTCATCACTCTGTACGATGATCCTGAATTAGCCACTGTTAGTACTACTGCCACTATATCTAACGCATATATACATGAGTTCTATGGATAATCAAATCATCGGAGTAGTAGCTAAGGATTTATCTACTACAGAACCACAAGTTGGATTCAATATAAAGTTGGATGAATCCAGTGATCCTAAGAAAATTGGAGTCTTCTACTACGACGAGGATGGAGTTACTAACATAGATAACTTAGATACCGTTAGAGCAGCATCAACTTCAGATGATCTAATGAAGTTGTTAGAAGATAGAAATTACAATTTAATAGGATCAAGAAGAATACAATTTCTGACTCCTGACCAAACTGATACTACTCAGACTAACTTATGCGTAGTCCTATTTGATAAGAATGGCAACGAGGTACTGTATCCAGTACTACGTACTACATCAGATAGCAGGTATCAGGAGATAATATCACTATATGAGAAAGTACTAGATGATGAGTTCTCAGATACTAAAGTGATGGGGACTGGAGAACTAATAGAAGGAGACGATATGAAAAGATACTATAACTTCTCTATGATTAGAGATTTCGTAGAAAAGAGTACTACTGCCAATGTACTATCTTTCCTAAAAGATAAGTACGTAGATGTAATAAATCTTAATACAGTGAGATCTCTAATATCATTTGATAATGGAGATATGTCTAAAGTATCTATTAAGATAGGAATTCAGTTTACCGACAAGGATAATGTAGTGAACTGCAAAGATCTAGTATTTGAGGCTGACTCTGATTTTCATCATACCATAGATGAAGTAGTGACTATAGAAGTCCATGATAATTGTATAAGATTATTCTCAGATGAGTCAGTATCAGAGTGTATAATAACTTACTGTTACTTACAATACGATGGCATCCACTGAGATAAATAGGTACAAAACTTATTATAAGAACTCCCCTTATGATTTACTGGAGTGCAAGAGGATAAGACTAGCGTATTGGAATAGCTGGCCTACTATCTCTCTGGATACTCTCGATGAGATCTATAACAAAGTCCTAACTGGTCAGAAGTACTTTGATTCCAGTAGGGACGAATTGGTGGATTCAGAAGGTAAGAGTGTACCATTCCACTTTAATGAAGAACTGTGTAGTATCCCTATAGAGTTCAACATAGTATTCTACTTATCTTCATTTGGAACTGTAGTAGGATACACTAACTTTGGTAGTAAACAGAGTACTGCTGATGATAATGGAGATATCGTATTCAAATCTTTGAATATCTACCTAGACTTTGAGTACGTAGTCGATTCTGAAGCTGATATTACTATAGAGAATTCACTAGCAGTTCATATACCTATACAGTGGACTGGAAATCTCAGTAAAGATAGTATTTCTGATGACTACAAGTATCCTACTAAAGTAGCAATCCTAAATAATAGGGACTTCAATACTTATCCCAGATTCACTGAGAATATTGATATCCAGATTCATGATGATAGCTCCTATATTAACAATATCAGGAATACCATAAATGGATCCATAACTCCTAGGAGATTCAGATTGAATAAGATCAAATCAGAATTTCCCTATAATGTGCTAGTTTGTAGGTATCTAGATGATCTAGTCCTATGTGAGTGGTCAGATAGGAACTACAAGATGACTTCTTTAGTGAAACAGAATTCCGATGGATCTCCGTTAGTAATTACTCCATCTAAATCTGGAGTAGGAGATTTCTATCAGGATATGGGATCATCTAGTGTGTATCTGAATAGAGTGAATCCATACTTTGCATTAGGAGCATCTACGAGTTCTCTGAAACTAGAGAATCTGATGTTTAGATTCAATCATGATGACCCTAGTCTGAACGAGGTCGTACCCAAGAAGTCAGCTTATACTTATGTATTTAATCCTTATCTTGACAGATTGGGATTCTTCGTAGATTACACTGACGAATCTCAGAAGCTAACTTTCAAGCAGAAAGTCAAAGGGGATATATTATATGACTCTATAAAATCCTCTTACAAGAGTACTAATCTTGCATCAGGTGATCTGAATATCCCTGATCTGGAAGTAGTAGGATTTGAGGGATCATTCATAAAGTTCAGGAATACAGTATCTAGTGACGACATGGAGTATGATCTCTTCAGAAATCTTGAAGGAGAGGTTATCCTTGATGCAGAGTATAAGAACCTAGTAGTGAATGATAACTGCATACTATCTATAACTCCTACTGATCTGAGATTCTACTTCACTAGTTCAGGGAGTTCTTGGGTAGATACTACTAAGTATGGAGGAGATATAACTGACAATAATCCGAATCTAAGAGTGATCTTGCAAAGGTACGATACTAAGAATCAGGTGCTGGATGGATTCCGTAGGAATCCTATATCATATAGTGAAGTTCCTAGTATAGTAGCAGCTTTTGGAAGCATCTTATTCTATGTAGATGAAGATGGGTACTATAATTACCTATAATTTATATGATACTAAAATTCACTGATCAGTTCAGGAGTACAATTGATAACACTGACCATTTAATAGAATTTAATAAATTTAGATTCGGAAATCCATCTAATATGAGTACTCCTGATATTAGTGGAATGACCATGGAGAACTTGGAAAGTCTGATGACCTTATCTTCGTACAATCAGTTTCACTCTATCTATAGCAAGGATCTTGAGATACTGGACATATCATTGATACCATCAGAGATCGATGATAGTATCTGGAGGACTAATCCCATCCAGTATCAAGTAATAGTATTCTTCTATACGGATTTAGTGACAGGTTATATGGATATAGCTATGTACATGTGTGATCCCAAACCTGGGATTGGATACTATGATCTGGCTATATCAAGATATAGGAATCTCATACGAATCAACATTCCTATCAAATGCGAGATAAAGTTAGATAAGGATACTGATACTAACCATCTCGAATCAGCAGGAGTCTGGTTCTCAAATATCTACAGTATAGGATCATCTTATACTGATAAGTATTACGTAGATAAGAAATCCTACGATCGGTATTATTACAATGAAATAATAAGTGACTCACCTTACTATGGAGAGTCTACCATAAATAAATTCGGACTAAAATCATATTAGGTATGTCAAACAATGAATATCCAGTAAATCCTGAACTTAGGGATCCTAGTTATTCCAAGAATAAGACTGATGTAGGTCTCCCTAAAGTCGATAATCTATCATATACTGAGATACAGGAGGCGATCTTATCTAATGTCAAAGCTACTATAAACGAAGGAACGGTATACAATTTCGATAAGAAAGTTTCAGAACTCGAATCTGGATCTAGGATATTCGATCTAGTAAAACTGAAGCCATCCTCGTCACAAGTATCACTCCTAGTATCCCTAGGAACTTGGACAGGATTGAATAGTTTTGTAGCTAGGGATGCTATTAGAGTAGATCTAAGCTTATCTAATAGTGATGGAAACGACATAATAGGTTATAACCTTTGGGTGACTAATACTACATCAGCACCTAAAGCTGAAGCTACCACTGAACTTCCTCAGGACCCTAATATCAATAGGAATGGCCTAGCTCAGGACACTGAGAATTATGATGAAGGAGATACTCTAGGATACACTATGATAAAAGGGCGTGGAGAGTACCCACTAGGAAACGTAAATACTGATGGATCTATCAAGGTCAATCAAGGAACGTTCTTCGGTAGTTCTGCACTAATTATAAAGAAATTCTTGACTGGAGGATGGCTAGTATCATTAGATACTAGAGCAGGTGACGTCGATGCTATCTGGATAAACTATCTAGATGCCAGAAATATTGATCCTCAGAATGTCACTGAGAACCTTTATGAGGAAAGTGAATTTGATCAAGATACTAGGATAGTACTCAGAACGGATAAGTCAAGACTATCATCAAATATAGTATTTGACGGATCACTAGAAGGAATCATCACTTACGCTAGATCACTAAATCACGATCTTCCTATTCAGTTGACCTCGAATGATCCTGATGACTGGTACAATCAAATCTCATGTAAGTCATACTCAGCAGTATCCATTAAGAGTACTGATGGATATGATGGAGGTAAAGGAAGTGTCGAGCTTATAAAGGATGTACAAGAAGTAACATTCAAGACTAACGAAGTAGACTGCGAGAAACCTCAAAATTTCCCTATTACCATCAACAGATTGAATCACCTAGTCAATCTTAGATTCGAAGGAGGATGTATAGACACTAGATATGCTAGGTCATTTAAGGATTCAGAGACTAATGGAGTAGTTGAGACTATTTCAGGATCTGAGGTTCTTCATGAGAATCCTAAGGTGAAGTTGAATACTGAGGTCAATGCATCAAACGTTTATCCAGTTGATGTGTATAAGCTGACTCATGACGTCAACCTGAAGATGGATGAGCAGTCACCTTATCTTAACTTTGCTACTCCTGAGGAAGTATCATCCAACTACTATAAGTACACAGCTAGTAACTATACTAACTACAAGATCTCATCTGACTCATCAAAGATCGAGTACGCTACGTTTGCTGGGAAATCAACTACTAGCATCAATAGCAGTGTAGTAGAAAGTGATGGAAGTTGGGGATCTTTGACCTGGGATGGAGAAAAAGAGGGTTCAGTCAGAACTACTCAGGATCGTACCACATCATTAAATACTGATTACAACAGTAATAATGTATCCAGCTTCATAGTTCATGGACTTGACCATACTATCAATATCCAGGTAGCCAATTCTTCATATAGGAATAGGAATGCAGGAGGAAAGATAGTTAGGTACAAATACGATGATGAGGGGAATATCACTAACGAATTAGTGAACTCATTCTATGAGGATGGGACTGGAGTGGGAATCAAGAATCTAACATGGGGAGATCAGTCATTCCAAGATGATATAAATGCTGATGGAACTACAGGATCATCGGATAGTGAGAAGGATAAGAATTCGTACGTTACTGGACATATCTCTCTGAATACATTCGATAAGAGTACATTCCAGAATCTTGATCTAACAGTTCATGGATTGGATCATAGCATCAAGTTTGTTCCTACGAGATTGAAACCTGTCACTGTATTTGAAGAGTCAGATAGTACTACGTCAGATATTCATAGACCTGGAAGTCAAGGAAAAGATATCCTAGTAGATGGATCACTGAAGTTAGATACATTCACAAGTAAACCTCAGTACGTACAAGCTCAAGTTATTGATTCAAGATACACTGATTCAGCACGAGGGCTTGCTCTGACAGATAGTACTACAGGTGAGTTCTTACCTTGGAATAGCTACTCGGAAGATGGAATTTCTGAGACTCTTAACTTGGCACAAGCTAAGGCTAAGTATCCTACTATAAATGGAGTGCCTTTTACTGGCGACTTCAGATATAGTGTTACCATAAACGACTCTAAGTTCCAAGGAGAACAATCTCCCAATACTAGGAATATCACCATAGCATCGTTCCATAGTGATAGTGCTGCAGGAGGTGGAGAAGGATCTCAGCAGAATGTAGGATGGCATAGATGGACTTGTTTAAGTACTACTAGGCTATCTGCTCTCAGTCAATCTAGCACTAACTACATACCTAAGTCTAAGGAGCAGGATTACAAAGTTAATAATGCGGTTCCTGGAGATACTTATGGGTATGGTCTAGTTAAGAATGCTCAGTTCCCTGCATCTACTCTCACTGCTACTAGTGATGCTGATAAAGTTGAGAAGCTGGAGAGTCTTATAAGTAACCTGGGATCTAATATAGCTCCTACTGATGATACTCCTGGAGGTGATAATGATGTAGTATCTGTAGGTCTACTGAAGAGGGTAATAGCTCAGTTAGTAGGTAATGTTACGTTCAGTGATAGAGGATGTGGTCCTGTCACTGGAGAAGTGAAAGATGCTTATCTTACGGCATTCCCTGTAGGATCCATTATCATGTGGACTGGAGAGTTAGTGAATAACGATATTCCTCAGTACGTAAAAGATATGGGATGGGCCATGTGTACTGGTCAGAATGGAACTGTAGATATGAAGAATAAGTATCCAGTGGGATACTCTAGTTCATCTGTATCATCATCAAGTTTCACTGAATTTGGTAGCAGCGTAACTAAGTCCTTCCGACTGGATTTCTCATCAATAGGAGGTCCTCTTAGATTATACACTGAATCTAGCACATACACTACTCCTGACTACTACTCAATGCTGACCATATCAAATATTCCTCCTCATGTTCATAATAGATCTGATGCCTATACTCCATCAAAGATGGAACCAGTAACTGCATCAGGAACCTTATCAGGAAAAACTAGTGAAGCTCCTGATCATACTCATGAAGGTGCCAACGAATGGTGGGCATGTAACAGTACCGCAGGAGGAAGACGACCATTTAAGTTCAAGAGTGGAGGAAGTAGTCATAAGACATTCAGAGATGGTACCCTACCTGCAGGTAAACATAGTCACTCATTCGATAGTGCTAGTATCGTCAATTATGCCACTGGTAGTAATAAGCCATTAGTGAACGTTCCTCCTAGTACAGTCTTAGTATTCATACAGAAGATAAAATAATCTTACTGAATATATGTTAGAATTCATAGAAAAATTTTGTAACATACTAGAACGGATAATAACGAGGCTAGATTCTGTAGGATTTGGTAAGCTTATGTTATATACTATGTACTTGTTATTCCTTCTGGGATTATTCAACTGGAAACTGGTGACCACTGAGGTCTATGATGTCATTACTAAGTATCAAACTGAGAAGACTATAGAATCAGTCAGAACTAGGGAGTCAGTAAATGGAGAGATTGACAAAATACTCAAAAATCTGAGATTAAGTTGCAATGCTGACAGAGCACTGTTGTTTGAGTATCATAATACAGTTCAAAGCATAGGAGGATTGCACTTTAAATTTATGTCAGTCTCAAGTGAAGATGTAGGAAAAGGAGTAGAGTACGTAGGACAGAAGTATCAATCAGTGAATACTGGACTACTTCAAAGTTTTACCTCGGATCTGGATGATAGGAGTTGTCTAGTTATTACAGCCGACTCCACATACCAGTCCTATCCTGTTATGCAATATATGATGAAGAATGATGGTACCAAAGTATCTTACTATAGTGTACTTCAAGGGGATCTATGTCCATTAGGGTTTATCTCAGTTCAATGGGATGAACTTCCTGATGGGACTTACCCTGATCATTCAGCCATTCATCCTTATATGCAATCAGCATCGTTGAAAATAACTGCATTATTAAATAAAGTAAATTAAGATATGAGTTCTATTGTATCTAGATATGCAGTACCATTCGTAGATAGAAAGTCATCAGTAATAGGGAACGTCCTAACTAAAACTCTGGTAGGAGAGTCGGGATCTGATCTAACTGGAAAGTTAGTATTAGTTCTTCCGACTCTTCAATCGGAGAATAATAGTGTAGGATTCAGATTAACTATAACTGACAGTTCTGACGACCTGGTATTTGTAGGAAACGTATCAGGTAATAGCTCTGATGGATACAGTTGGTTAAATGTATCGTCATCTCAAACCAAAGGGCTATCTAGATACGGTCTGCCAACTTTATTCTGCGAGAGTAAGGTAAGTGCTAAGTATAACGACGAGGGAGTTCTCGTCTCTCCGGAGTATATATTAAAATCGATTCAATTTGGTGATGATAGTACTGATTGGGGACCGAAACTCACTATAACTATAGAGTATCTGAGTGCTACTCTACTAACTGCACTCGATAATGATGACGATAATGATCCTGACAACGTCAGCACCTCAACTGTAGCTAACTTTCTCAATAACTGGTCAATATCAGTCGGATCAAATCTAAGTTGGGATACAGTAGCCACTGTTGATCAACTGACTAGGGATACTGGGATCTCCTTAAATGGGGTAGTAACTGGGACTGAATCAGATGGAGTAATAACTACCAGTTTTACTCAACCTTGGTTTAATGAGCTCTTCAATAACAAGGACGGATCACAGATAGATCTATCCAAGAATACCTCAGTACAGATAAGTGAGAGTGCCAATAAACTAAGTGGGAATATCATTCTAAAGAACGACGATAGTACTCAGGAGGTCTATTTCAATCAAACTTCACCTACTGGAGTAGTTACTAATGGGTTATCATTTGATCGTCCTGGAACTTACAATTTCACTACTAGGATAAATCAGGTATCATTGGGTGATTGGATAGATACCAATACTAGATATATTAGTCAGAAAGTACTACAGAATACATCTAGCCCAGTAAACAATCCTCTAAAGTTAGGAGAATTAGGTCTTGTAGCCAATTCGATCAACTCGGATCTTTATGTAGGAGTAAACTACCTAGGAACTGGACTTCAACCTATGTTGGTAGGAGGAGTGAAGATATGTGATACTGAGGATGACTTTAATAATCTAGCAGTAGTCTATGGTAGACTTGCATTCTATAACTCCAAATTATACATAGGATACAAACCTACTACTGGAGATGCTAGGTGGTTGGAAGTTCCTACGGGAGGTGGAGAAGGTGGAAGTTCATCAGTGACTATGGACAGTATAATCAATGGTCCTCTGCACTACATGAAGACTAACTCTGAAGCTGTTGATAGTTCAGGGTATGTCAAGATGATCGGAACTACTGGATCCAGCTCAATGGATTCATCAAAGGTCATCGATCACGTCCTGGATGCAGAAAAGCTAAATCCTACTTACCATATTAGTGAGAGCGATAGACAAAAGCTGAATAATCTACCAGCCACTGGGGATGAGTACGTAACTAAATCCGAGTTTAATACAGAACTTTCTAAGAAATCGGGTATTAACTTCACTGGATATCACGATCCTGTCAGTGGGATAGTGGATAACTATGATTCACTACCGTCGGGAACTCAAGTAAGTGGGACTAGGATCCTAATAAAGAGTCCTAGAAGATCGGTATATACTTACTCTAGTACTTCAGGATCCTGGGAGAATAAGAATGATGAAGTACTTATCGATGGATCAGTAGTGATGAATACTTCTGATTATAATCAGTATTATGTCAGAGGTGAGGAAGTGGTAAATCTAAGTGGAGCATCAGGATTCGTTACTTTGAGTGAGTTGAATACTAGACTAGATGACTATATCAAGAACTCTGGATCAACTACATTGAAAGGAGACTGGTCAGTCGTTTCATCAACTGGAGTACCAGTACTGAGTCTATCCTCAAATTCACTGAGTCTAGGAAGTATATCGAAAGTACTGACTAATATCTCACTGAACTCTACGAATGTACCTACTTGGAATGGGTATGATATAATAACAGAGGATACTATCGGGAGCTATATCTCAGAAGAGATCCTTAGTATGAGTACTTATCATAGGCCTGTTAACTCTATATCACTCACTGATCCTGATACTAATTCTATGTCAGAAAAGACTAGAATCCTAGTACAAGGAAAGTACATCCTAGAGAAGTCAGGATCAACTGTTATCACTGAGACTATATCAGCTAATGATGAAGTCTATAATCTGGAGGATAACTCAATATACACTATAGATGAAAGACTGAATGCATACAGGTCATTATACCAGATAGAAACTGCGGATTCAGGAGGACTGAAGATAGAGAATACTGATGGATCGAATAAGATAACTCACTCAAATTCTGTGACTCCTCAGTTGAGCACTAGTCTATTGAAGATGTCATTCGACGCTCAAGGACATATAACTGGAACTTCACAAGTGACATCTGAGGATCTTCCTGATATTCCTGCAGAGAAAATAACTGGTGATGTAAGTGATATAGTAGGAGAGATAACTAAATCCGATGCCTCAAGTGATGCAGATTCAGAAGAAGAGGAGCATCCTGAGCTCAAAGGTTGGTACACATCAAGTCCAGGTATAGCATCCTTAGGGGAAGGTATGGATCTGGAAGTCGACCACATGACTGAGAAGGAAGTGGATGAGGAAACTGGACAAGTAGTGACTACCACTTACGATAAATTCTCCTCCAGATTAGTAGTGAGAGATATCCCTACACAAGTCAGTGAGTCAGGAGTTCTATCCGAGTTCATGAATAATCAGAAGATCACTGAGTACGAGTGCGTAGTCACTGAAGAGACATCTGAAGAAGGTGATACTAAATATAGATCAGAGGTGGTGCCTAAGTACGTCACCAAAGATCGCTACTCATTTAAACCTGTATCAGTAAAGGGATCTGTGCTTATATCTGAAGGAGCAGATAACTCCATGATTAAATCGGACGAGGTTTATGACCTTCTAGTCATGGGTTCAGATGGTACTCATGGAGTAACTGCTACTGCCACTTCGAAGTCTACTGGATCTATGTATATACTGCTAGCAGATAGTGGATCTACTACTTGGAGATCTACTATGTCAGCTGGAGGTGAAGTATATTATACCAATTCGGAAGCTACTACTGTAGAAGTCGGAGGTATCCCTGTAGGATCAACTTTCAATAACGTATCCATGTCTGATATGTGGACTAAACTACTGTATAAGTTCAAGATAGCTACAATCTCACTAACAGGATCAACTCCTGGTGGAGTGAAGGAAGTCGGCACTACTATTACCTCAACGTTCACTGCTAATGTAGTCACTAATAATTCTGTAATGAGTAAGCTAGAGATAGTAGGTCCTAGTGGAACTATAATCTCCACTACTGATCCGGATGAGACCTCACTGACATCAGCTGAGCAGTCTATTACTAGTTCATCAGCTTCTACTATTACATATAGAGGAATTGCTACAGTGACTAATGACTACTCAAAGACTGCTACCACTGATATCACATCTAGTGTTAGTTATCAGTTCGTATTCCCATACTATATAGGGTCAGTCACGACTCCTACACCCTCAGTATCTCAGATCACTGGATTAACCAAAGAGGTGAAAGCTGCAGGGAATGTAACTCACTCGTTCACTTATACTAGTAGTTATGTTTGCATGGCAGTTCCTGCAGAATGGGTAATCTCTGATATCAAAGATGCATCTACTGGACTCAGTCTGATGAATGGATTCAATAAATCCAGTATGACTATTACTGCCAACGGTATTGGTCATGAGTACTCAGTTTATGTGACTAAAGAGGCTTCAGACGCTGATAATTATACTATTCAATTTGTTAAAGGATAATAGATATGGCATTGACTAATTTTGGATCAGGAATTCCCATGATCATGGGATATGACCTGAAAGCTAAAGTTCCTCTCGACTACCGAGTACTAGTCGATAGCATATCTGATCTATCCGATGCTACTTTATTGAAGTATGCATACCCAGGATTGTTAGTATATTGCAAGGAGGATTCATCCTACTACACTTACAATGGAACTGCGTTCTCCAAGTTTGAACCTGGAGGTGGAACCTCAAATGTTTCTGTGAAGTTTGGATCGACTCTTCCCACTGACTCAGATATGGCTGACTTAACTATAGGAGGTTGGTATGTGTATGAATCGGATAATTAAAAGATTGTTATTTAGTGCAGTACTAGTCCTAGTCTTACTAGGATGCTCAGTTCAAGGTAGGATATACAAATCTTCTACTTATGATCCTCAGTATTCAGTGGATAGCGTCTGTACTAAGTATGGACTAGTTACATCGACTTATACCTCATGGGATAGAGTTGTTCTCCCAGTCCTAGAATCTGATACTATAACTTCTTATGTATACTATTCAAAAGTTGGTAAGAAGTCCTATGTCATAGTAGTTAGTAGGTACTCATCACGTGATTATTATACTATAGAAGTCAGAGAAGAATGATAGCCGGATTATTTAAAAGTGATTATGATAGTAGAGACTTTGATGCTAAGAATTTCTTAGCATCAGGTCCTGCTATACCTGAGGAGTATGACTTATCTAAGCATCTTTCCTCAGTGATAGATCAAGGATCAGATCCTTATTGCTCTCCTATAACTGCTCTAACTAATCTGGAGTGGCATAGCACTTTATCGTCAGCTAAGAAAGTTGAGTTCTCCAAAGAATTCATATATTCTAGGAAAACTGAGGCTATCGGAGCTGATGGTATGACTCCCAGAGATACTCTGAGGATTCTTAATAAGATCGGAGTTCCTACGACTAAGGAGTATCGAGAATTCAGAAAGGATGAAACTAAACTCCTAGAATCTGCATCAAAGAATAAGATCTCAGCCTATGCTAGGATCTACGATCTTGATACTCTGAAGAAGTGCATCATTACATATGGTCCAGTATACTTAGGACTCCCTGTATATGATTTCAATTCATCAGAATTCTGGAACGGATCATCTCTTATAGGATATCATGCAGTTCCTGCAGTAGGATGGGATGCTGACTCCATAATCATAAAGAATTCATGGGGTTATAATTGGGGTAATGGTGGATATTCAAATCTGAAGTTCCCTGATCTAAGTAAAGCTACTGAAATATGGACTATCATAAACCTATAACACTATCATGAAGAGATACTATATAAAATTAAGTGATACCGCTCCATACAACAAAGTAGAAGTGGCAGCAGCTGAGAATACAGTGATAGTGGACAATTCTGATGCTAAATTCACTACATCATCAACTAACATTAACTTCGGTATTGGATCGAATATATCATCCTATAAATTTTGTAATTCTACTAGTACGTCTTATTCAGATATATATGGAAAAATTATATATGCTAATTCGATAAGTACGTCATCAGATAGAAGATTGAAGGATGATATAAAACCAGCTGACCCTGAAATGATTAAGAAGTCCTTAAATCTAGGAGATCTCAAGTCATTCAGATACAAATCAGATGATACTAGATCTTATGGTAGAATTGCTCAAGAGATCGAGTCAATCGTACCTGAAGTAGTTGGATACAATGAAGATGGGTATGCATCAGTGAACTATACAGCACTCCATGAGCTACAGATACAAGGACTTATAGATAAGGTAGCTGAACTGGAGAATGAAATAATATCATTGAAATCGCAGCTACGGAAGAAGCTATGACTTGTATATTAATATTCGTTATAGTAATACTGGTTCTCGCGCTAAATAATCTGTGGGTATCGCATATGAACTTGAAGAAAGAATTCAAGGAGTACAAGATAAACATGGAAGCAAGATTAGAGAATCATCTTAGAAGGAAACTGACTAAGTCAGAAAGACATTAATAATCGATACTTAACAGACAAGTCCATCTGTTAGGTAATTATAGTACTATAAATAATTAACAATATGGCTAAAAAGAGTAAAGTCGTACAGGAAGTGCTAGAGAGTTCAGAAGTACTAGCTACTGAATTCAAAGTTACTCCCACTGTAGGTGAGGGTGGCTCAGTCTACCCTATTGAATACAACGAGGAGGGAGAAGTAGTGCCTCATGAAATCTATGATGACAGAATGGCATACGTAGTACTCCCTGACGAGGGAATGAAAGCCTCCTCAATCACTGTAGATGGAGAAGAACTGTATGAGAAAGAATTCGATGTTGATGAGGAGACTGGTCAGATAAAGATAGATCCTGAAACTGGAGGTTATATGCTGAAGGATACTGAGGTCAAGGTGGCCGACTCTCATGAGAACATCTTCAAGCTCTTCGATATTGATAAAGATATCGAGGTAGGAGTTGAGTACGCAGAAGTTCCTACAGTAAAAGTAACTGCTACCGTTGAGGGAAATGGTAAACTAGTATCCAACTACAGTATCGAAATGGATGCTAAGAATGCAGAGCTAGTAGCTGCAGGTGAGGAAGCAGTTGAGTATGATCCTAACGAGATCGTAGTAGAGAAGGGTAAGAGTACTACTGTCTATGCTTATCCATCACTTGGTTATAAGTTCTCTCATTATGAGTGGACTGAAACTGAAGGTGAGGAGGAAGTAACGAAGAAATGGCCTCATCCATCTATCGATCTCATGTATCTCGAGGAAGATATGGAGATTAAAGTTATCTTCATAGCTGAGAAGTTCACTGTTAGGATCAAGATGGCCGGTGAGAAAGAAGGTCAGCTTCTTGAGGAATGCTCAGTAGATCCAGTGGAGCAGATCATTGACTTCGGATCGACTGTAAATGCTACTGCAGTAGCAGGTCCTATGTATGAGTTCAAAGGATGGTATGTAGGCGAGAACCTCATCAGTTCTGAAGCTTCTCTTGCAATGGAAGGAGCTTATCCGTTTACGGAGGAGAATCTTCTAATTATAACTGCTGTATTCGGAGTACCCACTGATAATGAAGGAAGTGATGAAGGAACTGAAGAAGGTGGAGATACTGAGTCAGGATCTGAGGAGGATCTCTCAAAGTCAACCATTTCTTGGGATCCCGAGCATACAGGGGACTCAGTCGACCCAGAGGTGTAGTTGTATCATAAAAGGTAATACAGTTCAATTCGGTGGAACAATATCCTGGTATCCTGCATGCCCTAGTGTACGTAGGATACCAGGTAACCGAGTTGGAGTCCAGATAGTACCTCATAATGATTTATTCAAGAATAAAGCTAGAGTTATTATCGGATGTAGGAGTTATGATGAATCCATATTCGTAGATTGTGGATCTAGTACTCCTAAATTGATGTACTACCCATTAGTTACATCAGCAGGAGAGACTTTCAGGATAACGATCATCTGGAATGATGGAGAACTCCAGGAGGATTTCACTATCAAGATACTGGATGATGCTATACTAGAGAAGCCTCATTGCAATTGTAAATAAATTATAATAATATACATATAATGCGATCAGTAATTTTAGAGGATAAGACCAAGAAAATCGATGAGGAGTCGTTGGGATTATTCACTAACTTCCTACTAAATGGTAGAGAGTTAGGAGATTGCCAATGCAATCCGGGAGGAGTTCCAGGATCTGACACATTTGTGATAAAGATTAGGAGATCTGAAGGAGGGAGCATTTATCCTTATGACTCATCCGATGATAGAGTACTTCCCATTCATTCTAATTACACAGTAATCGCAGTTCCTGATAGGGATTATCAAGTTTCTAGGATGGTAGTTGATGGGCAGGATATGCCAGTCATAGAGGGAGTCAATAGATTCTCTTTTACTGACATCACTGCAAATCATGAGATTTACTTTGAGTTTGAGAAAATCTATTACTACGTCACTAGAGCTGCAGCTCCTGCATGTGCTGGTATTGTAAGAGGAAGTTATAAAGCTTTAGCTAATGGATATGTTCTATTAGAAGCTGTAGCTAATCCTGGTTATGTATTCGAATCATGGATCGATCCAGTCACCAAACTGGTGATCGGAAGAGAAGTCACTTTGAGGATGGATATTTCTTGTAGGAATAAGTCGGTAATAGCCAAGTTCAGAAGAGCTAAGTTAGTAAACCTGACTCTGAAGTATGACAAGAACATAGCCGATGTCAGCATGTCTAATTCCACTGGAACTTATTACGAAGGACAGAGTGTTGAGGTAAGACTGAATAGTCTTAATCCTAACTATGATTTCGTATCTTGGACTTTCGATGATGGTACCGTATGTACTGACAAGAATTTCTCGTTCAGGATCTATGGTGATAGTGTCCTAACTCTTAATGTAAAAGAATCTGAGATAGTTAATGCTATCATCAGGGAGGATGGTCATCTATACATCACGATGTCTAACGGTAAGGAATTTGATGCTGGAGAGGCAAAAGGAACTGACGGAAGGGAAGTAGAGCTCTGGAAGAATCCAGACACTCAAGTGATTGAGTGGAGGTACAGAGGTGATACAGCTGGATGGATTCCCCTAGTATCAGTGGCTGACCTTAAGGGAGATACTCCCTACATAGGTGAGAATGGTCACTGGTATATTGGAGGAGTTGATACTGGAGTATCAGCTGGAGGAACTTCTATACTTGAGTATCATTCACGTTCTCAGTTCCCAGCTATCGGTAAAGAAGGTTACCTTTATATATCTAAGGGAGCCAACTTAATGTATAGATGGGATACCAGAGAGTTAGACTACTTTGTAGTAGGATCTGACTGGAATGATATCAATGTAATACATGGAGGTAATGCGTTTACTAAATAATCTAGGAGAGAATGGCGACTACACGAGATTACACTAATTCCTTACTGGATGCTAAGATTGTCCTGAGGAATGATACAGCTGCCAACTGGAAAATGGCTAATCCCATTCTTCTAGAAGGTGAATTTGCTGTAGAACTCGATACCAAGAAATTCAAACTGGGTGACGGAACTACTCCATGGAATAGTCTGAAGTATCTGGATTTCGGAGGTGGTAGTGGAGGTGATCTAGAACCTAGGGTGGAAACTCTGGAGTCTGAGATGACTGAAGCTCAAGGTAATATCTACGTACTGAGTACTCAGATGGTAGAGGCACTGAAAGCTGCCTCTGATGCTGCTGAGGCTAAGAAATTAGCTGAGGAGACTAGCGAGAAAGTAGATGGATTCGATCAGAGGATTACTGATGCTGAAACTAATGCCAAAGCAGCTCTTGATAAAGCTACTGAGGTAGAAAGTTCAGTAGGTCAGTATGATGAAAGAATAACTGAAGCTAGTAAAGATGCATCTGATGCCAAGACTGCTGCTCAAGAGGCTGTAGTTAAAGCTGATGAGGCTAAATCTACTGCTGATGCTATATCTAGTACTGCTCAGGATGCACTGGATAAAGCCACGACAGCTTCTGATAAAGTGGACTTACTGGAGACTCAAATGGAGTCCACTGTCAAGTATACTGAGTTTCAGAATCCTAACGATCCAGAACCTCGTAAGACTATTCAACTGAATAACCACGACACCATTTCAGGATTAACTACTTCTGGTGAAGGAGTTAATATCGCCATGGTGTCTAAGTGGGATAAAGTTGACTTAGGATCACCTCAGATAGAATTAAATCTAAATGGATCTGCAGAGAGACCTACTTATAACGATGACAAGGAGCTGGCTCTAGTTAGTGACGTTCAGGAGGTATCTGAAAAATTAGATTCACTGGATTCTTCAGCTGTTAAGTATAAGGAATTCCAGAACGCTAATGATGATCAGGTCCGTAAGACCATAGAGTTGAATAATCATGATACTATCTCAGGATTAATGCCAGATGGAACTGGTGTTAATATAGCAATGGTATCAAAATGGGGAAAGGTCGATCTGGGATCTACCTCAGCTGAGATTAATCTCAATGGACCTGCGGACAAGAGACCTACGTATAATGACACTGAAGAGATAGCTTTAGTGAAAGATATCCCTAGTAGTGAGAACTTCGCTACTAAGGATGAGTTGAATGCTCTGTCAGATACTGTATCAGGATTTGATGGTAGAATTACTGAAGCTGAGTCTAAAGCGGAGGAGGCCTCGTCTAGTGTATCTCAGTACGATCAGAAGATCCAGGATGCTACTGATCTGGCCACTTCAGCATCTAATACAGCATCTCAGGCTGCAGATGGTCTACAGGAGCTTAAGACTACTGTGAATAATCAGGAGACTAGGATAATAGCTCTTGAGAATAAAGGCTATGATGGAGGAGATGTAGAACTATAATATTACTATGGCAACGAGTATTCAATTAAAGAGAGCTCTCACATTTGAGGGCACAGCTGATGAAGCTATCGCTAGGGTTAAGGAGTTGTCAGGTGATAATGCACTAAAAGTAGGTGAACCCATGATTGTCAGATTCAGAGAGGATTCTGGATATAGATTCATGCTAGTAACTTGCACTGCAGTAAATCCTACATCACTGACCATTTACCCTGCATTTGAAAACCTTACTGATTTTGCTAATTATATCAAATCAATAGTACCTAGTAGTGGAGGCAGTACCGTTGATACTCTGGAGTACATTTTCTCAGAAATGGGAGGAGGCACTACTCAGAGACAATTCAATGATGCAGTCATTACTACTATCTCAGATATTGAGGAGAGACTAACTTGGCAAAACATATAAATAACATATTTATTAAGATATGGCTAATAAGTTAAATTTTAAATTTGGTGATTCCACTAAGTATGAATCATTAGGAACTCCAGAGGATGGGACCATTTATGCAGTGAACGATGGATTCACTGAAGGTGGTGATACTAAAATGGGTAGTATCTACAAGGGTGATAAGATCATCGGCACTACTGTAGCTGATAAACTAGTAGTCCCTAAGAAAATTACGGTAGCTGGGTTACCAGCTAACAGTCCATTCGCAGGTATCAAGAATGGAGATAGTATTGAAGCTGGAACTAACCTTGCTAAGATTCTAATGGACATGCTTAGTAAAGAGCTGAATCCTGGTGCACCTACACTTCCTAGTGTTACAATTTCAGGACCTAAGTCACTAGGTACTCTTGAAATTGGTGCGTCAGTATCTATTCCTGCTGTATCTATGGATACTGTAGAAGGGAAGTTTAATGATAGCTGGGGAGGTCCCCAGCCTGCTCCTGGTACTACTTTCAGTAATCAGACTATTACTCCTAGTGGTCAGGTAGGATTCACTGACTATAGTCCTGTAGCTGGGACTAGTATTGAGGCTGGAACTGGTAAAATAGTGATTGGTACCAATAAAGTCACTATGACCGCTACTGCTGATTACTCAGCACCTGCCAATAAACCTCATACTAATCTAGGTAATGAATATAATGGTGCAGAAGCAACTTGGACTGCAAGTACTACTCCTGCATCTAAGGTGGGGAACTTTACTGCAACTGGAGTTTATCCAGTATATAGTAATAACGCTAGTGGTGGTCTTACTACAGAAGTCAATACGAGAGCATCTCTTACTGCAGGTAACTCAGTAGAAATCAGTTTCGGCAGTGAGCTGAGTAGTGGAAACTTCGTAGCATTCTCCCATCCCTCTACTCATACTATTACTAAAGTGGAAGTGTATAATACCATGTCTAATAAGTATGAAACCTACGGAGGTGGATCTACTGACGTAGCTGAAGGATCTAAGAGAACGATCAATGGCACTGAGTATCAGTATAATGTATGGACTCGTCAGGGAGACAATAAGAATGACGCTATCAAGTTCAGATTTACTTTATCTAAAGGACTTAATACGAAATAGTAGAAGAACATGGGAAGAAATAATAATACATTTAGTTTAGGTGCTGGTTTTAATATTACTGGCCAGGAGCCTATTGATTCTAGATTAACTGTATCAGCTCTCAGTGATCTCACTTCTGCTGCAACTTGGGAAGGTGTTGGTCTTTATAATGGTCTTGCAGTATCAGTACAAGAGGATGGGACTCTCTGGATCCTAACCAATCGTGACGAGTACACTAATTCAGATAACTGGATCAAGGTGGGATCAGATGGTTCTGGATCTATTACTGCCGAGAATTATACTGCAGCTGTAGCATTGGCTACTGCAGATAATATTGGTCAGATCATTTATGTCCTAAATGAGGAAGGCAGTTATACTTCTGGTCCTTACATCGTATCTGGAGCAGGTACGGTATCCAAGCTGGGTACGACTTCAGCTACTGGAGATATTGAAGGAGATGTAGAGACACTCAAAAGTAATGTATCAGCTCTTCAAGGTCAGGTAACTGAACTTGAGAAGTTGGATGATCTTGCTGCAACATCAGGTCTGAAGAAGGAAACCAATGGATCACTAGCAGTTAAGGTTGATCCTGTAGAAGGTAACGCACTGACTGTAGGAGCTGACGGACTGAAGGTTACGATCCCCGAAGTCACAATTCCTGAATACACTTTAGCAGAAGCTGATGCTGCAACTGAAGGGTATCTTAAAAGTTATGAGCTTCGTAAAGATGGAGTGAAAGTAGGAGTATCAATAGATATTCCTAAGGATCTAGTGGTTACTGCAGGTGAAGTAAAAACTGTAGAGACTGCTGATACTCCCTATGCAGGAGCCATAGTAGGTGATCTGTACCTTCAACTGACTATCGCTAATCAGGCGACTCCTGTATATATACCTGTAAAGAAACTCACAGATGTATATACAGCAGGAGCTTACTTGACACTCAATAATGGTGAGTTCGCAGTGGACTATGAGTCACTGAAAGATCAGATCAATACTGACTTAATAGTTCCTCTGAGTACAAGAGTCACTACAGCTGAGGGCAAAATCACTGTTATCGAAGAAAAACTGAATCCTGAAGTAGAAGGCAGTATAGCTAAGGATGTAGAGACTCTTAAGTCCAGTGCTGAAGGTCTTAGGACTGATGTAGATGCACTAGAGACTACCGTAGGGACTGCTGAGTCAGGTCTTGTAAAAGATGTAGCTGACCTCAAGACGAACGTAGCTGCTATTAAAGTTAAGGATGTAGATACTGCATCAGTAAATGGTATTCAGCTAGGTCTTGATGCCGCATCTGGTAAAGTTAAGGTCAATGCTGTATCGGCCACTGACTTAGGTGCTCACGTATCTCCTGGAGTTGATGCTACTAAGGTAAAACTTGGTGTTGATATTACGGATGGTGCAGAGGAGAATCCTCAGGTAATTATCTCGAAGGATGCTACTCTTCCTGAAGCTATTCAGACTCTATCAGATAAAGTAGAGAGTGCCATAGCTGGTGGTATTACTGGCATCTCAGGTGATACTTATATCAAAGTATCTGGGTCATCGACTTCTAAGAGTCTGACTCTTGATGCAGTTGCAGTAGGTAAAGCTATGCCTGCAACTGGTTCGGCTATAGTGGCTGATCAGACTACAGGTAAACTGGATCTTTTCTGGGACGTTATAGAGTAAATTAAATAAGGACTACTACTGCTCCTTATTGAAGTAGTAGTAGTCCTTTAATAATATAACATAGAATGGCAATAACTAATATTCGTTTAGGTTTTGTAAGATGCAACTCACTACCTGAAACTCTTGAGGAAGGTAAGTTGTACTTTAATAAAGCTGATCATCAGATCCACCTGAAAGTAGGTGAAGAGGTGATTGCATATGGTGGTGCACTAACGGATGCTACTCTGGTAAATAGTGTACTGACCATCACAAAAGCTGATGGAACCAATGTAGTCCTGGACTTCACTGATGTAGCATCTACTTATGCCACTAAGTCGGCACTGAATACTCTGGATGGTAAGGTAACGACCAATACGAATGCTATCAGTACACTTAATGGCACTGGTGCAGGATCAGTATCAAAGAGTATCAGTGATGCTATTTCATCTCTTAATAAAACTGATACTGCTGTAGCTGGTCAGGTTGTATCAGCGGTCAGTGAGACTAGTGGTATAATCACTGTTAGTCGTCGTGCTCTTGTAGCCGCAGATATCCCTTCGCTCGCTACCAGCAAGATCACTGGTTTAGATACTGCACTGGCAGGTAAAGTCCCTACGACTAGGACTGTAAATGAGAAAGCTCTGTCGACTGACATCATTCTGGGAGGTGCAGATATTGCTCTGACTGGATATGTTAAGGGATCGTCTTCAGCTGCTATCGCTGCTACTGATACTGTGAATGCTGCTATTGCTAAGCTGGAAGTTCGAGTAGATGCAGCTGCTGCTAGTGGTGTTCAGTCACTCACTGCAGCTGATAAGTCTATGACTATTAATCCTAATAGTGGTGCAGTTACAGCTAAGGTAGCTCTATCAGCTACGTCTGATAATGAATTAACTCTGGGAGCTGATGGTCTGTACGTACAGCCTATGCAATGGGGTACGTTCTAGGGAAGGGCACAGCAGTTCTGACGCACTTTATAAGTCTCTGTCTCTCATAGAATAGAGACCTACCTCACTGAGAATGGTCATGATAAGATGATCCCCCTGAGGAGGAGTGGCATCAAGTGACTTAAGTGAGAACTTCTGAGGTGATACTATTAGTGAGTACTATCTACTAGGATCACTGATTCAACTAAAACTTGACAAGTGAGATCATCCTTTATACCAGTATAAAGGATGATCTCTTTATTAAAACTGATATGGGAAGTATCAAATTTATAAAAGGGATTCAATCGCAGTATGATGCTCTTCATAGTAGAGATCAGGATACCCTTTATTATCTTACTGATGCTAATAAGATATATTTGGGAGATACTCTAATGAGTAGGGGGGGGTCATAGAGACTAGTGATATTAAGGATGGAGTTATTACTACTAACAAATTGAGCAGTAGTATAACGACCACTTTAGATAGAACTCCTAGAGTGTATATATTTAAGAAGGTGGATGATCTAATAGTGAATGGCACTAGTACTGATCATGAAGTACCTATAGAAGCTGAGTACACATTCTCTAGTTTCAGTGATTTTAAGACTAGAGTAGGGGCATCATTCAGAACTGAATCTGAATTATTATCTCTTAAACCTGGAGATATGATAAGGATGGATCTATCATCTCAGGTGTCGACTAGTACTGATGATTATATTTACATATATAGTGGGAAATACGAGGACAAATACGCCACTCAGTATCAGTTTGATAATCCAATAGGAGTTGTAATAGAATTTAAGGAGATATTCTCATTCTCAATATCCATAGAAAAATCTAGTGGTGAAATAGTATTTACGTTATACTCCGACCTGGCAGGATCTAACTCTGTTAGTACCACTTCGATACAAGATTCTGCAGTGACCACTGAGAAACTATCTGACTTCAGTGTAACATTAGAGAAATTATCAAAAGAACTACAGAATAAGCTTATGAACATGTATTCTCCTCCTTCAGGTGATCCATTCCACTATATGTATGAGAAAATGGGAGCTGAATGGATTCCATATGATCAGATCAATACCACTGGACTAGAAGATTGGCAGATAGCTACTCTAGATATGGAGACTGCACAAAAAGATAAAGGAGTATGGTGGCATAATGAGATATTTGCATCAGTACTTCAGAATTATCTTAATTATCAGGCTACCTCTCCTAATATCAGAAGTACATCTACTTCAGATCCGAAACTTCAACAATTCTTCAGTAGCCTTAGTCATAAAAGATTCACTACTAATTATTTACAGGAGAATAAGTACTCATTCTACATTTCATCAGGATCTGTTACTCCTAATTACTCACCTCCAGGAGTACTACTAAGTGCTATGATTGGAGCGATTACTATAAATGTATTAGATCTAAGACTAGCACCTTACGGTACTGATACTTTAATAAGTAACTCCTGGGAATTAGTGAAAGTAATAGGAGTTATTGATGTTAAGACTCATGTTACTGGGACACTGACGTCTATAGTATCATTTAGATCAGGCTCATCAAATGGGGTACCGTACTCCTATACTCATAAGATAAAGCACATAAGCATAAAGAATCTTAGCGGATCCGTAGATGTTAATCTTCCTGAGTTATCAATGGAGTCACTAGAATTTATGATAGTAAATGCAGATCACTCAGAAGGAGTTACTACTAGTCTAAAACTAGCAGCCAATATTTATGAGGAGGCAGTAGCTAATGAACAGATTCAGCAAGCACTAGAGTCTCATCCTGATATTACACTGCTAAGTTACTAAACTATACTACTATGATACATATAAAAAGAGCTCCTGAAGGTAAATTCTTGACTCGGTCAGGAGATGTACGACTGAAAGATAGAGTACTAGCTAAGTCAGTATGTAGCGCATCAGAAGATGTAGACTCAGAATGGAGAATAGCATCTGATGAGGAAGTAGCGGAGGTGATAGCTCGTGAATCCCAGGAGGAAGAAAGGATTTAACGATTCGAACTTTCCTCAGAACCGAATATAGGACTCATCTGATTTATTCAAGATTCATAATTAATAACTTATGAGGATAATATCAAAGTTATACGAAATTACAAAAGATAAGTATCTTCACTTTATAGCAGGGATAATCATAGCATCCATCTGTGTAATTATACTTAATTTAAACTTATTCTGTATAATACCCACTGCAATAATTGGAGTAGCTAAGGAGGTTTATGACTACCTCAGCTATGGGAAATTCGACTGTATGGATCTACTATATACAGTACTAGGTGGACTCCTGATTTTTCTTATGAGCCTACTTAATCTGATAGTACTCTGAAGCAAATATTATAATTCACTAAAGGTAGAAGGATCTGCGACTAGATTCTTCTTGAAATTTAGATATTTTATGGCAAATGTTAAGTTCAAAATTGGATTAAAAGCCAATCTCCCTAAGACAGGGATCGTAGAAGGAACTTGGTATCTAGCTAAGGATGCCGGAGAACTTTACTACGGAGATGCAAGTAACCAGATGGTCCTAGTGGATGCATCTAATAACTTGAAGAATATAACTATCACTGCAGGGAGTGGCCTACAAGGAGGTGGATCGATTTCTTCTACAGGAACCTCTACTACCATTTCTCATAAGACAGTAGATACTACTGAGTCTGGGAGTGGAGATTTTGTAGCAGATATACAGTTTGATGAATTCGGTCACGTTACGTCGATCACTAGGACTAATATAGCTTTAAGTGACTTAGGAGTTACTGCATCAGCTGCAGAATTGAATTATGTAAAGGGAGTTACTAGTTCAATTCAAACTCAATTAAATAGTAAAGCTAGCTCGTCAGCTATTCCTGCAGCTGCAACTGTAGCTCCTAAAGTGGATGGGACAGCTGCGGTAGGTACATCTGCTAAGTACGCTAGAGAGGATCATATTCATCCCACTGATACTACTAGAGCTGCATCATCAGTTTCTATATCAGCTGGGACTGGTCTCACTGGAGGAGGAACCTTAGCTGCTAGTAGGACTATCTCTCATCAAGCCAAACCTGAAGAAGGAGAAGATGCAGGTGGTACTGGATCATTCGTAACGGGAGTAACTATTGATGAACTGGGTCATGTAGTATCCACTACCAAAGGAAATGCTCCATCATTAACTGGAGGTGCTGCAGCCACTTCAGGTCAGTATGTATCCGGAGTTACAGTTAGTGGTCACGCCGTTACTGTAACTAAAGCTGCACTTCCTACTACTATCTCAGGTAATGCAGGATCAGCTACGAAGTTATCAACTGCTAGAAAGATCTCATTGGGAGGCGACGTATCTGGATCTGCTTCATTTGATGGATCAGCTGATGTCACTATCACTGCAACTGTAGAAGACGATAGTCATAATCATACTATAGCAAATGTAGATAATCTACAAGTAGAATTGGATGATAAGGCTCCCCTAGTCAGTCCTCATTTTCTTGGAGCTCCTACAGCTCCTACTGCTGCAGCATCCGCTAATAATACTCAGGTAGCTACTACTGCATTTGTTAAGACTGCAGTTAACTCGGCTATCTCAGGTCTTGATGGAGCGATGGTATTCAAAGGCACTATTGGATCAACTGGAGCCACAGTTACTGCACTACCTGACTCTCATACTGCAGGATGGACATACGTAGTAGCCACTGCTGGTACTTATGCAGGAGAGACTTGTGAGGTGGGTGACATGATAACCTGTGTTAAGACTGGAACTGCTGCAGCTAATGCTGATTGGAATGTAGTTCAGAATAATATCAATGGAGCAGTCACTGGACCTGCTAGTGCAGTCGATAGTCAAGTAGCAGTATTCAATGGATCAACTGGTAAAATAATTAAAGCAGTAAATGCCAGTGCGTTATCAGTAGGATCAGCTAGTACCGCCACCTCTGCAACTACAGCTACAAATCTTGCGTCAAATCCATCTCTAGCAGCATCAGGAAATAATATTACTGTAACTGCAGGAGGTAAGAAATCTGCTGAGTTCACTGTACCTTATGCCACTAGTGCAGGAAGTGCATCAACTGCGAGTAATGCCACCAATTCATCTCATTCATCTGACTTGAATGTTAGAGAAGAAACTGTGACAGGTTCAATATCTAGCTTACTTCATGCAGTTGCAATACAACCTAATACTAGTAGTCAATTAGTAAAATTATACGTTAAGAATAGTAATAATGAACTTATTGATACTATATCTGTTGGAAATGCTAGTAAAGTAGCAAACGCACTCACTCTAAAGGTCAATACTGGAACTACTGAAGGTACAAATCTGTATACATTCAATGGTAGTGCAGCGAAAACTCTAGATATTAAAGCTGGCAGTAATGTAACTCTTACTGCTGCATCAGGAGCCCTTACCATAGCTGCAACTGATACTAAGTATAATGCAGCTACTTCATCGGCAGCAGGTCTTATGAGTGCTGCTGATAAATCGAAACTTGATGGTATATCAGATAGTGCCGATTCTGTTGCATTCACTAGGTCATTGACTTCAGGAACTAAAGTAGGAACCATTACTATCAATGGAACTGGAACTGATATTTATTGTCAGACTAATACAGATACTAAGTACTCAGCAGGATCTAACGGAGGTTTGACTTTATCAGGCACTGCATTTAGTCTAGATGCACCAGCTTCAACTACGGTAACAAATACTACTGGTACTACTGCTACTACTTTGGTATCCACTGGAACTGGTGTAGCCAATAGGAACTACGCTATCTATAGGACTACTACTGGTGAACCTTACGTAACTGTACCTTGGACTGATACTAACACTAATACTACTTACACATTTGCAGGAGGTACTGATGGATTCAGTGTAACTCCTAGTGGAGGCAGTGCTCAGAAGGTATCAGTTGATGTGTCAGTGACTAACTCAGCACCTACTCTTGCATGGGGAACTACTAGTACAATTGGTACAGTATCTGGAACTGCTCTTACAGTTAAGATGCCTTCTAATCCTAATACTCACTATACTGCTAAATTAATTACAACAAATTCTCCTACTAGTACTACTATACCTACTGAAGCAGTGAGTAATCCTTACCTTAATGTAATTGAGAATGGATCTATCTCTAGCTCAATAAGACTCATGGGTGTCAATAGAACTACTGTTAGCTCTTTATCTAATGGAACAGTTCAGATAAATACTCCAAGTTACTCAGCAGGTACGGGACTATCTATTAATGAACTGATAATAAGTCATTCGACTGCAGCAGGTTATCAGCATATACCTGCAGGTGGTGCATCTGGTCAGTTCTTAGGGTACAGTTCAGCAGGGACTGCTAAATGGGTATCAGCACCAACATCTAATGTTACTTTTGCTGACGGATATAATACTAGCTTCAGTGGTAGTAGTGTTATAATATCAGGTGATGGAGTAGTAGATGCATCACTAGATAGTGCATCCAAGACTTATCAATTAACCTGGGCTAGACCTTCATATATCCAAGGGTATGCTAAAACTATTACTGTAAATGGCACTTCATTCACTGTCAATGCAAGTGATAGCAATGCAGTTAGTATTACTACTGGAGGTATGTCCTATAGTAGTTATACCTATACTTCTACTAGTCTTACTATAGCAGGAGGAACTTGTAGATATCCTAGTAGCTACTCTAGTTACTCTTCTACACTGACGGTATCTCTCACTGGATTTAGTTCGTCAAAGAGTGATGCTATCCTTGTAGTCTACGGCACTAGAACTGTATCATTCTCTTCTAACAGTAATCTTATAAAGATGTCTGATATTCCTACTACTGGGTCGTCATCTTCTACATATAGAATCTATGCATTCCAGTACCTTGGAGGTAAGATTGCTGTGAACTGTGCTGAGTACACTGCATAACTAAACAAATAAAGAATCACTAAGGAGTAGTACTACTCCTTAGTGATTTAATAATAACTAAATAATATATGGCAGTAAATCAATATACTAGCTTTCGAGCTACTAGTGATGACACTTCTGAAGCAAAGATAATTGCCATAAATGAGGACAAGGCATTTGGATTCCTAGGGAATGAATTCAGAGTAGGTAATTGGACTGGATCTACTGATGATCAGAAAGTTCAGAACTGGGTTGACTCGTCTGAAGTACTAGCATCCGAAGTATTTCTTGTGACTCAATACTATACTAGGGCTGATGTAGATAATAAACTGAAGCAGATCAGTACTAATATGGTAGTAGGGAGTGGAGCTACCTTAGAGGATAATCATATTTACAATGCATCGTCTTCAGGGAATTTCACTATAAACTTATCTGTGGGTGGGTCGTGTATAATATACTGCCCTGCTAACTTAAGTCCTACTTTGAGTGGAGGCACTGTGAAATATATATCAGGATACTCAGACGTGTCAGGGACTTCATCCCAGACTAAATGCATTTGCATTCAGAAAGTGTCAAGTTCACTCTCATTAGTAAACGTAGCTATATACGAATAATATGTTAGAAGAATTCAGCATACTAACGATGGGTCCTGATATGGATTGGGAGAATAGTGATAGACTATTAACCGACATCGAGAAACAAGGGAATAGAGACGAGGAAGGGTCAGTCACTCCATTCAATATTACTGTCACAGTTGGATCTGGAGGAACTGCTACTCCTACGTCAGCAGTTGGATACCCTTACAAGACTATATACATAAATATAGTACCTGAAGAGGGTTACTGGATAAGTAGAATAGTAGATAATGAACAAGAGTCATCTCATTGGTTCAGTGGCCTGCTATCTTATACCTATCTACTCTACAATATATCAGAGGATCATGATATTAAAATAGAGTTTGCTAAATATCAGAACGAGTAATCATGATAGTGAAATTCAGTAAGAACTTACCTTTTGGATGGGATAGAGTAAATATGATAAATACTCTCTATGTATCTGATAAAGTGAGATCCAAATGGTTTTCAAATAATGATTATAGAGTTTCAGTCAAAACTTACGAAGGGATCAGGTCTGAACAGATGAAAGAATTACTGATCATCTTCTATTGGGTTATCAATCTAGTAGAGTGGATAACGAGATTAATACTAGTACTAGATCGTACCACTTCATTAGATAAAGAGTGCCAAGAAAATAAGTACAATCCTAGGTACCTCCTAAAGAGAAAGAGGTACTCCTGGATAAAGTACTACAAATAATTCTTTTATGAGAGAATACAATGTAAAAACTGAGATAGTCCCTGCAATAAAAGATATTGGAGGATTAGTATGGACAGCTCCTTACTACGTAAACCTAGCTGCTATCAGGGATCTATCTAATCCAGACTCATGGAATGATACTTTCATTTATTTCTATTGGAGAAAGTCGGGAGAACTAGTATATACTCAAGTCAATGAGTTTACTACTGATCCTGGAGTGAAGTGTCTAGAAACTCCCCAGAATTCTAAAGGATGTGCTATACTAGCCGATGGATTTCATCGTAAACTTTGGCGTTTAGGGTATCACAAGGGTTATGAAGCTCTACAACAATACTCATCTGCAAAGGTTTATAGGGATAATAACAAGGATGACGTATTTGATCTTGATCCAGCTACTTTTGATGAAGGCATGTTTGGAATTAACCTTCATAGAGCCAATGTTAATTCAGTGGCTGAGAAAGTAGGTGGTCATTCAGCAGGTTGTTTTGTATTCCGCAAGATTTATGACTTCAATAAGTTCCTAGAAACTATTAAGTTCAGTCAAAGAAATTGTTCTCAGAGATATTACTCAGTATCGGTATTTGATAAGAGTTATTTCAATAAATAAACTGGTCACTGACTTTAAACTAACAACATGAGCAAAATTATCTTTTCAGGTAGAGTATTCGACTCTAAGACAGCATTAGCTAGGTACCTAGGTATTAACGAATCATCTGTAAGAGGACAGATTAAACGTAAAGGCTACTTTGAGAGAGATGGAAAGAAGGCAGTCGAGATTGACGACTCTGAGATTCCATCATTCCTAGAACCTCATACCGAAGATGGTATTGTAGCTGAACTTCATCAGAAATTCACTGATGACGAGCTGAAACTTATAGCCAAGGGATTCTCACCTAAACAGGAGATGATTAATTTCCCTAAGCCCAATTTTACAGGTAAGCACTATAAAGTTGGAGTCATGTCTGATCTTCATCTAGGATCCAAGTATTCGAGTCCTGAGTACATAAAGGATGCACTGAAAGAAATGGAGACTGTAGGATGTGATTTTATTACGCTAGGAGGTGACTTAGTAGATGGTATGACTTCCAAGAGACCTTGGCAGATCTATGAACTATCAGTACTAGGTTACTCCGCTCAAAGAGATTTGGCAGTAGAGGTGTTAGGATCAACTGAGATTCCTATCATGGCTATCTCAGGTAATCATGATCTCTACTTTCAGCAATCAGCTGGAGCTAATATAGTAAAAGATATATGTGATAGAGTTCCTAACATGACTTTCTTAGGAGATCATGAAGGAGATATCAACGTATCTGGAGCTACGATCAAATTATGGCATGGAATTGATGGTAACAGCTATGCCACTTCATACAGACTCCAGAAGATAATAGAGTCATTCAGTAATAATGAGTACCCAGATATCTTATTGGCATCTCATACTCACAAGTTCTGTTACTTATTTGATAGAGATATACATGCTATTAGTACTGCATGTATGCAGAAACAAACTCAATTTATGAGAGGGAAAAAGCTGGCTGCACATGTAGGATTTACGATTCTTGAGTTCGATGTTCTAGATAGTCAAGTGACAAATCTATCATGCAGATACTACCCTTTCTATAGTTAGTAAAAAGAAAATTGTTTTTTTTTTATGTTGTACGAAAACCTAGCGAGTTCTGTTGCTGACAACGGAGTAGGAAATGCACAAGTAGAGATCTACAACGTAGAGAATGAATCCGCTCAACTGGCTACTGAAGCTGTAGCTGGATTCATCAATTCATTGAGTGCTAATAGCGAAGGAGTTGTCGGGTACGATGGAGAGTTAATGATCCTGAGGGATCCCGTTATTCCCATAGTATCGATAACTCTGGATTCAAGTACTAATGAGTTGGTGATTACTGCTGAGGATGGATTCGTTACTAAGTTAGCACTCCCCACTGGAGGCAGTGAGGAGAGTGGTCTTACTCCTGAACAAGAAGAACTCATTAATCAAATACCTCAACTGAAGGAAGCTCTCACTAAGGTACAGAGTGACCTAGATAGTCTAAGTACAGAGGTAGAAAGTATCAGTGCTAATATGGCTACTACTGAATTCGTAAATCAGAAGATTTCTGATCTGATCGGTGGAGCTCCTGAAGCATTGGATACTTTAAAAGAGATAGCAGAAGCTATTGAGAATGGTGGAGATACTATTCAAGCTCTTACTGAAGTAGTAGGGAAGAAAGCTGACCAGACTGCATTGGATGAAGAGATCACTAGAGCTAAAGATGCTGAAGCAACTAAAGCTACAAAGGATGAGCTCAACTCACTGAAGTCAGAGGTTGATCTAAAAGCTGACAAGACTGAAATTCCTAGTCTTGACGGTTACGCTACTGAAGAGTGGGTAGAAGGTAAGAACTACCTTACAGAACATCAAGATATCTCTGATCTAGCTACTAAGGAAGAACTGAACGAGGAAGTTGCAGCTAGAGGTGAAGCTGATACTCAACTACAGAGTGATATTCAATCAGAAGCTACTACAGCTCGTGCAGCTGAGAAAGAACTCTCTGACAAAGTTGCATCTCTAGAAAGTGAAGTATCAATTAAGGCTAATCAGGCTGATGTTGATTCTCAAGTAAATATCATAAATAGCACTACTCAGAAACTTCAGGAGGACTTGAGCTACGTAGCTGATACAGTCATCCCTCAGATGAATGAGAATACTGCCAAGGCTTTGGAGCAGAAAGTTACCTGGGAACTCGGTACTAAGATTCAACTTCCTCTGTCTGACGGTGCAGTATCTGGTATTATCAATGCAGGTACTCCAGAATCTCCTGAGGTAGGTGATGGTGCTCAGCTCTTAGGTCTATCTAAATGGAATAAGGTAGAAGTTGGTTCATCGAAAGTTCAGCTTAACCTAAATGGTCCTAAAGGTGAGGATGATCGTCCCACTTACAATGATGACTTCAAGATTGCTCTTCAGAAAGATATCCCCGATGTAAGTGATCTTGCCACTAAGAGTGAATTAACCGAAGTAGAGGGTAAGATTCCTTCATTAAATGGTTATGCTACTCAGGAATGGGTAGGTGAGCAAGGATTCCTCACTGAGCATCAAGATATCAGTGGACTAGCCACTAAGGAGGAGTTGAATGCTAAAGCTGATACTTCTGTAGTAACTAAGCTTCAATCAGATCTTACTAACGTAGCTGATGTTATCATTCCTGAGATGAATACTAATACTGCCAAAGGACTTGACAGTAAGGTATCATGGGATGAGGAGAAGAAGGTCATTTCTATTCCTGTAGATGGATCTATCTCAGCTCTGAGAGAATCTAATCCTGAAGAGGGAACTCAACCTGAAGGTGGAGTACTCCTAGCTCAGAGAACTTATGATTCTGGAGTAACTCTAGTTACCGAAGTTGGTACTACCAAGAATAAGCTGACTCTTAATGCATCTGAGAGACCTCAGGTAGATATCGCTGGAGGATCTAGTGAGAAGATGGCTTATCTAAGTGAGATTCCTACAGCACTACCGAGTCCTGCAGCATTGACTATTAAGTATAATGGAGTTCAGGCATTTACTTATAATGGATCGACTGCAGAGACAGGAAATTTCATAGTGAATGCTAGTACTATTCCTATGAGTGATTCAGATACTACTACTCTACTAGCTAAAATCGAAGCTTTAGAAGCTAGAATAGCAGAATTAGAGTCTAAGTAAAGTGAAAGAGAAGAGGCAATTGCCTCTTCTCTTATTTTTATTGCCTGGACTTAATCCTGAAGATCATTCTTATCATAAATGGTATAATACCTATGTAGTATAGTGTTATTATATCTATAATAATAGATCTAGTGGAGAATAAGAATCTATTAAGTCCTTCTGAAGTGTCTGGTGCTATAAAGAATGCAATTAAACATGATGTTATTATTATCAACCAAACAGCTGATAATGCCATCTCCAAGAAATTAATATCCTCCAAATCCCGATCTAGGAGTCTATTCATAGAATAGAATTTTGCATAAGTCACTTCACCTATGAATAATACTACTCCTGCTAGAAATCTCAGGATACAAGGGAGCACTAATAAGGTTAATATGCCAAATAGTATTACATCAGGTCCAGTATGTTCGTCCGGACTTCCAAATGCAATCATTAGAACAAAACCCCATGACACCGCCATCAGGAACGTAATCAGAGAGTCCCTAGCATACTCTTTATATATGAACTCCCTGAACTTATTATACTTCGATAGGAGCGATGACTCTTTCACAATAGGATCACCGAATCTATCTTTGACCCTCTCTGAAGTAATAAGATCCTCAGTGACCAATCTGAAGTTACTGGGAGCTCCTTTATATGCTCCATTACCAGGAACTTTGATCAGATAGAGCCCTTTATGACCATCCTCATTAATTCTCTTCCCGTAGCATCCTATAAAGTCATTTATCACTTGATCATACTCATAACAAACACTCTGAACATACTCCTTCAGATCATCCAGATCAGTTATGAGTGCTACTAGGATATAAGGATCTTGTCCTTTGAAGTAAACTTCTTGACCTAACTTATATCTCATGGTCACCTCCAAATCTATGCTCAGCTAATTCCCACGCCCAGCAGTTCATGTAACTTCCTCCTCTATAATCTCTGAGTAACCCTGAGTACTTCATCATCAATTCATGACCTTCTTCAAGAAGATCAGGGCAGATAGTATCCCAGATATCAAAGTAAATGGTATCGAAATGGACTTCATCCGAATCAATAGCATTGATCCAAGTGAAGATATCATCATTAACTAATTTGATATTGTACTTAGAGATCAGGTCTGAGAAGATGGGTCTCACTAGAGTTATGACATCTATATTCTTCTCTACTATAGTAATACTAGTAACTTCTCCTGACTCTAGTTTACTTTGCAAATTCTTTATGAGTAGTCCTATACCTAACCCTCCTATCAGGATATCACCTTTAGCATTGTCTATGAACTCCTGGTTAGTTCTCAATTCCAGATCAGTATCCGTCATTGTTATGAATGGACCTACGAGTAACTGAACATACTCACCAGGACTGACTCTCATCTCTGGAGTATTATTCAAAGCACATCTAAGATCCATCATTCTCGACATCTGATCAGATATCTTCATGAGTCTAATTTCCGCAGATCCAAGGATAAGTGGATTATCAGATGATAATCCATGTTCCTTGTAGAGGTCAACTACCTTTTCCATCATGTAATACTTCTCTTATTATTTCTGTCATTGATTTAGTTGCAGTATTGAATCTTAAGAACTTAGAGGATTGCTGACTGATATAATCATTAATCTGTTCAACTGTACTATTAGTGAACTTCCCTAACACTCTAGAGTCAGTCCCATTAATTAAGAATATCAATCCATCAAGAAGGTCACTATTGGGATCCATTATATCTATCCTGAGATAGAATCTAAGACCTGAATCCTTCTCAGTCAAGTACACTCCTGGATGACTGAGTTTTATATCTTCGTAATTATCTCTTATACACTCACTAGAGATTAATTCTCTTATATTCATCTTTTAATTTCATATCAGAATTAAGGCTTAGAAGGGTTAGTCGAATAAGAAAGTGATCAACTCGTACGAGTTGATCACTTGTCGATAAATTATGCTGTTTTAAATTCTGAAGTAGAATTTAATATGATAAAATCTCCCAATGCTTCTGTAATATACTGATAGGCACTATTACCTCCAGTACCGTTTGCAGTAGTGGGGACTATCACTTTTATGTCAGTTCCAGATGCTATCGTTGATTTAGTAGTTGCTGGAGTATACTGATACCTATCCATCGTATAGGTCACATACAAAGAAGTACTTGTTGGGACATTTGGAGTTATAGATCCGGATGATAAAGAAAAGTGAGGATAAGTAATCCCTGTTTTCACCTTAGAAGTTTCAGCAAACTCAGTCTTAATATCATAAAGAGATACTCCTGAAGTTCCTGCGATAACTGCCATAGTTACTGGAGTTAATATATCTCCTGAATTCATATCGGCCAAAGAGATACTAGAACTTCCAAAGAAAGCCATACCTGAGAATTTGGCATTCATCGCATGTTTAGCTGTGAAAGCTATATACTCACCGTTAGATATTGATGTAGGTTTGATAACATCATTATATCTGGTATCCTTCAGGTTCAATTGTATATTTCCGTTAGGATATAATTCTAGTAATCTTAGCCTATTTACACCGATAAAATTAGTGACTGGGATTACAAAATATCGATTATTCCCAGTCAGCTCTTTAAAGGAACTATCGACATCAGTAGCATCAATGGTTATAACCGTCTGAGCACCAGAATCATACATCACATGTACTTGGAAATTAATGCTGAAGAATACTCCATTAGCATCTGGTTGTATAGATTTGTTGAAAGATACTCCGAATAAAACTGAACTTTGGGATTCAATAGTCTCATTCTTAGCTACTGCAGTAATATAGTCAGGACCTAGAAAGTGTATGCTAGCAGTTATAGACCCCCCCCCTCCATTTTGTGAGAAGAAAATCTTATTCATTTTAGCCAAATTTTATTATATCTTCAGTAAGATGCACCATTATCTCCTCCAAAGAGATCATATTAGGGCAGTCACTACTCAACAATTCTTGGTATCTATATTTCAAAGAATTATCTTTGTTCAGGATTTCTATTGTCACTAAACCTTCTGAGTAATTTATACTTATCCCTAATCCATTAGATAGAGTACCCATCCACTGACTATACCAGTATGGATCACTGATATCCTTGATACTAGCGATCTCATAGGGAGCATGATTTAAGAAAACTGTATTTCTGCTCATGACTGATCTTTATTAGTAACTGATGAACTATCAGAATCATCCTGCTGGTAGAAATTGAGATTAATATTGAGTGAACTTCCTTTCCTAAAGAACCAATTTATGGTATCCATAGAGAAGAAAATCCAGAATATCCAAGAAGTAACTCCCTCTGATAGTAGCGAGATATCTCCCAGGATTATAACAGTTAGTAATACTATTAATGATCTCATGATATCCTAATTATACTTATTTTGGTATTTCTAAGTCCCGACTCCTCATCGATTACTTTAGTAGCAGTCTGAAAGGAGGTATAGTCCCTAAGAAGATGAACATAGGTACGTCCTTTCTTCCTCAGGTAATAATGACGACATGGCATATATTTATTATTATCCTCTATCACTACGTACCTGAACGAATTCAATCGGTAGTATATGAGGAGAATTACTATTAGTATCAGTACTACTAATGCTAATATTATAAACGCTTGTGGAATCATACTTTCCTAAGTATAAAATATAAGTTTATTCACTTGAATAAAGAGATAATAACCGTACTAAACTAGGATTTACCTAAGTAAATCAGGTAGTTAGTACGGTTATTTATCATTAATAGAGGAGTAAATTATAAGAATCTTCTAAAGCGAGGACTCCCTCGTCTCTAAGTTGTAACAAAGTCAGACATTCCACAAATCGGACATTTAGTAGGAGGTTGAGTATCCTCAGCTACGTATCCGCATGTAGTACAAGTCCACTTCTTCATAGACCCTCCATGATTTATAGTTAGGTGAGCCTCAAGTCTCGGTAGGTTATCATCACCAAATGTAATATCTAGTTGACCAGCTATGAACAATGCAGTAATAGCTTGGTACTCATCTTTCTCAATTACATCTGGATCCAATGCAACCGGAATTCCATTTTTATAGATTATTAGTTGAGAAGTGCAGTTATTTACGTCTATATCAGATGAATCATATCTACCATACCCAAATGATATCTTGACATAATCTAACGTTTCACCACTAATGTCATCTCCTTCTGCCTTAGTCCATGCACCTTTTCCAAATCTGGATTTAGTTTCATTCTCTACCCAGAATTCTTCTGTCATTTCATAATTTGGTACATACAGATGATAGTGATCATAAGAATGTATCCATTGACGATATACATAAGGATCACTGACAGCGTCAGAGAAATAATACTGGACTCCTGAAGTAGTGGCCTCGTAAACTAGAGTTAGATCTAATTTAGGTAACCCCCCCTACCAGATTCTGATTGAAGAATATCTTATTCATTTATAGAGATATTGTATTGAATTAACTTTGTTTAGTCTTTACATCTAGATATGCATCTTTACCTTCTTGAACATCCTGAAACGCTGCAGAGGGTGTCATCAATGAGACATACAGATCACCTGATCTGTACTGTACATATCCACTTTTATACGACGACGGTGATAAAAGACATTGTTCTAGTAAATCTTGCTGAACTTCTAGTACTGTATCACTCACTAAATTGATATCTGTCATAGATCTATAAAGTCCAGATCTATTAATGAAACCTGCATTATCAATAGCACTAATTGATGACGATATCGGAAGGTTAAAATACATACTACCTAGATCAGTAGACCCCCCCTAGGAGGAAGTTCTGACTAAAGAAAATTTTATTCATTCTGTTAGTTATCTATCATCGATTCAATGGACTCTTCCAGTACTTCAGTTATAGACTTCCTACCTTTACGTTTCTCGTAAACTGAGATGCACTCAGATAAGTCCACTTTCATCGGTACCTTCCGAATCATAGAACTCAAGAGTACTACTCCTTCGGGATTCTCTGAATCTTGATAGATCGTAATAGGAATCCCAGTCTCAGTAGTGTACTCGATACTAGTGGATTCGTTCACTGGAATAATGTCAGTAGCTCTAGCTCCTAAAGCTGCCTGAACTTTATATAATATAGTATTCATGACTACTTAGTACCACTAGATCCGAATCCTCCACCTCTATCTGACTCTCCCTTGAGAAGCTCTAAGTACTCCTCCATAGACTCACGTTTCTGAGGAATGCCTGTAGCTGATAATTCAATAGACCATTGAGCTATTCTCTCTCCATGAGGGATCACAATTGACGAGAATCCATGATTGATCAGGATCACATTTACACACTGGTGATAAGGTTGATCCACCTTACCTGGACTATTGAGTACAGTAAGACCATACTTAATAGACCAACCACTCCTAGGTGACACATGAATCCTAGTGCCTTTAGGAAGATCAATGAAGAGTCCAGTAGGAATACGCACTCTAGCTCCAGGGTGAAGAGTAATGAACTTCTTAGTTTCATATACTCCCTCGTCATTCTGGAATTCAGTCTCCTGCATCATCCCTTCATCCCAGGTATCAATGTTCACTCCATCAGGATGAAATTGATCGTATAGTTTTATGTACCTAGTGAGCTCATGATCATAAGTTGAGTCATAACAAGCTCTCAGATCCATTCCATCATCACCCTTATGAGCATACTTGGGATCCTCCAAAGTGGCTGAGGTATTGAGTAGTCCAAACGGAATGGTGGTAGTAAAATCCTGAGTTCGAATCGATATAAGATTATTCATATTAATTGAGTTTGTAATTAGATAATTCTAAATTTTCTCTTAGCTAAAGTCCTAAAGAGCCATCCATTGGAAGTAATAATTTTGATCTTACATACTTCCAATGGACCTAGGTCAATCATTAAAGTGGATTTGTATACTGAAAATCCATACTTATCTGGAGCTATTAGTACTCGATCCTCAAGAAGATTCCCTGACTCAATTAGGATTTTTAGACTTTTCATCATCTTATTGTAATCCTCAGGCAGGAGAAACGTCTCTTTAATCTTGAATAGATCGAAACAGTAGTTATTCAACACAGGAAAATTATACTGTCTATTAGCTTGACTAAACCTTAGACACTTATAATCTTCTAGGAATTTGACTCTAATCGGATACTCATCCGAGAATTGAGTCATAGTATTGTAGAATCCAAGTAAATCCTGCTGATAGGTATTCATAAGATAATAGTTTATTTATTACTGCTCAGATCCTACTACGATCTGGAATGTGATACCCATCTTCTCCAGCATATCATATACGCCAGCTACAAGAGTATCAGGAACCATACCTAGAACTTTTCTGGACTCCTCGATAGCAGCTTTATACTTGTTAAATGGATTAACTACTCCCTTGAACTTATTAGGATCAAACAGACCACTCATATCGATAGTCTTGAGGATAACCTCAGAAATCGATTCAGAACTGTTCTGAGAAATCTTAGTTACGGTAGGAGTATCCTCCTGCAGGAACGAGTGGTCAACGATATTGAACTCGTAGGTATCTGCAGGCACCGAATCAGGATACATCTCGTCATCTGCTACGAAATAGCACATAAGACGATACCCTGACTGACCTAGGATATAGTTAATCGTCTCGATATCTTTGTTGTTGAACAGTACATCCGACTGAATCAAGTCAAGGATGTCGCTATTTGAGATTGCAATCGTCAGTTCATCGAGACTTGAACGGAGAAATGCATGGATAAATTCATTCTTAGTTACCTTCAGAATGTTGAGGTCAGCACGTTTACGCTTTACAAAACGACTGACTCTACTATTGACGTCACCAACCGACGTAAGTGATACTTCAATCATATTATTTATTATTTATGCAATTATAGTTTATAGATCAGAAGTATTGATCATTTTATAACTTACTGAGTACTCCATCCTCCCTCCATTCATAGTCTTATTCACATCTACTAAAATAGGTGCCAAGAACATAAATAGTGCACTAAAATTATCAACATCTGAGACTGGAGTATCTTCAACTCTTAATCTCATATAGGTCGCTAGACCTGAGAACTCAAATTTATTTGATGATTCGACTAAACTGCATTTCAACAATACTGCTGTCGAATCAGGATGGGCATAGCATTCATTGATTGCCTCATCTACTAGGGATGTACTAGAAATTAGTGACCCCCCCTGTACTATTCAGTGAGCACTCTATAGTGTACACTTTCTTTATTGCTCCCATATCTATAAATAAATTTTGAGAAAAGAAATAATTATTCATAATATTCAGTTTCATTCCAATCTATATCAAGATCACATATTGGACCTGGAAGTTTGTAGGCAGGGATAGACTTCATACCTTCGTACACAGCTTTCACTAACCTATGATTACCATCGAATAAAGTCCCTCGATAGGTTAATACTATAGGATAGGATAAGTCTGCAGTTAATATCTTATCATATGACCTCATCAAATCATAGATAGTCATATGAGTTGTACCGTTGTCTACTCCTACGATACTCTCAATAGGATAGTTAGTAATGTCCAGTTGGAACGGTTTGAGATTTCTATGTGCATAATTCACTATTGGAATCACTGGATAAATCCTGCCATCCTCTAGAGATCCTTCTTCATCTTTACTAGCTTTCAGTAGGTACTTATTAGCATCCATATTGCAGAGTTCGCTTATTGTAGTAGAGGAATACTCTCGTACTCCTCTACTTAGTTTATTTAACTGGTTAAAGTTCTAATTATTGACTTCACTAGGAGGTAGATAATTATCACTCCTCCTACTATCAGAATAAATCTCCATAGTGATATTACTAAGAGTAGTATCACTAGTACTAGTAGGATATCTATTAAAGATTTCATCTTACTTCATTTTATCGGACGTTTCTCCATTCCAATGATCAAGTTCAGCCTGCTTAGGGAACATCTCGTAGAATTTCTTCCAAACTCGTTTACTACGTTTCTTAGATGGATACCTAATCTTGTTATGACATCCACCATAAGTAGCCCACTTATCTACAAATTGTCCCTTATTATCCCTAGTCTCCTTGAGATTATTAATCCTAGAATAGACGTCCTGATAATCGAACTTATCGATGCGAGTCTGGACTAGAAGATTAACTATGTCAGTCTCCTCAAATCCTAATTGAGATATTATAGAATTCATTCTAACGTACTCTTCATCGCCTAACTTGGATTTTATCTGAATGAATTCAGTATAAGTCTTGCATCCTAGAAAGGGATCCTGATCCAGATAATACCAAAGATCGTCATGAAATCTGCCAGTACGGAACTTAGTCAGTAATCTCTTCAATTCTCTGACTAGATCTTTTCTTTTAGATAAAGTCAGAGAAGTCTCCATTATCCGTCAACCTTGAGAAGTAAGTATCTTTAATAGCTCTATATGCAGGAATGGATACTAAATCCAGCATCTTCTTCTGAAGTCCTGTAGGATGAATATAGGACTCCAACATCTGTTTGAAATGATCTGGACCTAATTCATCACTAGATACTATCAGAAATAGGTTATTGACTAGATCTAATTGATCTGATGGATCCAACTTCTTATTGAAGTCAAATCTGTCGATGACTAAGAACCTATTGAAGTCAATATTATCAGGATCACTCACTGTAGATAGATACTTCATCATCCGTTCATATCTTTCTTCACAATCCGGGTTTCCACATTTCAAATTTGATCCAAAGATATTTTTCTCAGACATTTGATACCCACACTTACAAGTAGGGTAGCACATATCTCCATTCCCTCCTTGAACTACTTCAGTGACTTTAGGGATAGTACCTCCTGCTAGTCCCACTTTTACTCTTGCTCCTACGGTAATATTCTTCTTTATAGCAGTGGGAACTCCTCCAGAGCTTGGTTTCCTAATAGTAGATCCTTTCACTTCTGCAGGAGGATCTAACTTAACGTTTAGACTCCATCCATCCTTACCTTTGCCTACTTGATTATTCCAGAGCATTTCAACTACCTCTGATAATTCATCCACTCCTCCATGATCAGATTTGACTGCAGTAATGACTTCTCCAGTTTCACTACTATAGGCAACAAATCCATCAAACTGAAAAGTCCCTGTATTAGTAATTGTCTCAACTCCTTCTAGAACTTTATCATCTAACGACAATAATTCTTCAGTGCTGAAAATCTGACATGGAGCAAATTTGATATCTCCAGATGAATTCTTGGTCATTTCAATAGATCTCAAGAACTCAATAGGATTATCTATCTTATAATCACTGAAGTACCTGAATACTCTTATATTGAGTAGTTCGTCAATTTCATCTAATAATTGCTCCTTAGTAGAATTAATTAATCCATTAGCTTTCTGACGATTCCTACTCACTCCTTCATGATCCAGACTGACTAGGACTTCACAATGAAGACATTTGATACGAGGATCAACTTTAGGAGCATATTTAGATAACTTTGCAGTTTGATCGACTCCCATACCAGTGAGATTATCACCTCCTGCAGTCACTACTCGAACGCATTCTCCATTCTCAAAGTACCATGCAGTGGATGATCCATCATACTTAAGATTCCAATAAACTTTCCCTTGATTCTCATCATGTATTTTCTGGATCGTAGACTTCATTGAATCTCCCAACTTAACTCTGATCTTAGGAACTTTGGTTAAGTAGTCAGCATTCTTAGTTCTTTTCTGACCTTCAGTAACTACATTGCGAGGCTCAATACCATCCTTCTGAGCTTCTTTCTCTAGTTTGTCGTACTCTTCATCAGTCAATCCAGTTGGTACATTCTCAACCCAGTACTTCCTAGCTGCATCTAATACCTCCTTATGTTTCTTAAGAAGTTCCTTGTCTATTGCCATAATGGTAGTCTTATATGATTATAGAAGTACTTTACTCCACTCCTGCATGAAATCAGAGATTTCATCAGCATCTCCTGAGAACTTGGATGGAGTAACTTTTACTAGGTAGTAGAGTTCTCCTCCATTGACTAACCCTTTTATCATTATTTCATTATTATCAGGCAGGAATTGATCAAGAGCTATCTCAAAATTCTCTAGAACCTTATCATCCACCTCGGAGTACTTAAATCCATAGAGATTAGTCTGGTACTCAGTATTAGTTCCAGATATGATCTCCAGATACTCATACCCAGATACATCCTTGTATCCGAGTTGAGTTAATCCTTTAATCAGATCCTCAGTAACCTTGGTCACTAAGTTCCTATCTTTGTCTCTCCCTTTTGAGTCCATTACTCCTGAGGTCGAGTAGATAGGGTACTCTCTAATAAGATCAGTCTCCACTAAATCCTCAAGATCCTCATCAATTTCTACTCCTAGATTCGATAGATCCGTCAGAAGTTCAGGATACAGTGCTACCGAATCCAGTATGAATATTTCATCATCTGATTTCAAGTACTGTTTTCTTCCAGTTCGTTGTTCTTTCATGTCAATTCCGATTAAGTTTGTAGTTATATCCAGTTGTAAATTCACTTCATTGGTAAGGGTTACCACCTGACTTTCCAGCGTTTTTATCCGTACAGTGGTTCATCAAATTCCTTATGGATACTACCACGCATCTTATATATAAAGTTATTCAGATTATTACTAGGCAATCTGCATACTCTTCTGTAGTAGATAGATCCAGTAATAGGTCCTGTGTAGAAGATAACTAGGAAAGGTGTATCCTTGGCATCATAGCCTATAAATGTACCTATAGTCATGTCTACTAATGGATAATAGCCTTCCAATCCAGGTGAAGTATAGGTATCAAGTACTGACTCAGGATCTGGTAACTCTATATCTGTATTATACTGGACATCGTAAGTCCTCCTGGACTTCTTTATGATATGTATCAGGTCGTCAGTCCCTAAGGATACTTCTGATCTCTCTATACTGAGTACGTTGCGACTACATATTGGATGATCCTGACCTTGTGGATGTACTCTTAATAAAGTCCTCCTGAGATTATGCTCCAGAGCTGATGAGATTAGTTTGAGTCTATGCTTAGCGGGAACATGAATATCATGATCTGAGATATGCTGTCTCAGTGACATCTCTATAAAATCCAGAACTTCCACTATATCTGGATATATGTATAAATCTATATCTGATAGATCTTTATATGGCCATACTAAAAGATCTAATTCAGCGCATCCTGCTAGACGAGTAGAAGGGTAGACTATGAACTTATACTCAGGGAGATCAGGATCCAAGCTGCTGAAAAGTAAGAAATGGGAGTTTGCTAATCTAGTGCAAATCCCATCATAATTCTTAGGTAGTTTCTTAATGAATTTGAAACGAAGGGAGAACTTTCCTAAATGACTACTTGGGATCTCAGAAATCCTAAATCTAGGACCTTGAGGTATCCGATTGCCTTGATAATAAATTACCTTACCAACTATCAATCCCACCAGAATTTCATCCTATCCCTGAGAATAGAAGTTAACTCCTCCATATCTTTCTTCTCCAAGAAATTAGTATCAGCATAGAATGCCTTAGGACCCACTTCAGTCGAATCCGTAAGTCTACTCTTAAAGTCCTTCAGGAATTCATCTCTTTTCTTACTATAATCTACAAAATACTTCTCTCCTTCACCTGCAAGGAACTTATCATGAGAGGTCATATCGAATCCCAACTCTCTGAGGTAGTCAGTATCATAGTCCTCTTCAATGATGCGATCTAGTAGGACTAGGCATCTATTCAGATCACCTACTATGGACTCCTTGTCACTATCAATGAGGATCTCACTGGATTCGAAATAATCTCTCATCCTAGTAAATTTAAACTTCATCATCTCTAGGAAGAATCCATAGTCGAAATCCTCACTCTTCCAAATCAACGGGAGGTAACTAAATACCCTCCTTACTCTATAGAAAAATTCTGAAATATGTCTTTTTAGCTTCATAAGTTTATTTATTTCTGAGTTCTATGACATCTCCTAATGGAGTAAGAATAGTCATAAGTTTCTTGGTTGATGTATTAGACTTGTAATAAGTTATTCTCTGCAGTACCATGTCGAATGGGCACCCATTAAACTGGACTATTGTTTCATCATGATTCATTCCATGAGACAAGAATCTGCCTGAATAGTCAGTGAATATATTCATCCCAGGATACTCATCCACTTCATACTTATGACAAGTGTATTCTATACTCTGAGATAGATTAATTCCTTCTGCATAGTACTGAGTATCTATCTTATCAAATCTACCCTCCCCATCAATATGATGAACATTATAACCTGTCACTTGTCCTGAACTTACCATAGAGATATGACACTCATTCGGTACGATATGACTGAGGCTTCCAAAGTACATTTGATAATCATGATCGCTCCTTGGTAAATCCAATGAGTTCTGAATTATGTACTTACTAGCATCACTCATCCTAGTAGACTCAGGAAGTATCTTGTAATCGTTATGAGCATTAAAGTTTAGTGATAGAAGATTACAGTACCTATATAAGATCTTCTTGATGAGCTCCAGGTGATCAGGTTCTAGATCATCTTCAGGATCTTTATAAAGTGTCACATGGATCTCTCCTGCGATAAAGAATTCCACTATATAATAAAGATCATAAGGTATCCCTAGATCCTCATCTGCTAGGATCTTTATCCTAACTAGGAACTCAAGACCTGGACCCAATGCTAGCACTCTCTTGAGTATATTGAACTTAGTAGAAGTATCTGGATCCATATAGGATGGGAGAACAGTCCCTCCTAACGGAACTAACTCAATAAAATGGGACCACTCGTTATACTCAGGAGGTATATCATAACTCCTGAGTTCCCTAGGGATGCATACTGATTCATACTTGATCAGATACCTAGTTTCATCATAATAATGATTATTCCAAGTACAGTCATTCTCTAATTCTTTCTTATAATTGTATGATAATTCGTTTAAGTTCATACACCAATAAGGCTTTGAACCGTAGCGAAAGGTGGAAAAGAAAGAACTCAGGACATAGTCCTGAGTTCATATATTTATAGGTCAGATTCCCATTCCGATAAGGTACGGAGTGGATCATCTGATTCAGTATATGTTTTCTTGTAGAAATTACCTCTGGAGTTAGGTTTCATAACATTGAATGTATGACCTTCACACCCTCTTAATCCTACTAGTATAACGATCACTCCGTCATCATTAACTATAGGTTTATAAACAAAGTAAGTGAGTCGTTTATTATCACCTCCTCTACTTATATCTTTGGTCCAAGCTACATACCCTTTACCTGGACGGGAATGATCTTTGTTACCATGAGTATTAGATTCGTCAGCATCATCCTTAAATAAGAATCCGCTCTTTATGCTTCCTACTAGATAATCGACTCTCCTGCGATCTCCTCTATCTAGTCTCTTATAGGAGTCTTGATAACCTTTACTAGGGACTTTAGTGATCACTATAAATGGTCGAGAGTCATCCCAAGTCCAGTAAGGATCTTTATGACTATCATTAGTATATAATAGTCTAATAGAGGATTCTATCCTCTTCCTTTCTGAATCAGTTATCATCTTCTAATCCCTCATTATCATCCCATCCTGAGTAGGTCCTTTCGTATCCTTCCCATGACTTATCTCTGTAGGACTCTTCAGTGAATCCTTTATCCTTCAAATTCTTCTTGCGTTTCCTCTCTACCTCCTGTAAGGTAGTTATAGGCCCTACATTCGGATCATCATAACTTGCAGTTACGTACTTTCCATCTTCTGCGTCGAAGTAAGTAAACGATCCTTTTAATTGTTTAGTGCTCATACTTGTGATCTTTTGTATCTTCTGAATTGGTACTTTCCTCTGATTCTCTCAATCTTCTATAGTAGTCATCCTCCTCTTCTAATTCTTTTAGAGTAATTCTCCTACCTAGACTTGGATCGTCAGCAGGAATCGTTACCATCTTATTTTCTTCATAGCTGAAATAGGTAATAGTTCTCTTCTGATTTTTCATAAATTATTATAATTTAATTTCGAGTTTGTTATTAGGATACTTATTCAGTATCATAAGTAAGGTTCTAAAGCTTTATATGGAGCGAATAACTACCTAAGGGCTAGCACGGGATTATGCGGCAGACACTTATACTGTTAGAAGTGAAATTGGTACGACACTTCGTAGGATTGAGTTTAGTATAGAGTAGAATCTGCAGATAAAGGTAGTAGGTTACTAATAAGAAATTATAATTCTGCCATAGTACAAGGCCGATTATCAGCGACTTGAGATACCGTAGGTATCGAATTGCTCCATTCGAGCGATAGCGAGATATGGAGAGGGAGCTGAGGCCGAGATACTGAAGTAGTACTATCTAACTGCAGATAGTAGAATCTGAAGTAAATGAGTTCTAGTACAGTTTCCAAGTAGTATGCTCATTACGTCGTCGCTCCTTTTCGAAGTTCTCTCCTTACGTCGATAACTTCGTCGTACTACCGTACAGTCGCTTCCCTCCTAAAGCTAAATAAAAAAAAATAGAGTAACCAAATTAATGATTACTCTATTTACTTACCAGGGAATTCTTCTAATTCTTAAGAATTCTAAGTAATGTTAAACCAATTTCCTGGTGCTATTAATCATATTATTCTATAGTATAAAGTCTACCAGTTCAAATCAGTAATTATCTTAAGAAAATAGTAATGTCGAAACAAACGAACTGGTTGACATACAAAAGACTGAGGAGCAGCTAATTAGCTGCTCCTCAATATCCTCAGTCTATAAGTTCGTTATTTACGAATTATTTGAGTCGGTTTCGATATTCAATTTTATCATGAGTGACGATAAGTACTTCACTAAAGCGTTATAGGATCTAGTCTGATAGTTAGACCTAGGTATAGCTTCAAATAGATCCTTGAATTTCACTCTATAGCTCATAGGAGTACCAGTACTGAGTGACTCTTCTAATCCAGGGAATAGTCCTGAAGTTATCATACTTTTTATATCATCCCTGAACCTAGATTTTATGTACTTTAATTCTGGGTCGTAAGTAGAAATAGCCTTTGAGTTCTCGAAATTCTCACTAGGGTACTTTCCAGTGAAGTATAGTACTAAACTTGTCATTACTCTATCATCCCAGTCATCACTAAAATAAATCTTTATCGGGTATCCTTTGTGTTTCCTGATCCTAGTCCTACATACAGCCTGAGCTAATTGGTAGAGAAGGTAAAATTCTGGAGTTGTCTTACATCCGAATGTAAAGTTAAACTCATCTATCACGGAGTTGGGAACATGAAATTCACCAAGGAAGACTATTGAGTCACAATCTATAAATTTGTTCGTAGCTCTATCAAGCCCTGATTGATAATGAATTATATCAAAATCCTTCCCTTCTATCAATCCTCTTCCAATCAGAGTAGACCTGTAGAATTCAGGTAGAGATTTAGATTCATTTACTTTGGATTCAATGAATTCTCTGGACTCTTCATCTGAATTCCTAAGATTCTTCCAAGTGACTATTAAAGTTCTCTGATTCGATCTTACTATGTTCTCCAGTTTATCTATAGAAGATTTTAGTTCATCTTCTAAATTCTCTATTCTGGAGGATGACTGCCTTCTCTTCAAATCTGAAGGGAACTTTATAAGATCTATATGAGAATTATACTTAACATTATTAGTGGTCAGGATCTTGAACCTATCAGATCCATAGAAAGTAAGATCCCCTGTACCATCAAATACTAGGACTGAGGCCTCTATTCTGGAATGAACTATATTCAAGAAGTTAGATGAAATCTTTACTTTAGTAGCATCTCCGTTATTTAATTCATTCCAAGCTGAGGAGTAGTTCTTATAGATTGAACTCAAGAGGAGTCCCTCTCTTGATCTACTAACTTCATTGGAAGTATCTTTCACTAGAGCTATGGACTTATCATACTTCTTTTCTGCATTGTATAATTTCCTAAATAAAGAATAGGAATCAGCTTTTGAGTATAATACTCCATCCTCCCTAGTCACTTTATTCTTTAGGAAATTATCGGATGCTGATTCAGGAAGAAGTTTCAATGTCTCCTCATCTATCCTAGAAGTAAATTTTAGTAGAGATGTTTTATCCAAGATTATAGAGTCCCCACTACCAGGAACTTCATCTACTAGTATGTACCGTCTAGGAAGTGGTTCAGTACTAGATCTAGTGAGTGCACCTGAGTACATATCTATCTCATCATCCTTCTGAATATTGAATGAAGTCTTACATAGAAAACGAGGATCTTCATTCATGATTTTATGATGAGTACAGATGATAATCCTTTTATCCAGAAGTTTCTCAGGGTGATTCCTCCATAGGTTATTATCCACTCCTTCAGAATTATGATTTGAATGGAGGACTATTATGTCAGATAATTTGAGTCCATCTTCAGAAGTCTCATCTACTAAAGTTTTACAGTACTGATACATTAAATCGCACTCTTCTATAGTAAGAGCTGAGTACAATATACCAGTTTTGTAGTTATCTTTTATGATCTGTTTGATCACTGTAGTCTTGCCAGAGCCACATCCTGACGCAATAACATATGCACCATACTCGTCTGGGACTACTATGGTACCATTTAGGAATTTTAATCTCATTCCCAAATCTCCCATACGTGTGTAATGTATGTTACTCATACCTCCTATATTTATTATTTCTCAATTTCTAATTCTTTCTTCCAGTTTATCATATCAAATCCTATGAGGGTATATGAATCTGAAAGTAAATTATGGAATATCATTCTTCTGACCAAGTACTGCAGAAGTTCACTATGTTCATTTATGTACTCAATAAAGAACTGCTCTGCATCCAATCTGATCATTATCAGATCCTTACTACCCTCCGAGTAAATAGCTCCAGTGAGTTCTATCTCCACTATCTCAGGTAGATCCTCGTCATGTAGCTCAAACTCAGTGACAGTACTAAGTCGTCGATCTAATTCTTCATCTGTTAACTTGACTTTCTCGTGCAATCGTTTACAATTGCATAATATTAATCGTTCTTCCATAATATCATTCTTATCACAACTAAGGGCTTCCAGCTAAATTGGGAGCGAAAAAGATAATGAACGAGTTTTCACTCGTTCATAAGTAATAATTAGTGAGGTGAGCTATATAGCTCATTTGGGCATCACTTAGAAATTCTCTAGGGATATTGGATCTGTAGACTAATCTTAATCCATAAGATTTTAGATCGACTCTATAGAATTTAAGTATGATTCTAGGCAAGTCTTCATCCAGATCATCCAATACTATCTCTTTACCTTTTAGTATCTTTAATCTTCCTGGTTCTGTATTTGGTGACAATATGATCACTACCAAATAAGGCAGCAATTCATCATCGGTACTAGAATCAGCAAGTTGAGGGTAGGTCATAGGGCAGTAGTTGAACTTCTCACGGACTCTACGTATCTCTTCACCATATCTATCAGGGACTTCTTCACCTCTCCGCTGATTAAGTTATGGGGGATATTAGATAAAAATATAATTCCGCCTTTCCCATTATCCCTATGACTATACCTTATTAATATATTCTTAGGGAGATCTTCATCTGAATCAATTACTCTAATCGTCTTACCTTTAAACATCTGGTAGGTATAATTTACCGTTCCTATTAGAGTGATACTATAAATACAGGAGTCAGAATCAGATGCACTCAACTCACCACTATCAATTATTTCAATCTTCATCTAATTAGTATAACATCCTAGTCGGTACATCAACTGGCCACTTTGGATCTTCATTGCTATGATCAGATATTTCGTATAATTTACTCATAAAACTCTCAAGGTCAATACGAGTTTCATCACTCACTAGATACTCACCAGGTACGGATGACCTATAGGTTATTAATGATTTAATCTTAAAGCTATCTAATCCTTCAGTGACACTATAAGAATGAGACCTCACTGAGATCGGAACTAAATATATCTCACGAGGAAGATCGTCATTGAAGTCGACGATTTGTACTCCCACTGACTGTATAAAGTCAGGTGAGATAAGTGGTGATACTCCTAGTTCTGCTACATATATTAAGTCATCTACAAGGATCTCATCGGTATTAATTAGGTGGACCTCCATTTATCGAAATCCAAAGATATCTGCAAAATCAGATTCTTCCATGGAGACAATATTAACATAAGGATCAGATAGTATGAATTTCTTCAGTAGTGACATAAAGTCAGGAACGAACTCCTCAACGATTGAAGGATCTATCTGAGATTTAAACTCAAGTAGCCCATCGACTATTCCATTAGATATTAGAGTCATCTTCTGGGTAAGTAAATCCTTATCATCAAAGTCTATCCAAGCTTCTACTGAGTCGTTATCTAAGTAACTCATCTGCGAGCTTAGGAGTCCCGACGTAACCTCAGGTGGAAGGTAGATGCTGAACTTATGCCTAGCTGCTTCTTTGAGACTCTTGATTCTTTTATAACCTGGACTACTAGCTGATGCTACTGTCAGTTTGAATCGACTAGACATAATCTTTGGATGAATTCACTACAAAGTCCGATACCCACTTAATTTCACTTCCAAACATAAGTCTAGCTCCAGGATTTATTTTACATCCCTCATTAAATACGATTAATTGATCAACTCTATGGTCTCCAGATGACTCTCGTACATTCCCTTTTATTTCACAGATATTTACGATTTCATCCTTTGGTCCTATGAGATTATGTTCTCTGAAGACTTCAGTCATCTCCTTGACTGTAGAATCCTTCTCCTCCCTAGATTCAGGCATGAGTAGTGACATCCATACCAGTACATTACCGTCATAGAGATCCTTTAGATTTTTAAATCTGATATCTTTGTACTTAGTACTCTCCTCAGTTAAAGAATGATTATCAATGACTTCATTCTCAGTGCCATTATTATCTATCACTACCCTAGCACTCTCAGGGATTCCCCACTCATCCTTGGAATCTATGATTATCTCAGGAGCGATTATAGATTTGTCAGATCTCAGATCACATCCTGATAATGACATAGATTCCTTAATGATAGAGTTCATTTTACTTGAGATACTGAATGCTCTTTCACTGGCATCTTTTCTCACTAAAGATAATATCTCATTCGTGGCGCTAAAGTCATCATCTGACTCCAAGATATCATATGAGAGTATAGTTAGGAGAGCCGCAGATACTACATAGACCACTGAGTCTTCTAAGTATCCTGCCAGTTTTGAGTCCCTCATATGTTTGACTTGAAGTTCATCTATAATCTCATCCGATTTTATTTCCAGTTGTTGGGGAGATATCTTGTAGTAAAGATCAGCTAGAATTAATCCTGTGAACCAGCTAGTATGATTGTACTGAGAGATGGGAGTCATAGTATGTCCATACTCATCCTCACTCAGGTACTGATCCATAAGGTCAATGATTAGTCTTGGGACACTAGAACCTGGCAGTCGATTATTGAGTGATCCGTACTTTCCATTCAGTGCATTCTCGATATCATCAATTGTTATTGATTGAAGTCTACTAAATAGATATATTTGCATATTTTAGTTCGTTGTCTTTAGTATAAATTAATCTTAGTAAATCGTACTTAATCACTGAGTAATAAGGCTGATTAACTAGGATTAACTTCGATTTATCCTCCGATATCATAGAATTAACTGAGTTCTTCATCAGTAATTCTATAACACGAGGGACCCTTCGTGACTTATCCAATTCTAGGAGTCTTTTGTAGTGACTTCCACATCCATACAAAGGATTGGTCATAATAATCATCATAATCTTCATACCCTCGACGCTTGTACCAATCATGCATCCATGATGATTTGCGGACCCATAGGACACTTGAATCACAACCTAAACCACGAGCGATATCCTCCAGGGTAGATAGTAGTCTATCTCCATAGCCTTTTCGTCGTTTACTTGGATTCACTTTCAAACTCCTGAATACTGCTATAGATTGTCCTTTATGCTTGTATATGACTGCTTTACAGCATTCATGAAGAGTTACATGTAACTCTATATCAAGCATACTTTATTACACTAGCAGTCTATCATCTGTAATCATTCTCATCTACGTCTTATTTATGATTACTATTAATATAATCCACTAACTTCTTTCCTAATGGATGAAATTGGATTAATCCTGACATAACAAGACTAGCACTCATCCCACTATGTCCTTGACTATCAAAAATTTCTGCGCATTGTATGAGCTTGTCAGTTTCATCCAATACTTCATCATTCAGTACTGAGATCAAATCTAACCAACAGTCGAGTTCCATTCCGTGATAGAGATCACTCAATCTGATAGGTACGATTTTATCCCAGAGTTCTAGATTCTCTTCAGGGATAATCCCTCTAGCTTTCTTCCTGTACTCCTCAGTCAATTGAGGAATTCTTTCTTTGTGGGATTTCTCTCGATCCTCATACTCCATTCTTTGCATCTTCTGGTACTCGTCGTACTGTTGTTTCGTAATACCAGTTACCTTGACATACGCTTCATCAATGGAGTCTGATGATGAGATTACCTTTCCATTAAAGTTACCACAACACGGTTCATTATACTTTTCACTAAACTCTACTAGTACTTTGTGAGCTGTATCGATATTACTGCCTAGATAAAATTTGAGTTCTTTCATTATTTTACTGGATGTCTAAATGATGTTTTCTTATCCATTCCATGACCCTCTAGTTTCTGGATATCAGTCCGATCATCCTTTACTTCAGGTTCATTCATAGCAGATAGGTAGTCGTAGAGATTCTGCCAAATCTCTTTAGGAGGGATAATTTTAGGGATTAACGAATCTCTTAATATTGGATTCCTCATGATCATGTGAGTACTGAATGACTTCTCTAGAAGATCATGATTTATCTCTATACTCAAAGTTCTAGTCATGTACTCCTTTATGGTTATGTATCCCTTGGATAGTCTTCTCTGCCAATAGGAGTCATCATACTCAACTATGGAGATGACTGATTCGCTATCATAATGAGTATCAGAAGTCTTCCTATCGACTAGTTCTATAGAATTTTTATAGATTCTTCTGAGGTGATCAGATCCCTTCTGAGGAGCTAGGTCAGGAGTTCCATCAGTCCTGAATAGGTAATGAGTGAATCCTACCTCCAGTAAGTACATACTACCTTCAGATGGTGATTTTAACCAATCCTCATCAGTGACATACTTAGTGAGACCTGAATCCAGATATACTGGCATTACTCCAGCCCAGTAATGATACTCATTACTAGCCATCGACCCTCTCCGATCAAACACTACTTTCTCATCTATACCGTAGATACCAGCTAGATAATCATAGTAGTCTTTCTTGTTATCGATTATTCTCATCCAGATCCTCCTCTCCTACGAGTTCATTGAGTAGATCCAATGACCGATTCCAATCTTTGAATAGATCATCATACTCCACTCTTATGATCCCGATGTAGAACTCGAATTCCACATTCTTCTTATGAACTTTCTGTCCATAGTAATACAGTACTGACACAAAATCACTACTATTAGAATCATACTGATACGTTCTTCCATCCTGCCAGCTATCCACTTGTACGCTAGCCTCATAAGCTAACGTAAGTGGATGTGATAGATTGTGGATATTCTCATAAGACTTATCAGGTCCGTTGAGATTTTCTCCTACTGTAATAATGACTTTTATCATTCTTTTGATTTGTTTGATTCGATTGCTTGGTCCACACAGTTATCGATATATTTCGATACTGAGAATCTCAGTTTCTCCTGAATGAGATCAAATAAGCAAGATTCTCCGTTGTAGAAGAACTTTACTTCGAACTTCAATCCTGATAACTTCGCATAAGAGTAGCAGTACAGAAGTTCTATGAAATCATAAGAATCCGAGTAGAATTTCTTTACTACATCTTCATCACTCGATTTGTACTCATTCTTCAGTGAGTTTATAATCGATCTAGCATATTTAGCCTTTAATAATGGATGTGAACCGAATTTGTCGTCGTTCACTAAATTTCTAGGGATCTTATCCCCTGAGTATATTTCAATGGTTATCATATATAGGTTGGTATTATATTATTATTTGATCATTTCTAGATCCTCAAATCTGCATAACTGTGCAGTTGATTGGATTCTGAATACACAGAAAACTCCAGTCTCAGTGACTCTCTTCACTAGGGCATCCTCGTTAGTGGGAGTATAAACTACCACATCCCAAGGCTCCAATTTCTGAGCATCTTCTTTTGTCATATCTAGTCAAATATTGATTTACAAAGTTCCATATGGTCGACAATATTATCCATACTCATCGACGGATGATTCACTAATTTCTGATTATCCCAAACTTCTTCGAGATCATCATTTGACCAAAGTCCAGTCTTGGTGAATATTTCCATTAGGTCATCCATCTTTATGATTTGATTCTTCAGCTTAGGATTCACCTTAGCCACTACGTACTGTATGTAAGTCAAGTACAGTACTGCAGCTCCAGGAGATTCTGCCAAAGACATGATCATCACTATCGATGGATAAGATAATCCATACTGATAAAGATGTTCAACTCTCTTATCGATGAGTTTGTATAAGAAACTGTCAGTAATATCTTCTGGCATCATCCTCAATTGTTCATCATCACTCAATGTGTCTATGTAGTAAAGTTGACTTATAAGTTGAACTATGTCACTCATTGCATTGAGTTTGATCGATCCAGGTTTGGACTCCATAAATTTACATACATGGATCTCACATGCATCCTCACCTAAAGTTTTATAATCTTTTGCTTCTCTTCTCATATTATTCTCTTCAGTATAATTTTATTAATCATAGATTGTGCCTCAATCGACACAATTTCGAATTTATCCGAGAAGTATGTTATACTTGTCAGCATCTGATTTACTGGATAAAATAGTCAGCAGATCTGTCGCTGATTCTTCGTTGATTTCGATATTTGACTTTATTAATTTGTTATCTATATCAATCGATACTAATATAGGTTCGATTAATAAGTCAGTTTCGTTTAGGATAATCAGAATCTTACCTCCTTTGGACTCTCCCTTTATACCGTATCTCTTCTTTATTCTATAGAATCTGTATCTCACTGTCTTCATAACTGGAACTTTACTCAGATCCAATTCTGATCCAGCAGACAATTTAGTATTCGTTAGGGATGCTATTCTATGTAGTCTATCATCCTTTATAGGAGGTAGATCAACTCCACGATCAAAGAATTCATATATTATGAATAACTGATCCTTCGATATGTTATCTGCAATAGAATTTATAATCAACCTTACGTCCTTATAATTGCTCAGTGTTCTCTTCTGCATGCTTCTTTTAGTATATTTATGGTTATAAATCCTCTTTGGCGAGTGACCAAATTCACTCCTATAAAATCTCCCTGATTGATGTATACAGATAATACTCGGAGTACCTCCTCATCATCTGATAATGATCTTCTGATTACATTAGTAAGATCTGAATGCTTATTGGAACTCCCTAATATGGTATCAATCATTAGTGTGGATCGATTTACTCTATAGCATCTCATCACATAGTGATCCTTGAATACTATCATGTATTCATTTATAAGGAATCTTAGAATCCTATAAATAATGACCCTATTCAGTTTATCTCTCTTTATCACTCTCCTATGTATTGACTTCGTCCTGTTATATCCTGAATAGATCTCTCCTCTCAGTTTAATTCTGCTGGGATCGAAGTCGCTTATTGATAGTGCTCCGAAGTGTAATTCATTAGATAATTTAGGTGACTTACGGTACGACTCATACCAATCTTTCATAGATTCGCACTTCTCTATGAATTTATCCTCAGGAGGAGATAGTATTGAGGATACAACTATGTACTTCTTTAAGATATTCCAAGTGGGAAGTAACTTATTTATATCATCACTAGTCAACTCTTTATCTCTACTCTTATGAAACTTGCTTAGTCTTTGGTACGAAAGCATAGTTCCATAAGGTTGACGCACCTTCATCAATTTCCCTATCACTATGTCATTACTTGAATATAGATCAGCGGCCAGTTTGAATGCTACTGGCATGACTAAAGGATTGTCTTTAGGTAATACGGATGATGCTAGTAGTATAGCTTGTCTCCACCTTGACGTCAGATTCTCGTCAGATAGAGCCTCATTTATAAAGATCCTTCCATCTGAGATATCTGAGATCATAAACTTCTCAGTAAATCTCTTAATGAACTCTACTGAAAGAAGTCCAGTGGATCTAAAACTTATCGACTTAGTGTTATACTTCTCTGCTAGTAATTTAATATCAGAGTATAGTTCTGCCAACGCAGACTCTTTGGTTATACTTACTGTACTCATATCACAATTAAGGCTTAGAAGGGTTAGTCGAATAAGAAAGGAGTAGAGGGATTCCCTCTACTCCGATCTCTTCACTCTTCTAGCTAATTCTGATCTTCCAGTAATCTTTATTGATCCATACTCAGAATCTTCTCTAGTGAATGTATATTCGTCATCAGTAATATCTGATAACGTATATTCATTTAGCTCTATCAAGTACTTTGATCCTATCTCATAGTAGAAATCATCGATGTACCTGATAAATTCATCATAGACTTCCCTATGATTCTCTAGTAAGAATCCTATGACCGACTCAAATGAGGTGTCAATGTTAGGATTCATTATTAGCATTAATCTCTTTAGAGATTCTAGTTCCTTAAGTATGTCACTTAACTTTCCATCAGTACTCCATATACTTCCTGTGTACTCATACGGACTGGATGTAGTAATAGTTCCAGTATTCCAAGGTGTTGAACTGATCCCAGGACTAGTCGTGGTGATGAAGTTACTCAATATTGAATTCCCTACTGAATTCCCAGATAGACTTGAGGTCGCTATGTTACTATTATCTAGTAAGTCTTTAACCTCGTCGATTGATAGTTTTACGCATCCACTCCCATCGTCACTCATTGTATAATGTTCCTCTCCCATTGTCAGAGAATTTCGATTTCTTAAATTTCTTTGCCTTCTTATTATTTCCGAAGGTCTTTACTTTGGATCTTAGAGGTTTAACTCCAGTCCTCTTCTTAGAATTGTAGTCCATGTACTCATCCTCTTCGTCATCCAGAAGATAGTCAGTGCACTTGTACTTCATAGAATATTATGATAAATTTAACGAATTATGTCATGACAGATTCCAAGTTCGACAGCGTCCTTAGCACCTATCCATTTATCAATTTTACTGTTACTTATTTCATCTAGGTACTCCTTAGTAATGTTAGTCCTGGATAAGATGATCTCGTTTATATATCCAATCAAGACTTTAGTTTCTCTGGAGTAATCATCTATATCCTTAGCAGCTCCCCATACTCCTCCTGATACTGAATGGATCAGAAATCTAGTATGAGGGTAGCAGTACCTTTCATTGGAAGCTAGGAATGGAAATAGGGCAGCCGATGCTACCATACCTATTCCTACTGAAGTGATCATAGACTTATCACCTTCCCATGCTCTTATATAATCATAGATCCCTAGAGCAGATAGAACTTCACCTCCATAAGAATTCATATAGAGTTTCATAGGAGGAAGATCTACTTTCTTGTGAAATTGATACTCATAGGATCCTAAAGCTTCCTCAGCCTCAGCACGTTGTTCATTTATCGTTTTGATGACTGTAGTAGCCGTAGTTTGATCAATCGTTCCATCTATGTAGATCGATCGTTCTTTCTTAAATTTCAGTGTATCTAACATCTGATAGTCTTATTAATTTATTAAAGTTAAGGAGAAGTAGGATTTTCCCACCTCTCCTTATTGTACTAGCTACTTCTTTTGAGAACCAGGTTTACGATAACCTTGCTTGTTCTTAGTAGATTCGAATGCCTTGATCCTAGCAGCTAAGTTTGCTAATTTCTTTTTATACTTCATAGTTGTTATATAATTGGTTCGTATGAATTCTTATGTTATTCACTAGTAAAGTATGTCAGTGATCCTGTACGTGTCAATTGGAGGTATAATATATTCATATATGATGAGTCTCCAGGTAATGTAATAGCGGTCTTGATCTTGTTCAAACTGACTGGATTGGTTCCATTATAAGAGTCACATATCAATGGAGGATAAATCCTTAGAGTAGCATCATCATACCTCTCTAGGACTGCTGCAGTATCTATGCAGAAGTCATATCCAGATCCAGTAGTTTCTCCTACCACTCTTATGAATGGTACATATAGATCCTTTGTATCGAAAGTTTTCCTCACTAGATTTGAGTAAGCCTCACTATTAGTCATTCCTTCTACCGTTAGGCTAGCGTAATGACCCCCCCCTGCTCATTAGTAGGGTATACGAACTTGAAAATTACAGGTCTCATATATTCAAGTAACTGATTTTGTGCAATGAATAAGTTATTCATCCTTGTTAATATTTAGTAGGAAGCTTAGTAGTCCTAAGCAACCTTTGTTTCTTCTCCTCATAGTACTTGTCTAGTTCATTCATAGCCTGAGAAACTAGATATTCATAGTACCTCCTACATTCTTCCATAGTAGTGAAGATCCCTACATGATCAGGGAACGGCATCTTGAGATACCTCACTGGTTCATCAGGAACAGGCAAAGTTCTCCCTGAGGAGCAACTAGTAACTCTAGTATAGAAGGATGTTAATTCTCTCCAGCTATCGATAGTACAACTAGCATAGATATTCACCTTCTCAGGTTTTAGGTTAGTATATGCAGAGTAGTTCTTGACATTCACTTTATAAGAACATACGAAGACTTCTCTGATCTCATATTTTCCTGACTGATCGAAATCCTCGAGTTTAATAATTATTCTCGACATGGTATTAGTAATCAGGATGTTTGTACTTCTCTATACACTCCAGGAATGCTTCTTTCGTACTATCTTCATCTAATCCTTCGTATGAGTAGAACCACTCTTTAGGAGCTCCTAGTACATCACCATAGAATTTCTGATCATCCTCAGAGAACCAGAGAGTCCCTTGTACTCCAGATAGTTTGTCTCGTAACCTCCATCGACCTTCATCAGTCTGGATTACTTCTACATTTGATATATCCATAATTTTATATCTTTGAGTTTGTTACGCTCTATAACAGTAAGCTGAGAATCCATGTTCCTTACAGAATTTGTAGTACTCATCCTCAGGAGATACCATAGATAGGAGATTTCGATAAGTTTCCATGAGCTTTATAATAGTCTCATGGACTTTATGATACTCTCCACTAGTAAATTTATTAGGATTCCTAGGAAGATCTGGATCATTACTAAAGAAAGTGAATGAATCCAAATGTTTCTTTAATTCTAGTACTTTGGATTTAAGGAATTCTCTATCATGGTATAGATAATAAATATCTTTCTGCTCTATAGCCTTTAATCGCCAATCTAATTGATCAGTTGATTCCATATTATGAATTTAGAGTAGCCTCGTCAGGATTCGAACCTGAATCTTCAGTTTAGGAAACTGACGTTCTATCCCTTGAACTACGAAGCCAGTAAAGTCATAGTAACGATCTCAGTTTCTCTAAGAAGTTGGGTACTAAATCGTTTCGATAGAAACAGTCATCGTCAGTGTTAGTTATCATCTTACACCAGTTAGGGAAGTACTTGTTAGCTGTAGTGAATATAGCTTGACCATACCTGATCTCAGGATGTCTACCTCTGTATTCGTTAGCTTCCTTCTTTCTAATCACTTCAATCCACTGATCTGCTGTCAAATTCTCTCTAGTCATAGTTTTATCGTTCATCAAATTTAAGGGTTGAAAGGTTATTAGGAGGTGAAATTCTGAGAAGGATAAACTCACTGAGGATTAATCCTCAGTGAGTTCGGTATAATGCAGTTTCCTACTTACGAATTCCTCTTCTATCTTAGTAAATAGTTTAGGAGTAAATCCTATGACATCACATGATACGTTGTAGTACCTAGGATCATCATAGGAGTTCTCATGAACATGCCCATGGATATTCCCACGAAATCTAACTACTTCAATGGGGTGGACTGGAATATGAGTTAGTATGAATCCTTTGTATCTAGTACATCCTAGTACGTCAATATTCATAGATTTGAGAGTATTGACTACTCCCAGTTTGTCATGATTCCCTAGGATGACAACTTTTCTTCCAGCTAACTTAGGGAGATTCTTGATTACTGGATCTACTTTTTCCATAGCTATATCACCTAGGAGATAGACTAGATCCCGTTTGTTTACTACTCGATTCCAGTTTTCTATGATTATCTGATCATGCTCATCTGGATCCATTCCTCGTAGATTCTTTATGAGATTGACATGACCAAAATGTAGGTCAGAGATCATAAATACCCTTGACATATTATACTGCTATAAATATTAGTTTGTTTTCAATAGTTCTAGGAGTACAGAAATTGTAGAGAGTACAGTCACATCTGTATAAATCACAGTATGTACAATGGAGTGAGTCATCAGTCCCTACTCTTCTAAGGACTGAGCAGTAAACTCCTGATACTTCATTCAGCATCTCCTCAGGTAATTTAGGGACTACATGACTGCCTGCATAGAGTACTTCTCTATCAGTCCATCCATAACCAGGATATCCTTGTGGTATTATGCACCTAGTGTATTCATATAGGAGATCCACCGTGCCTCTATAATCAGTGCCTCTCTTAGGGAGAATCAATCTTCTAGTTGAATTATTCCCTATCACTCTAACTCTGGCTTGGGCAGTTGGAATACAGCACCTTAACTTTACCCCTATCTCATCTAGTACATACTTATCATCTACCTTAACTCCTAGGAACTTCAGTAGTTTAGTTATCTCCTGTAACTCCTCATCAGATCTTATCAGGAAATCATAGTTTCTGAGTATGCCACTAAGCCTTCTCTCCACTTTTCTGAACTTTATCCAGAAGATCTTTGAATACTCCTACATGAATATTTTCGTCAGCTATTAACTTATTGATGAACTGAATGCAGATATCTGCAGTAGGATTCTTGTACAAAGCGAGCTCTGCAACAAGTTTCTGGTAAGAATTTATAGTGGCTTCTTCTCCATCAATAGCTAGCTGAAGAGCCTCTTCAGGGGTATCTCCGTACTTGATCATATCGTTATTCCACTTCTGATCAAGAGTTCCTCCCAGGGATACTATCAGATCTCCAAGACGATCCATATGTTTCATCTCAGTAATAGCTATCCCTAGCATTGCAGTACTAATATCTTCATGCAGTGCTTGCATCGTAACGTATTGATGGATTGCAGTCCTTTCTGAGTCATTTCCTAATCCTGCATATGCATTATAGAAAATTTCAGGAGGCACTTCTCCCTTCACTACATTATCAAATGATGGATAGATTACTAGGTTATCAGAGTACCTCATACTCTCAACCATAGCATTCACTAAGTCCTCAGTCTGATTCTCACTGGGACGTTTCAACAATATATCTTTCATTTACTTAAATATAAAATTATGTTCAACTGTATATGGAGTGCATGACTCAAATTCGACGCACTTTTCATTATTATCATTAAATATACATCCTTCACAGTGAGGTCTATCCATAGTAATGAGGCATGATGTCACATGCATATGACCATTGCGACGAATCCTTTGGAGGACATCAGTACATGGAGTTCCTTCATCGAAGATTTTATTCTCTCCATAACATTCTAACCCAGTACGATCTAAGTGACTGAAGAACTTCCTGTACAATGTCAGAATCTCATTCGAGCTATTTAGGATAGCTCCAGGGTGATCTTTGCAATATTCATGTATATTCTCAAAGATAGCCACCTTCTCACGATCCCTCCTAGTAAATAATACTAGCCTATTAGAGGAGTTGTTATGCACTGATCTAGTCATAATAGTACTACCATCATAGGTACGAATGTTGATAGGAGGATCAATTGAGACGCTCTGATGAACTTCCAGAGTATACTCGAATCTCTTGGCCATATCCTGGAAATAATACTCATCAGACTCGGAGTTTATCTCGTATGCTATCCCTCCGCGATTTAAGTACTTATATATCTTATTATATGCTACTTGATCTATTAACTTAACTTTGGTAAATCCGTTCATTCAGAACTAAGGTTCTGGAGCGTTCTGAGCTAGGACTTGGTCATATAAATAGTAACATCATATCCGTTCAGTAACTGTGATTTCTCATATTCAGTTATCTGTCCTTCGAATATGACTCCTAGGTCAGTTTGTACAGTTACTTTGGATGTTAGAGTGGGACTATCCTCTAAGAAGTAATCGGTCATTAACTGATTGATTTGAATATTTCTGGAGTCTATGTAGGTAATCCCTGCACTTCCTCCCATAAGACTAGGATTAGTAGAAGTCCATCCTCCGTAGGTCATTAGAGATTGATATTCTATATCTTCTCTGAATCTTATCGTCAAAGTTCCTATCGTTCCCAGATCAGGGTAGTACTCGATTCTAAATGAGCAGTCTTTACCTGAATTATCAGTTCCTCTTAGTACAAGATACTCAGAGACATAATTCCACATGTAGGAATTAATAACATCAAATTCAAGATTCGGATAGTTGATATTTACTACTCCATTATCCAATACTGGAACTATATAGGATCTGATTCCTATACTATACTCAGCAGCTTGTAATTCTATACCTCCAAATTGCTCAGGATTAAGATGCATGTAAATTAAATACATCTTGTCAATCCCTCGAGCTTTGCAGAGATAATCTACTGTTGAAGTACTATTGAATTCAAATTCTAGATAAGGAATTGGTAGACCCCCCCCTCATCAGGATGAGTCATCCAGTCTTCTGACCTCTTCATAGCTGAGAATAGAACATAGTTCTTATTATCTGCCATACTTGACCAGTTCTGTGAAAAGAAAATATTATTCATAGGTTATTAGTATAAAAAAAAGAGTAGACTTATTAACTAAATTAGTTAATAAGTCTGTGATATTAGTCATGATAATTGAATATCCTGACATCTCTGAGAATTACGAAATCCTTTCTGAGAGAGTTCAATGATTTCTCCAGAGAATTCAGCTTGTTATATAATGTAGAGTCCGAGTGATTTAGATTATCAGTTACTTCGGATAACCTTAACTCCAAACTATCTACTCGCAACTTCAGATCGTTGTACTGAATCTGAAATAGAGAGTCAGTAGAAATCTTTGAATCTATAACCATCTCTACTGTAGCTCGATCTAGTTTAGCACTCTTGATGATGTACTTGATTGTTAGTCCTACTAGTATTAATACTAGTACGGCTATAATAGTAATAGATCTATTCTTCATTCTCCTCTACTTTATAAATACAAGGATCCAATTGTTTCAATCTCCAATTCATCTTCTCCACTGCTTCCTGAAAGCTCCCTGCAGAACAAATCTTTTCAGGATGTTCAGGTTCAATAGGATCAGCTTGACCATCTATAACTATCGGAAGAATCGACTTCCTAGTTTTCTCAGTAGTGAATTTCTGATAATCTAGGGATAATCTCCCAAATGCAGTCACATACATTCTAAGATGATAAAATTCGCTGTCGTCTTTGATTATCCTTCTAGGGAGATCTTCAACTGTCATAATTAAATCTTAAATTTTAGTAGGGACTGAGAGACTCGAACTCTCACGCCTTTCGGCATTGCGCCCTAAACGCAACGTGGCTGCCATTTCACCAAGTCCCCATTTATATAATTTAGTTGAGCTAACTGGATTCGAACCAATAATACCTCCTCCAAAGAGAGGTGTGTTACCATTACACCATAGCTCAATCACTCCCATACTAAGGAATTCTGGGATATTTCTTATTAAAGGTATCGATCCATGACCTCATATGGAATTCATCTATCTCAGTTGTAGTGAATCTTTCACCAGTACTTTGATCCTCATAAAAATAATGATCATACTCGATTAAGAATCCTCTGTACGATACCTTTCTCTTCTCTGTCTTTAAGATTGCTTTACCTTCTTCGGTAATAGGACTTTCAATTTCCTTCTTAAATTCTATATTCTCCATACACAGTTAAGGCTCAGGAGGGTACTAAAACGCGTTTATGATACTAATTTCACCTTTAGTAAACCCCCCCCCTTATAAATGATGAAGAGATAACTAAACTCTTCAGTATAATTATTATGAATAAATTATTCTATAATCAGAATGTAGCAAGTGATAGGTTACTGCCCATCAGTTTTATCCTAAATACTGAAGGAGATCAGATAAGAGGAGATTCAGGAAATGATCTAATGTCCACTGTTAATTATTCTATAATTGGATATAGTAGCTCAGGTGAGGATAGTACATTATTCGTCGGAATGAAGAATATAGTCACCTCAGGTGGGACGATAGAAACAGTGGATTCCCTGAATTATTCGATATCCAAAGGAATTTCCGACATAAATAAACTAGAATTCAGTATTTTTGTTACACCGAATAATCCTAATGACTCTGAGATCTACGATCCTACTATCTCATCTTTTAGAGTTAGTACCACTGGAGCTATACTGACTAATCCTTACTACCTAACAGGAGATATGCCTCTCTTCCATAGTTCTATCACTTTCGACGATAGTAATCCAGATTATTATGATTTATACTATGATGGACAGATCAACTTCTTAGATGGTACTAAGGTCATAAATTTGAAAGAGTTAACGAATCTCGAGATTACACTGAGTATAGATATTCTGGCCAATTAAATAGAAGAGAACGGAGGAATTTCCTCCGTTCTCTTATCCCATTAAGTTTAATTCACGCAAACATAGTAATAGCCACTACTATGACTGTAATTGCAGCTGATATAGTTCCTACGTATATATAACTACTTTCACTATCTCCACGACCAGCTATCCTTTCATTATTGGCCATCTTGTAACTCCAGACCACTATTCCACTTCCGAATAGTAAGAATACGATTCCCATAACTATCTGCAGGAAATCTTTATACAGAAGTTTCCACTTAGCGATAAAGATAGCCTCTTTACCAAGGTCTGACTCAGATATCCTGAGTGCAGAATCCTCTATTGCTATCAGAGTCTCGTTCACTGCAACTCCGATCTCATGACCGATCCCTACTGCTTTAGAGACTTGTCCTGCCTTGTTCTCGATCTCGAACTCAGCTTTCAGATCGGCAGGAAGTTTATTCCACTGATCCTGAGTAAGAGTTTTCTGTCCAAATGCTACTAACGATATGAAAGTAGCCACAACGATTAGAAGTAAATTTCTCATGAGTTTATTAGTTATTAATGAGTTTGCATTTTCTACAATCAGGATCATGAACGATCTGTGCAGTTCCTCCTCTATAACTGAAGGAGATGTAATCATGACCATCATAAGTGAATCTGGTTATCGATCTGAATTTCTCCTCTACATAATCTGATTTCTTAGTGTATATAGATCTATCATCTTTCTTAGCTGTAGGGTAAACTGCTAATATCCCTATTAATAGCACAAGAATTATAACGATCAAGATGCCTTTTATATTTATTATTGATGTAGTTTCTCTCATTTCTTTACATATGATAATGATTGAAATAATAATTTCTCAAGTTCAGATCCTATATGAGTAACATTAGGGAGTAATCTCTCTTCATTAACTAGAGTCCTGCCTTTATTAGTTATGATAGACCTGACTATTATTTTATCAGTTATTCCATGGTCAGCCCATTTCCATAGTAAATGAGTATCCATTCCATGATCTGACCTCAGCCATCTCTGAACGTCATATTGAAGAGGAGCAAGGTACTCATACTTTCCTAGATTAAAGTTATCTAGTTCGATTCCTTCTGCTGACTCAGGGCCATAATAGATAGCTCCTTTATAGAGTCCTATAAAGTTATAAGTAGTATATCCTACTTCTTTTAACTTCTTTGCTAATTGAGAAGATACTAATCTTCCTCCTGTGTATTCCTCCATTCTATCAAATCTATAGCTCCCTTAAGTCCTTCTTCAAAGGCATCTTCATAAGTTCTGAATACTCTGTACTTAATGCCATCATTAAGAGTGGATCCAGTGAGTCCTATTGTGCCTGGAAGAATTTCAGTGAGTTTGGATATTCCTACCCTGAATTTAGGAACATCACTATCGTCTGATAGGAATACTATCACCTCAACATAGATCTGATGCTTATCCCTTAGATACTTCTGAAGTTGAGATTGATAAGGAGCAAAGATAATCTCTGCATTCTCATCATACTCACAGTTCTCAAGATCTCTTACTAAATCTCCAGGATCTGCACGGGATTCTGAATCCATACGAGGTGAGTAGTAATCGAATCTATTAATAGCGTATCCATCACAAGACCAAAGTTCGATCTTCTTCTCCTTTAAGATTTTTGCTAATTCGAATGAGATATTCTTCATAACTTAAAGATATCTTTATGATCCCTAATCATGCAATACACTCCTTTGTATAATGCCCATCCACAAAATCCGAAAAGAGGGAGATCTGCTAAGAGGAATCTGGTGAAGTTAAATCCCAGTTTTCCATACATAGCTACGATCGTCAGAAAGATTCTTATGAAGGCAAGGACTAAACAAGTCATCCATCCTCCATCATTAATAAACTTGTATACAACTTCTCCTAATTTCTCCATATAATTTATTAATTCGTTTCATTCAGGGATAAGGTTGTGGAGGGTTGGCGAGATTAAAAGAAAATAAAGAGATGACGAATTCGTCATCTCTGATTAATATAGTAGCACCTGCAGGATTTGAACCTGCGACTCCGAAGGTATAAGCTTCGTGCTCTGACCACTGAACTAAGGTGCTATTCCATTTCTTCACAATCAAGGTTTATCCCGGATTGTAAACGGTAGTTTTATCATCAGTTTACTCTTATGTATCTCTGTATAGATTCCATAGGAAGTTCTAATATGATCTCTTTAGTTCTAATCCGACTAACAGTGAATGCAGTACAACCTAGACTCTCATCCAGAGGATAATCTCCATCTCTAAGTATAGAATTCACTTCCAATCTTCCTGGAGTTCTATACTTACTCTGTAGACTACCTCTTACTATCCTGAGGTCATGATCAGTTTTAGCTCTAAGAACTACTGAAGCTTTCACTTTTAGAGAATTACTGGGTACAATCCTTACTTTACTAGAATTGACTACACAGGGGACTATACTTCCATCAGCCAACTCAATCATCATATAGTAGTTTACTGACTGATGGCCTTCAATACTCCCTGAGAATCCAAAAGCACTGCCACTAATGGATCCAGAGAGTTCTTGCCCATCTTTATGATCGATCGATACCAAAGTTCCTACAGTGACCTCATCATACTCCTCATACATACTACATCCACTCACGGTCACTGCAAGTAATAAGGTTGTAAGAAGTTTGTTCATGAGTATTAGTTATGATTAAAGTTATCCGCTAGTAAACTAGTTAATTCCTTCTTTCTGAATAGATAAGTATCCTCATCTACCTTCTTTCCTGACTTATTGGTGAGGAGTTTGAAGTATGAGTCATCGTACTCAATCTTGATCTTATCTTTATGAAAAATCTTCTTATCTGCGTCATAATGGAATCCAGCATTGATTAGATCGATCTCACTCAAGTACTTAGTGGATTTCTCTCTAGTATCAATAAACTCATTATAATACTGATGAAGGCTCATCGATAGTACTCCCAATCTACGAGGATCCACCAGTTCTCCATATGTGATCCCTATAGAGTGAGTATACTGATGAAAGTTTTGCCCTGATTCATCTGCTTTAGCGCATCTGAATTCTACCCAGATCAGTACTTCAGATTCCATAGAGAATCCAGGTTCTACCATGAATCTAGCATCAAAAGGACGCTTCTGATTGAAGGAACTAAGATCTCCTTTAGGAGTCAAATGATCTACTTTGAACAATCTAGTGATCATCAACTTTTCCTTAGGGATCAGTACAATAATCACTACCCATCCATCATAAAATCCTATATTAAATCTAGGTTTACCTATCACCAGCTCAGAAGGGACTGTATACCAATCCTTAAATGAGCTCAATCTATCATTCTCATCACGACCATAGTCCTGAAGGATGTATAATGGTTCTGATAATCCGTCAGTATAGAGTATTACATTATTATAAACGTGATCTACCCAATTGGGTAGTCTCCTAGTTGTCATAGGATGAAGATGGATAGGCTTCTGTCCATCAGTTAACTGACAATACACTAATGTATTCTTCGGACGGAAAGTTCCTATGAGAGTTTTATCCTCACTGTACCTCTCAATGAATTTTATATCCTTTAAATCCTTGATTACGTCGTACATATTTTGCAAGTTTATCTAAACAGATAATAACTATTAGTCTCGACTAAAATGAGCTGCCAGTGAATAATTAGAATTCTGACTAATTAATCCTGTATCTTTATACTTCTTCATGAGATCATTCAGCAATTTAGTACCTTCACTTAAGAATTCCTTCTCTATAGTATCAATCGATGATCTTGTTAATACTCTAGATCTAGCAGCTTCCTTTACTTCTGGGATCCTACTACTTAGGAATGTCAATACTGCTAACGAATCCTGTAATGATTCATCCCACATTATCTCACTATGGTACTTCTTGAAGTACTCAGAATCAGTGGTGATCGAGTAGGATGCTATGAAATCCTCAAGGTCACGGAATCTATTCTTCAGTACTATCCATGAATAAATGAGATGTCCACTATAGATTCCTAGCATAATATCATCCCCTCTCTTAAATAGAGGATTCATATACTTCTTGATCAACTCCTCTAGCTTTCCTGACTTCATAGAGTTGAAGAATTTCTCAATTCTGAACTTATTCTCTTTGAGAAATTTAGAATGATATCCACAGAAATCTCTGAAGGTGCAATTCTTATCCTTGAGTACTAGATTATTCTCTTCTACTTCTATATTACCATACTCAGGTCTACTATCAAAGAAATCAGTACTCAATGTCAGGAGTTTCAGAGTAGATTTATAAGTACTCATATAGCTATCTAGAGATACTGACTCAATAGCTACTGTATATACTGAATTCTGAAGATATCTATTCCTGAATACTACTTTCAAGTACGAATAAGGAGTCTCAGTTAGATCGGATATCTCAGGATGATCTACTTTTATCCAGATATATAACCTACGAGTAGATTTATTACCTTGATTATCGTACAAGTAGGTATCCTCAGGGAGATCCATCCTTAATTTCTTGTTGAATTTATCTATGGAATTAATATCATATACTCCATCATAGAATTCAGTAGTCCTAATAAGATTCGTGAAGGTCTTTATGGTATTGCAGAGAAATAGAGAAGCATTCATAATCCTATACAAATTTAGGTCTCAGAAATACCAAAGCTTCAGTAGGAAGTCTCAAATCAAAGATAGCTATCCCTACACTTTCTCTGAAGCTCGAAGACATCTCTCTGATATAGATAAATCCTTTCTCAGATGCAATTCTCACTGCCTCCTCCTGACTAGGTGCCTGAATGAGATCATAGAGGATCACCATCTCTCCAGGACGTCTTGTATACTCTACGAGATGATACTTGGGACGGTCCTGGTATCTCCTACCTTCTGAAGGAGATCCTGAGTTAGTAACAGAAGACTTCCTAGATTGATATCTTGGAGTATTAGTCTGTTCACCCTTCTTCTGAATCCTTTCATGGAATTCTTTCTTAGTATCTACAGCTTTCTTAGCTGCAGCTTTTACTTTTACTGCTTCCTCAGGTTTGAAAATATCTGACATCTTCAAGGTAGCAGTTTTGATAGGCTTTGGTTTAGGTTCTCTCTTTCCAGGGACTTTCAGTTCTCCTTTCTTTATGAGTTCATTCATCTCAGCCTTGCGCTCCCTCGCTTCTTCTTTTGAGAATGGACCTTCCATTTTGATAGCCCACTCCTGATGACCTTTACAGAAGAATTCAGTCTTTTCAGCTAACATTCCTCGTCTAGTGTCATAAATAACCCACCATTTACCAGCTGGTTTTTTAGTTTTCGTTTCTTCCATTAGTTCTGATTATATTTAGAGTTGTTCAATCTCTCTACTGCCAATTCTTCGGATATTCTCCTACTAGATTCTCTCACTCGATTTAACTCCTTAGAAAGTTCTGTATGTCTTCTAAGAAGATTCTGATACATGGGAGTTTGAACTACATCTTTCTTGTACTTCTCCAAGTCAGTTTCTAACTTAGTAATACGAGATCTGAGTTTGGATATTAATCCATGATCCAGTTCGTAGACATAAGATTCAAGTTCTCCTACTTTCTGATTTAGCTCACTCTTCTCCCTTCTCAGTCCTTCGATGATAGCCTCCTTGGGGAGTAGCATAAGGTCGTCAGTAATCCCCTTCAATTCATCGAGTTCTAGAAGTAAATGGCGTCTCTCATTTATACTGAGACTTCTGAAGTCTTTAATTATGATATCAAATTTAGGATTCCTGGTTCGTTTGGTCATGATCTAATATGTATAATTCTCTATCACATAATTTAGTGATATTAGAGATTCTCTGAGAAAATTTAGTAGTCACTGATGCATAATCATATAGAGCTGTTGAGTAGTCGTATAATTCTTTGCAGTATAAATAGAGTTTCTGAAGGAGTTTATCCTTCTCCATTAACTCTGTAGTCCAGTATTCAGTACAGACTTGATCATTAATGAGAAAATGATGCCATTTATTATCGTAGCCTAATGCCTCAGCTACTAAATGGTAATCGAAATCTCCTTCATACATACATCTAGTAGATCTTATGCTGAACTTTATCCTAGAATACTCAACAGTATATTTAGTAATACTATTTCCCTTTTCTTGAGTTATTGTCCCTCTAGTATAATCCTCTAGTATGCTATTCTTATCTAGTAAGTAGATTCTATTGATAGCTAAGTGCATCACTCTCCCAAAGTCCTTATCTATAAGATTAGGAAGTTTCTCCTCAGATGAATTCTTAGGTGAAGTCTCTTTAAGAGCTCTATTCACTGAATCTTTCTTCTTCTCAGGTGTCGTAAGTACCTTCTTCACTGGACGAATATAGATTCCTACCGATAATGAGAGAGCTACTATTGATAAGATTAATGATATAGATACTAAAGTCTCCATTAGTCTAGGTATTCAGGTTTATAACATTCAGGATAAATCTTCTTTCCTGCTTCTACTAATCTGGACCTATGATCGTCATCACCTAACATCCAAGTCATAGAAGATCCTCCCCATCCATGGCATACTATCCAAATCTGATAGTCATCATCTGTTATGGACTCAGGGAGATAGACTTCTTGACGATCTCCTTTTATGTCATCATATGCATTCTTTAATTTTATATCAGGAAATCTAGCAGTTATCTCTTCTATAAATTCTTTCTGATAACTAGGTCCATGATATCCTCCTCCTAAATAAACTAAATCCGCATATCTGTAATTATTCTCCATATATTTTATTTAGTTTGTTTCATTCATGGATAAGGTTCTCAAGGCTCGAAAGAATATAGAAGGACAATCGTCCTTCTATTGTTATACATTAATTCATTCAGAATCCTAATATAGAGAAGTACCTATATACCTCTTCGTATCCACTATCATAATGACGATCCTCAACTACATGAGCATCTTCGACTTTCGCTTCATCTACTTTCTTAGGTTCAATCTTCACTTCTTCAATAATCTCAGCTTCTGAAATAAATTCATGCATGGTATCTTTCATTTTAGTCCTCGTTGTTATCTTCAATTTCAGGTGATTTGAAAATATCATCCAAATCTTTCAATTCAACATCCTCAGTCTCAGACTTATGGGAGTGATTAATTGTCATCCTACTCATAACTGACGATGCGTACTCTTCCCATATCTTAGGTTCAGTAGTTTCGATGACTCCACCGTGAGGTAAAGTCACTCGACTCAACTTTCCTGATTTTCTCAAGTCTGACTCTAATTTCTTCATTCGTTTTAGTTGAGTCCTAGCTACATCATTGTCTACACAGTCCATATTATATTTCAGTTAGGTTGATTTGTACTCGGAGCGGGAGTCGAACCCGCAAGGCCATTACTGACCACTGGAGCTTAAATCCAGCGTGTTTTCCTAATTTCACCATCCGAGCATAGTGATTACTCTATATGTTTAGTAATCACCTCTACTTCAAAAGTCTTATTGAAGATAGTCCTCAGATACTTCAGTAGTTCTTTAAACTCCTTCTTAGTATCTTCTTTGGATTTGTCTCTAAGTCCATGCATATCAGTAATTACAATCTTGCATCGATCATAGTACCCAACTAGTTCAGTCCTCAGTTCATTAGGAAGATTATTTACTATACACTTCCTGAAGTCCTTCTTACTTAGGAGTCCTGATGAGATTCCAGGACATACATACTTATTCCTAGATGTAGCTCCAGGTCCGTAGATAGGACAGTTACTACAAGGATAGTTTGATGACTTCCCTTTCATAAGATCGACTATAGTATAGATGCAATCTCCTTCACTGCCAGTAATTCTGGGAGCTGAATCTAATGCAATCTGGAGTAATTCCTTGAAATTCGGTAATTCCTTATAAGTATATACTCCTAGTATAGCATTACAAGTTGACCACTGAGACATAATCTATAATTCGTCAGATAATCTTGAAATCTTCTCGAATTCATCCTCAGAAAGTACTCTGAGATCTGCAGTAGGTACTGACCTGAATACTGTTCTCCCCTTAGATTGGGATACGACTACAGCTTCTAGTATTCCACCTGACTTTACATATCCATCAATGAATCCCGTATATAATGAGTCATTAATCATGAATGCTACTTTCAGTCTGTTATTCTTCATACACAACTAAGGCTCAGGACGGTTACAGGAGGGTAATTTGATGGATAAAGATAGGAGTGCCGATTCGGCACTCCTACTCAATATTATTGTTTGATGTTCCAGATAGGAACTGTATTCCCCATCATCACATCTATGTTTACATTTGGATTATTCTTGATCATTTCGATCTTCTGAATCTCGATATCCAGAGCCTTTAACTGAATGAATTGTTCAGCACTCAGATTCATCGTTTGCTGGTATCTCTTATCAGCAATAGCACGGAGATACTCAGTTTTATCACGTTGTTTCTGCATTTCCTGTTTCATTGATTCAGTCTGAGATTGCTGCATATAGATTGCAGTATTGTTCAGCTCCTCAAGGACTCCTTCGTTGGGCTTAGCCTTATCTACGATGACATTGGTGATCTCGATAGGAAATTCCTTTCTCTGACCACAGAAGTCAACGTATCCCTTTAAGTCCTTCATGATATCGACTTTAACCGTATCATAAATCTCTCGTTCAGAAATCAGGGATCTCATATTATAAGTCGAGATAAAGTTCCTGACTCTTTCACGGAAGACCTCCTTGATATTATTATCGTACCAATCCTGCCCATAATTCTTATGGAGGATCGGAGCCTTCTCAGGAATAACTCTGATAAATACATGGGCAGTCATATCGAGAGGAGTGCCATCATCCGATGCAATATCATCGAAAGTTTCACTGTACTTCTCGATAACTGATTTGTAGACGATGAGATCAGTAGATGCTACCATCCACTCTGATCCTTCCAGAAGAGGAGTCATTTCTACTCCACCACTTCCGAAGAACCAAGGTTTCTTGACGAATACCCCTACTTCATCACCCTCCACCTTAGCAAGAGAACAGCTAGTGAGAGTCATAGCTACTAAGGCTACTACACTGAGTTTGAATAGTTTGTTCATAATAAGTTTGTTAATTAAATTTAGATTAAATCCCATATGTCAAAATCCAATTCGTCCAGCATCTTCTCGTTCTCAGGATCAGGTCCTTCTAGTATAGATTCAGCCACTTTCCTAGCTGCTTCTAGTACCTCAGGATCCTCTCTAACGTTCACTAAATTATCTGTACTCTTTAATAAGTTCTCCATGTCCAAATGCCCATTCATAATCATCTATCCTACTAATAGGAATCCACTTACACTCCAGGACTTCGTTATTCTCAGAGTGAGAGGTATTAGTAGGTACGACACAAGTCAGTGTGGTTCTGTATCTAAACGCTACATTCTGGTGAGGTTGATTAGGATCAGAATTGATCTTCATCAACTGCAATGATCCTTTCTGAACCATTACTCCAGTCTCCTCAAAGATCTCTCTTCTGCAGCATTCCTCGAGAGTTTCATCATAGTCGAGATATCCACAAGGGCAGCACCATTTACCTGGATCGTCAGCCTGAGAGCTTTGACCAGATCCTCTACGTACTGCTAGGATACAGAGTTCCTTTGTATTGAAGTCGAATGCGTACACAAATCCTACTGTACACATGCTTCTACTTATCCAGTATTTCTTACCTTTTATTTCTATACAGGTATTTTCCATACACAATTAAGGTTCTACAGGGTTAGTGGGAATATCATCGATCTCCCAGAGATCATCATTATACTCCTTTAACTTTCTGAGAGGTTTGATCCATCTAGGATCTCTTGCTCTTAATCCATCTATGACTTCTCGATAAGTCCATGAGTTCTTCTGAAAAGCTACGGGACTGGCTATCATGACATCATCGAATGAGTGGAGTCCATCTAAGCACTCCTTTTCGATTCTATCAGCTTCCTTATCTACTAACTCACTAAAGGTTATGTGTTTGTAATGCATCTTTGTCAATATTATCTTCAACTAGATCATCCCATTTGATAGCACGACCATGTCTATTAGTCACTATGTATCCTTGAGGAGTACTGATCAATTGAATGTACTTCATCTCCCAGTAGTTGGCATCCTTAATACCGAAGTTCAGCATCCTCCATTCAGCTTTCCCTCCAGTGATAGTTTCCAGGTTCTTTATCCACTTCTCAGCAAACTCTCTGGATCTACAGAATCTATCTGGATACTTTAGAACCTTATCGTATTCAGATAAGTTTATGTCAGTCAATTCAATAAAGAAAAAGTCCCTAGTATCGAACCTGACACTAGGGAACTTCTCCAAATTCAATTCATCTATGTATCTCCAGTCACTCATCTTTATAGTCTTCTGGTATTAGGTCGCATTTCTTAAGATCCCAGCATGCACATTTGATAGGGTACTCTTCAGTCCAATTCATCCCTTCGTACACACATTTCTCCTTAGGAGATCCTATCTTACAGTGATCACCACAGGTGAATTCTGATAGTTTGTAGATAACATCAGTAGGTTTCCCTTCCCAGATATCTTTGCTATGTTCATCAGGATTTGGATGACCTTGAGTGTACCAACTTAGGCAATACTTGTGAGGAACTTCTTTATACAAGAATGCATACTCTATATAGCACTTTCCTTCATCATTCTTCCTAAGGTATACGTACTTCTCAGGATCAATCCTAGATACCTCAAATAGATTAAGTTCCTTTAACGCTCTAAGAGCCAATCTTCCATCAAGAGTTCTCTTGAGGTCGATTCCTTTCCTGACTAGTTCTTGGATAGCGTTCAATGGAGCTGACTTCTTGGTATACCTACTGCACTCCCAGTCTATCATCATTGCCACATAATCCTTCTTCCTCCATCCTCTGTACTCCAGATGATGATTGGAGTTGGATCTATGGAATCTCTGAATAGTCTTGTAGGGGACTCCGAATAATCTTAGCCAAGGTTTGTACCAATCGTGAAATAAGTACTTGAATTTCCAATGTCCCAGTACTAGAGCAGTCATTTGGAACGCTGCCCAATGAGCTGCCCAGTACGGGAACGTTGATCTCTGATCCTTAGTGAACATCTTTCAGAATATTGCTCAGATGTTTCTCCTCAGTCACCAGCATTGTATCTACTCGTTCGATATCCTCGTTAGTTACTTCCAGAGTACTCATGATAGCTTTCTTGAATCCTTCCAAATGACGAATAGCAGTTTCATAAGCTTTCTTAGATGCTTTTGCTTCAGCGATCTTCTTACCCAACTTCTCATCGAACTTGTCATCTTCATGACATTTAGCTACTCCAGTAACCGTGAAGTATACTTCAGCTTGACCATTTGCATACACGAGTTTGCAATCGATCGTGCACTTCACTACTTTGTCATTGTACACTCCGAATTCAGTAGTTTGATAGAGTTTCATAATTTTAAAGATTTATATTGGTGATTAAATTTCGTCAGGTGATTTCGTCTTCTCAATCTGTATCATTGATCTTTCATCATCAACGATCCTCTCATATCCTAGGAATCCTTCATTCCTAAAGGCATCAATATTGACATCCTTATCTATGAGAGTAGTAGGATGGATGAGTCTAAGTCTTTTCTTAGTTACTCGATCCGCCAGTATCCTTAGATTTTTCTTTGCCATCTTTATTCTTCTTTTCAGTTGATCCTTCAGTTGGATCCTTGACTTCTACTTCTCTCTTGAAGTAGTATCTGAAGAATGGGGATCCGATGATTCCCACCAGTTCCCATCCTTCTTCACCTAGTTTATTCAATCTCTGACGTTCTACTACGTCAGTAGAGATAGGAATCTCAGTTACTATCTTATATTCGAATACTTTATTCATTATCTTCCTTCCAGTAGCAGTAGAGGCAACGATTAAGGCATCTACTTGGTTTGACTCCTAGTATTTGTTTCTTAACTAGACAGGTGCATCCTTTTCTAGTTCCATTCAGTTTCAATTCATAGTCAGTGTCAGTCTGTCCCATCATACTTATATCAAATGCTGAGACACATCCAGTCTTAAATATGAATTCATCACTGAACCTTGATTCTGCACAGGACTCAAATATGAAGTTATACTTAAACTCTGATAGAAGTTCTTCAATCTTATTGAAATACTCCTGAGGAGCATGGAACGTAGAATAAGGCACCTCTATACCTGCAGTTTTGAATCTCTTCCTTACATGAGGATACATATCAATCATACTAATTCTCACTCTGGGAGGATCTTCACTGGTCCATAGTTTCTCATCACTGATCAGTAATCTGTAGTGATGGAGTACATAGTAGAGATTGGCTACTGAGTACTTTAAGAATGGAACTATAGGATCCACTCTTAGTACTAATTGATCAGGAGGCCATCCACTCTTTAGTAGATTGACTAGCTTATCCATCTCATTCAACCACAAATCCACCTTAGGTTCCAGAGGAGTCCCTCCGTTTCCTGTGATGGTATAGTGGAGTAAGCATCTATGTTTGTTCCTGAGAAGTACCTCCTTTAATGAAGGAGTCAATCTCTTAGTTATTATAATATTTGCATCCAATAACTTTGATTCCAAATCAGGAACAAAACATGGATCGTAAGTCTCAGTGACTCCTATTTGTTTCATCGAGATAATAACTTAAATGAGTCAGTTATATTATTCAGGACCGTATCCAGTATTAGATTCTTAGTAAATAGATTAAGAGCACTTTTGGACTTAGTATATAGAAATATTCTTGAGCATACTTTAGTCCCTTTTATATTTCCTATAATACTACTATCATCTAGCACCTCACTATTCCATTTCCTGTATCGTATACTAGTGACACATTTAAAGAAATCATCATAACGAAGGGAATATTCTACTAGATCGTAGATATATGATCCTTTGTACACTGATATCATTGATCTCTCCCAGTCTATTATAAGATCCCCAGTTTGCACTGATCGTAATTTAGAAAATGAACTAAATTCTAATCTCATAGAGTTCATTTATATCCAATCCTACGATTTTTGTAGGATAATCTTCGTAGAAGTAGTGCTTATGATAGTGACCATGAAAATGGTATTCTATCTTCTCACTATAACTGAGGAGATGAATCAGGTAGTCCATTTTCTTTCTCTCATCCCAGCATTTCTCCTGTATCATAGGATCGAACTTAAAGTCCTCATCTTTCAGTCCACCTATAGTCTTATTGGTATTACCTGCATAGGTAGGAGCTATGTGAGACGCTATAATATTAATAGGAGGATGATCTGGCATATCTTCACTCTGACATTCAGGGTACTGATTTAGGATCCATTCATAGATGTCTGTCTCTGGAAGGTAGAATTCTTCACCATAAAATATGTCGTCTCCATACCTCCTATTGCTCCTATCATAAGAAGTAGCTCCTCCCATACAGAGGACTACATGATTCTCCTTAGTTCTGAAGATATCATAATCATCTGCAAAGATAATCCTTCTGAATCCAGTTGCTAAGGATTCAGATACTGATTTAGTATCATGAAAATACCTGGGATCATCATGATTCCCACGTATCAGCACTATTACTGAGTTATTGGAATCTAGGACTCTCTGTACTTTCGAGAGCTCCCTCTCATAATATCCAGGTTTGCAGAATCCTACTCCTACATCTCCACATAAGAAGATCACTGAGTTCTTGGCATACTTGATAACCTTATCAGATATCACAGAGAAGTCTCCATGAATATCTCCTAGGAATGACGTTATTTCACATTCAGGAAATTCTTGTTCTAAGTCTATGTACTTAGTTTGATATTTCATTTATCATTAAATTTCATTTCACAAATAAGGTTTGAAACGGTTTAGTGGAGGTGAATAATGGAGGAGTTCAATACTCCTCCATTTACTCTATGCTTCACACTCAGTAGGAGATTCAGTACTCTCCTCCAATTTTCTCTTCCAAGGTTTCTCAGATTCAGCTGCCTTGAAGTTATAGGCTGGATTGATGATATCCATGATCTCTACTGTATCTTTGATATTCTCAATGATTTCATCCATAGGTTTATAGACCATAGGAGCTTCATCAATAGTATTCTCATTGACTGACCAGGTAGAAATTCCTTCCATAGATTTCTGGAAATCCTCAAGTTTTAAGGTATCAAAAGCTTTCTTCCTCGACATAAGCCGTCCCGCTCCATGACATGCTGATGAGTTCCAGTCAGGATTTCCTTTCCCTTCACATATTAACGCGCCGTCCCGCATATTGATAGGGATAATAAGAAGCTCTCCTTCCTTAGCAGAAACAGCTCCTTTACGTATGATATTGGATTCTAGATCTATGTAATTATGCATAGTCTCAAAAGTTCCTACGTCAGTCCATCCCATCTTCTTAAAGATGATGCTCTTAATCAATCTACGATTGATCTGAGACCACTTCTGACAGATCCTCATATCATGAAGGTAGTCCTCCCTCGATGATCCTTCTAGCCAACATAATTCATCAGGAACTCCAGGATTCACTGCACGATAATTTCTATGCAGTTCAGCAATAGCTTCTTGAATCTCAGACTTACGACCTGCAGCTTTATACTCAGCTATGATCTTATTCTGTCCCTCGATGACCTTATCCCACCCTGACATATTCTTTATGGCAAGCTTCTGATAGAACTCAGCTACCTGCTTACCTAAATTCCTACTGCCAGTATGGATCACTAGATAGACTTCATAAGTTATCTCAGAATAGTCGACTTCAATGAAGTGATTACCACCTCCAAGAGTTCCAATTGATTTGTGAATGTAGTTGGCATTCTTTATTTCTCTATAGCACTTCAGACTGAGGACTAGGTTCTTAGCTTCATCATACATAGGCCAGAACTCTTCATCCATAGATCCCTTTCCCATCTCACGATTCATCATACCGCTAGGTATGTTCTCCTCAATGACCTTCTGAAGTTTAGGTAGATCGGTATCTCCAGCAATCCCTGAGCACAGCATGCCGCACCCAATATCCACCCCGACGATGTTAGGGATCACTCTATTTCCCAAGTCGGCAGTGAATCCTATAACACATCCCTTGCCACTGTGTACATCTGGCATGATTCTTACTTTGCATTTACTGAATGCAGGGATAGAAACAAGCTTCTTTATCTGCTCAATAGCTTCATCTTCTACATTATCAGTGAAGATCTTTACATCATATCCATCTATAGTCTTCATTCTAGATCTGTTTAATAGTTATAGAGAAGATAAAGTTCTCAATATCCTGAGTGTAGATGACCTCCACACTATGTTCAGTATATTGATACAGAACTTCCGTGATCATCGATAATGCACCTACTGCATAGTCGAGTTCAGTGAATTTGTACGTGTCATAATTTGACTGTCTATCCAAACAGTAAAGTATCTCATCGTATCTACCTTCGATTAGTGATTTAATCTCATCAAATAAGTTTTTCATTATGATTTTATTTAGTTTCATTCACGAATAAGGCTCAGGAGGGTCAATGAGAGTGAAGAAAGACTGGAGTCAATTGACTCCAGTCTTATAATTTAAATCATGGTAGGGAACTTGGGTAAGAGTGATCTCTCCATTATATCCTTGATCTCATCAGGATGAAGATACTCCATCATCACTTTGGTAATCACTTTCTGAATCCCTAAGAACTCTAGGTACTTAGAACTGCCTCCATGATCATGCATCCTGAGCGTCAGTAAATCCTGAAGTTTCACTAAATCATCGTCAATACGATCTCCTTCGTACATCCCTACATTAGTCATTGGACTTATGTGAGATCCATTCTTGATCGTTCCAAGTAGGATCTCTAAGTCCTCCATATATTTAGATAACTTTTTCAGATCAGAAGTTTCTCTGAGTTCAGAGATGACATTCCCTAATCTATGTAGATCATACCTAAAAAGTTTATCACTGACTAAATCAGCTACCACCTTTACTGAATGATAGAGTTTAATGGATGCAAGTCCAAATTCAGGAAGATTCGCTGAGCATTTGTCTATTGATTTATAGTAAGAGATATGATCACTCACCTTTTGGATAATTCCTTTATAGAGGTCAGAATCAGATGTGTCCTCACCACCGTTATCACTCCTCAAAGGAGTGACTGACTCTACTTTCTTAACAGGCTCAGGAGCTACGATCTTCTCAGTGACTCTGCATTCTGTCACTTTCTTCTTTACTACCACTCCTCTCATAAGAGATACGACTTCTTTAGTAAATTTCGATATCATCCTAGAGAGTTCGACATACTTCTTCTCCTCTAGAATGGACAATAACGCCTTAGCTACTCTCTGGTCGAATTCAGGTAGCAGATTAAACTCCTTCTTATCCACTAAAACTCTCAGTTTGGATTTCATATAGGAGTACTTCTTACTCAACTCCTTAGAGTTGTAACCCATAATATTGAATGACAGCTCGGACAATCCAGCCACTACCTTGGAGAGATTATCATCCTCCAATGCATTCTTGAGGATTCTTGATCCTAATAGGAAGACTTTTCTTAGAGATTCTTCCATATTATTAGTATCAATACTCCCTATGAACTCTTTTAGGTCTCCTCGAATTTTATTGATCGCATCATGATCAGACTCTAGAGATGAATCAGGATTTATCCTACCTCCCTCTAGTAATAATGCACCAATAGGCTCCTGAGATACATTCAGAAGGATCCTGTATACATTAATATAGAACATATCGATACTTGGAAGAGGCATCATAATCTTGGCATTAATGTATTCTCCTAGTATCTTGAGTTTCCACTTCAATAAGAGTTTTATGGAGAATTCAGGATCCTCCTTCTCAGATATCTCTAACAATCGCTTCATATCCTTCCCTAGAGATGACGAGGTAATAGTCTTAATACTAAGAAGATAGTTATTCCTCAGCTCATTAGTAGAGTCTCCATCAAGTTTAGATAACTCTTCAAGAATAGGGACTTTCACTGACTCCACTGCAGTCTGTACTTTATCCTCACTTACATGACAAATCTCTATGTTACTAAGAATAGAGGATAATCTTAGGAGTAGATTCTTGATACTTTCATCAGCATCCTCCTCACGACCTTCCTCTATATTGTTCAGATATTTCTCAAACTTGAGTCTGCACTTAACTAATACAATACTAGTCAGTCTATAATCACCTCTATCGAATGAATCTTTGATCTTCCTCAGATTACTAATAATAGAATCTTTCAATGGTTTTATACTACTCATTATCTTGATTTATTATTTATCATATCACCGATAAGGGTTTCAAGGCTCAGGTCGATAAAGAATGGACTGAGGATTAATCCTCAGTCCATTGAATTGCAGATCTAATTGAGTCATCTAAAGATCTAGTAGGTTTCCATCCAGTGAAACTCATGAGTTTCTTAGGATCACAGTACGATCTAACTACATCCCCTGATCTTCTGCCTACGACTTTGTAGTCAAGCTTATCACCAGATACCTCCTCGTAAGTTCTGATCATCTCCAAGACAGATACTGGAGTTCCAGTCCCTACATTAAATACATCATAGAATCCCTCAGTTCTACTCAGTAATGAATTCAGTAATGCTACGTGAGCTACTGCTAGATCATTCACATCTATGAAATCCCTCTCACACGATCCATCCCTAGTATCGTAGTCAGTACCATATACTTCAAACTTCTCCCTTTTACCATTGGCAAACTCCGAGATACATGTCAGTAAGTTATTGTTCTCAGAATGCTGTTCACCTAGTAATCCAGATTCATGAGCTCCTATCGGATTAAAGTACCTCAATGATACTCCACGAATCCAATTATATGATCTACACACATCTCTAAGAAGGTCTTCACAAATCCTCTTGGTATTGGCATAGGGACTCTCAGGTTCTAATCTAGGAGATTCCTCAGTTAAAGGCATTTCAGTAGCATTCCCATATACTGAAGCACTGGATGAGAATAAGATAACCCCATTATAATATGATTTTACTATTGAATCCAATACCGTAGAAAAGCTCCCTAGATTATTCCCGTAGTACTTCATAGGATTCTTTATAGATTCAGGTACAGATTTGAATCCTGCAAAGTGGATAATCCCTACTGGAGTGTGGCTGAAGAGGACTCTGGATACATTATCTATAGAAACAGGTTCTTCAATTATCTCGAGTTTCCTACCTGGATACTCAAGAGCTAAAGACTCTAGGGAGATCCTCTGGAACTTTGATGAGTTACTAAGATCATCTATGATCACTACATCATAACCTGATTTGATCAATTCTAACGAAGTTATAGATCCTATGTACCCACATCCTCCAGTGACTAATACATACTCACTCATATTACTTGTAGTATGAATTGAATGCATTGGGACTCATAATCTCAGTAGTGACATTCCCTATGAAGGATTCAAGATTGTACTTATTACAATAGGAGATCATAGTTCTCAGATAATGTTCAAAGTTCTCTATCCATCCCTCTAGTGAGTACTCTATCTTAACTATCCTAGTAATACCCTCAGAAGTCTTCAATTGTCCTTTTGTCATCATAGGACTCATTTCCGACTGAGCCCTCTTCGTGGACATACCATAATGCTCCCTGCATAATTTATACTTCTTCCAAGGATAATCATCTAATCCTTGAGTACCTGGATTTTCCTTCCAGGTCCATCCTGGATCAAATCTAGATACTGGATATATCTTACCACTATTAACTCTAACAGTTCCAGCAGCCTCCATGGCTTTAGAAAAAATTTCTCCTAGCATAACATAGTCGGCTCCTAATGCCAATGCCTTCAGAATATGATCATAATTTTTCATCCCTCCATCGGCTATTAGCTTAGGGATTCTGTATACTGGACCAAAAGTTCCTCTATACCAGTCATCTCCTTTAACTAATCCTTGTATCTCTTGTCTAGCATTGGCTATTAATGATCCCATAGGATAATGGACTCCCGAATTAGCTGAAGTAGTACATACATTTCCAGATCCAATTCCTAATCTCACATAATCAATCCCATGAGCAGCATAATCCCTAACAGTCCTGGGATTAGCTATATTCCCTGCCATTAACTTCAAGGATTCTCCATGTTTCTCTCTGGCTCTTCTGCATAAATCAAGAAGTTTCTTCATATGACCATTGGCTATATCAATTAGAACCCATTTAATCCTATCATTCAAGAATTCATCAGATAGGACAATATAGGATTCAAATTCAGATAGAGACATGGCTATCCAAGTTCTGTAGATAAGATCTAATCTAATCTCTAACTTGGAGGTTCTAGGTATGATTGCATCAATTCCTTGATTTGTAAATACTGTAAAGTTGGTCTCATTCACCACTGAAGCCATGGGAGCAGTGAACAGAGGAAGCTTTCCATCACTATACCTTACCGAGATATCTCTGCGATGCTCTACATCAGATACCTCCTCAGGTATTATACATATATCATTTAGTCCGTATAGCATAAATGTTTAGTTTGTTATCATTCTATTATCTAAATCCTGCATCAAACGTAAATATTGGAGTAGTATAGCAGTCGTCCTTCGATAGTTCACTACCATCAGGATAATTTATACTAGATATGGTAGCATTATAAATGGGAGCTAGTAGCTCTATACCAGTGGCATTAGTTTCTAGAGTAGCTAGTAACTGATCAATGCCTACATGATCCCCTACTACCATCTCTAATCTAAGCTCGTTATAATCGGATGCTCCGTAATTTGAATCCCATACTTCTGGATTATCAGTGATACCAATCTGGCAGGATTTCTTCCCGTTATAAAGACTATACCACATAATTCCTCCAGGTCCTACCATATATGGTTCCATATAAGGAGTGAGTGGACTAGTCGGAACCTGAGTACCATATCTACTATTACATTCTGACGCAGTCATCTCATTATTATACATGAGGAATTCTGTTATCTCAGGAGGAGTAGCCCCCCCCCTTTGTTCTGAATAAAGAATGATTTGTTCATAATAATTACAGATTATGATAGGAGAATGCATAAATGCATCCTCCTACCTAGTTAATTTAGGCTATTTAGAGTCCTCTTTCCTAGTGAAGAGTCCTGCAATTGTCTTAATGATAAACATGATCGACTCAAGCAACTTCTGAACGTAAGGTACGTCATAGAGTCCATTAGATGCAAGACCTACACCAAAACCTGTAAGAACTGTAAATGTCCATCCTTCCCATACAGGAAGAGTGGTGAATACTTCGAACAATCCATACCCACCTATCATACCTACTACAGATATGAGGATAGATAGTACCCATGCAATTACTTGCTTCCAGGTACCATTGGCTTTGAATAGTTCTACTATCCAATTAGTCACTAAGGTGACTACACCCACCATCGCAGCAATGGTAGCAAAAATTTCAACAAATGATATCATAATTAATGTCATTAATAGGGATTACTTTCCAATAATTCAAAGGATGAGCTTAGATCATCCTATTATACTAAATTAATATTTATTGTACCAGAAATCGGATTTTCTATCATTGAATTAGAGTTAGGAGCGTTGATATTGAATATCAGTAGAGTATTCGTTCCTGCTAATACTCCTATAGTATACACTCCATTGGAAATCATAGGGAATTCAGTCTCTATGGACTCAGATCCTAAAAATTCAGTATACGAAGGATTAGTATCCTTAGGATTCAATGTAATTTGTACTGAATCAGATACATTACCTAGGAGGAATGTGAAGGTAGGAGGTCGCAGCTCAGGAGGTATATTACCGACTTGAAGAATAATCCCGTTCAGATCCTTTGGATGAATTATCTGAATGACATCATAACTCAGAAGAGAATGCTTAATTCCCTCAGCAAGATCGATTATATATGGAGTCTTCTCTCTTACTATATTCTGGCTATTAAATAATACTTCGCTCATAAAACTTTGGAGTTAATTTTATAACAATTCCTACATACTGATTTATACTTATCATTACCTCCTATATCCACTGTAGATGATGGATTAGGGTTTATACTACCATCTTCTCTCGTCCTTGCATTGAAGATAGTCTTGTTTCCACATTCACACATTGACTTAAGCTCCTCAAGAGTATCTGCTAATTCGAATAATCGTTTTGAACCTTCAAACATCCTAGTATTAGCTGCGGTTCTTAAACCATAACAGACGACAAAATGACCTAGATCTGCCAACTCAGCTAATTGCTCTACTTGAAATTCAGTAAGAAATTGAGCTTCATCAATGAGAATAGGCTCCCTTACGATTTCATAATCCCTAGGGTCATTAAGGAAGAATACTGAATTAATAGTAGTCCTGGATCCATCAGGATTCTCAAAGATCAATCTTTGATCTCCCTCAGTGAATCCTAAAAACTTCATCGCAGAGGTCGCTTTTGTATTCAGAAGATCCATTATAGAATCTTCTGGTTTAATCATTATACAGTCTTTCTCAAGACCTGGAATCCTAGAGGAGATCTTAGATCCATCCCTAGTATCGATTGAAGGTTTCATGAGGATAGGATGCTTCCCCTTCTCCTCAAAATTATATGCAGTCATTAGGAGATGGGCACTTTTAGATGATCCCATTGTTCCGTACCTAAATAATAATTTTCCCATCTTTCGCTAATTCTAAATATAATTGTTCTACCTCTGATGTATAGAGATTTATAAGAGACTTCAGTTCATCCTGGCCTCCTATGATGACCGGATTGATGCACTTTATCTCTATATCTACTCCTTTGTACTCAGGTGAGATACAAGTAGCTATAAGATTTAATACATCATCTCCGCATCTTTCATCCATATTTGATCTGTATACATCTATCACTCTGGATATACTAGCCCTATCTATACTACTGGATATTCTGATGTAGTGAACTAATATAGTCTTCATGACTTTTCAATATTATAGTCGCTACACTTCAATCCACAGAATAAAAGGAACATACTAACTTCCTTCTGAGCAAATGACATAGAGCAGTGGAGAACTTTCCTTACTCTCGATATAGCCCAAGTCTTAAATTCGTTCTCCTGAGCCATAGTCCAAGTATAATGTTGATACCATGGTTCTCCTTCTATCTCAGGGTTATTGACTACATACTCATAGTCAACCTCATACGGCTCTAGCATTTTGTTTACTAATTCCACCGTCAGTTTGTGATACTTCGCTTCTCTCATAGTTGGATAGCATTATAACTCGATCACGAGTTAGTTTGTCAAATAGTTCATCAGGAATATTGATAGATTCCCGATTCTCTGATACAAATATTATTCCATTAACCAATGTCCTATATCTGAATCTAAACCTAGAAGTTATCCTGCAGAATTCTCCTGCATGATATCTAGTATCAGTATAGCACTCGATGTAAATCGGATGGTCATCAGTCGATGCAGGTGCCTTCAACTTTAACTTATTGAATTTCTCCTGATCTACTTGGAGCACTTCCCTAGGATCCTCGATACTATTAGTACACCAGTAGGAGCCGTTGGCTCCCTCGGTCATGATTAACTTCATCAGTAATGGTATTTATTTTAACTTGATAGTTTTGAGTTCGTTTCTGAGTATATCATATACTATCTTATTCCAAGTTTCATATGAGTACTCTCCATCCTTCAGGTCAGATCCTCTAGTCCAAGTTTCTCCTGGTAAGGACTTCCTACAAGAACTGAAGGCTCCCATATACTTATCACTAACTACTATAGTATACTCATGTGATTCAGTGAAGAATTTTATCCTATAATGTTTAGGATCCACTTTGGTCACTAGATCTGGTAGTTTCTTGAGGATCAATACACATGAATCCACATTACCGTATCTGACCAAAGATTTTAGCCAAGATCTTAACTCTGGATACTCTCTATTGAGATCTTCGTTATCTGAAGTTATAATAGCATAACCTCGTTCTGAATAGTAACCTCTAATGCTATTATACTTGTCCTGTTCAGTAGTACCATTAACTGACTTATTCGACATAATGATTTGTTTATTAACGATTATTTAAGTAAGAACTCCTTGCTTCAGTAGTAAGGGTCAAAGCCTAGCAGAAACCTCTTTTCATCGAATAAAAAGAAGTACTAACCGAATTCGGTTAGTACTTAATTTCCGGACTTAATCCTCATCCTCCAACTTGGAGTCGAGTTCGTTCAGTCTCTTCAGGATATCATCCTGGCTCATGTTCTTCTTGTTCTCGAGATCCTTCTGAGCAAGGATATCCATGAGAAGTCGACGCTCCTCAGATACCTTACTACGAGCTTTGAGTTTTTCAGCTTTATCGAGTTTGTACTCGATAACTCTCTTCAGAATATTGAGTTTCAGTTCCAGCTCAGAGTCAGATTTCGACTTCCTGTTGATGAAAGATTCCTCCTGGGACTCCTTCAGTTTCTTGTTCACTAACTTGGCCAGATTGTCCAGAGAGTCCAGTGATAATCCCCACAGATCCTCCGTGGAAAGTAATCCTTTGTTAGACTCAAATCGTAATTTAAGTCTTGATGCTTTTTCAAACATGCTAAGTTTAATTTAAAGTTTGTTACTGTATAGGTTATCCTACATTTACTTTCAAGGTCCTCTTGAATGCTCCTTCTACTCTTACATAGAAGCTAGTCTTCTTAGTATCCGAGAATCCCAGTCCGCTGAGCTGATTATCGCTATCTGAAACTTTCAGTTTACTGCCTAGGACCTCGAATGCTCTCTTCTGCTTGAGGAGGTCGTCAATCAAGAACTCATTGAAGATCCCTCGAGGATTCTCATCATTCTTGCAGTCCTCAAGGAAGAACATATAGTGCTTATTCCCGATTCCTGGAGTAGACCAGTGATTAGGGGATAAGCTGATCAGTCTCACCTTGTGGTACTGATTAGTCTTGATCCCCCATTTCTCCTTGGTCGGAAGTTCTGACTTAAAGTCAGTGACCATGGTCACTCCACTGGTTTTCGAATAGTCGAAATAAATCGACTTATGGAAGGATTGATTCTTAGGAGAATTTTTGAATTCATAGTGATAAGTCTGTCCTTGGCACTCTACTTCCACGATGAATCCTGTGTCCACTCTCTCACGGAGACAGAAATTATGGATCTTGATCTCGTATCGTCCTTCCAGCATCCTAGACTTATTGGTCCAGATGACATTCTCTACAGCATTTCTGGTCATACCAGATCCTGCGTTCATATCTATATCCAGTTGACCTCCCGATCTGTTAGATGTCTTATGGTTGAACATGATCTCTTCTCCAGTAGGTTCTACTACATGAAGATCAAGATCATCATAGTTGAACCATGACAGAGATACTCGAAGCTCTCCTTCCACATTCCCTCCTGCAGCCTTTACTTTCTCCTTGATAGAGTCAGTAACTCCATTCGTATATGCCCAAGAGAAAGGATTCTTCCACTTGAACATGGACGGAGCATCAGCATTCACTGCAGTGATGAGGCTCACTAGATTATTCATATGCTGATTCTCGAACATCACTTCGATAGACTTGCAGGTAGGGACTACCTTACTGAGGAAGTCACCGATAGAGATCTCCTCAACTTTCGAAGAATTCTTGGGAGTAGCTGCTACAGTGGATTTGGACATCTCATTGAAGATGTCTTTCATGTTACTGATCTTATCTATGAATAAGACATTATCAGTCTCCAGATCCTCAGGAGTAGCGAACCTACGATCTAGAGAATCCATGAATCCCATAGATTCTACAAGCTTCCTAGATTCCTCTACCATCTTTTTAGTAATGATGGGTGCAGGACGCTTGTAATTCGTAGGAGCTACTACTGACTCAAATGCGGATACTGCCCGATCCAGTTCCATCCCTTCTGATATATTTACCAGAAGAGTACCAATCGAGGTATTCTTAATCCTGCAGATAGAGTCATGAGTAGCATCTGACATCTCCCAGCAGTATCCATCTTTCTTCTCCTCAGGGAGTTCCAGATACTGAGTCTGAAGTTTCTTGAAGGATTCTACTAGTCCTTTGAATTCATTCCCACGATAGAGTGAGTTCTGAGCGATCAACTCCAATACAGTATCTACTGCATCAGGAGTCAACTGATCAAATGAGTTCTTCAGGACTTCTTTCTTCGATCTGAAATTGGCCTTGTCAGAGTCTACTGTAGTCGAAGTACGATGCACGAATCTCTTATCCAGTTTGAGGAATAAGTGATCCCATGTGGTAGTGGTCCCGTCCTCATGCCTCTGGATACTACTGAAAGTTCCTAATTTAGGAAATTCATTCAGGAATACATTTGAGATAGGAAGAGAGTGCACGTACTTTCTGAGATTCTCTACTGACGGAGCGTACAGTTCATCTACTTGCAGGTCATCCCAGATTGATACTATTTCATAATTCTCTATCACTACAATCCCTCCATATTGTCTCAGGAAGGATTTGCAGCAATTACATGTATGACCTTGTCTCTCATCGGGATCAGAGAATCCGTTCAGATACTCCTCATAGATACGATCTCGATCTACGTTTACTTCATACAATCTCGACTTCCCTTTGGACAGTCGTTCAAAATTGGAAATTAAAGAATCCCTGAAATCTCTGAATTCTGACATACTAGATCTAGTTTATAATTATAGGTTGTTAATATCTTTTATCAAAGAGTCTCTTTCTTGACTGGTGATCATACCAAATCCTGATCTGATAGCAGAGTAATAATCAAACTTCAAAGTCCCTGTATCCTTATTAAATCCACAATAAACACTACAAGGTCGATAAGGACCTGCATCGATCTCCACTACCTTAATCTTAGGATTGTCTACTTTAGTCATCAATTCCTTGGTGTACCTCTCAAAATACCCATCAAAATCTCTTATAATTTTATACTCAATCATATAAATTGGTTAGGTTTATTCATTCAAAGGTAAGGGTTAGGGGGGGTCACTAGGAGCGGGAGTCAAAAGAAATAACAGAGCTCGTATGAGCTCTGTTATAAGAATCTAGTCACTAATAAAGTACTGAATAGCGACCAAGATGAAGGTAAAGTCAAAGACCAGTTCTTCCTCAAAGACAAAGGCGAAGTCATCTCATGCATTAGTGTATAATCTCCATAATTATAGTGTAATAGCATAATTTGATTTACTTTGAAGAACCGACAGTGAAATGTTATAATTTCTCACTAAGTCACATACGTGAGGGTAGCGAGACTCTTCATAATGGCTAGAATTTTGCAGATTCTAAATTATAATAAGTCAGCACTTTATCAGCACAAAGATCAAGAGTGGTACTAGAGTCGCACCACCGCATGATCACCTAGAAAGTAGTTAGAGATTATTGATCTTCTCAAATGTATCCTTGAGGTCATTTGGGATAATAATCTTGAGATTCGATACTCTGACATACTCAGTCTCAATAGCTTCCTGAGCCATTTCAGTTAGCTTATCGTTATACTCGTTATACTTATCTCGTTTCTTACGAAATTCGATAGTAGATGCGTCATTAGCCTCCTGACATGCAGTACGAACTTTCTGACGGAGTGTATTCAGTCGAGCTTCGGTTGATCGATGGACTCTCTGAAGTTCATAGAACTTTGATTCCAGAATCTCCTTATCCAGAGATGGAGTCGAAGTAACTGCTACCAGAGTTCCATTCTGCTCACGTAAAGTAGTAGGATTAGAGATGCTATTCCTGAGTTCCTTACGAAATTTCTGGAATGGTTTATTAGGATGGATGTAGTTTCCGATGACTGCCGACTTTGAATTGAGAGTAAAGTACTCGTTCAATTCCTTAGTGGTCAGGAACTTCATTTTCGATTCAATAGAATCCTCATCCCACATCTCAGGAGACTCAGGATCCTCAGGACAGTCCTCAGTGAGAACCTTTTTATCCAGGTACTCCATCTTGACAAGAATCTGAGATGCAGAACGTTTATGTTCACGAAGAAGGGTCAACTGATTATTCTTAACTTTCACCGCCTCACGTAACCATGCGATCAGTGCATGAAGTTTAGAAACCTCCTCAAGATCAGATGCAATACCCTCCAACTGATCAGACTCCATACCCATACTGATGACAATATCATCAGAGGATCCAGCAGCCTTAGCAGTTACATTCACGAATCCCAGATTCTGATACTTCTCTAGAATCTCATCAGCTTTTTCGCCTGCTATGTTGCAGAGATGAGTAGCTGAAGTCATAGTAATACCATCAGTTTCAGATAGAAACTTTGATAATAGTTCGTTGTTCATAGTTTATCTATGTTAATGAAAAATTACTCAATCCTAATTTGTCGGCCTCTTTAAATTGATTACATCGAGCTACTCTATGAAGAACTCCATTCTCATCAATGAATCTGGCTCCTGTCTGTTTGAACCAAAGAGGAATTTGATATCTATCCAGATCATCCTTTATCCTCTTTATCCATTCATACCTGCATTGTCTAGCTCCTGAACCTGACTCTCCTCCAGATACTACATACTCAATATTAGAGGAGGGCAGATATGATGTGAGATCTACGTATTCAAGTAGTGGTTCTAAACATAAAGAACGATGCTTGATAGGTAGATTTAAGAAGATAGGCATTCTATAATCAGTCATCTTCTGATTCTCAATAGTGCAAGTTACGTGAACATTATCCCATCCATTTCCCCAATCATCAGGAATACATTCCAAGAATCTATCGACCCTTTTAGTGATGAATGAGAATTGACAGTCAGATCTTTCTCGAATACACTCCCACGCCACTTCCCTGAATTCGTCAGCCTCCTTTAGAAGGAAATCAGATGTAAAACAAGTCATAACAGTGGATCCTGGAGGAATTCTATACTTCTTCTCAGACTTCTTTCTACCTACCCTCCAGATAGGAAGATCCAAAGTCCCTGTAGGAGTGCATATTTCTGGATTCCTACCGAATCTTTTGTCCATTCTATATACATAACAATGCTGACATCCTGGACTTACCTTAGTACATCCATGCCAAGGATTCCAGAAGATTGAGATCTTTTCAGGGATTCTCATTATTGAATATTAGTTTGAATAAATATTTAAGATCAAATTTCTCCGAGAATTTCTCGATGCTAGGTTCTGGATTACTTATGATCTCAGATAGTTTCGCATCTCCTACTCCAACATCCAAATGATTCAAATAGTAATTGTAAATAGCTATTATTGATTCCTCGATATCCTCATCTTCAGCGATGATCTCTGATAGATATTCTAAGTTATCAGTTATATGATCATGTATCTTATCTATCTTCTCCATCCTTATGTAGCAGATTGCTAAACAATTAAGATTGATAGTAAGAGCTGCATTGAGAGCTAATAGTACCAAGCTGAGTATAACTGAGATAGTATCATTAATAGCAATAGTAAGTACTAATATGACGAATGCTGTCATCAAATTATAGAATATAAAATTCTTCTTCAGCATGCTGATCTCTTCAGTCATATTATCTTTCATGGTAGTAGAATTTTGTCGGGATGGTGAGATTCGAACTCACGAAATTGTCATGCTCCCAAAGCATGCCGGGTAACCTGGCTCCCGAACATCCCGATTTCTCCTCATTAGGATTCACCATTTATTATATTAATAATACAGTCCTGATAAGGAAGATTTATAAATCTCTTATAAGTTGAGATTACTACTCTGCCAGATTGACTAACTGCTGGATTAGATAAAGTGAAGTTCCCTTTAAGTCCTGGGATACTCCCATTTATCCTATCTCCGTATAGAGATCCATCATTCTGATTCAAATTGAATGATAGTACTTGAGTTTCTGATTTATTGATAAATACATATTTAACATCAGAGTACTCTTCTACTGAATTATCTCTTACTAGAAGGTCGGAATCAAATGGATAATCGATAGTCACCTTACTAATGAACTCCTCAGGAATAAAAACTCCAAAATTGGCACTATCGATCAATTTTGACACGAATATATTAATCCTTATATAGTCCATTAGTTCTTAGGCAGTGACTTCACCAATCCTGTCACTATCTCTCTCACGGTATTTAGTTGACCAATTTGATCTGGAGCTAGGATAGAGTTAATCACTACATCGGATTTGATACTCATAAGACTTTCAGCTGCACGATTAAGATAAACTTTCAATCTCCTAATAGCTTCAGCTTTCAGATCATCTTCACTCGGAACTTGAACTTTAGGCTCTTCGTTTACTACCTGTACTTGAACCTCCTCAGTGAGAACTTTAGTCTTGAGTTTAGTTGACGACTTCTTCTTAGATGAAGTTATACTAGACTTTGATTTAGTACTCTTTATTCTCTTTGCCATATATTAATAGTCTTTTATATGTTCCCACATATTTTACAGTAGACTTCTCCATGCTCAACTCCAGTATGATGATCAGAATAACCATCATATACTACTACTTCATGAGTACAATCCTCAGCAAAGATAGTAGTCTGCTGGAGATAAGCTACTAGCAATCTCTCCTTATACTTAGGAAATTCTGCCAGTATATAATCAACAGTTCGTTTTATCTGTCCATCAGGGATCCATGGAGAAGCTTCTCCTAAATGATCCATCATGGATGATAATTCTTCGAGTGATTTTTTAAAATCAACTTCTTGGTTATATTTATTCTTATTTAATTCTATTACTGACATAAATTTAGTCTCTTCAGTGTAATAAGAATTACAGACTGAGGAGTATAAATTCTATACTCCTCAGTTTCGACTTTATATGTAGTCACCTGATCAGGTGGTTATGCAGAGGATGTCCGATTCGAACGGACGAATCGCTATTACACGATTGTCGGTTTTCCTTACCACTATAGTTTTCACTACCTTGGAATCCACTCAAGTTTGTGGTCTGGACTATCTCTTCATCTGAGGGAGCTCAGATGGTCCGTATATAGTCTCTACACACTCCGATCATAAGATCAGATTGGCACGGGATTAGCGTATCTGATGACTTAGCCTTCCCCGTTTAGCGGACTTCTACTCTCAGGATCACTCCTGAGGCACTCGAATTTATAAATCAAGACCGATGGGTTAAACCTCTCCCCCAATCCTCTATTATAAAGAACTCAAAGTGATTACACTGGCTGATACATTTTACAGTATCAATTTAAATGCGAAGGAATTCGCCACCTCACTTTCCTCACATACCAGTGTCACCGATGGCACCTGAATGTTTATCACCTTGAGTAGTCTAATGAACTGAATGCTCATCAGTACAGATTTCATCTGTAGACTAGAGATACTTATATCCCTAGTTTCGCATTATTCATTGATAAGGTTCCTCAGCCTTTAGAAACCCTCTTTTTTATTTAGAATAAATAAATATTACCTACGCATGACTCATACACTACTGATCCGTCTTCTCTACGAATCCTATAGTAATAATCCTCAAATGATGCAGTTATACCTTCAAAGATTCCAATAAATTCTCCTTGAACATTACGAGCTTTCTTTCCTACATCCTTTAGTAGGCCAGGTAACCATTCAGGGAATTTCCCCAGTAGAGGATGCTCACCTTTCTTTATGTCCTCCTCTGTGAGATCAATATCTGCACCTTCATTAAATTCAGTATTCTCGATCTGTCCGTACTTCATACGGCAGTACTCCTCAAATACCTCCTTCTGCTCCTCAGGACTAAGGCTCGTAATATTCCTCAACTTGTAAGGAGTCAATCTCTTTCCACAGAAAGGACAATATGATATAGAGATGCACTGAGAAATCTCATCACGATCTGATTTAAGATCAGCATTTAGTGAAAATTCTCCATCATACTGATCAATATACCAATCTCCATCTCTAGTGTACAAATGGGCTCCTTCTCTTATAAAAAGTTTACCAAGGTTGCAATACTTACACATTATTCGAATAGTTTCAGTATATAAAATACTAGAATTAGATAAGGGATTATACTAGCTACTATTATTCCCCAAGATAAGGCTAGGTATCTGCAGACATCATATTCCTCATGAGTTCTGATAGCTCGTAGCACTCTAGGTATAAGATATATAAGAGCTGTGAGGATTGATAGAATTAAAGCATAGAATTCCTCCCTAGTCATAGTTCACCTGGATTTCTTTTGAACCTCCTCTTAAATAATTCCTCATCATAGATATCTCCATCCTCAGTTCTAAATCTCCATCCTTTTGGAGCTAGGCAGATAGTCCTCATGCCTAGGTAATCACCCACTTTCAGACCTGATTCATCTACTCCAGTTTGACCTCCACTTCTAATAGTACGAATGTCACACCCAAAAGATATCATAAATGTTATCAGATTAAATATGACAACATCTATAGTTCTCTGTGATATTCCATACTTATTAAATGTATAGATCCCATTTCCTGCTACATTTAAGGATGAGTACCCTTTGAACTTAAATTCGTCAATGAATCCCTGCAGCTCAGGTGAGATATTCTTGAATAATGTAGAATTCAGATCTATCTTCACTTGAGCGAACAACTTCCCTTGAGTTATAGCTGCTTTCTTTGTAAGTTTCTCTCCAGCTGTATCGAAATCTATGGCCACCGCTATGGTAGCATCAGCTTCTCCTGAGTTCCTCCAAGTTCTAGGAGAGTAGCTGGATGACTCATCCTCTAGGAATTCTATCATTTCTTAGTCATGACTAACTCGTAGTACCCATAACTGGAGACATTATACCAGTATAAATACTCAGTCCCATCTATTTCGCACTTATAGATAGGTTTCCCATTAACTGTGGAGATGGGAGTGGGAAGGTTACTAGGAGCACTTCTATTAAACACTCCATCATCCATCTGGACCATACCATTAGTTTGATCAGAATAGCATCCAGTAAGAAAGATAATTACCAGTAAGATACAGAAATATCTCATAATATTATTAGAATAAGTAAACTCATTTCTATATAGAAATGAGTTATAATGATTATTTGCTTTCAATGAATAGGACCTTACCTTCTATCACTCCGAATCTGCTATTTTCCTGGAAGGTCTTGGTCTTAGGTACATACCCTTCTTCCATAGATTCAGTAAGATACCAAAGTCCAGAATCTTTCCAGGTAACATGGACTAGCTTCTGACCTTTCTCGAGTTCTACTCTCATAGTCCCTCCCCAAGTCTTTGCTCTTCTATTCTCAGTGCAGGATCCTAATAGATACATTGATACTACTACAATAATCATTATAGGGATCCATCTCATAAGACTTCTAACAAGCGATCTCATATTTTTAGTAATTAATTTATTCACTGAATTCTGAATTCTTATGATACTCATCCACTTCCTGCATGTAATCCTCTGTGGGGATACCTCCTTTCAGTTCAGGGATTGAATTCATTACTTCTCTTATTTTATCAGGAGATGTACTTTCAATAAAATTTCTCAATATTCCAATTGAATCGTTCTCTTCAGTATAATCTTTAATCATAGACTAGAAGGATCCTACGGATACATGTAGGACTGTATCCATCCTTCTAGTTTCGAACTCGTCTGAATTCAAAAACGGAGGTGTGACTTCCGTTATGATCTGGCTTTATGACTGATCGTCTTCATCACTCTCCACTTCTCAGGATTCTTCGGGAATTTCTTCACATCATCCTGATTATACACTTTCTGAGTGTAGGGACGATTACAGAATTCTCGTTTGTCAGTCAAACGCTTCTCTTCTAGACGCATTAGTCGTCTTACTTGTCCAATAGTTGACATAATACTAAAGTTTGTTTAGTGTAATTATTTAGAAAATTCCAAATATTTTCTTGCGTTTCTTCTCAACTGGAGGAGTGAGATAGACTACCATAATAGGAGCTCTAAGACCTCCTGAAGTTATTTCCTCCCATCCAGTTCTTACATAGAACCCCTCACTCACAAGAATCTTAGCAGCTCTATCACGTACTACTTCTCCTGCACTATAGGATCCATCATAGACTATTACTTTGGCATTGTCAGGTCTCCCTGATCTGATATTATACTCTATCTTCTGTTTAGCTTCATCGACGTACTCATTTACTTTCTGCTCTAAATGATCAGCTCTGGATAAGTTTAATAATTCATCTCTAGTTAAAGCCATAGTCTAGTTTAATAAATTTTTGAGCGGAAGACGAGGCTCAAACTCGCGACCCTTAGCTTGGAAGGCTAATGCTCTA